GTCATTATAATTTCCTTTATATAAGTTTTATTACTGCAGTTATACTTTATATAAAATAAAAGTGGGCTAGATATTTCTAGCCCACTTTATCAAATTATATACTTTATCAAATTATATACTTTATCAAGTTATATTAAAATGTTCCGACATACTCACTAAAAGTTGCACCTGTGGGAACAACTGCTGCAGTAACCTTAATAAATTCTGCAACTTTCTCAGGTTGAAGGTAGATATCAATTACTAAACCATTCTGATCAATTACACTAGGAGTATTATTTGTATCATCACAAACAATTTTATAGTTATAAAGACCTCTACGTGCTTTTACAGAACGTAAGAATGGATCAATGATGTTGAACAAACGGGTTCTAGTGAACACATCATTGAATTCGAAAAGTCCAATATTAGAAGCAATTGCGATTGACTTTTCAAGGAAGATAAGAAGTCTACGAACATTTACACGATCCATTGCAGATGGCATAGCAGTAGCAGTCTTCTGACCCCAAACAACAGCAGAACCTTCTCCTGGGATTGACATAATAGGATTGATCCCGTTTACATATAGATCATCTCTATTTTGTTTAGTTGGATTGAATGCAAGTTTGATAGCATTCTTAATAATACCTCTAGAAGTTCCAGCAGGTGCCCACCAAGGATCATTAGTATTATCAGTCTGAGCATAAAGACCAGCAATATCACCTTCGACATTAATCCAACGATTTACATTGTTGAATTTGTCATATTGATATTTCATATTTCCATAGAAAGCAGAGTAAGTACCAAAAGTAGTAAATACTTTATTGATGGAAGAAGTTTGAGTTCCATAACCATCAAGAAGAGATTGAGTACAGTTGTTAGATGTATTTACAGAAAGATATGAATAATTATATGGCCCAACAACTGCTATACAGTCTTTTCTGCTTTCAGCAATTGTAGACGCAGTATTAAGGTCTAGTTCGTGTGCTGTGAGAATATTGATATCAATTTGTTCAGGGTCAGCGAACATGGTATATGCTTCCATGATATCCCCTTGGGTATATCCAGCAGCATTATATACAGTGTTACCGTACTTAATAGTAGTAGGGTAAATAGTATTTACTCCACCAGTAATTGCAGCTAATGGAAGATTGAAGGTATTTGGATGGATAGCAGTAGGATCACCAATCTTTGCATATAGAGCTTTTGAACTATTGTTGAAAACATTTTCAACGAAGATATTTGTTCCATTTGAATTTAGTGCAGTTGGATTGTATGAAACTTTAAATGTTTCAAAGTTTTCATAGTATCCTGCATCATTGATACGAAGAACGACAACTGCAAATTCACCGTTAGTCCAGTTAGGAGGATAGTTAAATAGTGAACTAAAAGGAACTAAGGATTGAGCTACAATAGTTACAGCAAGACCATTTTTGTCTGTTAGTAATGTGCGAGTTTGTTTGATAATTCCAGAATCATAAACTTTATCAAACAAGTTAACACCAATCATAACTTTATCAACAGCAGTTGGTGAAGTAATACTGAAAGTTAATCCAGCAGATACAGTAGCAGAAGTTAGACCAGATGGGCTTGGGCTTACTAGATATACATTGTTTAGAACGTTATCAACGGATGCTACAGTGTATGTATTTGCAATCCCTGGAATAGTAAACTGAACTCCAGCTTCAAGGATGAACCCAGGCTGAACTGAGATCATTGTATCACCAGCATTTAGTCCGAAGTTGCCAAGAGCAGGATTATAAGAAGTAGTAGCTCTATAGTAAACAGTTGATGAAGAAATAGGTGTACCAGCAGTAAACACAGGAGCAACAGTAGCAGACCCTGAGTTATTGATGAAAGTAACATCATAAAGAGTACTATCAGTTGCGTTATTTGCAATTGTAGTTACTACAAAGTTTGAAAGAACAACAGTACCAACTTTGAAAGTAAACCCAGCTTTAGTAAAAGAAGTAGTGAAGTTAGTACTGTTAGTAGTGATGACAGCTGAAGTAGATGGAGTGCCATAGAAAGCGTCAACGTCAATTGCAGATACAGGACGGTCAAAAACAATAGTTCCTGAAGTAGGACTTGACTGAGTAACTGTTTGAACGTTGGCAAGTTTATTTCCGTTAAGAATAACTTGTGATCCGTTTACTAGTGTCGCAACTCCATTCATACCAACAGTGTTAGTACCGTTTACAGTGTTTGCAATTGCGTAGTATTCAAGAGCAAGTTGCTTCTTGAAAGTAGTAGGGGAAGAAGAAATACATACCGCAAATTTCTGTGTGGATGTAATACTCTTATTAATGAAGTAAAGTGGTGCGCCAACACTATTAAAAGTTCTTAGTGAGTTTTGAGCTACTACATCATTGTAGAAGTTAGGAGCAGACATTGCAAAGTTACCAGTATTTGAAATACCAATACCTGCATTTTGTGTTTGAAGATTTGCATCCATTGGACGAACAACATAAAGTGATGATGCATACTGAACGAAGTTCCACGCTTTAAACCAATCTTGAAAATTATACGCAGTTGGTTTACCGAAAACTGTTACTAGATCAGTTTCATTGGTAATATTGACTGCCTCCATACAAGGTCCCTGATCAGCACGTAGAACCATACCAGTTTTAGCTGATGCGATATTAGGTACATAACCAGTTAAATTGACCTCTCTTACAGATACCCCAGGAGAGAGTGAAAATGATGACATATTTTGTTTACCTTTCCCTTTTAAGATTGTCTAATATTATTAGACATTTATTTTCTATTATTTAGCTGGAATTAATTTAACATAAATAGTATATTTTAATTTAACCAACTAAATTCATCTGGAGTTTTATCTTCATAATCATCAGATAAAGCAAAGCCAACTGGTTCATCTTCCTCAGCTTTTCTTTGTTCGTCTAGATTATTGATTATTTTCTTTCCTAGGTCAGAAGTATTTTCAATTAGATCAAGATCAAGTCCTTGTGCTAATAGAAAAAATAAAGCAGCAACCAATGCCATTACTAGGTCATCTTGATATCCACTCTCTGCACAGTATGAATCTTTTTTCTTTATAAATGTTGAAAGTTGGCCTACAGTATCAAAGTCATTTAATTTTAACTTACCATTTTCAACTAGAAGTTTTAGATTGGTACATCCAAGTCTTTTTGTTTTCTTAGTAGTTCTGAATCCTGGTAATGATCCCTTTTCAAAGTAAACATTCTCATATTCATAATCAAAATGAAGCATATTAGCAACTTCTTGTCCTATTTCATTATTCTCTATGAATAACATAGCTTGATTGTAATAATTTCCAACTTTTTGTATTAGATCAGGAGCTTCCAAATAGGATATCCCCTCTTTAATAAATATGGTAGCTACTTGTTTGATAGGAAATACTGTAATATCCAGAATCTGAATACCTAGGGCATCTCCTGCATTTTCAGCAGTCATCTTGGCAGAGTCAACTCCTGCAATATAATGGTTGCTTTTTTTTGGTTCTTCATAAATGTTGACATACTTCTGAAGTCTAGATGCAATTTTAGAAAATATTATAGGATTACTTAATGCAGGAATTTCTTCTGATACTAATCCAGTTATTATTTCAGGTTCTATTAAAGTAGTAATAGACCCAAGTGCTTCATTGCCATATTCCTGTCTGAATCTTTGAATACCAATGTTGTTTATTGTTTCTTCTTTCCATTCTTCATCTCTTCCTGGGACTTGCCACCAATCTACTCTGATAGGATGAAATTCACTTTCACCTTTTTTAGCTTTCATCCAATCTTGATAGAAATGATTTAACCCATTAAATGTTGAAACGTATATTACTTTAGATTCATCAGAAGATGAAATTGTAGGATAAACTGATGAGATGAATGCATCCCAATTATTATTTGCAATGAATGCTCTTTCGTCAACAACAAGAAGACCTATAGACTTACCACGTATAGCTGTAGAGCTTGTAGATGAGGCTACAATCATCGAACCATTCTCAAGCTTGATAGACCCTGCATTCCAAGTTTTAATGCCTTGCTGAAGCCATTTTGGAAGTAATTCGTATGCTTCCTTAACCTTCCTTAGAATATCTCTAGATTGTTCTGCTTTATTCGCTAGGATACCCACACGCTGATCTTTTTGAAACAATATTACCCAACAAAGATAAATTTCGAATGATGTAGATTTACCTGCCTGACGAGTTGCTAAGACAATGGTAAATCTGTTTTCTATATAAGAGTTTAACATATCAATTTGATAATCTCTTAATTTGGGTGTGATCATACCTTCTTTCAATGAAAGTATTTTGTAGTAGTTCTCTGCAAAGTAAAAAAGATCATTAGCACATTTTTGATATTCTATAATATGCTCTTTAGTAAAATTAAGAGGTGTTTTAGGTTTTTTAAGATTTGGGTTACCTTCGAAATGTATTTCATTACCTAGGGAATCATGTGTAAAATCTGCTACCATTTGTTAATCCTTTTGTGTTATAAATTAAAAGACTCTATAACTATTTAGCTATAGAGTCTTCTGTGTTGTGTTATTTTAACTATTTAAGACAAGTGAGAAGGTGTATAACCTTTAATACCCGCTTTTTCAATCTTTGTTTCTAATCTACCTAGAAGATTTTTTTGTTCATCCACACTCATCATTCCAAGTTCTCTGATGCCATACTTTTCATCATCAAGAGCTTTCTGTGCTTTTAGGATATCTTTAATCCGTTTCTCATCGTGATATCCTTCATCTAAAGATTCTTTCAAATCATAAGAAGTAGTTTTACCACAAGCATTACATTTTTGTGTATAACTATCTCCATTATCTTTTGGTTTACCATTTAGTGGATGCCCGCATGATTCACAACGAACACTCCAATGATCTTTATACTTCTTTAAATTTTCTTTAAGCTTTTTATCTTCAGCTTTAGTTGCCCCACAAGCACATTTATATTGGACGTATTTACCATCTTCAGATTCTTTTACATTTTAGGGCGATATTTTTCATACTTTCCACCAACAAACTCAGGGACTGATTTATACTTGATAATAATGTCAGGACCAAATACTTTTTGTGCGGTGGCAACTGCATCCTCTTTTGAATCAGTATAGTAAGCACCATCCTCATACCCATCATCAGAAGGAACTCTAAACTCTCCTTGAGATTTTTCGATTGTGATTGTGTTTCCTGCGCCCTCAAGAAGGGTAAGCATTCTCATTACATTAGATTCCATTTTATTTTCCTTTATATGTTTGAAATATTCTATCTGTTTTAATCTTTCTTTTGCTTTTTCTTTTGAGTAAGGTCCACCTAAATGTTTACTTCCATCATGAGAATAGATGTGATAACCGTCAGATTCTTTTCTAATAATTTCTAGTAATAACATATTAGTCATATAAAGAAGAATACATTCCCCTAGCTTTTTCAGTAGGGGTTCCATTTGCTGTAGCTAACCCTCTATCGATTAGCTTTTTAAGTTCATCTTTAGTTAGATCAAAACCATCTTCAATTTTATTAAGAAGGTCTTTGATACTAGTTTCAGAAATCATATTTAAAGTTTTTACTATATTACTCATAAAATTATCCTATTAATTGTATTCGGTCCTGAACTGTTCAGGGAAGTTAGGTATATTTGGTAGACCAGCTTTACTAAAGTTAACAGCAAATATTCTGAAAAAGTCAGAGTCACCATTTCCGGTTCCACTATCTTGAGGGTGAACAGTATAAGCATAACGATTCATAACCATAAAGTTTTCACTAAATGGAGTAGCAGAATTATTATCTCCTGAAGTTACTTCATGAATAGTTGTAGTATATGGGCAGAAGTATAATCCAGCATCATGTTTATCATTTGATTTAAAATTATAACCAACGATAATATAGTGTTCAGTTGCAAATGGGTCGCAGTATAGATCATAAGGTCCAATATTACCAACCTTATATGGGTTAGATTTATCAGGAGTAGCTTCAGAGTGGTGTGCGTTCAATACTAGAAACGCACATGTAGCTGAGTCAGCTAGAACGAACATTGTACGATTACGTTTTGTTGCTTTAACAATTTCCTCAATTGCAAGATATATTGAGCCATATAAATCATAAGTGATTTCATCTAAACCACCACCAGAATATGCACCTAGGGAAAGTGGAAGAGTAATATCTGTTAACATAGGAGTTGCAATATGTTTAAGATAATCAATAATTTCCCTATCAATTTCTTGCCTAATTTCGTTTGAAATTGCTTCAGCAATTATTTCATATGCTTTTTCATTATAAAGAGCTTTAAGGTCTTGAAGTTTTTCTTGACTAAATCTTGAACGAATCTTTCTTGAAACAGTTTGAATAACACCAGTAACAGTTTCAAAGTTAACTTCTTGTAGATTTGAGTTATTTTCTAAAACTGTTGAATAAGTTTTAAATAGTCTTTTTATTGTATTTCTATTAGTAGTAGTATAGAGAATTGGTTCAGTTCCAATCTTGTTACCAGCAATAACACCAAACATTCCATTTGTAGTATCTAATGCACCAGTAACAGCTGCTACTAAGATGTTCCAGTGAACAGGGACAGAAGATACTGATTGTGTAACAGTTAGTCCTGCTGATACTGCTGTAGTTCTAAATTCATATGCAAGTTCACCGTAATATACTTGTACAACAATATTTGGGTTAGTATTTAATGTATATTGACCACCTACTACATATGAGCTACTTGCTGAAGGTGCAAGTGATATTAATCTAGAGTTTGTCCAGTGTACATTATTTTCGATATTAGAGTTATTACCAGAGTATATTGCATTTAAATAAGAAATTTTAGCCAATGGTGCTTTTGTAGGCTGAACTGATGCAATTTGCTCTACAAGAGACTCAGGGTAAATTTTCTTGATCAATGGGAATAGTAATGGTTCCCATGAAGCAATATCTCCTGCCATAGAAGCTTCATTCATCAACGCTGTTACTGTATTATGATATAAAGCATCTCCAAGAGCTTCTTTGAATAGTTCATCCATTTATATATACCTCTTTATTAGATTTTAATCTTAATTGTATTTATATTAATTCTTATTTGTGTTTAAAAATTCTAGCAACTGATTAGTATCACCAGAAAAAACAATATTATTTGTTGTCATATTTCCCTGATTAACTAATCCAGGAGTAACATCATTATTTTTATGTTGTGTTGCTGCTCTAGTCTTTTCAATATTTGCAATTTCTTTATATACAGAAACCAATAATTGAAGATTTCCTCCTAAAGATCGCTGTAATTCTGATAATGCGGTCAATGTTGCTGGTTTAATATCAGAAGGATCAAGAACCGCAGCTGAATCTAAAATACGTTGTCCTGTGGTTATAAGTTTGAGTATACTTTGTCTAATAATAGTAAAGTCACTTTTTAAAGTATCGATAGAAAATACTTCAGTTGATACTTCTTCTATAGTTTCCCCTGATTGTATAATAGGTGTTAATGGTACGGATGGAAGTGATATTTCATAATCATCAATTTCTAAAGTTTGAATTAATGTAGTAGCTATATCAAGTTTCTTTTCAAGTTCTTCAAATTTGTTATTCATTTAATCCTTCTTTAGTCAGGGTCAATAGTTATAAATTGTTCTGTATGAAAGTACACACCATTAACATTTGCTATAGCATGAACATGATATGTTCCTGGGTAAGTATAAACATGTTTAACTAATGAATTAGCTATACTTGAGCATACAACTTCATTATCTGGAGAAGTTGGATCACCAAAATTCCAGAATACTGATGAGTTAGAGTTTTTGGTTTCAGTTATATTATCTATATCAAATGAAAAAACTTGGGCAAATGGAGTATTAAGTAATGAACCACCAGCACCATTTGTGTTTTCCATATTGAATAATGTATCAAGTAACGCCATGAATTTATTGTCCTAAGAAAGGATTAGATAACCCTGTATTATTCATATACTGAGAAAATGTAGTGGTAACCGTATTTAGGTTTTCAATATATGCTTGATCAATTTCAAATATTTCTGTTTGTGTTATCAATCTATCAGTAACCTTATTGATAAGATATTGATTTTTCTTTGGAGTGTAATAATTTAATTTCATAGTGAAAGAATATGTTATAGTAAATATCCTTTCATCATTTTCAGGTATATCAGTAGGAGTATCAACAGTAACAGAATTTAATATAATAGGGATTGATTCGGGTTCTCCTGTAGGTTGAAGTTTTAGATTCAAGTTCATTGCAGGGGAGAAATATGGAATAATCTGTTCCATTAACTGATAGTTCTCATCAAGATATCTAGATATACTACAAACTTCTAAATCTAAATTATATGGAGTTGGGCTATATGCTGTAGTATTGCTATTTGATGAAGTTCTAGGATCAGTAACTTTGTTGGTTTTTATCAATCTTCTATTTGAATCGTAGGTCATTCCAGTTTGATTCACTGATATCCTAGGAAGAATCCATTGCATTTCTACTGGATTTAATTCTTTAATTGCAGGATCAAATGCTTTTCTAGCTGATGCACTTCTAAGAATTTCAACAAATTTTTCTCTAGTAGCCCATTGACAAGGAACAGGAATAATCTTTCTTTGAACAAATACAGTTCCTGATGCCCCTGTAGATGCAATAGTAGAATATTTTTCAATGCTAAGATTTGAAAACCAATTCATAAATCCTACTATTGCAATTTGAGTAGTGTTGTTATTATAAAAATTCATAATTATCCTAGGAGTGGATCAACTTCTGAAGTATCAATCACAGTATTAGCAGCTGCTATAGTGTTAGCGTTATTATCATTAAATTCTTTTTGATCTAGGGTAACGTCATTACCATTCATATCTTGAAGAAGGGCATCCAATGCTTGAATAGCATTTGGGATACCAGCTGAAGGTGATTGATTAATAACTTCGTGATTATACATAAACAATCCACATGAGAATTTGAATCCTCCACGTTGCCCTAGTAAATAGAAAGAAGGTTGAACTTCATCCTCAATATGTTTTATTTGAAATAACTTCTGAGATTTAGCTATATATATCAAATCTCCTTGTTTAGGATATATGTTATTTGTTTGAGCCAAGAAAGAAGACTTGTTGATGTATATAGTAGCCTCATCGGTCACCTGAAGGCCGAATTTAGAGTACATATCTCCATTCCCTGACCATGCTGTGGTTTCTTCTATAAACATCCTTAAAGGGAATCCTTGTTCGAATACAGAGGATAAAAATTCACCAAATGTGGTTTCTTCTTTGTTAAGTTCCCTAGGCATGAACGTCATATCAGAACCATAAAGAAGATAAAACTCTGTAGCTAAATTATCAGTTGTTAAGAAATCATTATTACCCATAGAATCACCTGTTGCAGGATAAGTCTGATTTAATCTATATGGATAAACTGACACATTACCAGATACAGAAGTATTATATGAATTATAGTCTGCGTAGATTCCCATCTAAAGTTCCTTGAGCAATGCCCTATTAAAGTTCATAGGGCATTGCTCTGCTTGTGTTAAACAGTTGGAGGAGTTGACCCTGAAACAGGGATTACAGTTGCAATTGCAGTTGTTACAGCATTAAATAAATCAACTTGTTTCTGACCATTAGACGCTGCAGTTTTCATTGCTGCTAATTGATCTACAACAGACATTGCAACTGGTGCAGCTTGGGTAACTACTGCCATAGCAGATTCTACTGCTGAAGCTGGGGCTGAAGTAACTCCTGATGTGTTAGTTCCTATGTTATGGACTCCTCCTGCTACCATTGAAGCAGCTGCTCCAATAGAAAGAGCATTTACAGGTACAGCACCATTTGACATTCCATAACAGATAGCAGCTGCAGAAGATAGTTTAGAAATACCTACCATAGTTGAAGTTGGGTCAGCTGCTGCATTTTTGAAAAAGTTTGTGAAAAAATTACCGATTGATTGCCAGAAAGCCATTTTGTTTCTCCTTTAGTTATGCTACTTTTTGTTTTGCTCTGTCTTCATCAAAGGAAGATTGTCCTCCTAAATGAACACCTTCGTAAATATTCCATGCTTCTAGTTTATCAGTACCTAAGCGAATCATAGCTTCATATAGAATATTATCGCATCTATCTTTGGGTAGATCAGTAAATCTATATAAGAAGTCATGAAGTACTGCTGCCATCCAATAAACCCCAAATGGAGGGATGATAGTCCAAATAAATCTAGGAGTACTAGCACCATCACTTGTATCATGTTCTGGAATTGAAATCACACTTCCATCCTCACAAGTATACGTAAATGGAACAATTACAGATACATTTCTTCCGTCTGATGTTTCTACTGATAGTTTTTCTACGCTAAATCCAGTATTCATAATTATCACTTAAGTCCTAAATATAATGGAACTGTTAAAGTTTGCATCAATGTATTATGTTCATCTGTTGATAAAGTACTACTTCTCATAAGTTGAGCATGTTCTTCTGATGTTAGTGAACTTCCACCGACATTAACTACAGTTGATGCTGCAGATTGTACTAATAGAACTTGTACTCCTGCTGAATATGCTATTGGGTCACCTTGGTATCCTCCAACGAGGTTTCCACCGGTAACTCTTGCGATATAACTTCCTGATGCAAATCGTATCTGCCAACTGTCCAAAAGGTTGACGGTGATACCAACCTGCACGTTGTTCCCGAGGGATTCTTTCCCTGTTGCTGTTGCAATTGATCCATATCCTATACCTTCTACAGTAGCTTCTACACTTCGTATATCATCTATTAAATCCTGTAATACAACACTTGATATACCATAAGGAATATCAATTATTTGATTGATAAAATCGTAATCATATATCATAAATACCTTAATTAATTAGTTGTTTTGTATGTAAATAAACTAAACAGTTGTGCTTGAAGCATATTATGATTACCACCTATAGGATCAATAACACTCCCATCTATAGGGTTTAATAATGGATATACTTCGTCTGGATTATAATTTACTACTAATAATGATTTTGGTACATCACCTACCTGAACGTCATTATCAGTAGTAATTGTATGAATCTCAAATGTAAGCACAGGGGCAGTATTATATGCATTATCAATTCTAACTTTAGTTGCCCTATCCCATATTTTTCTTAGGACAGTTTGTACTGATGCATTTAAATCACCCATTAAAATTCTCCTTATACAACGATTGTATCTGTTGTTCTAATTGCAGAAATTGAAAGACCAGTATTTCCAACAGTACCAGTGTTTTCGAATGGTAAGATACCTTTAACACGTACCCTAGCAATTACTGAAAAGTCTGCTAAATAAGTCATTGCAGGGGAAGATATAGTAGTTGTGGTAGCCATTGCATCTATTAGTGGTACATACATACCACCTGTTTGCCCTGCTGGTGTTGGGGATACTCCACTAAATCCAGACGCTGTTTTGCTAGTATAGGTAAATGGTGTATCTCCTACACGAATTGTTCCAGTATTTGGAATATCAGCAGGTACAGCTGTGGTAATACCAATGGCTGATGCTGAAGTAGATAAAATTGTAAATTGATTTTTATTTACAGCACCACTTGCAGTTCTAGCAACAAGTACTCTATCTCCAGAAACAACACCTGTAACAAGTACACTTATTGTAGTTGGAGGATTTCTAACAATATTATTAGAGTCGATAAGTTGCATGTTCATTGTATCTGTTACACCAGCAAGCCAAACACCCCTAGCACCGAAGAACTTTCCACCCGCAAAAGAACCAAATGGAGCAGCTTTAACTGGTGAATATGATCCTGTTACTGTAGCAGTTTGATAGAATTTACCAGCCACTGTACTATTTGTACCAACATTACCAGAGATTGTTGAACTAGTAATATATTTTAAATATTTATATGCTTGCGCACAAGTATAACCTGATGCGTTAACAGTTACATCATATGGTTGTGGGCCATTACCATCACCAATATCCTGGGTTACACTATTAAATGTAATTGACATTCCTGGATAAGTACCAGCAGAAGTTGCAGGACTATCATTCAAGTCAGTAGCAGTAGCAAGAGGAACAGGGTTACGTCCACCAGTTGCTGTTGCTTGTACTTGGAAGAAGTCATATGTTTCACCTAAGTTACGAATATATGCAGTAATATTCTGTGAGTTAACTGCACTACCACTTGCTGTGGTTTTAATTAACTGATCAATATGTCCTAGGGTATATCCAGAATAAGTAGGAACTGCACTTACTCCTTGTTGCCAATATACAACTGCATCAGCTGCAATTGATCCTAGGGTATAGAAGTTAGCCCAAATATCATTACCACCAGCTTTAACAACTATGATAGAACCACCATATAAATATTGGGTATCACTAATATCATTGTTAAAAGTCCAACCATTAATTAGCTGATATTCTGTTGGTGTGTTTGCTTGAATAGGAATTGTATCATCCATTTCAGCTGCATTAGAAAATAATGCCATAAGCCAAGAATATAGTTCATTAACAGTATGCCTTGTTGTTGGCATGTATGAAGCATTTTTTGCTAGTGTTTTGGAACCATAGTTAAGAATCCATTCACTAGTACCAACGGTTACACCATCACCTGTTATTGCTGCCATATATTTTTACTCCTAATTTTTATTTGTTCTATTTGTATTTATGAATTAATTGTTATGCAATCAAATCTATTACTTGACTGACCCAGGTAGTACTACCATTTACTGATATAATACCATAAGATTCATATGGTATATATTTAGGGCTATTTATAGACTGCCTTACACGTATAGTTATCGGTATGTCTGATCCATAGTATGGTATATTTGGAACTGTTACTATACTAGAACTCGCAGTACCCTCAGAAATAATAGCACTTGTATTTGAGTTTATAATAGCATATGTACTCCCTGCTACAACATTATTAAGAATTACAGATACCAAAGATGTTGGGTATACAACTGTTTGATCAATAAATGTAGGAATTTTTATTGATGTAATATTTTTTGAAGTATCATTATCATTAGATGTAATATATAATTTAAATCTAAATCCAACTGATGCTGATACAGTTTCAGATGATAGACTAGAAGCACTTAATGTTTTTAATACCCCAAATCCACTACCAGTATCAATTGCATATTGGTATGTAAAACTAGTTGTAGTGGTCCCTACAATAGTAGGGGCAACATTTTGAAATCCAGTAATACCCATTATTGTATGGGGCCAAATAATAGTAAGTGATGCAGTACCAAAAATATTATTCATGTATATATTTCCACCTACAGAATAAGTATTACCTACAGAAGTTATTATACCATTTGATAATGTAGTCCATAATCCCCCAAGTATACCAATAGCTCCTTGGGTTGATGAAGTATAAATTTCAAAAAGATTACTATCAGTTGTAGAACCATATGTTAATGTTCCGTTACATGCTACACCTTTGGCTATACTATTACTTCCTAGAGGAGTAAATGCCCCTGTATATGAGTCTGATCTCATATTTTGTGTTGTAATTCTACCACCAAACCCATATGCAGATGTGAAATATGATGAGGTAATTGTTTTTATGTAACAATTGCCTATCATAGCTGATGCATTTATATTATTATTAAATGCACTTTGCATATTTGTAGAATTGCTAGTTACATTAATAATTGACATATTTGTAGCACCAACTGTACAAACTCCTTGGGCAAATCCTGAGTCTACTGTTACATTTGCAATTTTAATTGTTGTTGTAATAGAACCAGTTACCATAGATGCTGTAGAAATTGTATTTCTAAGCTGTGCGTCATCTGTCATATATGCATTAGTTAAAGAAAGGTAATCTCCTCCTGCTCCAACACCTCCTACTAGGGTACAACTATCTAGGATTAATGATGCCCCTACTTGGGCAGGAACCCCTATAACTGTAGCTGGTGCAGTTGTACCATTTATTGGTAAAGATGAAAACCACCCACCAGATACAACCAATGAATATGCATTAGGAGATGCTTGTATTGTACCAACACCTCCAGAACTATATGCCGCACAATCATTCATTGTTATATCACAATAACTAAATCCAAAAGCATAACTACTTTCAAATTGTGGTAATACAAATCCGCAATCAGAAAATGTAGGATTTGTATAAGTAAGTGCAATATTATTAGCAGAAGCAACACTTGACATACTAAATGAAGAATACTTTGTGTTGAAATATAAACTACAGTTTATTAGTTTATCGCAGTCTATTTTTGCTCCATATGTACCATCAATTAAGTTTCCTGATCCAGGAGTTATTTTGGCAGTTAGACATGTTACAACTATATTAGGTACTTTTATATTTGCTCCTGATGGAGGGCATTTGCCATATGTACCATCACCAAATGTTAATATATTATCTTTCTGTGTGAAAAATCTTCCATATTTACCTGCCCCTGCTAAAGTTGTTAGTGGGTTTGTAGTTTTTGTATATCCCCAAAATGAAGACATATTTAAATATTTTTCATAAACACCACTACCAGAAACAGTTTCTACCCAAACACAAGCTAATGGATTACTAATTCTAACTATTGTGTATGCCTGACTTCCAGAAGGTCCTGTATAGTTTGATGTTTCCAATTGCATAGAAGATGTGTTTGTAATTGAAGCAATTCTCCAGTAAGAGTTATTGCTAGTTATTTTTACATAATCACCTATACAACAGTTACCAGATGAGTTACTCCAGTTAGTACTTGAACCAGTACAAAGTCCAGCTGTTGATATTGTAATTGTTCCTGTTGTAGACTTAGCTTTTGATTCACCAATATCCCAATGTGAAACAGTTTGACCAGCAGCACCAGTTCCTATACCTATATTAACCCAACCTCCTCTAGTTTTAAACAAAGCTAGTGGAGTATTTGCGCTTGTTACTACAGTAGTTGTATTATATGAGAATACCAATCCTCCAATAAAATATGGTACACCTGGAGATGTATTAGTATTACCAGCAAATGTTGTAGTTAATGTTATAACCTGAGTGCCAACGTTAACAGAAGCAATTGTATAAGTTAGAGTATTTAATACTATACTAGCACCAGAAGGTGCATTAACAGTTGTCCACGAAGTACCAATTCCAGATACTGAAGCTGATCCGTTTACAACACTAGCAGTACCAACTTTATACCCAGGAGCAAAATTTTCTAGATATAGTGTTCCTGCTAAACTAGATGAAGAATAAACTGGATTAGTGGTAAATGCACTATTTGTTATTTTTAGTGTAACTCCGTTTGTAACTGCAATTAGGTCTGATGATGTTAATGGTGTTGGATTTACTAAAGTACCTACAACATATGTTGCGGTAATGCTGGAAGTACCAGCATAATTAGCAGTTAATGTTATAGATGTAGCTGAGTTACGAACTGATATAATATAATCTACGCCATTTATAGTTATAATACTTCCAGCACTGGCATTCAAGTCTGACCAAACTGCGGTAGAACATGAAATTGCAGGAGAACCATTTGTAACAACTAAGTTTCCTGATCCTGTATTGTAAGGTGCATATGTTCCCATTTATAAAAATACTCCTAGTTAAGAATAAATTAATATTGTTCTTGAATCCCAAATATTATTAAAAGTTGAATTACCATTTGCCCAAGTTGTGATAAGATCATTATTGGAGGTGTCGAGTCTTTTAATTCTCCATACTGGATCAGATGTTAAAGCCCCAGGAATAGATTCACCTACATAAGCTATGTTATTTCCGACATTATCATATCTTGTTGCATATACCACAGTATTTACCTCATCTAATGAATTTAAAATATCACTCCATTGTACATATTTAGTTGTATTTTGGTCTTCACTATCTTCTATGATAAATCTATCAGTATTAATTAATTGAGTTTTATTTCCAGAGACAGAGAAATTATTTTCTGGTGCCCCTGACAGTGGTTCGTCTATAAAATATATAGAGTTGAACAACTGTGTATAATCACTTTGAACAGGGTGATATCCAGTTATAAATTTAGATATAAAAAAATCTCGTAGTCCCATGTTTATCCTATAAAGGATTCTCCTATTGCTTCAAATCCTATTCCAAATACAAACCTATGTAATGATTCTGTAACAAGATTACTATTTAAAGTAATGAAATCTACATCACTATTATTAGTAGAGTTGAAATTTACCAAATTTGAATTATTAGTATTAAATTGAATTCTTGTATTATTACTTTTATTTATAACAATATTAGTATTTGATATAATTGGTAATTCTAAAATTTCTTGATGATTATTTGGATTGAAAGTAACTTTATTAGTTATATTTTTATTAAAACAAACAAGAGAACTCCTAGCAACGGTAACAAGTACATTACTAGGAGTCCTTGATGCAAATGTTATAAATGTAAAACTCATATAGGATTATCCTACAAAGAAGTCTATTGGTAATGTATATACATTTTTTAGTTCTTCTGATAATTTTTCTATGTCAGTATTTGCCATATCAATGATGCCTTGCCCATTCAATGTTCCACCGTTTGGTAATACTGAACCTTGATATTTCAACCCAATATTTTTACCCCATTGAAGTTGCGCCCTAGCAGTAGCCATACGTTTAATCCATTTATCATCATAGATTTTTTCTTCTTCGTATGAAACTCCATCGTTTGATAGAGTTGTTTGTAAATCTAATTTTTGATACAATTGAATTATTACATTAGTATTGCCAGTAATATTTCCATGAATATGAAGAATTTTAGAAACTGAATTATAATCAAATGTCTGTTTCTTACCAAAGATTAAATCAATAGTAGAAGTCATTTGATTAATCATCTCATAACCAATTAAGTCTATTTTGGCAACACCAGGACGATATAAGTCAGCTGCAATAAATTGATTCAATGAGAACATATTAGACGGCATATTAGCACCAATCATAGACATATCAGCATCATTGACAGATAAAACTGCAAATACATTATATGGAAGAATATAATCTTGAACTCCAGCAAGTAAAGTCATAGGAACATAAATTTCATTTACCCCTGAGTAAGCAACTTGAAGATAATCATCTAGGGTATCGTCAATTGCATCTTGAAGTTGATCATCTGTGATTTCAATTTGGTGCGCAGGATATCCCAATTTTCTTAAAATATATTGTTTCAATCCACCAACTGATTGTATTTTAGGCCCGACTGCCATATGTTATATCCTCTTTATTAGAAAGTTCTTTTTGGTCTTCCTGGCTTACGTTTTTCTTCGGTTTCTGTTTTAACAGGAGTTTCTACGGATTCAAGAAGAATTGACACTTCTTTCTTTTCAATTGTAGGTTTAACTTTTACATCTTTAGGCATTTCGATAAAGTATCCTGGATATGATCTAGTTAAATCACTTTCAGGCATCATCTGACCATTCTTAATTTCAAAACTACCATAAGGCATACTGATAGTCATTTCTGATAGTCCTCTAGGACTGATAAACTTAAACATTTTCATTTCATTTTCCTTTTGTTTTTTCGTTAGTATCATCTACTGATTCAATTACAATTGGTTCATCGATTTTTGTAATATACTCAGGAAATTTTATTGCTATAAGCATTGGTACATCTTCATTCTCTTTTATATTGAATGAACCGTACAAACAGTTTACACTTATATTTATCTTGCCTACATATCGCATGTAAACCTCTTATTTTAGTTTAGTATGCATATCACCAATCTTTATTACATACTGCGCACTTTGATTGTTATCTGCCATATATTTAGTTAGTTCTTGAGTTTCAGGATCACGTTGCCAACCTCTACGATCACCTGGGATATTAGCTTTCATGTATCCCATATAATTAGCTTGTCCTGATGCGGTTTCCAATTCGATTATTGTTACATTACCTTGATCAGTTACTTTCATTTTCTAGTTTCCTTTTCTTTTTCTTTTTTAATTTTTGTAGCCCAGGCTTAGATAATTTAAGTGGGTCTTCTCGTTTAACCATTCCAAGTTTTTGCCCTTGTTGAGCAATATCTGCTTGTACAGTTACTCCATCACCATCTTCTGTTATAAACATATTTAGTATCTCTGGAGATGCTTTTAATAGTTCATTCACTTGAATGATAAATTTATGAATCTCTAATTCTACTATGTTATTTTGCTCTTCGTTTACTATTATATTGTGTTGTGGAATTAATATACTTTCGTGTAATTTTTTAATAGCATTGTGTATTATCAATTGTTTGGTGCAAGTAATATCTGATAGTACTGTTTCATCTAATTTAACTTGGTTAACTTTTATATAAGAATTAAGTGAATCTTTAAGCAGATACGCCGCAGTAAAATATGATGCAAATTTAGATTTACCAATAAATTTAGTGGTGATCTTTTTGATGTTCCAACAAAGTCGAGTTAACATATCCCAGGACTCACGTTCTTTTGCAGTTACTGGATGTTTTTTCTTATTTCCATCTTTATCAATGATTCCTAGTTTGAATGCATCCCATTCATTGAATGGCATCATTAATTTTCTAAGGATCATATAAACCGATACTGATCCTATTAAAGATTCTGATAAAATATATTTAGTCTTCATCTATTACAAGTTCCCTAAGTTTAATGTTATCGTCCTTATGTAAATTAGTCACTTTTTTAAATAACAATATAAGAGTTGAATGAAAACGAATATCAATGTATTCACATAGAACAGGGTATAATGAATCAAGATCAAAAACATTATCTAATTGCTTTAGTACATTCATTGCTTCAAGGATATAAATTTCTTTTTCATATCGTTCAAATCTTTGAAATATCTGATTCAATTTTTTAATTAATTTTATATCTTCATTTATGAACGAAGTTACCCTTGGGACTTTATAAGCAAAAGCTATTTTTAATCTTGTATCACTCATTTTATTCAGTCTTCCCTAATGTTGACATCATACTCGCAAGAATTGGAGCCAGCATTAAAATATTTGCATCCGATTTAACTTTCCCTGCTCCGATTTTCTTTTTATACTTAGCCAGTAAAGCATCAATTGATTTCACAGTTTTAGAATCTATCTTCTCCCCTTTCTTTAGGAAACTGTTAATAAAATCAATTTCATTGCCCCCTATCAGATCGGTGACTTCAGTTTCAAGTTTTCGTTCAGTTGCCTTTACATCAGTTTTCTTTAAAACTTTTTGTGCTTCTTTAATTTGGATTGCTTCGTAAAGTTCCCCAAGTTCGTGTTTCATAATTTTACTCCTTATATTAAAATTGACTTTGATAAGTAAAGATGTTATTATCAAATGTATTTATAATTAACTTGGAGGGTAATTTATAAAATGAATGTTTACGCAACTAAAGCATATGATGAGGTAAAAGGTTGGGTTTGTTTAGTTTTGACTGAAGGAGGGAGTATTGTATATTGTAATACATATCCTAAAGAATTAGAAAAATTATGTGAACATGAGATGGTAGAGAAAACAAAAGCAACTTTAAATACATTATACGGTGAAGTAGGATTGGTTAATTCATATAAAATTCATGTTGTGGAGCCTGGAGATGGTATAATGAATAAACTTATAACATTATACGAAAAAAAGGAACTTAGAAAAACTAAGTTCCTTTTCAGGATTATTAATAAAATAGATAAATGGTTTACAATGTTTTGTTTTAAACACTTTCAGAAAGCATAGAAAGATATTTGTCAAACATTGATTCATTTTTTCCATCAGCTTCTTTCTTTTGTCTAGCGTCTTTATCTTTCTCGCTATTCTTTTTCCAATTTCCCATAGAATCTGCTGTTGAGTTAGATGGTGTTGAATTTTTACATTTGGTGTTTTTACAAATCCAAACAGGACCAGAAGGGAAGTTCTTAGTAATCACAGTTCCGCCACATTCATCACATACTTTAGTTGTTTGTGGTTTAACTGCTTCTTTGACTGATTTCTTTTTAGAATCTTTACAATCAGGATTTGAACAAACTTTAACTGTACCTAATTTTGGATATGTAATTTCTTTAACTTTACCACCACAATTATCACATACTTCAGATGTATATTTAGAAGTTTTACCCTTTATACCATTTCCGCAAGTACAAGAAGGGTTATCACATTTCTCGCCCTTCTTACATTTACAATCATCGCCAGAGCATTTACATTCTTCAAGGAATTTAAGAAATTTGCTCATGATTTATTTCCCCTCTGGTTTAGGTTCACCAGCAACAGCACGTTTACCTTTCATCTTACCAGCATTTTTCCAAATCTTAGTATGAAGTGCAGCAATTTTTTTACCGATATCTGAATTACGCCAATTGCTGTTTCTCTTTTTGATCTTACCTTTATTCTTTTTGTAAGTTCCTGTCATGATAGCTGCAGCAGCTTTAGCAGCTGGGCCTTTATTTGACTTGGTGAAGAAACTAGAAGCACCTTCAGAGATAATAGATTCAAGCATTGTATCTTCGATTTCAAATGTATCTTTTAGATCGTCAACAATTTGATTGATTACTGTTTCAGGTAGAAGGTCTGCATATTCATAAATTAGGTCAAGACCTACTTCACCAACATCAGATGTACCTTTCTTTCCGTCTTCATCATCTTCTCCTGCGCCAGAATCTTCTTTTTCTTTATCTAAGATATCATAAACATAGTCAATAATTTCACGAAGATCATCAGGGCTATAGTGACCTTTACCATCAGGGGCATGATCCTTTAGGTGTTCTTCTTCAGGTTCGTCATCGTCAGGAAGTCCAGCAGCAACTGGTTTTGGTTGTTTAACTGGAACTTCTGCTGAAGTTCCACCTAATTCATCACCAGCTTCATTTAATTCTTCCATTAACTCTTTAAGTGTTTTGAGATTCTTTGCCATTCTATTCTTTCTCCTTAATTATATATGGGTAATACCTTTGATAGATTGAATTATCAATAGTATTTATATAATTTTATTTGTTCCCTAGAATTTGAAGAATGGATTAATAGATGATAGTAATTTTGTACTTTCTATTGAGTTATACATAAATTGTTCAAGTTCTCTTACCCTGTCAATTAAAGGTAGTTGTTCTCGTTTATTCTTCCATTCTTTTTCTGATTTTTTGTTGTCTTCAGAAATAATACAAGTCCCACATTTGTGAGGGTATGTTCCATTGTCAAGTCCTTGGTAATTTGTATTACAGCTGTGACAATGTAAATGTTGTAAATATGCCATTATAAATCCTCCAAAATTGGTTTATCTGCCCTGATATAAATTTTTACCACAGTAAGGGCAAAAATAAATTTTTGAATATCCGCCGCCAGAATCAACAGGATAAGGGATTCCATATTCGTCTTTAAAGCTCCGTATTAGCCTCTCAGGGCAATCTTCTCCATGTTCCTTACATGCGGTATTAACTATAGCTTCAAACGAGGCGCAACAGTACTTTTTGCTCATATTTTCTCCTGTCTAGATGCAAAGAAACCCTCCCATTTTCAGGAAGGGTTTCTTTATTTTAAAGTGAAAGGGTTGCTTCGTATAATCTCATACCGTATGCATCCTCAATCAAAAAGGTATATGTATCATCTAGGTTATCGATTCCTAGGTAAGCTTCACCATATCCATTTTGTCTAAGATGGTTTCTAACATTCATTCCACCAGAGAAGTGCCAGCCATTATGTGTATACCAATTACCATGAAGTTTAGCATTTTCAAACCACTTCCAGAAATCCTCTCCGAGAGATTCTTTTAGAAAATGGATAACTGCTAAACACTCTTTAGTTTTATTAGTTTTTAATACCTCATATGATTTACGAATATCTTTCATTTCGCTATCAAGCTCTTCAAATATATAACTAAATTTTTGATCTATTGACATATTATCCAAGTTCCTTTAATTGATTCTGATATTATATTCTTTTCTTTGTGGCAAGGGCAATTACATTTAACATACTCTTGAGTATTAAGGTGATGATAACCAGTACAATATATATGTTGTTCTTTCCACCAATCACCTTCTTTTCCAGGTCTACAACATGGTGCTAATGTTATAGAAGCGATTTCTTTATCCATTATATAACCCTCGGAAACCAATACGGGTTCATTACTTAATTTTTCCAGATAAAACATCATCAATAAATTTACGACCTGTCTTGCCTTTGGTCTTCCAGTGAACTTTTAATTCATTCACTACTTGATGTTTAGGTTTATCTTTACGCTCTTGTTCAGTTGAGTTTGCGATTAGTACATCTGCGAATTTTGATAGTTTCTTTACAGTGCTTCCTCTCATATCTATTCCTTATGGTAGTTGGGTTGCAGGGATGATCCCTGAGTATTCTTGGTTATAAACATCTTTCAAATCAGCAGGGCAATCCATTGATACAATTACATGTCCTGTGCTGATAGTGCATCCTTGACGGTTTTCTTCAAATGGATATAGAAGTGAAGTTAATGTAATACCAAATCCTTCATCATCTTCCATAATATTTACTTTTAGTGTGTTATTGATTTGACTGAAGTTTTGACTACCTACTACAAAACTTCCATCTACAAGTTTGAATAATTTTAGGTCTTCCATTCTATTTACCCTCTAGTATTTTGCGTTCAGCAACAAGGTCACGGTTCTCCGCAAGATACTCAGTGAACTTCTCAGGGTATCTGGTTTTGAGTTTAGTAATATTGATGGTCATGATTTCATTCAATGTAGTTTTCAAAACATCAGAAATAATTCCTATGTACCACATTGCATCCCCTGCTTCTTCCACCGCATTAGGGAAGTCAAGTTTTTTCCCATAAAATAAGTGTTTTTTAATCATATCCAAAAGTTCCCCCGCTTCGGTACACAATCCCATTGCCCCATGAATAAGACGTATTGTTTCAGGGTTACTAAATCGTGCAATCATTTCTGGTGTTGCATCTGATTCGGTGCGTTTTACATTTTCTACATAATTACTACTATTCATTGTTTTGTTTCCTTATATGTTTTATAGTCTTTCATAAATTCATACGCTAATAGTTGCCCCATTACCGATATTGCTTCACTTGCTGGTTCATAAGTATCAAAATATAATAATAGGTCTTTGGTAATTAAAAGTTTGAACTCAACTATTTCATTATTAAGATCGGATATACTCATTTTGTATTCGCCTTTAATATACAAAGATCACAACAGGGTAAGCTACCATTTAGGTATGTTACTGTGGTTGCCATTGCAAGAGAAACTCCACACCAATGACAGGATAAAGAAGCTGCTGAAGTTATTGATATAGTATAAGTCCACCCATCATCTATCATTGTAGTCATTTTAGTATCCCTCGTTTAGTAAATGAATCACGAATAGAATCCATTTCGCCTTTGTCGATCAATTTTTCGTGGGTTTTAGCGGTTGTTTGTGAACAACCATAGTACTCCATCAGATAAAGGATATCTTGCTCTTTTGCTGCCTTTTTAGCGTTCCATTTGATATATTTTTTTATCTTAGGCAAGCCATTATACAGACAATCGAAATACATCTTATTACTGATCTTGAGTTTGCTCATTTCGTGTGCAATCCCTGTAAACTGAGCATCACATGACAACATCATGTTAATCATGTAAGGATTACAATGTTTCTTAATTTCTTCTTCAGTTGGTATAGCTTTCTTTTCAAATATTACATTTACCATATCAAAAAAAGAACCAATTGGTTTAGTTGGGTTTGGCTCTTTTAACGCCATTTTGCATCCTTCATTACTTCAGTTACACATGCCGCTAGGGTTACTTCTTTTGCAACAGATAGAGAGGATTCATATGCATATCTTCCTAAAGTCATGATGATGTTAGGCATACAACTTGGTTCAAGTAATTCATCGATCTGTTCATAGAATGTAATATAAAATGAATCAGGATCAAGATCAGCAATGATCTTTCTAACAGAATTGAATTTCTTATCTTTCATTTCTTGAACTAAATTCTTGAACATTGAATCATCTGTTACATTGAATATCTCTTTGTTAATTTCCCCATGCATTTTGTAACATAGTTGTAGCCGATTGATAGTTTGTCTGAAGTCTGGAAACATACTCATTGTATATTCCGCTAGGAGTTGTTTATCGTAAGTCACCTTTTCATTGTTAAGAATGAAACATAATCTTTTGAAATATGAAGTGACAATGTTTTTTTTCTCTGACTGTGGAAAATTAAAGCTAATGTGTTTATTTCTTGAAATAATAGGAGCAATGATCTTGTGTAGATTATTTGTAGTAAATATGAATCTACAATTTGATTCAGTTTCTTCAGATAGAGATTTCAATCCATCTTGGGCAGCTTGCATTCTATCAATTTCGTCTATGATTACAACTTTTTTCCCATCAGAAAAAGAGTTTGACGTTGCAAACTGTTGAACTTTGTATCTGATTACATCAATACTTGTCTCAATTGATCCATTGATAAAGAGAAAGTCTGATTTTAGATCGTGTACAAGAGCTTTAGCAGAACTTGTTTTACCAAGTCCAGCTGTCCCTGATAGTAATAGATTATCTACTTCACCATCTTTTATGAATCCTTCAAAAAGTGTTCTGACTTTAGTTGGGAGGATCAGGTCTTTTACTGTAGTTGGTGTATATTTATATTCCCAAAGACTGGAATTGCCAATTTGTTCCATTCATAAATCCCTTATACTTTAAATTTAGTTCCACATGTTGGACAAATGAAAGTTCCTAGAGGAACTTTCGTACCCTCTAGAACAATCACATTATAAATTTGACCACAATTGGTACATTTTATTTCAGCTGTTTCTATCATTTTTTAGCCGCAGTTGAAATGTAGTAAACAACACCATTGAGATTTTCCCATTTAGTGCTTCTCTTGCCAATAGTTACGTTGTATTCCCCAGGTAAGATTTTGAAGTCAATCAAAGGAATTTGTACAACTGTATCAAGGCAATTTTCAGTGATACCATCTTGAATCATGATATCATAGTTGTTACCAGAAGATTCAAGTTCATCCCCAACTGTTACCCTAATTCGTTTACCTTCAGTTTCAAAGAAAATGAATTTTGATTTTAGAATCTGAGACATTTTAAGGATAATAGCAAGTTTATCTGCAGGGATAGCAAAATTTAGAAATACTGGTAGTTTTGCGAATCCAATTCCAACATCTGGAACTTTAGGAACAAGATTGGCAGCTGTGGTGTAGTATCTGACTTTATCATCATTTGCACCAACAATATTGATATACTTGTCATATACTTCAATATCAGGCTTAGACATAGCATTGATGATCCCAAGGGCATCTTGGGTATCATATAGTCCAAATGGTTCAAATGTAAAGGCGGGATCGAATGTATATCGGGCAACGACTGACTTTGAGTTGTTCATAACTGCTAGTTTGTCTGGTTCGATAAGCATTGAGGGATTGATTGAAGCGAAGTTTGCCATAATTTTGATGATTTTATCATCAGGGGTAAAGTTTGCCATAAAGCTATTCTGTTCCTTTTCGTTAGTTAATTTGTTCTCAACATGATAATAACTGTACCACAATTGAGAACATAAAGTCAAATTTAAATAGAATGGTATCCGTTTTCCATATCTCTGATAGTACATTGGGCATTTCTAATTGCAGCTTTATGTTTATGAAGTCTTCTTAAATTTGGCCCGCTATCTATAATATCAAATTGTATAAGGTTAATATCAGCTTGGGAGAACCCTGCTTCTCTCATTTCACTTACTGTCATTTCGTTTTGCCCTATCCTTTAAGAATTTTTTAAGGTTTCGTTTGGCGATAGAATCAAGGTATCTTCTAGCTTTCCCTGGACTGAAACCTTTATTTTTGGTGAGGTCTTCGAATGCTCTTTGATATCCATCAGATTTTGCGGTATTATCTGGATCAGAGGGGATAAAACTGTTTAGTTCCTGCATTAAAATTCCTCTTCAATTACAGTTTCCAGATCATGGAATTCATTGCAGTTTGGTTTACAGACAACCCATTTGTTGAGCCAGTATAGATAGTAGTAACAGTCAGCTTCCATTTCATCAATGAAGTCTTCCTTGCTATCATATTCTGAATATGCGTTCATGTCTTCTGAGGATTCATCTACAGGATCAGTGTAATCTACATCACCATCTTTTATTTCATAGATAGAGTTTCGAACCAAGTGTTTAACCATCATCATATCTGGATAATAGTCATTTAGTTGTACCCCTAGTTCGTCAATTTCTCCACCCTGCTCAACCACAACGGATTTTATTGATCCGTTCTTGTTTGTGTAACCAATATAAGCCTTTGCCACTTTTAATTCTCCCTTGTAACTCGCATCTTTGTTTTTTTGAAATGATATGGTTCATTTAACATGCCTTGGTACTCTTCTTCATGGTCTTCACAAAGTAGGTTTATACGTCTTCCGTTAACAACTTCAGTTGTGCAGCCACATGGTAAAGTAAATGTTGATCCTTCTTCCATCTTTTATTCCTCTACAAAATTTGTATAAATAGTATTATAACGAGTTAGCTAGGTGCTACAACACACTAGCAACAGTCAGGAAACTGCTGTCCTCGTCACTTCTATTTAGAGTTACAGGAGACTACCAATGGTATCAAAAATTATATCAACAGACCTATTTATTGAGAAAGCAAGAAAGATTCATGGTGAAGAATTTGATTATAGTAAAACTATATACAAAGGCTCACATTCTAAAATTATTGTTATTTGTAAAATACATGGTGAATTTGAAGTTCTTGCTACTAATCATTTGTCTGGATGTAGATTTTGTGGTTATGATAAACCAAAATATAATAAAAGTTCTTTAACTGAGTTTATACAGAAAGCAAATAAAGTTCATAATAACAAATATAGTTATACCAAATCTGAATATAATTTAGATAAGGATTATGTTATCATATCCTGCATTAAACATGGTGATTTTTATCAAAATGCTAGATCACATCTTAATGGATGCGGTTGTCCAAAGTGTAAACTATCTAAAGGTGAGTCAAAAATACTTGAATGGTTAGACGAACATAAAGTTGAATATAAACATCAACAAAGATTTACTACTTGTAAAGATAAACGTCCATTGCCATTTGATTTTTATCTTCCAGATCATAATATTTGTATAGAATTTGATGGAATTCAACACTTTGAGTCTAGAAGTTTTGGTTCAGATAAAAGCGATACAACCCAACTAAAAGATTTTAATAATACTATTAAAAGAGATAATATCAAAACATCATGGTGTATTAATAACAATATTGAATTATTAAGGATACCATATTACAAAGAACCTATGATAGATGAAATACTAACTCATAAGCTTATACTTGTTCGATAGTTTTAATATCTCTTTCTTTGTGATCAGTTTCAATTTCAAACATGTAAATAGCTTGGATCAAACTACAACTAGGATAGTCAAATACATCACCATTTGAACATTCAATTCTCCAACATAAGTTGCTCATATTTATCCTTTAAATGAATTTGTATCCGAATTTGGTAGGGATCACCCTTTTGACTTTGAACTCTTCCTGAAAGGACTTTTTCAGCCCCTCACATGTCTTTTTCATTGCATTAAACATCTTAGGTGTATTGGCTTTCACCGTAGAGAAGAATTTGTTTGTGCTATCTACAATCACCAGCTGGAAGTTCATATTATTTGATCTCCGTTGCTTTATTGGTCATCCGTTCACACCATTATGGTTGATGACTATAGATAGACTATACAGTGGATTTGATTTGTTGTCAATTTTATTTCTTAACAACTTTCAGTGCATCTTTCCTGAAACGATTTATATCATCTTTTTCTAATTTTTCGATTTCTTTTTTAGTCATTTACAATTTCCATTTGTGCAGATGAATCTGCCTTTTGTAGTAAAATTTCCACGTTTCCAACACTTAGGGCAAATACCCAAGTTCTTCCAAAGTTCTTTCCAATAATACATTGATTTATATTTAATTTTTAGCATCAATATCATTTTAATTTACCTTCATATAAGAATATCCTTTCGGATTGTTGTTGTCAGTAAAATACACCCTACTTATACCACTTTCTATGATTGCTGCCATACATGAATCACAAGGTTTAGCTAGGGCGTATCCATCACCATTTTTAAATTCTCTATAAACATAGATAGAGCATCCTGTTAGGTCTTGTTTAGCATTGATGATTGCCATCATTTCGGCATGAAGAAAGTAATACCAATCTTCATTTGCATATCTAGGATGTGATTTCATCTTGTTAAATCCAGTTGATACTACTTTATTCCCCCTGAATATAACTGCTCCCATCTGAACATTGTATGATGAATATTTAGATACTCTTTTTGCAAGTCTGAACTTAGTCAATTAATAATCCCTTCGAATACTTTCAATAATTTTACAATCTGGTGTCAGATGTGAGTATTTTTTGAAGTGTTCCAGATTAGTTTTAAATACTTGTCCACGTTCATGTGGGTATGGTTTGCTTGGAGTATAGTCTGTATTCCAGAAAGCATCAAATACCTGCTTTCCTTCTTTATCAGGATTAGTAATAATCACAATACGATGAATTTCAGACATTAGTAGTTCTCCTTTACCCTTCGTGGGAAGTATCAGGAGTAGGATTAGCCCTACGTTCCCTTACACCTTTGCTGTTCTCACAGCTATACGCCATGAAATACCAAGGCAATTTGGAGTAGATACCTGCATCCCAAAGATGCAGAATCGAACCATCAGGGAATACCCACTCACCATAGATTCGATCATACGTAGCATCCAGTATCCTATGAGAAGCATGAATGTCAGCGACTTCCTTAGTGCAGTAGAAGATTGCTAAATCCTCTGATACCCTACCTTCGCTGTTTCTGTACATGTAACCGCCCATGTTCAAGACTACTTCGATTGCTTTACTCATAAAAAATCTCCTTTGTGATTGAATGTAAAAACATCTTACCACAAAGGAGATTTGTTTGTCAATTTATAAAAGTAATTTTAGATATATTGCATGAATTTACTTTCTTTAATGTTTCCAATGTCTTTAACATCTTTCTTCTTTTCGACATTTGAACCACACCCTTTCACACCACATTTTGCTTTGCAGTGGTGACATTTTCCACCAGCTGCATTACCTTCATCATCTTCTCCTGCGCAACACATCTTTCCTTGCATTTTGCTCATTAGGAATTCTGCATCTTGATCAGTGAAGACATAAGTAAATGGAGGGTTGATAGCATCAAATTGAGTTTCAATGTTAGGAATTAAATTAGCTTTAGTTTGTTGTGTTGTTCCATTTGATGTTTTATAAACACTTTGCATCCAAACACCATTTACTTTGGTAAGTATAGTTTGTACAGTATGCCCTCTTGGTGCTTGTTTCTTTTTCTTTGGAATTGAAGTCTGTTCAACACCATCGTCAGTTTCTACAGAACTATCATCAAAATCAGGATCAATTTTTAAAGCAGCTTCGCCCTCTGTAATAGGATTCTGATCTTTAACATCAAGAACTGTAATTTTACCAGATTTAAGAGCATCACTGGCTTTATTTCTTAATTTATTATATTTTGTTGAATACTCATTCAATGCCGCTGTAGTTTCAGGAATAGATGCTTTAATATCACCATCAAGAATGTGTTTTAGTTTATCAGGAAAATTACATTGCATGATAATTGTTTTTGGTGAATATGGTTGTTTTGGTATAGAAGGTACATAACGAATACCATTACCGGGAATATCATGCCCTGAAGTAATTACACCAATATGACTACTATCAGATTTATGCTCAAGTAGTTTAGTAAGATCGAATGGAGTATGTGTAACAGTCCTACCTATAATCTTATCGGCATGCTGCGCAAGACGTTTGGCATCATTTTTATCAAACTTAGATGCTAGTTTTTCTTTTTCAGCATCAGAGAGATTTTTATCATTGTGTTTACCAGAACGCATAGCTTTGACAACTCCATGAGACTCCCCGAATCCCTGGGAGTTCATTGAAACATCAACCCCTTTTAATGCATCATGATGGATATGATCTTTAATAAAGTTTAGTTCTTTAGTAATAGCCTTTACGTGCCATCCTGTAGCCTTAGCATCATCTAGGAAAGCAGTCACGTTATTTTTGAAGAAATTAGGATCAGAGATTTTAGCTTGAGCGAGGATGTCCATATATTCTTTATCTGAAGCATCTGGATAGTCAGCTGCGGAAAACATACGGATTCCACCATTGGCATTAGTTTGATCTTTGGCATCTTGTAGTTTGGCAGCATTTGCAGGACTTTTAGCCGCCCATTCTTCCCATTTTCTCAGATCACCCTTGTATTCTTTAATAGGAATATCAGCAACAGCATTACATGCTATTTCTTTTGCCCTGTCAACATAGCATCCTGGGCATCCTCTATTACAACGATTAGTTAGATCGAATGCATAGAACATAGTCTTTCCATTATGGTTTAATGCATTTGAGAGATTAGCATGAAGTTTTCTTCCCCCTGAATATTTTTCACCATCGGCGTTAGTTACCAATGCGGGTTCAAATACTTTAATTTTTTTGTTTGGTGTTTCTTTGTATCCTTCAGTGAATACAAATTTAGCAAATCTTTTTATTTCCATATTAAACAACTCCTAAAGGATTTATCTTTATTTATGACAAATCCTTTAGGAGTATTCCTTTATTTTGGTGTGATACTATAAATTTGATTCTTAAATACAAATCCTTGTATTTTAATAGAATCTTCCATCTTATCGTTGAAGTAAGTTTTAGATACAGTAATACCAATATATATCCCTAGAAGAACTGCAATGAGTATGTATACGAAATACTTATGAAATGTATCCCATCCATGTTTCAATGAATTAAAAAGTTTTTGTTTATTAAACATTTCAACATTCTTATCAGGAACAATTTCATGTTTTAATGGTGAATCACATTCTAAATCTACATTATACATTTTATTATCCTTTCATTTGTTGGTTTACTTTATGTTTTATATCAAAGTATATTCTTAATTGTTTATCAGCAATGTTCCTAGCTTCTCTACTAGTTCCACCTTTGTACCTTGACATTGCTAGGCGCATATTTCCTTTGGAATCTATTAATTTTGATCTCAAATCACACGCTCCTGCCATCACATTAGCTTCCGCAAATTCCCATTTCATGATTGCCTCTTTGGTCTGCATTAAACTTTTATAACCCTTTTTGGATTGTGCATTGATCTTATACTCACTTTCAGGGGAGATAATTGTAGCGATAAGCACTGGATCAAGGTTTGTTGCTAACCCTGCATAGTAGCATGACCGTGTGAGTGTTACTAGCCTCTCTTGGGGTGCTTTTGCCTCAATTAGAGCTAGTCTGGTAGCAGTCAGTTTAGGGTCTTCTTTGATTTGTGCTGTTATGGGGATTTGCACAGGGCTAGGTAATGCTGTGTGGAACTCATTTACTGAACTGAAGATTTGAAACGTACTTATTGTTATTAAAGATACAGCTATAGTCTTAATCATTTTAACTCCTTTTTGTAGTTACCCAAGCTACCTTTATTTGATGGGCTTTGTTTCTCCTTTTATTCGTATTTACCCTCTGAGTTGGATTTGAGGGATTTATTTCTTCTTTCTTTTTGTTTTTGGTTTGGGCGCAGGGATACTTTCTTTATCAATACAAGATTGACATTTGAAATTGGTCAATGCTTCCTGATGTAGTTCTAATGTTGGAAAAAATGCCCATGTCACACCCTTGCAGGTGACACAGGCATATGGATTCATAATAACACCGTTAACTTTTTGGTACATTTACTTCCCTTTGCACATAGCGTTCAGTTTCTTTTTGACTTCTCTTGCTGTATTTCCCTTCCACGAATTAGCATTACAAAGGAAGTATCGCACGATGCTAACTCCAGAATCGTACCCGAAGTTGTCGTTGATGTTTTCGATGGAGAGCATTGCCTCAACATACGGTTTCGCCGCATAGTTGATTCCTTTGCCCTGCGATCTCCAATCCTTGATGATCATCCTTGCGATATCACAGATTTTCTCAGGGACAACTATTACAGGTTCTTTGGTCTTTTCATCAACCAAAATCGGTTTAACAGATACACAGCAAAGACCATCGTGTAAAATGGTTCCTTCAGGATAAGTACGTTCACAGAAAGGGCAGTAGATAACATTCGCCATGATAAAATCTCCTTTTTATTTAGTAGTTAATTACTTTTAGTCCAAAGATTGTTACTAGTGAGGCTACTCTTACGAAGCTTCACTTCTATGCCGATTTCTTTTGCAATGAAATAAAGTTTCTTCTTATCGGTGAGTGTGAAGGTTTTTGCTTTGCCATAACGCTTGAAGCTGAATTCATTCTGGAAAACAATAGTATCACCAACTTTCAGAGCTTTGAGTGCTTTGGTCATAACAACATTTAATTCACAAGATGCCCTCCACACATTGGCATTCTCGTTGGTAGTTTCGGTGAGAAGGTTCAGGATGCTTTCAGGGCAATCGTAGTAGTAAGGGAGCATGGTTTCATCCATGACCTTATACTGGAAGTTGAAGTTGTATTTCGGCTGATAGTCAAGCAGAGCAACCACACCAATTACTTCAGCTTTATTGACAAGCTTGAGAGCAATGTACGCAACTTTGTTAACAACCTTGCACCCAAGTACTTCATTAGGGCAAACTGAGTTTCAAAGAAGGATTTGATTGATACATCAGATTCCTTGTGAAGTGAAGTCCAACCCATAATAAAATCTCCTTTGTGGTTCGGTTTAGATTATGATTAACCTTACCACAAAGGAGATTTACTGTCAAATTAAATATTCAATTTTTATTTTTCAGTTCTTGGGAAGTAATCTTTACAAGTGTTTCCGTAAAGAGTGGGGATGCCCTGTTTATTGCATTTTACCCTCATACTTCCATCAGTAGGATCAATATACACATTCATATAAGTACAGTTGTAACAGCAATACGCAGAATAAACTTCTACCTTTTCTGGTTCTTCTGGTTGAAGTTCTCTGAGAATTTCGATTACATATTCTTCTACAGGGACTCCTAGACGATCAGATTCAAGATATAAGTTGTTTAGGTCTTGATTGGTAATATATACCAGTTGATCACAGAACTCTTCATTCTTCAAGAAATACTTGAAATAGAAATCTTTGATTGCAAGATATGGTGTTGTAAATATATCGCAATCAGTCTCTACATATTCTTCTGTGTTAGTATCAAATGCACTAATACTATAATCAGTGTAAGTATGTTCACATAAAAGTTCTACTTCAAATCCAGCCTGGGTCATACAGTTATACATCTTACCAAATTCTATCCATGCCCTAGCATCCATAATTTCATTTTTGTTAATTTCTTCCATTGATATTAATTTCCTTGTATTTTGTTTGATCCAGAAGTAATCTCTCCTGTTATGTTATTACCATTAATTAAAGAGCCAACATGCGCCAATGGTTTACCGTTAGTTGTACATATAACTGTTCCTGATGATATAAAACTAGTATGCCCACAACTAAATGTTACTATATCACCCAAAACAGCTACAGGGGTTCCATGTTCATCTAATAATTTCGAATTAATAGATGAAGATATAACCCCTGTGACTGATAGTGGATGCTTATGATTGTTACAAATTCCAACTGCTGAATCACCAACTCTTGATATATTAGGCATAATATCCTCCTAATATATATTTAGGTTAGATAAAATCACTCATGATCTTAGCTACATCATAAGGGGAAAGGTCACCATCTTCAGCAATAACGAAATCTGCTTCTTCCCTTTCGAATACGATTTCACCTTTCCTAGCCTGAACCTGCATTAGGAACAAGTCCATCAGTGAAGACCTAGTAGTGGACATACGACTAACCAGTTCAGCAGTTGCGATACCCTTATCAAGAGTAGTTTCAGTTGACTGACAATACCTATTCATAACTAGGGCTAGATCAGCCCAAATAACCTCACGATTGGCTACATCAAGGATCATAGGGCAGGTGCTAGTTGCATCAGCGGTAAGGTCACAACGCCCTGCTACGGACTTAGGTTCATAGATTTCTCCAGACCCTGCATACTCTCTTTCCATCCAACCTGCGAATCCAACATTAAGCTGAGTCATCTTCTGACCAGTGAAGCAGTATACATTAACTGCAATGTATGCTACATTAGCAGAAAGCATATCCATGTTGATATCAAGGAATTCAGATGCACCATCAGGAGCAGAAGTGATATCACCAGAGTGAACCATTTCTGAATTCTTTCCTCTGCCACTGCGAAGGTTAGTCCAAGAACACTGACCAACAAACTTCCAATCCTTGTCATACATCACAGCGGAAAGGTCAAGGTCAACCCTAGAAGACCAGCTATCTTTACCTTCAATATCTTTCCAGTACACAAACAACCTTACGGTTGATTTGGTATTGTCGAGTTGGAAACGACTTCCCCTACCAACCTGACGAAGCGCAGTAGAAGCAGAACGATTACCAGAAGGAATCAGAAGCTTCTCACAAACAGGGTCAATATAAACCTTATTCATTTCAGGCTGATCTACATACTTATTGATAAGTGCTTCATCAATAACATTTAGAAGGTTCCATTGGAACCCTACTTCAAGAGGCGCAAGGTTATTAGGTGCAACAAGTGCCTTGGGAGTCTTAGGAAGGAACAGACGATTCCTAAAAGCAACCTGCTCATTACGACTTGCGTAATATCCACGAAGCTGCCAAAGCACAGGTGCAGACACTTTATCAGCAACAGCTTTGAATGCATCAATGATAAAAAACTTATTATCAAATTTGGTCATGACCGCATTCAGTCTACGTGCAAAATCTCCTGGACGAGTTGAAAGAAGCTTCACCAATTCAGGCATATTACCAACACCAAGTAGTGCTTCGATCTTGGAGTTAGTGGTCTGGACTTCACCGTTACGAAGTTTACGGAAGGATTCAGCAATCCTAGCATACTGATTGCTATATTCCGCAGGGTGAATTTTCTCCCCAAGACGAATCCACATTCCTTCGAAACGCTTCATGTCTTCAGTAACAGAATTCTGATCCATGATCTCCAATCTCTGGAGAATCATTCTACGCATAGAACGTGTGAACTTACCAAACTTGGAAGGTTTGGTGAGAGAAACATCACCATCGTTCATAGCAACAGCAACACGAAGAACATCAGTTGCAGTCTTCAACTGATACCAATAAGCACCAGTTTTGGAGCATAGAGCGCACATGAAAGCAAGAGTTTCCTTACAGACGATGGTTGCACTCACTTCTGCATATCCTTCTTTCAGAAAGGTGATAATGTCGTTCTTATCCTGAACAGAAGGAGAAGCTTTGGATTCAAGAATCTGACGGTAGCATTCCTCAAGTTCGAATGAACTTACAAGCCCAAGGAAACGAGGCTCAGTGGTTTCACAGAAAGGGAAACGAACTTCCTTTTCGTATTCAGGCATGATACGCATACCAACAGCCGCACCAAAGTAGTGCATGATTGCATTGATGAAAAGTTCTTCATCAGAAGCATTCGCTACCTGCTCAGGAAAGTTGGGATACATAGGACGATGCCTATAGGTAGCACCTACCTGATTCTTCAAGATGGGGAACACGGTGTTGTGGTATTCAACCAGTTCTGCATTGTTGCATAAAGAAAGAAGGTCAACAAGTTCTTTGGACATTACATACCCAAGAGAACCAAAGTTACCAATGATTGCACCAACCATCCCTTTAGGAGTAGTGAATCCAACATCTTTCATGCTGATTTTGAGGAAGGTAAGGGACTTTCTACGAATGAGGATTTCTTGAAGTTCGTTGTTCATTTTTTTATTTCCTTTTATAGTTGAGGGTAATAGATTCGGGGATAGAGTCAAATTTAAGGTTTGATTGTTTTTAGAAGTATCCGAAAGTCTGGAGCCTCATTTTATTATTGCTGGATATTAGATACTCTTTAGGTCAATTAAAAGTTGAGTGCCTTACGGCATAGAAGTATGAGCAAATTCCCTTTGCCAGCAATTTATTACGGTTGATGCGTTAATCCATTATATTCTACAACAAGACAAGCAACTTCATCGTCAGTATACGAACCAAGCACTTTTACTTTTGCTTTGTCACCTTCCTGAACACCTTCAGGAAGTTTTGGGCCTTTCGGATTGAAGTTATACGTCATATGGGTTCCATCTTCAAAAAAGATTCCAGAGTAAATTGCTTTGCCATAGCTCCTGAATATTTTGAATTCACCTTCAAGGATCTCTGTACCAAAAAAGGGGAAGTAACCTTTGGCGGTTGCACGTTTACCAGATTCAACAGGGGAAACACCTTCTGCTTTAACTGTAATATGAAGAAGAGTTGCCATTTTATAAATCCCCTTGTGGTTCGAACCATCCGAATTGTTTCTGTTGAATTTTTCCACAACGTTTACATTTTCTATTTTGAAAAGCGTAAGAACCAAACGCAAACTGCTTACCAAATTTGTCCCAATCATGGAACCCAAATAAACACCAGATGTTCATAAATCTCCTTTGTGATTCAATTGATAATCAACAGTACCACAAAGGAGATTCGTTTGTCAATTTATATTTTCCACAATTTAAATTTTTTGAAAAGTTTTCTTTTCTCCAGAGGCAATGGTTCTGAGCATATAGCTGTAAACCCATTAATAGGCAAGTCTGGTTCAAAGAATAGATGATGCTCGATGCTATGATCATCAAGGTAACATGCAATCTCTTTCAGATGGTCTTGATCTTTAGCATCTAAAAGGATCAAAAAGGACGTTTCCTTCGGTTTCTTTTCCTCTTTCAACTGTAGCCCTAACTCCAATGTTGCATGGGCCGTTTGCACTAATTGTGTGTGAATAGGTAAATCTCTTCTTATAAATGCATATGTGTAAACTTTCTATTCCATTTTTCTTTCTCCTAAAGTATTTACATAAATACAAATGCGTAGGTATAAAATACTTTTTATTTGAGGTTAGTTATGTTATTTACATTGTATAAAACAACAAATTTAATAAACAATAAAATATATATTGGAGTTCATAAAACATTAGACCCATATGATGATTATCTTGGATCAGGGTTTCGTTTAAAACTTGCGGTTAAAAAATATGGTACATCTAACTTTAAAAAAGAAATAATAACAATTTTTGAAACTGAGCAAGCAGCATATGAAACTGAATCTAATCTAGTAGATGATACCTTTTTAAAAAGGTCTGATGTTTATAACATCAAAAATGGCGGAGCGGGTGGTAATATTTCTCCTAATATTGGTACTAGAAAAAAAAGGATAACCCTAACAGAAACACATAAAAACAACATTGCAACAAAAATATCATCAAAGGTATGGCTTTATAACAAAATAACTAAAGATACACAAAGAGTTAATAAAAGTAAAATGCAATATTATTTGGATAATGGATATGTTATTGGTAGACCTCCCCTTTCAAATGAACATAAAGAAAAACTTAAATCTCAAAAGAATATAAAAAAAGAGATAGTTACTTGCCCACATTGTAATAAAAGTGGTGGTAAACCTGTTATGAACAGGTATCACTTTGATAATTGTAAAATGGTATCAGAGTAAATTCATCCACTTTGCAATCCCACGTTTACGTAGAATTGTGATCATTTCTTCAGTTACAGTTGTACCATAAGGTTTCAAATTGATGTAGCAAGTTTTTCTGTTGTTGATGATGTTTTCAATTTCTTCGATTTTGTTTAAGTCTGAGTTTGGAGTGAAGCACTTTCTCCAATCTTTGTTCCTTATCAAGGCATACAAAGCAAAGTCTGCTGCGGTTAAGGTTTTACGATTGTCTTCAGTGTTGTACCATTTCTTGAAATTACTACGCATTTTTAGGTAAGATTCTTTAGTTTCGAATAAAGTTTCCATTTTACTTCTCCTTTAATTGGTTAAGGTTGATTATGATAATTCCTTAGTACAATAATTGTGAGAAGTTTATGGAGGGTGTTTTGGGTTAACCTAAAGCTTTTTCATAGTTATTCTCCTTTATAGGTTTGGTGTGAATATTTAAATACATATTTGGTGCGCCTAGTTAGGATCGAACCAACTACACAAGCATTTAGAGTGCCTTGTTCTGCCAATGAACTATAGGCGCAATTTATTTTTATTCCATTACAGCATATCTACAAACATTTTCTTTAGCTTGGTTGAGTAAATCATTTATTGCTTTTGAGCATATTGCCCAAGGTTCCTGGATAGATACTGTTTGTTTACCTTTAGCCATATATTGAGTTGTCATCATTGTTACAAGTTCATTACCACATTTAGGACAATTCATTCGTTAGTTCCTTACGGTTGAGGGAGATTAGGTAGCTGAGTCAATTAAAGTGATTGGTAGAAGTATGCTCTGACTATAGCCCTCATGTTTCTTCAAATTCTTTTCAAGTCTTTCCAATAATTATTCACATATCATCATTCTAAATACATCTTCATCAGGGTGACAGGGGATTAACTGGCGTTTTAATTGTCAATTTTAAGTTGGTATAGAAGTATGCCGATTATAAAATTATAGCCTGTCTTATTTTGCTACAAATAGACTTTGGATATTACCAAGGCATCCTGAACATGTCAATTAGTCACAGGTAGCTCCCGAAGGAGTTCCCTGTTATCAAGTATGAGAGAAGTATGCCAAATATAACAACATGTCAGGGGTTGAGCCAAAGTCTTTCTACGGTGCTACTGTTGGGAGAGTAACGAGGGACTGATCAATGAGTACTACATCCATTAGTATAGAAGTATCCTCATAATTTACAACGCTCATTATCAGAGTTATAGCCCAACATTTTAAACGGATTTGTTGCATATTGATAATCTAGTTGCACTATGCCCTACACACCATTGGGAGTTTGATAATGGTGTGTTGAATATAGATTTTGGGTGCGGAGTCTGAGAATCGAACTCAGGAGATACAGCTTATGAGACTGACCTTTACCACTAATTTAACCCGCATATTCATTAGTATTTAGTAAACTTTTCACCGTCCCTTTCACGTTTGCTTACTCTGAAGGACTTCAACTTGCGATTGAATGGGTCTATCAGATAACTTACTTTGGGAACCTTTCTACCCTTTAACGGGTTGATTAGGTGTAAGAAATCTTCTTGAACGATTAGAGCCACCGCAAAACGATCCATACTCTAATTTGAACCTCTCCCAGGTGAAAAGTTTAAATCGTAAAACTGGCACAACATCAACTTACTTTGATATTGATAATCCTTCGCAGGGATCAACTTCCCGATTACTAGTAAGGTATCGGAGCATGACCAGTTTTATTAAACAATTGGATTCAAGGTCTGAACATTTCATCAGTCAATGTCGGAGTTTCTTGATGAAATTCTATCCTTTCTATTAAGAACCTTTCGTAGTATCAGTTCAGGTTCTCCGGTACTCTTCTTAGTGGATGCACCGAATGCCTCACACATTAAATTCTGACGGTTCTTTTTTATAGTGGAAACCGCCTAACATACCACTTCTACTAACAAGTCACTGAAGGATTTGAACCTTCTCAAAATCCGGTTTGGATTTTACACCCTTGGCCTTTGGGTAACCGTTTACACTATTCGGATATTTGACTTGCTTTCAACTGATAAACCATTCTACTACACTTTCTAGTCCTTGTCAATTTAAATAATCAACAATTTAATTTATGGTGAGCTTAGGAGGAGTCGAACCTCCAAGGAATTCCAAATAGTTTCATGATTGGGTATTAGGTCATGACTCCCATACTGTGAATAGATTATGACTCTATTCCCGCCAACCAATTCACTGCTTGTTCATCCAATCAGTCTCAATACAGTCTTGTTAGGCTCATGACTTCCTACTAGGGACTAATATATCCTCCGATCCTGTCTACCAATTCCAGCACAAGCCCATATAGATGCTACTTGGAAACACTTTTGATGTATCTAGTGTATTTCCATTTCATCTAGATTAACTCCACCGAATTAACGGGAGTAATTATTATCAAAAACTTGCTATTCCGAGACGAGCACGATCCTGAATCGTATCTGCAATGTCCTTTGCTTCCTTCAACCCTATATTATGATCCTGACGGATCATCCTAATCACATTTATTTTATTACCAATACCATTGACATAATTACTATACTGCTCCTTAGTAAGTTCAATACCATTGATAAAACATTTAGCAGTTATACAAACACAGTCTTTAATAATATCGTTGATATCTTTGGCCTCTTTCAATCCAAGACCGAAATCACTACGAATCGCCTTGATTGCAGGGATGGTCTGCCCAATTTTATTGAGATTCGAATAAGTTGTATATTGATTAGGACTGGTGGAAATACCATTGATTACAGAGTTGAAACCTGCAATACTTCCGTTACCGATAATGGTGAACACATCCTGAAGATTTAAATAATCACCATCGATTAAACGTTTCAGTAAGTCCCTGCAATCGGTAAGAGGGTTCTCAATTGCGTCAATAGTAAGTTTAATTTCTGCGTAATTCATTTATAATCTCCTTAGTTCGTTTGTAGTAAGAACATCTTAGTAAAGTTCTTTTTGATTGTCAATTTTATTTTGTTCCCATTCAACTTTGATTCCATCTTTTTCTGCTCTGATGATTGCGTCATCAACTTCTCGCATTGTAGCTTTTTCAGCCCTGTTTCAGGTTGAAAAGTCATTTCAACTACACGAAGTGCTTTCCGCATCAAGGATTCAGTTTTAATGATAAATCTCCTTTGGGTTTAAATAACGTAAAGTAACTTTACCAAAAGGATATGTTTTTGTCAATTTAAATTTACATTTTATTTTGGAGGGCAAGAGAGGTTTGCCTTCAAGGGCTTGAACCTTGAATCGCTTCCTATAACGGGAAGAATACTCTAACGTTGTACTAAGGCAAACTGTTTAGTTAAATATGGCTTTCATGTCAATACCAAATGATTTGGCTTTGAGATACATGAACTCAAGGAATGATGGATGTTGTGGCACTCTACGAAGTTTCATACTGGTTTCGTGTAGATGCTTATCAGCTTTCCATTGGTTACAAGTCTTACAACTACAAACACAGTTAGCGTAAGAGTTTTTACCACCTTTAGCCTGGGGAACTATATGATCCACTGTTGCTGTTTTTGCATTCAATACTTTACCACAATACTGACAAGTATAATCATCCCTTACAAAGATATTCTGCTTAGAGAATGGAATCTTTTTGGATAGATTAGTGTTAATATGCTTAAGTAGTCTAAGAACTTTAGGCAAGAAAAATCCGCAACGTAATTCTCTATCAGTAGACTTGATTACTTCTACTTTATCTTTTACCATAAGACGAACAGCTTTCTTGATAGTAATCAAGTTCAAAAAGTTATACGACTGATCTAATAGTACAATTTGCGTGGCAGACATTCCTTTCTCCTTTATCTATTTTTTCATATATTTCCACCCATCAATACACCATTGTATGTATAGTGCTATATCATCACCATACCAACCACAAGCAAAAGGATGCTGAACTTCAATCAGTTCATATTCTCCATTATCTAAAATACCAATATCTACAGCACCACAAAATCCAATAGGTGTAATGGCATCAAAAGATATTTTTGGTGCTATAATAGTCTTCTCTTCACCATAGTACCAATCAGCAGATAGAACTTCACCATTTGAAATGTAATACCGAAATTCATCTATAAACTTTACTACAGATGAACACATAAATGGAGGCTTACGCTTTTTACTATAAGTTCCAGTAGTGATAAACCCTGTGAATCTTTTGTACTTGTCACTAGGCTTTATAAAAATATGTTTACCAATAAAATCCCATTTATCAGCATACCAAATATTTCTACTAATATAAATATTTAGCCATGAAGGATAGTAATCAGGTATAATAGAATAACCTAATTGTTTCTGACACCATTCAACACTTCCACCAACAGGAACAAAGTTTGAATCTATAATTTGATTTTTATTGTACATTTTGTAAGGAATATCATGGCACAAGCAATATAGTTTAGTCTTAACTGTCTCAGGACTACTATCATTCAGAAGTGCTATCCCTAGGTAATCATAGAGATTCATTAGGTCGTTCCTTAGTTAGTTTAATTTGGAGCCGGTCACAGGATTCGAACCTGCGGTGTAGTTTCCATTCCTGATTACAAGTCAGGTGCAATCGACCAACTATGCGAAACCGGCATTTTACTTTGGAGCCTCATGTAGGAATCGCACCCACTTAAACCTGATTACAAAACAGGGCATCACTATCAATGTTTATGAGGCATTTATGGAACCGCTAGGAAGATTTGAACTTCTTGACTTCCATCCTACTAGTTAAAGTCATACGCTTAGAAGGTGTGTGCAGGAGACTAGCGGCATTTAATTTTGGAATCCCTTGGCAGACTTGAACTGCTCGACTTCCACCCTGAGATTTAACGTCACTAACTTAGGAGGTTAGTTCAGGAACAAGGGACATGTTTGGTAGTGCTAGGTGGAGTCGAACCAACCAATCGTCAATTATAAGTTGACCGTAATAAACCGTTTTACTATAGCACCATATTTAATTTAGCAGTAATGCAGGTACTGTCTCTCTATCTTTACTCTTGGTATTGATCGACTGTTCCTTTATTACTTGTCTTACCTCTGCTCTTTTGTTTAGGCTGGAACCGCACAACTAAACATTATACGATTCTGGAACTGTTTCTACACATGGCAGATCAGGCTATTTTATGAGCCGAAAGAATATCATTCTTTTTAACAAGTAGTTGTTGCAACAACTCTTGAATCTGTATTAGCTCAAATTGGCAGAAGAAGTAGGAATCGCACCCAAACCGTGGTCTTAGCACGATCACATTGATTAGCAGTCAAGTCATAACACTAGTTATGTTCATCTTCCATTTATGGAGGCTGTGCAGGGTAATGCTCCCTGAGTTACTTAGGTTTGCAATCTAAGCCCTTTGCTATAAAGGGTAAACACAGTCATTTAATTTGGTATCCCAACTAGGAATTGAACCTAGACCTGAACGTTCGTAGCGTTCTGTGATTTCCATTTCACCAAAGGGACAAAATTGGTAGCGATTACCTTGCAAGGATTTAGTATGCACATGTGACATACTTCGAAATCGCAAATTAAACTGGCAGGAACGTGAGGAATCGAACCCCTTGGTAACAGATTTGGAGTCTGTCTGCCAACCTTTGACATTAAAACCTACGCACCTATTAATTTGTAAATCATCCCTAGATTCGACTCACCGATTTGAACGGTTAAGTAACATGTGTAGTCTCCACAGACCTACGATCTAGAACGCACATGACTGAATGACTTAATTTGGTATCCCGTAACGGTGTCGCACCGATCCTGAATAGGGCTTAAACCTATTGCCTCTGCTAACGTGGGCTAACGGGACATATAAATTTTGGTAGCCGCAGCGAGATTCGAACTCGCACTGTTTAGATTCTAAGTCTAGTGCCTCCTACCAGTTGCGCTATACGGCCATATTTAATTGTTTGGTACATGTGGCAGGTAACGCTCCTGCATACGCTAGTTTGTAGGACTAGTGCCTTACTTGTCGAGCCACACATGCATGTAAATCTGTTCAGGGTAAGGAGTCGAACCTTTCTTCTGCTCTCATGAGCAGCTGCATCCTATATGCTCCCCTCCCATTTCTATTTGAAACTTTTCAATACTAATTTTGCTTTAGAGAGTTTGTATTTTAATTTTTCGATCTCAACTTTATCAGGAATTGATTGTTTCTTTTGCCAACTCAACTGACTTTCAAGGAATTCGATATAATTTAGTTCATGCTCTTTAGGGTCTTTCTTTTGTTTCTTCATAGTCAATAACCATAAACCCAATATTCTTCAAACTCTTTATCATTTCTACCTAAAATTCTTGAAAGTATATCAACTCATGGGTTCTACATCTAAAAACATCTCGCAATACATCATGGTTTTTGTTATCCTTTCCGTACCCACGTTCAAATTCAGATATTATATATTCCGCACAATCACATTTCTTCATTAATTACCTTTTAATTTTGGAAGAGGGCTGAGGACTTGCACCCCAAACGTGGTCTTAGCACGTTCACGTTGCTTTCAAGGCAGGTCTGTCACGCTTGTACAGTTAACCCTCCATAATTTTGGCGATAGGCATAGGAATCTAACCTAATTCGTGGTCTTACCACGAACACTCTGATTTCCAATCAGGTACAAGAAACATCTTGTTTTACCTACCATTTTATTCTATTAGCAAAGATCAGGGTCTACATTACCACCAGTAAAACATGGTGTTTTGGAACAGAACAGAACAGTTTCAAAATTAGGAGTTTCTTTAAACATATCATAAATCATTAACGCTTGTGATTTATCTTTAATATCTGAATTGTAAAGTTTGGTACCATCTTTTCTGATACCGATTACTTCATACAACGAGTTCCTACTTTTTTGATCCATTTTAGTTCATTCCTTTGTTGTTATTTATGGAGGGTCAGGTCAGTATTGCACTGACTATCACATGGGCCACGACCATGCCGCTCACTTTTTGCGTTCTGATCCATTTAATTTTTGGTGCAGCTTATAGGACGTTACCCCTCTCGTTTCCCTCGTATACGGGAACCTTCACTTAAAGGTATCGCTGCATAACTTTTGGAGCCTCCATTGGGGATTAAACCCAAGTCCCATCTTTACCAAAGATGAATTTTGATCAACTAAACTACAGAGGCATAATATTGATTATTACTAAGGGTATAATAAAGAAGGGTTATCACATTTAAGTTTACTTCCACTTTATTTTCATACTGTTCATAATCAAAACTGGTGTGGTTGCATGGGTATTGCGCCCAAGGTCTTCCCTTCTAAGTTATCCTGGCCAGGATGGTTTAGGGATATTCTTCTATTTGAACTACAACCGCATACTATTTGGTACTCCATCACAGATTTGAACTGCGAATTTTCGTTAATCGGACGAAGGTGATACCGTTTCACCAATGGAGCATATTGGTTGTCAATACAGGTAACGCTCCTGTGTTACTAGCTTATCAGGCTAGTGTTCTACTATTGAACTAATTGACAATATTATTTGGTGCAAGGTATTGGAATCGAACCAATTTCTGAGGATTTTCAATCCTCTGCTGAATCACCAGACTAGCTCACCTTGCAAAATTTTATTAAATTCTTGTTTCTCAATGATAATAATTTTCTTATCACTATGTTGCTCAATAACACATTTCATCTTTTCTTTATCATTTCCCCGCCAATACCCCTTAACTTCTAAATAGATATCATAACTAGGAAGATAAAAATCTGGAGCATATGATTTAACTTTTCCATTCATAGTATATTTAAATAGGTCATTGTTTGTTTTAGGTTTTGACCACCTTGTTCATCAACTAAAATTACTATAACTTATTGTTATAATTAATATTTAGATAGATATTTTGTGTTAGGCTTTACCTTTCTCTGAGGTAACATTTAAAGGAATGACGCTCCTACCAATTTCTTTATTATTTCTTAAATGAATTCTTCAGCAATCCCACGAACCATCTTACCGTCATACAGACCTTCGTAATTGGCCTTGAAATGCCCCATATAGCCCTTTAAATCCATTTTCTCTAGGTCAGCAATGATACCCCTTACTTCAAGGTCAGTCAGCTGTTTAGGGCGATATGCGCTCAGGATTTCGATTTCCTGAATTGCTTTGAATTCCTCAAAGGAACCATCAGGGCTTGCTGCTTTCATTTCCTCTGCACCATCAATGAATTTCTTGATAACTGCGAGTACTTTTGAATCTGCTGGTTCTTTCACTTCTTTACAGCTATCTGCAATCAAACACCCAAGTACATCTTTCTTAATATTTTGCTTTGCTTTGAATGCTGTGATTCTATCTGCTCTGACTTGTTCGATCAGTGTCATTTTCGTTAATTCCTCTAAAGTGATTTATAATCAAATTGAAATTTGTTTCGTTATCCTTCATATTCATTTGAGACATGAATACAATTGCTCTGATTCTTTCTCCAGAAGTACAATTAATCACCTTCTGCAATCCTATCAAACTTTTTGTTCTCTCTTTTAGCTCTGTGTTTTGCAAAACGTTTATACTCTTTTATATGTTCTTTAGGGAATGCACAACATCTACACTTCCACCCTCCGATACCAATGTCAGAGACAACACTTTTCTTATGTAGATTGTCAACTGTAGAAGAATGCATAGTTGTTTCTCCTTTTGATTTGTCTACCTTACTACACTTTATAGTCACTTGTCAATTTTAATTGACATTTTATTTTGGTAGCTGATGTAGGTAACGCTCCTACCTAACAAACCTTATGAGGATTCGCTCATCCTTGATGATCAGCCATGTTTGGTGGAGCATAAAGGACGCTACCCCTCTCTAACGTCCCTTCATGGACGCTGCACAGCTTATACTATCACTCCATAAAACTTTGGTCAGTTCACTCAGACGCTACCCTAAGACCTCCACTCCCAATGAGTGGATCACGCTTTGCAACTTTGAACTGATAATTTGGTGAACGCTAGGGGAATCGAACCCATAATGAGGTAAACCTCTCCTGATTAAAAGTCAGGTACTCTACCGTTGAGTGAAGCGTCCATTTAAATTGTTTGGTAGGGCTAGAAGGTAATGCTCCCTCTTCTCTTGGGTAAGAACCAAGTACATCACTATTAATGTTTTAACCCCATATACTATTTGGTGGATCGACAGGGATTCGAACCCTGATATCATCGCTTAAAAGGCGAGTATGTTAATCCGTTGACATCACCGATCCATAATTTATAACTCTTATGTCAGGATTCGAACCTGACCTTCTCACCTTAATGCGGCAAGTGTGCTACCGCTACACTACACAAAATTGGCTCCCTCGCCCTGAGTCGAACAGGGATACCACTCAAGGTGGATTACAAACGGTTAACAGCCGTTCCTCTTGCCAGTTAGAGTACGAGGGAATGTTCTATTTAATTTTTGGCTCCCTAGGTCCGACTTGAACGAACAATTGCATTTCTGCGGCACATTAACAGTGTGCTGTGGCTGCCATTTCACCACTAGGGAACATTTAATTGGCAAAGGATAGAGGTACTGCCCCTCTTTCTTCAGCTTCAAAGGCTGTAACATTACTTTTATGCTAATCCCCTATATTGGCAACCGATGAAGGTAACTCGCCCTCTTTTCTAGGCTCAGAACCTAGCACATTAATTTTATGTTTATCGGCCAATTTTTTATGTGTTTTACCTTTAAAACCAAAATTATCAGTCATTCTATGACAATTAGGACAAAGTAATTCAGTATTATCAATATCATTGTTTTTTATTGTTACCATCTTTATGGTGTATATCTAATGATATTGGTTCATCTAACCACATAGTGTTTTTACTTCACATTCATTTACTGGATAAACTTTACCATCATTAAACATCACACCGTATCTGTATGGGCCAAAGTAATCATCTAACATAGCAACTGATTCAAATGTAGTGCTGTTAGGTCTTTTTGCCCATGTGTAATATGAAGACATTTCATTCCTTTGTTTGGCGATCTATGAGGGAATCGAACCCTCGCCTCAAGCTTGACAAGCTAGTATTGCTACCACTACAACAATAGACCATTTGTTAATCAAAGTTCTGGCACACTTTGTGTCTCTGTCAGACTTACGCCACTCAGTTATACCCTTGTGAGTAGACTTCAAAATTGGTCAGCTAATTCGGATTTGAACCGAAACCTCCTGATTCCAGATCAGGGCGACTACCAGATTATCACATTAGCTGATGTTACTAAAATTGGTGGAGCATAGGAGAATCGAACTCCTGTCTTCGACTTGCAAGGCCAACGTTTTCCCGTTAAACTAATGCCCCAAATTTGGTCAGTGTGACAGGGATCGAACCTGCATGATCTACGCCCCAAACGTAGCGACTAGCCTTTAGCCTACACATTGATAATATTTAATTTTGGCACTCAGAGAAGTACGTTACCACTTCGTCACTCCCTCAACATGGAGCATCCTACTTTAGACGATCTGAGTATAATTTTAATGGAGGATTTACGGAATCTGTGTAATTAGTGTGACCTAACGACACTAGAAGTTCACACCCGATTTACCCCTCTCACTATTAACTTTTGGTACACCGTATGGGTATCGATCCCATCTACTTAGCTTGAAAGGCTAATGTCCACTCCTGCTGACTCACGGTGCATAAAACTAAAAATCCTCTTAACAGTTAAGTCAAGAGGATTCTCTTAATACTTTTCTGTTGACATACTTTAAGTGAGGGTTACCTCGCTATTAAAGCGAATATCATTATTATTTTTTTGTGCTACTGCATCTAAGGATAGAACCGGAGTCATGGCGCAGAGGGACATGGGCATTGTATGCCATTGTGCTGCTATCTGTGATCTTGACTCAAATTGTTTCATAACGGTTCCTCTTTTCAAATTTATACTTCTTATGATAGTATTTAGCAAAATAAATTTGCTGTTAAATTTATGGAGCGGATAGGGTGAATCGAACACCTTAACGATAGCTTGGAAGGCTACTGACATACCTCATGCCTAAGTGCTACCCGCATATTAAATTTTGGTGCGCCGTGATGGACTCGAACCACCATTAACAGGGTTACAGCCTGTTGCTCTACCATTGAACTAACGACACATTTATATCTTATACTACTATTTAGTAAAATATTTTTGTAGTGGATTTAAACAGAATAAATGGGAGGCTTACATGAAGCAGATCACACATTTAATTCGTTTTCATCTTACTTAAAACATTCTATCATACTTATTTATGCTTGTCAACTTTAATTCAAAATAAATTTAAAAACTCGTTTTGGGTCTACCCTAGGTGAGTTGATCCTATGTAATGATAGATTCGAAATATAAATCTTTCGGGATTACCCAAGGTGATTCAGAACCTTACTGCATAATCCAATGAGTGCGTTCCTAATTTAAAGTCAGTTAGTGATTAACACCATTCAGATCATCACCTTCTACGCCGATACTTTGGCTCCAGTTCCCTGATTGACTTCTTAGCTTCGGTTCCCCATCTAAGTCTCAAGCTCATTGGTAGTGAATCCCGTTCGTTTACCAACCGCAGCAGATAAGCAAGCCGAGATACACTAAACATTTTGTGTATCAATAAAACCACTCTACCATACTTCTATTTAGTTGTCAATTTAAATTACAAATTTATTTATCTTCTCTACAATCGTAAATTGTATACCCTGCTTTATTTGCAACATATTCAGCTACGGCAAGTCTACAACTTGAATCATAGGTAGCAAACGGTGCTGATCTGGAAGCGCACTCTAACCACTCTTTTGCTTCGTTTAGAGCAGCTTCACATTCCTCTAGAGTTCCCAACCTCATTTTGGTAGGGAATAGTGTCGATGGAACATGTTTCTTATTGTGCTTACCCATGAATAGATTCCTTTATTAGTTTTTATATACCTCAATATTGAAACCATAAATGATTTCTCCACCTTTGGTATCTTCCCACATTCCAGCAACATATTCATTCTGCTTGATCTGTTTTGTATCTTTCATATATGTTTCCAGTATTGCCATTAAATGGCTGTGGTTAATGAAGAATGGTTTCATATCAACCCTCCACAAAATCGGCGTTAACCCAACCTCCATCACGATCACCACAACCAGTACACTCTTTGAATATAGTTGGTATCCCTGCTCCCCAACATGAACTACTTGTAGTTGGAGGCCCAGGTACATCAATCACTTCGTGTTGTACTCCTTTAGCCAAACAGTGAGTACAATTGTATGCAGTTGGTATATTGTAATGTCTTAGTACAAACATTTATTCTTCTTCGAAGTAGGAGATTGAATTCACATCGATTCCATAGAATCTCTGATCATTGATCTCATAAGCGAAAATCAGGTCAGAAGGAGCAGATTTCGAAGAACCCTTACCAACGTATCCGGTAAGGTAAGCAGGGAGCAGAGTGAACGAATTTGTGGCTGTAATACCGTTTTTACGTTCATGGGTAACCGTGTATACTCCATGCTTCAATTTGTCCAGATAGAAGTCCTTTTTAGACTGTGTAGGATCGAATGCCCCTGTCAATGGAGGGGTAGTCAACATGGTTCCACTTTGTGAAGTTCCAGTTGTGAAGCGTCCTTTGGAGTCACGAACATTATGATACATTTTACTCTCCTTAGATTGGTTTGCAGATGAAGTAGACGTTTTTATTCTGAAGATTTGGGATACTAAGGATACCTTTATCGGTATTAATGTAATAAATAGCTTCAGACTTACTATAAACTTCACAGAAATTCATTGCTTCTTTTTCGGTGAAATTAGAACCATCGTCAGTTAAAACTACGAATTCTTCACCATCAAGCATGATGCAAGCTTTGTATTCCATTTCGTCTCCTTTGGATTAAATTATGCTATACAACATTTGTGCTGCGACAACAACCATTTCTTCACCGTAGATAACACAACCATATTTCTCTGCGGTGTAATCAGTTTTCCCTCTCCAGAGCATACCAGTAACTTTCACTAGTTCTACACCGTTGAAATCAGAGTCAGCTGTTCCAACAACAGAGAACTCGGTAAATCCCAAAGATTTCATTTCCTTGGAACTGGTTTCAATGATGTTGAATTTACCAATGTTAGGCAAAGATAAAACGTTCTTTACGAAAGAGATTTCAACAGTTTCACCAGACCAGTTACCCTTGTTGATGACTTTTTTCATTTTGTAATCTCCTTTGTCGTAGAATGTAATAACAATCTACCAGAAGATCATTTAACTGTCAATTTAAAAATCAAAATTTGTTTTTCAAAAACTCTGGTTTGTATGGAACCCTGTAGAACAGATCATTTTTCTCGTTCCACGTATCTTTCCTGACTACAGGGCAATTGATAATATCTGATTTATCCAATAAGAAATAAGCAGTTAAACCAGAATTGAAGAGCATGTATTTCCTGATGCCCTCACCTTCGAAGAACTTCTTCTTTCTGTATGGAATATCGATCCCATCGTGTGCAAATGGGAAACTATCTTTTTGATACCAACCAGAGTTTTTGACTTCAACCTCTACATAACAACAAATTGAACCATCTTGATTTCTGATTGTCAAATCAATATCATATTTGGATTTTGATTCTTCGATTATTTTACCCTTGGCAACAGTGGATAGAATTTCAATTGCTTTAGCTCTACCCCTAGGGTCATTGTCCTTATGCAACTGTGGATCAAACTGCTTTGCCATTTACTTCTTAACAGTTTTCTTTGTCTTCATTCGGATAAATGAAGGACATGCTGCCATCCTTTCTTTTTCTTCATAGAGGCAGCTATTTCCTGCATTTGAAGATTTACCACAGGTCTTGCAGAGACAAATAGGTTCAGGCTTTTTCATTTTTTGTTTCTCCTTTGTTTTAATCTCTTACGGTTTTATCATATACTGTCATGAAAATGAGTTTATTCCCATTGTAAGACAGTTGCAACACCAAGTTGCCATACTCCACTTTTGGTTTGTTCCCAACTTCAAATTCATATAAGATTTCACATACATGATCTGCGAATTTGTTTAAAAGTTTATGAACTTCTCCTGGGTCTAATCTTCTTTCATTGTAACGATTGACGAAATGATTTGAGATATAAACCTGTTCCCTGAGATTTCTTCTACTAAGAGTTTCTATAAAAAATCTCTTACTAACAGTAAACATATTGAATCTATTATTCATACGGCAACCTTTTCTTCTTTCCAGAGTCCAAGATTGGTTCTACATTTAGAACAACACTTAGCTTTTTTCGTCCGATCTTGTATTCTTACTTTGCGAGATATGGTAGCACCACAAGCACAAGTATAAACATACTTATACCCTTTGATGTTTCCCCTAACATACTCAGCAGAAGCAGAAGCAGCATAAGTACGTCCTGCCATCTGTTCATTCATGGTTCCGCCAAGCTCAACACAAATTCTTTTGAAGAGAGAGTCATGATTCATTTCACCCACAGTGATACAGGTGATCAGGTGTGCGATTTCATGACGCAGGGTACCAATGATACGATCAATCCCAAATTCAATGTAGTAATCATATGACACATTGATTTTGAAGTTTTTACAGTTTTTGAGTGCTTCTTTTCTTTTTATTCCGATCAGCCTTTTCAGCATTGCTTTGCTGTATTGCGAGGGCCTTTCAATCAGTAATCTTCCTAACCCTTTGGTGGTGATATTTCCCGCAACACGTTTACACCGTTTGGAAACTTCAATTTCGATGTTGATATCCTCAAGGGATTTCAGTTCAACAACACGCTTTGTCTCGTTGATAAACTTCGCCCTATCACCAGTAATGGAAGGAGCATGAGCGGTAAGTAAAGGTAAGTTCTTGAAAGTCAACATGTAAACCTCTCTTTGGTTTGATTTGTGATCAACTTATGATCCATCTTACCAAAAAGAGGATTTTATGTCAATTAATAAATTTCACCATCTTGAAAATTACCTACATCTTCTATAAAGTTAACCAGTCCATTAACTAACAAACACGACACAGCACCGAACATCATACAAGTACAAGGATATGACTCAACCAGATATTTATCCCCAAGAGTGAATACAATCATATACCAAAACACTCTAATTATAAATGAGACAATTACAAAATTCATATTTATTCACCTTTACTGTTATTATCAATCACATAATCTTCTGGAAGTAGGGCAATGATACTATCTACTTCAACCTCTGACCCATGTTGGTCTTGTCTTTTAAGTTCTTCTAGGGATAGTTTTCGTCTAAGTGATCTTGTTTCATCTGTTGCCTGAACACCATAAACTTTACTATCATACTTTGTATTGTATTTGAAATCATTTACCGCATAATATTCATTCATAAATCGACAATCAGCAATGAATGCATAATCAGCAAGATCGGACTCAAATACTGTCTTCACCCTATTGATAGCAAGATCAATCCAAATTGTATCCTTGACTGCTCTTCCAAGTTCTGTTCCCAACATTTGACCCAACCTACGGAAAGCATAGTTGTAATCAACTCCAATTGAAGGTCGCTCTAGATCAAATCCTGCTATAGCACCAAACACATAAGCATAAAACTCATCTTCGTGTTTGTTATATATTTCCGTAACTTCTTGTGAAATTTTTCCAAGATTGCCAAATGGATTAATTTCAAATGCCAAGTTTATTAATGGTTCAACTACTTGTAATTTAACAAAATTTCTTGAAAGTAAAGTAATCTCAAACTCAGGGTCTTTACCTGCTTTTGTTAGACCAAAAGAATCACATAGAATCTTTTTGATAGGGTCAGCAAAAGAAACCAGATAGATTGTATGTCCTGTATCTTTTAACTGATCAACTTGTTTCATCATCTGATAATTTTTACCACTTCCAAGGCGACCACAATATGCTACTAGTGTTTTCATTTAATGACCTCTAATTGTTTTATTACATCACCGTAGTTGCTGGCAACATGTAACAGATTCATATCAGGGGTCATTTCATCAATCATAGTCTTATAATCTTGTAACCTCCCCCATCCATATTTTTGTTGCTTGTTGAAGATGATGCCTGGGGAATTGTTATGTGCTACATGATTGATGATCTGTGCTGGATAATCATCGATAAGAACTCTGTCTTTTGTTTTCTTGAATTTGTCTGCCCTTGTGTAACATGGGATCACACGGTCAAACTCAAATTCTCTTTCACAAAATTTGAGTTTTTCTTGAAAGGAATCTGAATTGACGCATGAAGTTAGTATCTCAACATCTTCGAAGTTTTTGATACAGTAATTAATGAATTCCTTTGCTCCAGTATATGGTTTAACTGTACTATATGGATTGGAAGGAGTATTAAGAAAATAGTCTAAACTTTCTGTTCCAAAGTTATCTACATGCCAAGTCCATGAAAGAACATCTTCTGTCAATAGGATTGTATTTGTTCTGCCTGTTTCAAAAAGCCATTTATTCCATGATTCTACAAATGGAAGGAGGACATCATCCATATCTAAAGTAATTTTCACATCTTATCCTTAATTTTATTTTGTATAAATACTATTGAACAGGTAATCCATCTGGTGGAACAGAATGGAAACAGTCAGGAGAAACTGCTGTCCCTCTCATATCTGTTTAAAGTTACAGGAGAAATCAAAGTATGTATCATATAGTATATCTCACAACAAATCTTATTAATGGTAAAATCTATGTTGGTGTTCATGAAACTTATAACCTTAATGATGGGTATAAAGGTTCGGGAATAGGCATCAAAAATGCTTTTAGAAAATATAAAAAACGTAACTTTAAATGCCAAATACTTCATTATTGTGTTGATTCTGATCATGCATATGAATTAGAAGAGCAAATTGTTGATAAATGGTTCATTTCTAGACCTGATACTTATAACCAAGTGACAGGAGGTAAACACTATTCTATTGGTAGAACCTATTCTCTAGAATCTGTTATGAAACTTTCCAAAACAAGGAAAGAAAAAGGTCTAGCTAAAGGCCAACTTAACAATGGATCAAAAACCAATATGTTAACAGACCAACGTATAACTAAAGCCTCAAAAGCAAAGGAAACTAGAATTAAAAATGGTGGTTATGTTGTATCAGAAGAAACTAAAATTAAAAAATCAGTTCGAACTAAGGGAATATCAAAACCACAGACAGAAGAACATAAATTAAATTTGAGAAAAAGCAAACGAACTTTATTTATAACAAATCCAAAAGGTGTGATGTATATAATACAAGGAACATTTTATAATTTTTGTGATGAACATAAACTATCCAAAAATATTTTCCCAAAATATATCGATAAAGGTAGTATTTCTATTCCTAAATTAACTAAAGGTAACAGGATTAGACCTCAAACTACTTTAAATTGTAATGGATGGAGTATATCAACTAAGTCTCCTTTGTGTTAAGATTTCTTACACCTTAACACAAAGGAGAGTTGTTTGTCAACTTTATTTGGAATTTAAATATTCTGCAACTTCTTTGAGGGAGCTACACACCCAACCACCATTTTTAAGAATCATTTTAGAGGTTGCTTGTAATGCTTTGATTTGGTGCTTTTCAAACTTTTCTTTTTCATCTTCTTCAAGATAACAGAATAGTGTCTTTTTAGGACGTTTGTTACTATCATCTACAACTTCTGCGATAGAATAAACCCCTGTCATCTTTGGAGTAATTACATATAGAACATAATCACAAGTTTCACGTTGTATGATTTCTTCATCTTGACATTCTGGAGTCCAGTTTGATACAACAGGATTGAAGTAGTCAATAGTTAGAAGAGGGATTAATTCATCCCTCCATGTGGAATCATTGCATGTGCCGCCGAGAAACACCCTAATTGTTTGATTTTCTTGCATTTTTAGTTACTCCATTCCTTCTTAATATACTTATCACTAAAGTTTTCTTTAGTGATAGTAATTCAGAAATTTCAGTTGTTGATTTTCTATCTATAAATAGATTCACTACTTCTTGTTCCTGAGCATCTGTACATTTTCTACAAGATTTTGCTGCTCGTTCAATTTCATCTCTAGGTCTAACCCTTCCGCTGAGTGTTTTACTAATTCTATCTCGTTGTTCTTGTGGTATTGTTAATTGTCTTAGTTTTATTTTTCTACGTTCATTTACTTCATCAGATACTCTACCAAACTCACCACCATAAGTTTTATTGTAACCAAATTCTCTATCAAATGATTTATAATGAGTTATCCAATATTTTTCTCTATCACACAACATAGAGTCTTCACAAATTTCTATTACTTCAAATTTGAAATTGTCTATTCCATTCTTATCAAATGATGATTGAAAATGTTTATTCTTGTGTTTACCAGAGAGTAGTCTTTTCTTATGGAAAGAAAATCTTTGCTCAATGTTTGTACTTAGTCCAATATAAAGCTTGTTATTAGTTAAGTTTGTTATACTGTATATCCCACAAATTTTCATAATACTAGTAACCTCCTAAGTTAGGTTACTAGTATTTAGTAAAAATTTACTCAGTTCCTCTTAGGAAGACTTTTATTCGTTTGTTTCTCCTTGTTTATCTAAGATAGTTATAAATTCGATATATTCATCTTTGTTGAAAACACCAAAGGTGCATTTGGCTAAAACTTCAGGGTCAATTCCAAACTCTTCATCTTCGCTGAGTTCTCTTTTTAAATCTTCTACTACTTCTATAGTAGGTTTACTTTCATAGGCACAAATATGCTCTACGGTAAAGAAATCACCTTCTATAATTGCTACGATGATCAAATGGTTTACATCAAAATCTATGTGTTCGTTTAATTCTTCAATTGATGGTAACATAAAGTCCTTAGTTTAGTAGTTCAGCTGCTAGTTCTGCAAGTTTACTTCTTTCAGATTTTGTTAGGGTGATATGCCCTGCTAGGTCAGATGATCTAAAAAGGTCTTGAACTATCACAAGTCCATTACTCTTACTGTCAAGGTATGGAGAATCTATCTGGCTAGGGTCACCCATAACTACAATCTTTGATCCTTCCCCAATACGTGTCAGAATGGTCTTCATTGTGCTTTTACTGGTATTTTGTCCTTCATCTATGATGACGTATGTGTTGCTCCAGTTTCGCCCTCTAGCATGCTCTAGTGATCCAAATTCAAGCAATCCTAAAGCAATCATTTCCTGAATAGGGCTAGTTTTACCTTGTTGTTTCTCAAAGTAATCATCTTGTTGCTTTTCTTCTTTCTTGTTCTTTGGTTTCTTCCCTTTGTCATATCCATCTTCTTTGATATACTTGGACATTATCTGTTCGATGTTGTCTGCATAAGATGCCATCCAAGGTCCAAGCTTCTCGTCTAGACCTCCTGGGAGGAATCCTAGCTCATGACTATTATCCATTGGCACAATAGGCTTTAAAAGTAGGATTTTGTTGTATGTATGGGTTTCCATCACACCATGTATTGCAGCAGCTAGGGCTAAGAAAGTTTTACCACACCCTGCCTTGGCGTTAAGAGATACTAAGCATACTTCAGGGTCTTTAAGAATATCCAATGCGAATGCTTGTTCAGCACTACGTGGAAGAGCATCACAAGTTTTCATATCTTGTGGAAGTACTCTAAACTCTTTCATTACAGAGTTGTACCTAGTCAACGCACTTTGTTTTGTATTTGATAGAGAATGAAATACAAAACATTCATTTGGGGAAGGTACATATGATATATATTCATCAGTAATATTAAATGAAACCCCCAAATGTGAATCATCTAAGAATGGTTGAGCATCAGCTAGATCGAATTTTCCTAGGGTATACATCAAGTCAATACACTGTTGGTCAACATAGATATGTTGAATCCCTGTGTATAGTTCATCACTTTGTACTTTAGAATTTTTATAGTCTTCAGCTTGAAGACCAAAAATATCAGCAAGAATACGCATGTTGGTATCATTAGAAACAATGACAACCTCATATACTTCTTCACCTAATTCACAAAAGTTATTTTTTTGAACATATAAAGCGCAAGCAAGGATACGGTTGTCCATATAGGACATATCTTGGAAGGGTAATAATGAAGCTACATTATCATCAAATAGAGTTACATACAGCATTCCACCTTGATCATTTAGCTGAACACCATTTGATAGACTTCCTTGTTTCCTTAATTCATCTACGTTCCTAGAGAACTGTCTAGAATTGTATCTAATCTCACCATCAGGGTCTTTTTTGTGTTTGTCAATTTCATTTAGAACAGGTTGAGGGATAACTACGATGTTTTCTTCGAATTTGTTGATTGCGTTTCCATCTAAGAGCAGAACATTTGTGTCAAGTACATAAATCTTTGGCATAAAATCCTTTTGAAGCAATAAATTTTAGTCAACTTCAACTTTATTTATTGCTCCAAAAAGGATTCAGTTTGTATTAATCTTGGATAACCATACGCTTAGGGAGTTTATGAAGAACAACATTGATTCTTTCTTCAAAATATTCAGCGTCAACACTTTTGGTTTCTTCATCCATCATCAACCACCAAGTTGCATCAGCTGATGCAGGGCTCCAAAGACCTGTAGGGTCAGCTTGGGGAAGAGTTACATTACCAACATATGGAACTTCGTCATGCCTAGCAATCCTCGTAGGATTGGTGTACTGAGTTGCATAAGGAAGTGGATACCCATAACCAATACCGACAAACCGAAATTTAGCAAGCATAGGTGACCAGATGTAGCCATAAGTTACAAGGTTCGCAGAATCACGTTTTTCAAGGATTTTACGCATGGTTTTCTTTTCGGTGAAGTTAGAAATCCCAGGCATACCAGCTTCTTTGTTTGCCTGTTGAGCCATTCCTTCCTGTTGACGGTTAATTTGCTGATCCGCAGTTTGATGGATAGGTTTTTCTTTACACCCTACAAACAGTGAACAACTAACAAGCAGACACATAAACATAACAACATTTTTCATTTTTTTATTTCCTTTAATATTCTTTATAGTAAGGGTTACGATGTGAGTCAAAATCCCTATGAATATATCCATAACGATGTTGATTTGATTCTAAAGCTTTAGGTGTGATATAATTCACTATGTGAAGGTATGTTACAGCAGGAATAATAGCTAGTATTAGTCCTACTATAACAATCCCAATTATAAGTTCTACTACACCAAATCCCTTATGGTCGGTAATCAGGATTCCTTTGAGTGTTGATATCATTCTGAATATATCCATGATTATGGTAATTTATGTATTGTGGTACAGCAATGGCAATAAGAATTCCTACGATAGCAACCACAATGATAAGTTCTATTAGGGCAAACCCTTTCTTGTTGATCACTTTAGTTGATTCCTTTCTGCGCCTTACATTTGGAAACGAAAGCATCAAGACTAGGAGTAAGTTGTCCAGTGAATTGAGCAGACCGTGAAACTACAGCATCTGCAATGATTAATTTACCTTCAGGACTAGCAGATGCATATTCAATCTGCATTTTCTGAAGTTCGTTTATCATACCATCCTGTTGAGCTTGGGACTCACGATAAACCTTGGTCCGTACTGCTTCCTGCTTAGGCGCAAAATATTTGTATAACATGAATTCATTGCCCATTGAAATCCAACTGATTCCGATGATGAACACAACAAACCCAACAATACATACAACTACTTTAGTTACATCGTTCATTTATTTAGTCTCCTTTTTAGGTTTCCACAACCAATGCCCTATAATTAACCCAATCACAATTCCTGATCCTATCAAATAAAGTACTGTGAATGTCATTACCAGTCACCCCCGCCGCTAGAGTCTGAAGATGAGCTATCACCCCAAGAACTACTGGAATCTGATGAAGAACTATTATCCCATGAACTGCTATTACTACTAGAATGATCATCCCATGAACTGGAATGTGATGATTCTTTAGGTGCATCCCATGAACTGGATTTGGATTCTTCTTTAGGTGTATCCCAAGTCGATCTGGATGTTTCAGTTTCACGCACTTCTACTTCACGAACAGGTACGTACTCACGCTCAACCACAACTTCACGATCATGGTGATGGTTACTGGAAAGTGCGTTGTCGAGCAATGCCCCTGCCATCATTCCAGTTACAAAATCTCCACCATTGTTGTTTCCACTGTTTCCACCGTTGTTGATGATAGTTGTGTTATGAACAGGTGCTGGTGCTGGTGCTGTTGCATTACCATAGGAACGAACAGGAGTGCCATTCTGAGTGTGATGATAGTTAGGACGATCCATTGATACAGATGTGGTATTAACAGGGCTAGAAGGACGTTCAGGACTCACAGGATATGTCCTACGAGTGGCAATAGGTTCTTCGTCTTCTTTCCTCTTCACTATCCCTTTGGGTTTAAGTGTAGCTAATTCTCTTTCAAGTTCATCAAGACGATCACATAAAGCTTCAGTTGATACTTTATTCTGTCTGATTCGTTGTAGTTCTTCGACTTCCCCTATATGCACTGCCTTGATACCTTCGAAGTCACTCTTTTCATAAAGGAAATCGAAGATATCTTTAACAGGAGCAATAGTGCCAAATTGTCCATTAGTGTATTCTATCAAAGCTTGTATTCTCTTGAAATACATTTGAGGGACCATTCTTCATGGAGAACCTTACTGATGAATGGTTCTACTGGACGAATAACAACACCTTCAGCTAGTTCACCATTTGGGTACTTCTGTTTATCAGTAAATTCTTGAAGTTGTTCAAAAGTCCAATCAAAACTTTGGATACAACAAATTAGTGGAACAAGAGGAAGCTTATATTTAACTGCGATATCAATCATCCGGTAGTAACCAAGCTTCTGCCTAGTTCTTCCATCAATCATGTTGAAGATCATAATATCAACAGATTCAGTTCCTAGTTTGTTTTTCTGAATTCCTGGGCCATAAAGTTCAGCCTGACAAATCAACCAAGGAAGATCAGTGAACAAAGTTTTAGTATCGTACTTCTTAACTCCTTGCCAAAACTTGTTACCCTCAGTTTCAATAAGGATGTTGTTTCTGCTACAAACAACTAGTTCATCATCTTCACAGAAGAAAGTAACAGATGAACCTTCGATCTTCTGAGTGATGTAAACTTCTTGCCCTTGAATTTCAGCGTATGCTTTCATCTTAGAGCAGACATTCATTTCATCTGTCTTTGATACTTTGTGGGTAGGGAAATCACCCTTTGACTGCATATTACCCATTCCACCATTTGATACAGGCGCAATGTATTTGACGATTCCTAGATATGAAGTTAGGTCAGCACCTTCAAAACGAATATTGATATCATCACATTCAATATATTCAGAAACTACACGAAAGGGGATAACAATACCTTGACTGTAAATCTTCTTTACTACGTTATCTTCTTCATCCCTCTCTGTAAAGGATTTTGGTTTAACACGGTATTTAGATTCTGCCATCCAGTTAAACATTTCGATTTTAGGGAGAATTGTATCATACTTGATGAATACAACCAAATCTCCTACGGTGTGACCTTTTTCACAGATACAAGTATATCCACAGTCCTTCAGGTGAACAAGTTCGATCCGATCTTTGTTAGGGATTGCTTCTAGCCTTTCTACTTTATAGACTACAGCTAGTAAATCTCTATCAGTCACTTCATTTGCTTCTACTTCGTTTACATTTACATTCATTCTTTAATCTTATCGACTCCTTTGATATTAACCTTTACGGATAAATTATTTTTTCATCTTCAATATATCTTTGATACATTGATATTGCTAATTCCTTATTTGGTGTTTTACAGTGATCAAAATAATCTGATAGTTTACCCCAAAAATATACCGAATTACTTTTTAAATCTAGATACACCGGTTCAGATTTGAAAATCCACCAACCAATAATCTTTCTTACACCGTATGTTCCATCATTAAATTCAACAACATGTATTTTCATTATTATTCCTTTGTTGGTTACATCACAATAATATAAAACAAAATTCCTTGCATTTATAAATCTCCTCCCTAACGGTCTTTCAACATGATATTTATCATTATTTCATCGTCTTGACAAGCGTCAAATCCCGTTGATGTTGATTTACCATGAACTTTCCCTTTCAGTTCTCCATGATCATTCACAATATTAACGAAACCAGCACCTTCAATCTCACCAATTTGTTCAAACACGTTATGCTGAAATCCTAACGGAAAGATGATTGGCATACAATTGACTATCACGTATTTAAGTTTCATTTTGTCTCCTCTGTCATTTTCTAGTATTCCATTTTGCTGCTACGTTCAACATATGAAAAACATCTAAAGCTAACACGCAACCCATGTCATTACAATTTTTATCTTCTATCTGTTTCATTATTTCTTTATCTTTTTTTGAATAAGAGTTAAACATCTTTTCTTCCATCTTACATCCACAGGGGCATTCAATCCCCTATGTCATTGCTGAAGTAGGTCCAAAATAAAAGGATTTTTCTCTACGACCGCAGAAAGGGCAATCTTTAAGATCGACAACAGTTGAAATAGACATGAAAAATCTCCTTTGTGATTGAATGTATAAACATCTTAACACAAAGGAGATTTATTTGTCAATTTAAACTTTCACTTCTTAACGATTTGCACGTTCACGAACATCATCCAAATCTTGGTGACGGTAAACAGGGTAATAGAAGTTTCCCTGTTTTACCAATTGGTAAGCGATTTCAAGTACTTTCTTACCTTCCATCTTGTTATCAACCCAACGGATATCTTCAACCCTGATAGTTTCATAGGTTCTATCAGGGTACTGAATCAGTTCAAGTCTACCTTTCTTACTGTTCTTGCCTGGAGCTTCCTTGAACACATCAACCCAAACTCCACCAATCCTGATTGCGCAACACTTCATAACGAAACCAAAGGTATCACGGTTTACATGTTGAAGTAATGCTCCACCCATACCAAAGGCAACGTTGTCAGCAGAATATCCTTTCCACATAAGCAGCTGGAGGATTTCCACAATAGCATTCCTGTTAATTCCATCACCTTGGATAACCCTGATACAATCAGGGAGAACTTTATAACCTTTGGAGTTTACAGTAGTTCCAAAATACTTTTCCAGACGTTCAACTACAGCAAGAACCGTAGGTGCTGGTTCACCAGAATCAGGACGAACAACTAATGTTCCACCAGAATTCACAATCTGATCTTTATGAATTGTTCCCCAAATGTCACATGCTTCCATGATGTCATAGGAGTCAGAGACACATGCACAGATTTTTCCAGGCAGAAGATATTTGTCGAGGAAGTTTTTATATGCAGCTGCCTCGTTTTCTTTCCCCCAACTGGTAATCGTAGAATGCTCTGTAGCAGGGATAGAGAATGCAGACATACCACCGGTACACCCATAGGCATTATTTGCCCGTATGACCCCTTCTACAGTGTCAGACCCCATTGCACCAGTTGCCATATGACCAGCATCACCAAGTGCTGCAGATTCACTGGAACTAACACCCCTACCAGCAAAGCTGTGTAGTTTGAAGTTAAGTCCTTCAAGAGAGTCAGCAGTCAGTTCCATGTATTTTTTGATTTCTACACGGCAGTCATAACTAATAGTTCCTGTAGACGATGGATACCATACCCCTCTGAGGAACGAAGTTTCAAGATAAGAAGCTACACTGAAGCATTTCTTATCAGTGCAAGAAATCTTTGCAATGATATTTCGGTTAGGGACTACAGTTCCTTCAGGGATTGCAGAAATCACAACAGGAATAAACCCGTTGTAAGTGTCAAAAATGTGTTGCCACATTTCTTTATCGAAAGGCTCACCATGAAGTGCAAAGAAATCTACAGCTTCATCGATATCTGCTTGGGAGATAGGAGTCATCAGATACTTCTGGATGTACATCTGAAGACCGAAAAACAGAAGGTGATCTCCTGCTCTTGCTTCGATGTAAGATTCCATTGCATCTGCATCAGGAGGATAACAGGGTGCATGACTTGGCTTATAAGAATCTACTTTGAGTAACAGGTTATTCTCATTCCAAATTCGTTGATTAGGGTAGGATACCCAAGGACTGAATAAAACAGAACCATCTTCTGTTTTATAAGTAAACCCAGCTGGAAACGCTTTTACAATATCTTTGCCTACTGCATTAAATACTACATTCATAACGTAAGACTCCCTTACTGTTGAAATAGGTGAACGTCTATCGTTCATCCTTTAAATCTACTAATGTTATTCTGTCATTTTGAAATTGTTGTATTACAAAATCTTCAATAAGTTGATATGCTTCTTCTGGATTTGACGCATTAACTAATGCAATCTTATTGCCTTGTTTAGGCAACCAGACCCGAATTTCATACACAGTATTCATTTACTCTACGATTAGACTAAGTTGCCCACACGCAGCACCAGCAGTAATCTCTGCTTCAGTTGCGATAGCTACTGCAAAATCAAACCCTGCTTCTTTAAGCTGTTCCTGAATAGTTTCCATTTTGAATCACCGTCCTTTTTAGTTTTATTTAGGTTCTATCATTCTTACTGGTATACCAAAAAAATATTGTGCCATGTCATTTTCTTTTGCAACACCGGTTGATGTATCCCATCCATCAAGGGTCAGTATGTGTAATTCACTACAAGTAGCGAGTTGCTCCATACAGAACTTGTCCCAAAATTCAAAAGAGCAGTTTGCTCCATATTTAGTCACGAAGTTATGGCCGACTACAACAGGGCTTACAGGGCAATCGCCTCTATGAAGAAGTTCCATAAAGTAAGATTCAGCTGCTTTCACCCTTTCTTCAACAACTGCTGGATCAGGATGAGTATATGGAATGCTGATAAAGATTCGCTTCATATATTATCCCATTCTGAATCATTTGATTGTTTTACTTGTCGGGCATTACAACATTCGCAACAACAAAATCTGGTTCTTGGATAAGTACCTCTATGCACTTTTACTTTTAACCAGTTATGTTCTCCATCACACTTTTCAAACATACCTTTCATACGATATACTCACTAGGGACATGATCGACTAACCACACCCCATTTGTTGATTTGAAGAATGCGAATCCATGTTTATGCATTTCAGCAGCTTTCACAACAAACACAAACACATCACCATGTCTGGAACCCACTTGTTTTGCAGTATTGATGTTATCAGAAAGATGAACATGATGCCTACTCATTTTCTGAATTCCTTCCTGCAAGATTGAATCTACAAATCTTTCACAGGTTCCATGATATAAGAATTTAGGAGGGACTGTGTGTTCATATCCGAGTTCAACTTTTACCGAATGACCTTGGCTTGCCCTGATCTTTGTTTGATCAGTAGAAAACTCAAATCTCTTCTTGTTGTTCTCTGCTACTACTTTTTTCAAAAGTTCAATGCTAATTACAATACCCTTCGATTTAGCTTTGTGTAGTAATTCGTAAATACCAACCCACCCTGCTTCATCAAGAGTGATCCCGATTTCTTGAGGTTTATGCCTCAATACAAAACTCAAAAATTTACTACAACTTATTACATCCATTTCTCTTTCCTTAAATTCATTTGTACCTATCATAACAAAAGATTTATTCTTTGTCTATTTGTTTTCTATTATATTGCTCTAACAGTCTTAAAACAACTTCGTTCATATTGGTTCCATCATAACGAACAACATTAGGATGTTTAAATTTTTTATTGAATTCATGCGCTGGCATGATAACCAGACCCCTAGGGCGAAATTTCAACCAAGCTTCGATGTAATCAGGGAAATCATCCACCAGAACATTCCCATATACCAGCCCTTTATCATGGGTAATGGTCACTCCACTGATGTTATCTTTGCCTAGGTGAGCATGGCACCACTGAAGCTTCTCAGACCATGCATTATATTTGGAAGCAGGGCCTTTGGTCAAGATAGCAATCTTGTATCCTATATACTGGCATTGAGCATATACTTCCCATCCTAACTGGAATTTAGGGAGTCTCAACCACCACCCTGCTTGACTTGTGATCATATGCCTACGTGCTTCCACATAATCAATATCACAATGAACATCAAATATCTTTGGTTCATATTTGGAACGAATCTTCTCTAAATCCTTTAGTAGCTGACCATCATAATCAGCCAGTGTTCCATCCATATCGAAGAGTGCTACCTTATCTCGCATCATTATATTATTCCTTTGAATTTACAGTATCCATATACAACAACACAACAGATGAACAATGCTATATTCAGTGCAGTATGCTCACTCATATACCTAACCCATCAATAAATCCAGTATTTTGAGGTTTACGAGGTAATCCTCTTCTATGTTTAACCATTTATAACCTCTCCACCAAATCCATTGGTTAGTTTACCATTCGGTTCATATACCAGAATTCCTTTACATTCAGTTCTATCGGAGTAATACCTAGCGTAAGACTTCACAATATTACCACTTCCAGTAGAAGTGAGATAGTTACAGCATTTACATTTAATCTCACCTTCTTCTACTTTGCGCCAATTTTGGGACTTGATTGTAGCAGGCATTTCATCCAAATTGATATCAGAGAAATCGACTTGGTGAGTATGAGCATATTCATTCACACTCATAAAAGTAACAAATCCGATATCAGTTATACCCATTTCACCAAAATACTGAATATAATCAAAACACATTTTATTTGAATCAATATAACCTTTAATCAGGTTACACGAAAGATGAAGTTTGTCTTTATGCGGATACTTTCTGATTTCATTAGAATTAGTGATCCAAATACCGTATGGGTCAACCCCAAAAATTTCATTGTTCTTGGCATTCGATGTATGATGCCTTGAAAGAGCAATACTATTCACATACTCAGGATCAATGTTCATAAAGTTATAACCGTTGGTATTCACAACAGTGAAGATACTTGGATCAATACTTTTTACTTCTTTGAGAAGTCTGTTCAGCAACTCAACATTAAGCGTGGGTTCCCCACCGGTAAAAGATACTTTATTAATCCGTACTTCTTTAGACAAACGTGTTAACGTGTATAGGAACTTGTATACATCAAATTCTGGTGATTTACTTTTATGAAATTCACAGAACTTACATTTTGCTTGGCAGATATCCGTAAGACGAACATAAAGATTGACATATGGTTCATCGATCTTTGATCCTACATGATCATTGAAGTTACAGTGATGATCCTTGACTTCGAAATCTTTACCAAACAGTTTGAGTTTCATATCTGTACGTTTATTCCTTTCTTGGATAGTAGTTTACACAAATGCTGCCATTCATGCTTTTTGTATTCTTCAGAGTATATTGCATTACTCCAACATGCATGAAAGTACATACGAAGTTCCATAAGTTCAGCTTCAGTAAAATCTTCCATTTAACAGGTAGTAGAACGGAAATTAACAGCAAGTTTAGGAGTATGGCGCACGATTGTAGTATAACCGAAAATCTGACGAAGGATCAAATAAGAGTTCTCTGTAATTTGCCCCTCCAGAAAAAGAAGATTCATTCGTTGTTCGAAATCTTTTTCTTTTCCTGCGGCAACTGCTTTGGCCTTTGCATCCATATAAAATTTGATTTCATCTTCCATTGTCATCTTAGCATCTTCCATTGCTATTGTGTTCAATATATTGGATTTCAGTTTTAGTTTCCTGAATCACTTTGGTATATCCGAAAATCTGACGGAGTAACTTATATCCATCTTTTGACACTTGCCCCTCAAGGAACATCATGTTGAATCGTTCCTCAAATTCTTTAGCAGAAAGCCCTTGATCTTCTGCTTTCTGTTTAGCATTCATGAACTTTCCTATTTCTGTTTCCAGTGCTGATGGTTGCATTGCCATTTTAATTCCTTATCCTAAAATAATAGTTTCTTTTTCGTTGTTATAGAAAACATTCTTCACCTTGAAGAATGTTTTCGCAATCTCTATGCAGTCTCTATAAAATCTGGAATACCAAATTTCGTAACGTGGGATTATGTAGCGATACCACAAAATATCCAAATTAAGGTTTTGTTGATAAAACTCTTTACGTGGTTCTACTATAATCAATTTTCCATTATTTGTCAATATTCTTTTCATTTCTTTAAAAAGACTTTCTAAGTCCTTGATATGATGAAGAACATTTCGAATTATTATCTCATCAAAGACATGATCTTCACAAGTCACCTTGTAAGTCTCAGGGTCAAAGGCGTAATCAAGATAGGGAGCCTGGGTGATATCACAGGTCTTAAACCCTTTCCTTGGGTTATGCCCTGATCCGAAGTCCAGTTTCAGTATATAGTCTACAGATTGTCTCACAATGTTTTCTCATACTTTCAGATTTTGAGTATAACTCCCAAGGAATGTCCATTGAATCGTAAGATTCATAGTAGTTCATATCTTCATTTTCTAGACCCATATATTTGGTCATATCACCATGCATTATTTTACTACCTTTAATTCATCATACATATGTTCAATCGGAACACACCAATACTCTTTATTCATAAAGAAGCAAGAGCCTAGGATCATGGTGAGAATGTGGTCTATGTGGTAATTTATGATCACAGCTAGGATGATTACAATAATTAAATCCATTACATAGTAAAATTAAAGGGTTTCGTTCCATATAATTCCTTTATCTAAATATCCAAATTCACGTTGCCACTTCATACTTTTCCATGACTTCTGTGATTGAAATGAAAGTTGCTTTGGAAGAGGATACTCTGAAGTAGAATGACCATCTTCAACGTGGTTATGCTGATAAATATCTTTGTCTTTGTTATATATCTTCCATACTGTAATCATAGTTTTCATCATACCATTCCTTTGCCCAAAGATATTCATAATATTCGTCAAATATAGTAGGGAACCCTTCCATACTTGTTTGATCACACCCTGCACTTTCACAAAAGTAACCATACCTAGTCTTTATCTTTTGATTCAAATCATAGGGCAAATGTCACATATTGTTAATGTCATGTATTCATCCCTACTGCTTTACAGTAACCATCCCAATTGATCCAAGTCCCTAATGGACTTACAACTAGATCAGTCTCGTTGTAATTGTTGTTTCTGTGAGTGTAATAACCGATCTGATGACCGTTGTAATCAAGTAGGATCAAACCGTAATCTGTTACTTCCTTCACATCACATAAAATTTTGTCAAATTCATTGTAGAATGAATAACTTCCTTTGATATCTTCGCACATGGTCACGTTGATATTCATCCTAGTGAAATAGTCCAGTAGAAAGAGAATTTCAGGATTCTTTCCTTCGCAGTTCTCTTTGCAAAGTGGAATGTTCACCCTTACAGAGAAATTGTTAGCAGGGTTGAACGAATGCCCATGCATGTAATCAATCATATCCAAAAGTTTATCAATATCAAAATTTGGATGAATACCATGAACAGTATCATATTTTTTAATTGTAGCAATTGAAATATTAATACCATTTAGCCCTGCGTTAAGATAATGATTGAACAACTTCGGAGTCAGAAGCACACCATTGGTTGTCAATCTAGTTTCTTTCGCATACAGACTTCCGATCTTGATATACTCAGGGAGATTAGAAAGTAGTGTAGATTCTCCACCCATGATAGTACAATACTCAAAATGTTTATAGTTGTATGGTTTGACCTGAGCTAAAAACTCATTCAGATCAAGAATCTTCGCTGATTTATCTTTCTGATAACAAAACTTACAGTGATTATTACAGTGAAGATTTGTAATTGTCCTTAAGCCTTTTAAATGTCGCATCACGTTCTTTATCCTCTATATAGAATCTGAAAAGTAATTGATCTGTTGTATTGTCAACTGGAATGATCACAAGTTCATCATTTTCGTATCTGCTAGTCATTCCGATATTAGGATCACATGGAAACGTCCCACCTTCACGAAAGGTCTTCATTTTACCTCAATATATAATGTTTTAGAAAATCTCCAACACAAGTTTTACCATTAACAAAATACCATGTTGCCCAAGCACTTGCGCTAGATACAACAGTAACAACCAAGAATATCATTGGTAATATTTGTTCGATCTCCTGCGCTCGCCAAAGCCAAATAAATCCAATGAACAAACACAAAAATGTTAGTACAGCTATACCGGTTGCTTGAAAGAAGTACCTTAACAGAAATCCTAATAGGATCATTAACAGATAGTATGGCATTAAATAATGTTCCTCACTTTGATTATACCTTCCCCAAGATGATTCTGTTCAGAAATCACATTCTTGTTGATAGGGCTAAGTTTAATGAAGAAAAATTCAGGGTCGAAATATTTCTTCAGCTTCTCAATATCGAAGTCTGCTTCATCAACCAAAGTCAGATTGACAGTTGTTTTCAGATTGCTATTGGTTCTAATTTGCCCAAGTTCTTCAATGCTCATGAGGTTGTTGATTGGAATCAGTTCATGTCTACGATTTTCATCCAGACTATGAAGACTGATCTGGAGGGTAATGTTGCCCTTGATCCAACTGAAGTCAGAACCTTTAATCCCTACAGTGGAAACGTAGTGATGTGTGTTTGGAATGAAATAACTTACCTTATCAATTGCACGTTTAACATTTTCAATATTGAGAAACGGTTCTCCCATGCGAGTATAGTTGATTTTAAATTCCTTACTATGTTTAGGGTTTTTAATTTCATATATACTTTTGTTGTTTTTTCCCATAACAAAAAGTACTTGCTCTGTAATTTCAGATGCTGTAAGGTTTCTCCACCCTTTCATCTGTCCTGTGGCGCAGAATTTACACCCTACAGGGCATCCCGACATGGTAGACACACCAACCATCCATCTTTCGCTTCTATCCCCTAGATTAGCATCCTGAAGCGAATTATTGCCATTTGTGCAGTTCTTGGTGTAGTAGGGGAGAAATGTGTCAGTGGTTTCAATCAGCATACCATCTTCCAGTTGAAGACAGTGAACCGATCCATTAGCAAATTCTCTTTTACGAATCTCTTTCATTTCTGATTTCCTTTACCGTAAAGTCTATCAAGACGAGGTTGTAATGCATCATATCCGCAATGTTTACAATGGAAGTAGTTAAGGTTAAATATATCACCCCTAATTATTGTGATGATTTCAATCATTTGGTGAAATCCGAAGAAACATTTCAATGTTTGAAATTTCATTTCCTCACCACTTTGATATATCCCAAATCCTGTCTCCATTTCCAAGGAGTGAATTTGTTGTTATGGGTGAATCCAATATATTGATTAAACAATGCAAATATGAAATTTTTAGTTGAAATTGATTTTATCACCTTGAGGGCAGACATATTGAAATCTCCTTTGTTTGTAAGTATAGATACACCTTACAGGAGATTTGATTTTACGTCAATTATTATTTAAAGAGGGGAGCAGATTTTATTTTGTTTATCAACTGGTAAATATAACTGGTAGAATCACCATATCTAACACCTGTGATTTTATTAGTAAAAACCTTAATTTTTTCAAAGTCACCACTAAAAGTTTTGTAATTTTCAAATGAAACTTCGACTTCGTAAATTTCTTCTGGAAGAATAATACCAACCCCTGTCAAGGCACCATCCAGAGAGTCTTGATCCTCGTTAAAATGTATCCAAGGATATAGATTCTCTGGAGAATCAAAGAACTTGATGTATTCACGAATGTTGGCAGCATTACCACCACTACAAACAACAATAGTTTTATGATTCTGAGAGTAATCTTTAGTCATAAGACTACGTTTGGTGTAAACTACATTACATTCATTACCATAAGATTCATCACTTCTAGTAACAATTGTATTGAAGTCTGCTTTGTTGTGAAGTTCCCCAAGGATATGTGCAGACTGAATCCCTGCTTGGATAGGGGAAAGATACATATTAATAAAAGTATACAAACGCAATTTATTTCTCCTTTAAGTCAAATCTACTCACAACTCCTTGAAATAGTGAGTCTAAATTGTAATGAATCTTGATCCTAGGGTTGATTAATTCAAGTTGAACTTCCAAATCAAACTTCCTAGAGTAATCAGGATGAGCGCCAATAATCAAATTCTCTGGTGTATCTTTGTATCTGGTTGCCCATACCCCAAGTTCGAAAAGTGTTATAGGACAAACTGTTTCACAAGGAAACCAGAAAAGGATTGCGGAAGACTGCATCAGGTAAAGATGTTCCCAAAGAATTTGTGTTCTAGCTTCACTTCCAACTGGTGCTAGATCACCAACTCTCCTAGGATTGAACACCATCAAGTCACCATCATACCGCTTAAATTTAAGACTGATATAATGTTGCCAATCAGGACAATTACTAATTCCACCACCTAGAAACAATTTGTTGGTATCGTAATAGAATTTGTTAAAGTCTTCGAATGTTTTAACAGCTGGTGATTGTATTAGTTCTATCATAGTTGCCCTTTATTGAGTGAAGGTGTACAGATGTTATCCATTCTAAAAAATCTTTACTAGATAAATCTCGTTTACCTAAATTGCATTGTTTACAACAAGGAACACAATTTTCCTTTGTATATCCTAATAAGTTATCTATTCTATCAATACCTTGGTACACATATACATCATCATTCCATGCTACAGTTGCTTTATTATTTGGTTCTGCACCGCAATAATAACATGGTTTAGTTATTAATTCATTAAATAACTCCCTAGTTATATCAAATGGTAAATTTCTAGTTTTAGCACCACTTTTATAACTATTATATACAACTTTTTGCAAGATTCTCCATATGTCTTTCTATGATTTTTTTATTAAATATACTCACTCTTTCTAATCGTAAACAACCACAACTAGTTCTAGTCCCATTCCTAACAGTAACCATATCACATACTAGTTCTTTTCCACATTCACATTTAAACAACCACATACTTCTTCTCATAGTTGGATGCTGTTTAACAAACTTGATAGCAGTCAATCTATTATATACTTCACCAGTTATATCCAATCTTTCATTCTTTAACATTTTATTCTCCCATATAAGTTTTTATTGATACATAACTATTTATATGGGAGAATAAATACTCACTAAACACCAACAACAGACTGAATAATATCTATATGGTCTTCGAAAAAAGTATCAGCTTTAATATCTTTCAATGGTAACCAGAATGCTCTACTTGCATCATCATTCCCCTTTACTCTTGGTAGTGTGCCATCAGGAAGTTCTATATGAACAACATGTGTAATAGTTCTTCCTCTTGAGCTACGGTTTATGTTGTCAAAGACTTTTACCTCTTTGATATTACCTTTCAATACAGGAATAGGTACTTTGAGCCTAGTCTCTTCGTGTAGTTCACGAATTGCACCATCTACAATAAGTTCATTTTGATTTAAAAATCCTCCAGGCATCGCAAACAAACCTCGCCCAGGTTCTGCTCTACGTTCAATCAGAAGTACATGACCAGATTGAATAAGTAGAATATCAGTTGTTACAAAAGTTGGAGGATACGGTGCAGCTTCCCAAGATTTCTTATAGTCCCTGATGTATGCATGTTCCATTGCAAGCTTTCCGAATTCTTTTGTCTTCATAAATTCCTGAATATAAAGACGAACACCTTTATGAACATGAGGCTCAAGCTTTTTCATTGTCTCAGTTGTATCAGATTCGAACATGATCTTTCTAATCTGAGTTGCAGATAGAATTTCTTTACCCACAAACTTTTTGAATTCAGAAGTAATCAAAGGAAACTGCGGGAAGATAGACAGATACCAAGAACTATCATCCTTTATATTTCCGACAAGGCAAACTTTAGCAGTATCAGGATCACTATTGTCTTCTTCAATTGCAAGATCAATTGTGTTTTGAACTTCCATTGCCCACTTTTGATTGTTGTACATATAATCATTCAGTGGTTTAAAGATGAATTTACCCACAGATACGGAATACATGGATTCAATCATGAGCATACGTTCATGCCATTTGAATGGATTTTTGATTGTTCTAGGGCGATGCGCAGACCCTAGCAAGATGATAACCTTCTCACTTTGTGAGAGTGCGAAATCAATCAGGTCTTTGTGCCCAAGGTGTGGAGGATTGCAACGGCAAATCACTACGGAATAGTCGTACTCTTTTTTCTGTGTCATTAGAACCCCTAATGTTATTTGATATGGCTAAAGTCTATCTCTAGCTGATGTTATTTAGTGTTTTGTGAAAGGATTTTGTAAGATACACAGGGTAGTATTCCTTACAATTCAGTCTTCCATTTCTTTTTCCATTCAGACCCATATTCAGGAGTAGGGTAAGCAGCAAGAACTTTCTTTGCGTATTTCCCACGAAGATACGCAGCAAGAGGGATTATAATAAAAAAGAAGCTGATAAAAATGATGTTAAGTAAAAACAAAACAAAATCACCACCAATTTTCTTCAATGCTTTTCCCAAGCTCTTAAAATGAATCATTTTGAATAATAGCAAATGTGTAAGTACTTCAACACAATGTTGCCCAAATGTAAGTTCCGCCTCTTCTCTGATTGATCTACCGTTACTCATTTTAGAAACCTTATAAAGAAGTATTATCTTTTAATTTATCACACATTGCCATATTAACACCTATTTCAAATGAATCTTGTCTAGCTGATCTAGGTGAATATGGATGTGTATAATCCCCTATTATGTATGCTCTATAACCAGCAAACATATACATCATATGCTGACATTTAGCATCATCAGAAACATTACCGATAATATGTGCTTTCAAATCATCAACTATTTCCATCTGGTTGCCTCATCAATTTCATCTTGGGTAAAAGCACCAGATTGTTTATCAACTGCTCTAGCCCATGAAGAAGGGTTAACTTCTTTTTCTTTATAAACGTGTGAAAGATAGTTACCGATCATTTGGTAGCTTGCTCCATTATGAATCAATTCAAGAATTGATTTTGCCACTGCTTCATGATCGACTGTCATTACATTACCTCAATTAGGTCATCGTTGTCAAGTTTAAATTGTTTCCCAAACAAAATTCCGTCAGAAATTACTTCCCAAATTCCATTACAGAACTTTATGGTTTCATTGGGGATTACCAATACTCCATCCCGTATAGCCCACATACGGTTATAGCCTAGGGTATGCTTGACGTTCACCTTGTTATTGAAAATGTCATAGTAGTGGCTTACCTCAATTTCATCGTTCTGAAAGAGGATAGTGACAATTGCTTTCCTATGGCAGTCATAAATGACGTTCACAGGGTCACAATTAGGGAATTTAAGCTCCCAAACCATCAACCTGATAGTTTGATTGCGCAGATACTTCATCTGGCATAAAGGGGATTCTCGTTCGTTTTTGATACAAGAAACCAGATGTTCAAACTGTTCCTCAGTTATGGTAATGCCTAGTCTCTGCCGCATTCTTTTGATGAAATGTCCTGCTTGACAATCCCTTTTATCAATATCATCAACTCTTGCCTTATTGGTTTTAGATAGCTTCTTCATTCATCACCTTTTTGATCATTTCATTATGTGCTTCATTCTCAGAAGTATGTTGTTTAGCACAAAGTATAGTGAGATCATATTTGCTTGCCAATGTTTTAAGTTCCAGTAATTGGTCAATCATCTGTTGTTTGTTATAACCTCTACCAACCCAAGTCATTTTATTCAATGGATGGTGAGGCATACGATCAAGCATATCATCGATAAGTTCAGTTAATTCATTTCTCATTATGCATACCATGACCTGTATGATTTTTCATTTTCAGAAGTCAACGTCAACGAACCATAAGGCATAGTGAAGGAGGGAACACCTTTGTAACCAGCATGAAGAATTTTGGTAATAGTATGAGTAGTAATAAAATTATCTTTCACAGGAGTCACATGATCACACATAAACCCTTCACTACCTCTCACGGTTTTGTAACCGATCTCTCTGAGGGTAACTTTTTTACCCCTGACTTCAGTGACCTGATAGAAGTCAACGTTGGTTTGATCGTATCCCCAAGAGTATTTGAAAATCTGTCCAACCTCGCAAGTGACTTCTGTGTTCAACTTCTTAGCTGCTTCCTTTCTGGCTTTCTTTGATTCAAGATCAGCAGCACACTGGTTACAGAAACTATCAATGTAGTTGTACATCTTTTCTTCACTGGAGAAGGAATAATAAAAATTATGTTTCTTGCCCTTGCCAATGAATCCCATTGCAAAATATTTACCCCTACTAGGGCAAGATGTAAAGAATACTTCGAATTCCTTTTCATCAAGACCCGCACGGTGACCATTCATACTGGAAGGAACATCCCGAAGTTCATTTACATAGCTTTTCATAAAGAAATCTCCTTTGTGTTTAGATTATGATTCAATCTAACACAAAGGAGATTTCTTGTCAATTTAATTAGTGAAGGTCTTGTTGTTAATTATTATGAGGGATAGACGATTTCCTCCTGATGATGTGCGGAGTGTTCATGAAGCGATTCAACTTGGGAGCTTCAGAAGCAACCAGACCATCCCCTTGTGAATTATGATTCTTGGCAGAAGTCAACGGCCTGCCGTTGTGCTTTTTTGCAGACCCTGTATTGACAGCACCAGAGATAGGAGTAACTGCACCCTGGGACTTCGCAACTTTCACTACCTTCGCAGGAGCAGCAACTGCTTTCTTCTTGCCCAACCCGCTTGCCCTTGCAACCTGACTGCGCTGATCGTGATATGACTTGCTGACGAGGGACACCCTGCTAGGAATCCCAAATTTGGATTTATAATCCACAGGAGTCATTTTGTGTTCTCTGGTCAGGTGTTGTTTGAGGACGGTCATTCCACCTTGACCACATATCAGGCATTTAACTTCGGTGTCACCAATGGTATCCAGAGGGTTCACACCAACCATCGAAGGTGCAATATGGATATGTGATATTTCCTGTTCTTTTTCTTGCTCCTGGGTAGGTGCAACAATCGGAGTATTTCCTTCGATTGCGTTCAGTGCGGTGTAGATTTTCTGAATTTCTCCAATGAGTTCCTCTGATGAAAGATTACTCTTACCTCTTTCCAGTACGATTTTCGCAGACATTTCGACTAAGCTTCCCATGATGTATTCTCCTTTGGTTAGTGTTGATGTTAACTTCCACGATCTCCATAAGATAATAACATGATCGACATAATCAGATGATACTTTAAATTTTTTTCTTTGTCAAATATTATTTTTAGTTAATTTTAAATATACGGCAAGAAAAATCCATACCCCCTCGTCTTCCAAACATTTAGTTATCTTGATACACGCTTTTAATGTTGCTTCGTTGCGCAGATCAAAATTACTTCGTTCACCTTCGATTGCCCAAGCTTTAATCAGCTTGTATATCAACCGAAAGGTATTCTGTTGGAGGGTTCTATGATCACTCAAAACCAAACCAATGAATTCGTCTTCTTCTTTAGTATGTCCACCAAGGACATTAACGAAATCCGAAAGTGCCTTTGCCAATTCTTCAGGAGTTGTATTCGCCATGTCTTAATCTCCTATTAGTTATTTTTAAACTGGAAGATCACCATATTATATTCGGATTTATTTGTCAATTAAAAATGAAAGAAATCTAAAATAAATTAGACCCCCTTCTAAGTAGTTGATAATATTAAATTATAAGTATTTCAAATAATTCGAATCAGCCTTTTTAACATATCCTCTATCTGTAGGAACATAGTTTTTTGCTAAAAGAGCTTCGATATCCATATCCCTAGGATACCCATGAACCTTTGATATATGTTCTTCAAAATTTACTGATCCTTTGAAGTGTCCTTGGCACTCAGGGCATCTATATGACTTACCATTATAGTATTCATTATATTCCCCAAGATACTTCAATGCTTCTTTCTGTGTCTTGTTTGTGAATTTAAAGTACTTCACCTTACACCATGTGATCATATCGTGATATGTATTATATGAAGAACCTAGATATAACCAAAAACGAAATCTACCCTCACAATATACAGCATGTAAAACTTTCTTATCAGTTGTCTTATTGAACATCAAATCTCCTTAACCAAATTTCCAACGAAGTTCATATTCTCCATCTTGTAGTAATAACCGAAAGGATTGCATATAACTTGAGTACTACCAACTTCATATGACGTGCTATCATGCATGTGACCGTGAATCCAATACTTAATCTGATTGTTATCCAGCATGATATCTTCCAGATTGCTGTAATACGCACCATTCAGAGAAGCACCCTTGAATCTTTCAGGGACACTCATAGCAGTAGGGGCATGATGACTAACCATAACGGTTTTCATGTCGTTATGTTTCTCCAATTCACTTTTAATGAATGCTACGGATTCCTTGTGACGAATCACAGTATCAAATGGCAGCACCCTATTAGTAGCAATGATCTGACCGTAATCAGCCCTAATTTCAGGGGTTGATTTCTTAATGAGTTCAAAGTCTGACATGTTCCTAGATGCATACTGCATAGCAAATGGGTCTTGTCTAAAGAAGTCAGTCCACAAAGCCGATCCTATGAAGAGAACATCATCAACAACGAGGGATTTGTTATCAAGATAATGAACATTATCAGGAACCTTCTTATCGTCCCATATAGACGCTTCTATGCCCCAAACAGAGCTAGAGTACCAGCTGTGGTTTCCAGGCACTACAATGACCTTCCTGAATCGCTCAGACATGATTCTGAAGAAGGGTTTGTATGTAGATGTATAGTATCTGTAAGTTCCGATATCCCCTGCACAGACCAGAATGGTATCCTTATCTTCAGTATCGATTGGAAGTATCCTATTCAAGGTCTTCTCTATTTTGTTGAACTTGATGAATTCAGTATGCAGGTCTGAACATATTCTAATTTTCATTTGGTTCTCCATTATATGTAATGATTTTCCAGAATCTGTTTATCCTAAACCCGATAGGTTTAGTAAAATTTATTCCAAAACCAACCCCACATCCTCTTCCTAGGTAGTACCAAATTCCTTTCGGGAAAGCCTTACCTTCTATTTTTTCTACTAATCATTTATTGTCCTCTTTTAGAAAAGCATAAAGCTGATCTGCTAGTTTATCAGGACCAAATTCATAAAATGAATGAGCAGGACCATATCCAATTCTAGGTAATGTAGTTTTGAATGGATCATTCTTCCATATGAAGTGACTATAGAAATCCTGTTTATATACCCATTCCCATAAGATACCAAATCCTTCCCATGTTGAGAAATTTATATGCTTGTCTTTGAATTGACTACATCCACATATTTCACCAAAAGATACTTGATCCGAAGTTAGAGCGTCATGCCAACATTCGCCCATAAATTCAGTTAAAAATTTATCACGTTCAGTTTTCATTAAGGCTCCCTGGATACTTTTAATATAGCAATATCTAATTCATAAATCAGCTTATGTTTATAGCATGAGCATTTAAGCCAAGGTCTAGGGAAACAGTTTATATGCGGCATTTCCCTTATAACTTTACGTTTCATTTCTTGTAAATCTTTAATGGTTTGTTCTTTCATTTAAGTTCCTTCTGGAGTTCTTTTAACTCCTTGAGCCACATATCCTGTATAGTTATATCAGTAATCTCTTTTAATTGCAATTTCTTTTTTTCTATATCTTCTTTCAAGGTGGAAATAGTGTCCGTTGAGAAGCTATGGATTGGCATATTTACCAGATAATTGAATGAATCATCTACCTTAAAGAAAGGGAAACTGCTATTAGCTGAAATCTGATCAAGGATAAACTGTTTGGTTTGCCTGTATACCTTGATTTTATCTTCTAGGACAAGTTTAACAAAGAAAAATTTACTTCCAGCAATCATCAAGTCTTCTTTGATCTTCTTTATTAGATAAGCTTTCCTCTTCTCATAGTAAGTCAATCGAACTTTGATATAACCATCAAGAATTTCTGTATCAGACTTGAATTCAACTATTTCATTGTTCTCACCGATACAAGTAAAGTTCTCTGTAACACGTTTTATCAGCTTCAGGGTATTGATAATAAATTCATCATCTTTCTTGACAAACTCTCTACTTGCTTTTATCTCAAAGAGAAATTTATTTTCTTTTGGTTCAGATTTGTCGGTGAAGTCAGTTATAATCTTATCGTCTTCCAGTTTAGCTAGGATAGCACAGTATTTTTCAATGTCATACCCTATAGGAAGTTCAGTAACCAAGATAGTAGAAGTGTTCTGTCTTTCGAACTTGCCATAAATCTCATAGGAGAATCCATCAAGTTTCTTTATCTCACCCTTAAATCCATTGAAGTATGGCAATATGTCATTCTTGTTCTTTTTACCAGATATGACATTCTTGATATATTCGGTTATCTCATTAATGTTCCTAGGAAGAATCTTCTGTGCGAATCCAGTACCAATACCCTCTGATCCATTGACCAGCAGCATAGGGATGATAGGAACATAGAACTGAGGTTCAATCTTTGTTCCTTCAAATTCTTGTTCTATCAGAACATGTTCATCTACTGAACGGAATATGGTATCGTATATCTTTTCCTTGTTGATATAGATGTAACGTGAAGCACCAGCTTTCTGGATACAGACAGAACCAAAGTCACCTTTAGGTTCAAGGATGTTAATGTTGTTTGATCCTGGGTAATTCTGAGCCATACCAGATATAACACCTTCAAGGGAAACCTGACCATGAAGGTACTCTAGGGTATCCACGATCCTTGCCGCTAAAGAGGCAACCTTGGTCTTCTCCTTGAGGTTTTTGACCGCATGTATAACCTTTCTGGATGAAGGTTTTGCTCCATCTATGAAGTTACCTATTCCCCTGAATGCTGAGTAAGATGCAAAACTACTAAATTCATCATCAAAAAACTTTTTAATTTGCACTCTTACTCCTTATCTTTTCAATTTTACCATTGTAGCTACAGTCTTGACATTTAGGATCACCGCAATGGATACAATGAAATTCATGTATGCCCTGAATAGTACATTCAGGGCAAGGCATTAAAACAGTAGATTCAGGATCAAGTGTAATTTGATAATTAAACTCACCTGTATCTTTACATTTTTTACATGTCATATAGTGTTTATATTGAACTCTATCCCTCTCAGCTGTTCTTTACGATAATCAACAGTTGCTTTGGATAACCAGTTAGTGATCATCTTAGCAGTATGTTCATCATATTCATAAGTCTGAATAAAGTGTTCAATTCCTTTTAGTTTAATAAGCTGATTAAGATCAGAAGCTTCCCAGGAAGCCAACCCCTTATAGTAATTGTACTTAAGGCTAGGATTCTTTTTCTCGTTATACTCAGGAAGGGTAAAGAAGAAATCCTTAATTTTTCCTGCTCTATCGAATCCTGCAACAATCGGAGTCCTGATAAACTTGATTCTTCCAGCTTGGAGTAAAGAAGTTCCAAACTTGTGAAAGAATCCTAATAGTAATCCACGAATATCGATTCCATCAAGGTCTTGGTCAGACGCAATCAAAACAAAGTCGTATGATAGATCATTTTGTATATCCTTGTCAAGTCTTAATCCTAAGATAGTGACAATATTCTTGATTTCATCATTTGACTTGATTTTTTCTGTTGTCGCTTCCAAAACGTTTAATGGTTTACCTTTCAGTGGGAAATATGAGAACTCTTCTCTTCCTAGGACTGACATTAATCCGTTACAGGCTGAATCACCTTCAGTCAGAACTAGATATTTTCTATATCTGGTTGCAGGATAATACTTATCAACACGAACCTTCTTTTTCTGTTGCCCTAGTTTCTTCAGTTCTACATTCTCTTTGACCTGAAGTTTTAGTTTATATGACTCAACTATTGGGAGTATGATTTCATCGTTCTTTAGAATTGTATTGAGGAACTTTTCAGATAGAAGATCATCAATCAATGTCTTGAAGTTGTTAACAGATATCAATCTTTCTTTGGTTTGTGAATCGAATGCAGGGTTCTGCATCCTGATAGATAAAAGTAGAAAAATTTTACTTTTAATATCAATTGGTTTAACTTCTAGTTTATGTTTCTTTTTTAGAAATGCCCTTACATGTTCAATGATCTTGTTGGTAGCATAATCGACATGAGTACCACCCCTCATAGTGTTTGCACCATTGACAATGGAAAGCTGCTGAAAGTCAGTATCAGAATAGAAGATAGCTACTCTACCATTCTCTACCTCATTACACTCATAGATAGGATGTATTGACTCCACAAACTGCTTCAACTTGGGTACAGCTATCTTCTCCCCGTTGAATGAGAAAGTCACTTCAGGATAAGCAAATGCTAAATCCCTTACACGCTTCTCATACAAAGTTCCTAAATGTTCTTTAACAAGGTCACTTACCTTGAAGTAATCGTAGTTGGGTAAATACTGAACAGCGGTATAGTTCAGCTTAGATGGTTCAATAGTTGGTTTTCTCTTGATTGCCAAATGATTTTCATATGTCTGCTTATAGAATTGTTGACCATTGGCAGTTTCTACTGTAAACTTCTTAGAGAAAATTGGCACAAGACTACCACCAACCCCAAATTGACCAACTAACATTTCCTTGTTTGAGTCATCAAAGTTCGACCCTGCACGAAGGTGTGTGAAAATGATCTCAGGAGTCCACTTCTTTAAGGCTTTATCAAATTCAATTGGTAATCCTCTACCAGTATCCCTTATGGTTAATTCTCCTGAGAGTTTATCATAATTCACTTTTATTTTGGTGCTGTAATTAAATTGTGTCCTGATAGCTTCATCCAGGGAATTAGAAATTATTTCATCAAACAATTTAAGTAGTGCTGGAATTTGTGGAATATCTTTTAGAACAATCTTACCAGCTTCATATATGTATGTCGGATAAACTTCTTCATTGTTTGATCCTGCATACATCTGAGGTCTTAGTAGAACATGCTCGACATCTGTTAAAGATTTAATATCATTCTTTCTTAAAGCAATCGTTTCTTGGGTCATATCAATCCTGATTTACAATTTTTATTTTAGAAATACCCAACTTTCTCTTTTTGCATATATCACAAGTTCTATAATATTGAGTAGGTTGACCTGAAACAATATCAAAGGTATATACTTTCCATTTTCCATAATTGTGAAACCCTAGGGCACAAAATAAATTCATATCAGGTTTACCTTTTTTCGTATAGTTTCAACGCTATCCATACATAGATAATCAAATTTATGATATCACAAACTGCATTACTACCAGTGTACATCATATAATCTGCGGGATATATTTTAGACATAATAAATTTTTCTGACGTACAAGATGGACCCCAAAACAGCATCCACAGGATAAAACTCAAATTTCGCATCAATTCTCCTCCTTTAAATGAAAACTCCATCTAACCTTACATTAGATGGAGTCTCTTGTCAATTTTAATTTGAAATTTATTTACGATTATGAATTTACTACGTAATCGTCATCATCTGATGAATCATCATTTGATGTGTGATCTTCAGCCCTTGCACCTGTCCATCCTAGGGAATCCTTGATTTGTACATTAATTTCATCAAGATCAAAATCCCATTTTTTAGAATATTTCACACAAAGCATGTGCTCATTATCAGCCGCAATCTTTTTAATTTGATCGATGGTCACACCTTTGAGTTCTTTGGTTTCAGTTGCTTCCTGACGATTCTTGCCCCTACCTGCAGTAATGTAAGAGTAAAGCTTGATATCTCTTACACCTTCTTTGCCTGAATCGTCATCATCTGAAATTGAATTCTTAGCAGGGCGACCTCTTTTACCTTTTGATTTCACTTCTGCATTTGGATCGACTTCTTTCTTAGGTCTTCCTCTACCCTCATCAAGTTGATCTCTGTCCAGTTCTTCTAGAATTGCTACGAATTTTGTATTCATTTGATATTATTCTCCTTTTATTTTATTTTGATTTAAACTTGACAAAACCCCAAAAGTGGGTGTATAATGAAAAACGCCCCTCTGGAGCAGGGTAAGATATATCTTGAATGCAATTAACTTCCTTACTGGGTTCAACTGAGAACAATCCTAGAACATCTATCATTTTATGTCAATATCTTTTATTCATCTTCCAATTTATTTCATAATTTATTATATTTCAATATGTTATGAATTAAACTTGACAAAATCCTAAAAGTGGGTGTATAATGAAAACGCCCCTCTGGAGCAGGGTAAGATTTATGTTCCAGATACCTCTGGAGTATTTATAGTCCCTGGGATATTAGGCCAAACAACATCTGGAAAGGTTTTCTGAGTTGTAATATCTCTAAGTGATTGTCTATATGATTTCCATGCATTTTTTAAATCATCTGATAATACAACATCAGATAACATAGTCCAATCACATGAACTTAAAAGATTATTTCTGATAACCCTAGTATTTTCAGATTTTTTTTCTATACTTGGTTGAATATACTCTGATAATATAGGATTACCATCTATATCAGGTATTATTCTTTTTCCATAACATTGACCGTCTATTAAATTTTTATATAATTCATCAGTTATTTCAATTGAATCTGATGGTATATTTTTACCATGAATTTTGCTTGTATAAAATCCATTTAATGAAGCACTATAATAATACATATATAATTCCTTATGAATATAATATATCAGTAGTTCCAATAGCATACCAATGATATGTATGTGGATACACTATTGATATACTTTCAGTAGCCATGATATTAAATCCAGAAGTTGTTATACTTTGAACTGCATATGTTGATAATTGAAATTGAGTATAACATTCATCTGATACAAATACACTAGGAACTGCTGCTGATGGAAAAGACACTGGAAAAGTAACAGATATTATAGTGGAAGATACAATATCTGAAACATATACTTTACCCCATTGTAATATTAATCCATTGGGGAATGTATAATAACCTCCAACTGGAATAGGTCCACCAGATGCTCCATAATACGCAGAATTAACACAATTACCATTATGATAGATAGAGTGACCATTTACATACACACCACCTCTATTATTTGAATCAGTGGTTTTAAAATTTATAGTATCCGCATCAGAATAGCTACTTGGATCACTTCCTACTGATATTGTTAATTCTGATCTTCCTGTTATACCACCTGGATTGAGTAATTGTATTGTTGCGTAATCTATTGGTTCTCCAAATGCATTATTTGGGAATGATATACCACCACTAGGCCCTGAAGATACTAAAAGTTTACCATAACCATCTCTAAGAGGTATTGTATTAGGTAACGCAGTAGTTGAAAATGAACTTACAATATTGTATATGTCTGTAGTTAAAGCAGATACAGATGCAGATAATGTGTTAGTATTCAAATTCAACGTAGTAATTGCATTTGATAAATTTGTATTATCTAAAAGTAAAGTTGAATTAACTGAAGATATGTTTGATTGTAAATTTGTAATTGATGCTGATAATGCATTACTTTCAATCACAAATGTATTATTTAATGCTGAAATTGATTGAGATAATAGTGCATTATCACTATCAATTTTATTACTCAATGCTGAAATTGCAGCTGTGTTTATATTACCTTGAGCAAAAATATCATCTACTGAAACACTATAAGCTTGTACAATACTTATAACACCATTTTCTATTATAAGATTATAATTTATGTTATTGTCATAATCTCTAACAGAATAAGAAGCTTTATCATAACCATTATATACAATTTGTGTTATGTTTAAAGCACCACTAACAATAGACAATTTATAACAAAGACCATTGGATAAATCTTTCATTTGTTTATAAGTAGCAGATGTAGAAGGATTTTCTAAACAACTTGAGTCTGTTTGCTCTATAGTCAATGATCCATTATTGACTATCATAATAAATTTATTACCTGTAGGAATACCAGCACTAGTAACTTCACTAAAAACTGTATCAACTGGTACAAATGAATCTTGCCTCATGTATAAAGTAGGTGTTGAGCCTGATACATGCATAGAGTAAATACACCCATTTTCAAAATCTTGAATGATTGGGCTTACTACTGATATATTTTGTATTTCTTCTAATTGAAGATTCCCTCCAACTACTCTTACATAATAAGTAGCAGAACCGCTATCATTCTGTATTTTTATCCCTAATGGGTCTGCTGGTTCTTGGGTAGTTGTATAGTCTAACTCTTGTAAAAAAAAGTTATTGTTTAACGCATTAAAGCTATACTTTCTATTGGTATAGATATCCTTTAAATATCCAGTATTTATTAAAGGAACACCAGATACAGCAACACCTGTTGCATCAAAAATTGGATTTATATATAATGCCCCAGGAATAATACCTGTTTGAATTGCCAATTCTTTTGAATCTGGTAGACTTCCTAGTTCTATAAGACTGTCATACACCAAAATATTTTGAAATGTTCCAGATACAGTATTTGATGTTAGATTCTGTATTGTTACTGTGATATCACTTGATACAGCAGATGTTGCTGTAGTTTTAAATGTAATGATATGTTTTTGAACAATACCAGATACTGAACTGTTTATCATTGTTGATGCAGAGTTTAGTTCAGTTGTAACAGATAGATTATAAATCTGATAGTTACTTAAAGAAGATACACTAACTTTCAATGCCCCTGAAACAGAAGATGATCCATAAAGTATAAGACTATAACTTAAATTACTCTTAAGATTGGTAGATATATTTTGAGATATACTACCACTAGGAGCAAAAGTTATTGGGATATATTTATTTGTTGAATTATATTTCCCTGTAAGACTAAGAACCTGATATGTATTCCAATGAAGGAGATTCCCATTACCATCTATGTTATTAAACAAATTATTTTGAACTACATTTGTAAAATCAAGGCTTGCAAAGTCTGATAGAAATGAGTTAAGATTTGTTTTGATATTATAGATTGAAGAAGAATCTGCATTCTGATATCTATTGTTTTGGTTAGGTGCAGTCATTATTTGATCCTATTAAAGAATAATCTGGAATTGTTCATCTACACTAGCCCACTTACGATATATTGGAAGTTTATTGGACAAGTAAAGAATTAAACCATTGTCGTATTTCCAATTATTTATATTAAAATTTGCACCATATAAATTGGAGTCTCCAGAGTATATAGGACTACTACAAATAGCTCCTGTAGAATCCTTTGGTTGCCATGATATGAATAACTGTCTATATACATTCTGAGTTGGACTAGACCCACCTATCCTAGGAACAGTCTTTGTAATTAGAACATTAGTAAATCCATTCATTAATGCAGTCTCTTTGTCAGTAGTTGATGCTAATGTGATACTTGCATTTACATTTGATGGTTCTGAATTAAGAGTAGTATACAATAATAAATCTTCATCAATAACAATATTAGTTGTTAAAGTTATAAATGATGCTGATGGTGTGTAGTCAACAGACTGAACAAAATATGTAGTTCCAGGGAACGTAGTACTTTGTGGTTCAAATGGAATAAAAATCTGATCTCCTACTACAAATGTATGAAAATCTTCCATAAGTATTGTATTAGTTAATGATCCACTTGCTGATATAGTTTGTCTTATAATACCGCTATGAGAAATATTTTCACCAACAAGTTGTAATGGAACAATAGTAAACCCATTTGCTATTGCCGCACTAACTTCTGTAGAATTATTTAATTCTTTTACATATGTCACTTCAGATGTTTGAATTTGTGAAAGACCATTCACATCAAACAATGAAGAATGAACACAAGGATTTTTAACATATGAAATATCTATTCCTGGAGGATTACTATCCGCAACAGGAATTACAGAAGTATATGGTAAAGCTTCTTGCCATATAGCTAATGAATTTATCTGATTACTACCTATAACAAATTTAAGATACTGTTGTTTATCAATAAATGGAAAATTTAAGGTTAAATATGATTGTGATCCTTCATATGAAGAAACTTCAGTATATAACTCATTTGTTCCTATTGTTGGATCAGTAAAACGCATATCATCAATTAGTATACTTCCAGATGATAAAGTTGATACTAATCTAAAAGTAGAATTTAAAAGTGTATTTTTCTTAATAGAAGATGGGTCATTCATATTAAGTAATCCATCAATATCAGTATCAATAATTGTAGAAGGATTTCTAAGTCCAGTTACAAATGATTCACCTAACATATTTGTAGTTTTTTGAAGATTTTGTGCCAAAAGTGTGTAACTTCCACCTGATACAGGGGCATAATATAGACTACAATTTTCTGAATAAAATGGAACATTAGATAATGATTTTGAATTTATCATTACTCTTACAGTACTATTCCAGTTTTGTATATAATAGTTGTATGAAGTACTTATAGGCATAAGACTATAATAGTTATTGACTAATCCTTGTATTACAGCCCAAGTCTTGTTTATATATGATAAAGTTAAAGTTCCTATATTTGTAATAGCAGTAGGAGTTGTAAATCCAGTATCAGATACATTATATCTGACAATATATACAGATTGCTTATCAACACCCGCACTATTTAATATAACTGAATTGTTATCATAGAATTTGCTTGCTGTCGTACCTGCCCCTGATGTTGCAATTACATTCAAGTAATTTGAATTTGTATGTTGTATCTGTATTAGAGAACTAATTCCCCATTGATTTTTTGGACTACCTTTAGAGAACCCTAGGTAACATTCGGCTCTTTCCAACATAGTGAATAACATATTTGGATATGTATCTATTGATGACCCACTAAGAAAATTAAAATTTGACATGTATATACCTTTTGTTTTTATTTTTATTTATCACACACAAATTGCCCTACTATTTAAAGTGTATGAGCCATTTTTATAAAATATAGTTAATCCTATGGTTCCATTAGAATAATCACCAGATGGTATTGAAAATGATACATTATTAAGATATGTAGTCAAAGTTTCGACTAGATTTCCACTTATATATAATGACCATACATATTTTGTAACTACTCCAGGCTTAGTAAAAGTTACAGTTGTGTTATTAAAATTTCCATTTGATGCTGTTATTGGAATTGATGAAAGTATAAAATTTGCAGTTGTGTCAAATTCTGAAATAAATGCAGCTGATGATCCTGAAGTAGTAAAGGTATAATCAAAATCAGTCACTGAAGCTGAACTTGTGTTAGTTGATTCGTATGTAAAATTTACAACTGACATGCCATTATATACATAATGTTGATAATCTTTCTTATTAGTACCACTTGTGATGTTTATATATTTATTTCCACTTATATTAGAAATTCCTGATAATATAGCACCTTTATACCTTATAAATGCAGATTGATCTATTTTACAAACATACTGTTCCCAATCATCTTTTACTAATTTCAATAAAATAACATCATTAAAATTCATAGGAGTTGTTAGTATGCTTAATGCTGATTGAACAACTTTATACAAAGTATTATCATTGTAAAATTCGTAAATATACTTATCAGCAACTCCTGTTAACCCAAAATCTAGAGTAACATTTCCATTTAGCCTATCAAATGTGAATTTTATCTTTGTTTTATCTTTTAACTCTTTATACATCCCTAGTACTACATGTTGATTTACATATGATTGCCCTGCAATAAAACCACCGAAATTTTGGTTGAATGTTGATTCGTCTCTAGTATTTTGTAATGTTGTACTTCTATCTGAAATATTTTCATAAGTTGATACATTATAGGGTTCTATGTTTCCAGAACTATGATATATAGATTTTAACTTTCTATAGTGTTGTAATGGAGTATCTGAATATTTTTGTGCATCAAGATATGATATATTTGCTAGATTCCAGTTTTCTCTTATTTGTCTTTTTAAGTCTATTAATTGATAGTAAACAGGACTAGTGTTTGATGTTATTTCATTGTATATAACATTCCATGATAAAGGATGTACAAAGGGTTTGATTTGAGAATCCCAAACAGTTTTTGGTACGGATGAGGAAACTCTATAGATGAAGTTATCAACAGGGTCTTCAACTATACTAATTATGTTTTGCCCTGTATATTTTGCATATAGTCCTAACATTATTTCAATGTATGAAAGATTACCCTTCAATGCACTCCATTTGACTATGTTATTCATAAAAACTAAATGAATTTTATCAACGTAATCAGGATCATACATATTCACATTAGAATTTATTATTTCATAAAAAGTTTTATACTCTGAGAAATATTGATCTACTAGTGAGTTCAAAATTATCTCATTATTGTATATAACAACTTTTTCTGATTGTTCTATATATTTTTGTTGGTTAAAATCATATATTGTAGGGTTGAATTTTACTACATAATCTTCTTGATTATTAAGTAGGTATTCTGTTGATAATGTATTTCCTATATTCTTTAATTGTGTGTATACATTATTAACAGATGCACTACCTTCTATAGATTCTGTATCACCAGATAAAAATTTGAAAATTTGTTTATTGACTATATTAGATGTATCTGCCCCTGATATTGAAAATGCGTTTAAAAAGTATAAAGTATTTTCTATCCTAGGTGTTGATATAGTTATAGTATTACCATCTACAACAACATCTGATGGATTTATAGGAATGTTTATATAATTTTGGTTTGAGTACATTACCAAATCAAAATTATTTTGTGATATGTATGAATTTACCGGAACATCGGATGTTATAATGATACCACTTGATGTTGATATAATTTCATTTATTGATAGAATCATTGTACCACCGTATTAAGATCAGAGTTAGCTGATACACTTGGAGATAAATTTAAGTTTACATTTACATAGTTTATAGTATCTGGTTCTGTGTTGTTATCCTCTAACATTTTTAGATAGTTTGTGAACATATCGGGTATGAATGTATAGTTTTCATCCTCTTCAAAAATTTTTGATTTGGTAAACATTGGTGATTTAACTTCCAATAAACTATCTATTTCAGTACTGATATTATCATCTATTAAAATTTGTAAAGTTGATATAGTCAATGGGTTATATGCTGTGTTAGATATTCCATTGAATGTTATTCGTAAAATCTTCCATTCAAGTAGATTGTAAATATATGATACTGTATTACTAAATGTGTTTAATTGAGTGAATGTATATGGTACAACACCAACCATAGGTTCAAATGTAGATAGATTTATATATTGATCACCTATCTTTTTATATAGATATTTATCATCATTTTTATAATCAAGTTCATACCAATTTATATAATCTATTGATATTTCTATTTTAACATCAGTTACTTCCCCTGTAAAATCAAGATCAATCTCTTTTAAATTTTTAACTTCTGATGATATAAACGTAAAGGTCAATGCAGACACAGGACTATCAAATAAGTTAAATGCTTGAATATCTTCAGTAGTTTTTATAGAGTAATTATTTGAAAGCATATTATTGCTTGCATTAGTATAATCACTTACTTTTATGATAGATGCACAAGATGTTATAAAATCTATTATCATTATTATTGTACCTGTGATGCATTAGGGTTCAAAATTATAAATGTGTTGAAGTTAGTTTCAAAATTTGTTTCAGGTTCATTTGTGATGTTACCTAATGGGTCTAACTTATTTTTTGGTAAGAATGTAATTTTACTAATTACATTATCGTCAAAAATATCTTTTATTGTTTTGGTTGTAGATATGTTATTATAGTCATATGATCCAATTAAGTTACTTTCAAATGTCAATTTTCCAACATCATATAGACTTACTTCTGTATTAGGAGTTCCTGTATATCTAAATGATCCAATGGTAACCCCATGAAATATATCATTAAAATACATCCTGTAATATCTAGTACTGTAATCATATTCATAGTGAAATACAGAATTTAAATTCAATGTGTTATTGATGAAATCCATACCAGTTATGTCATTGTCAATATTGATATATTGAAAAGAATATTCATTTACTTTGGTATAGTGAGTTCCATTATATATGATAACATCCCCTTGGGAGAATGAATCGTTCCTTGGTGAAATCATATAGCTATTGGAAAATGAGCCATTGGCTGTAACGGTATACATATCCCCTATAGACGCTTCAATTGGTAAATATGATGCATTGGTAGGGGTTAGTCCTGAACTAGGGCTAGAAACGATATATGGAGTCCATGAGTCGTTTCCTGACCCTGAACCGGTATATACAATTTGAGTTCCTGTGTTATACACCAATGCATTAGAATCTGATGATTTGAAATTTCCTGAAATTGAAATTGTGAAAGTATCACCAAAATTAATATTGATTGGTAATGCAGAAATCATAGTTCCATCAATGTTGAAATAATCAGGTTGACTTTCTTGCCAGATATTCCACATCCCATTCCCTACATATATTAGAACATCTCCATCATAAGAAACATCATCAATAGAGGGCCAATTTATTCTATTTGTTGAAGAACCAAAATTTCCTATATTATATACTAGATAAGAGGTTCCTATTGATAGAGTACTATAATTGAAGCTTTCAAGTGATCCCCCTGACAAAGGATTTGCATTTATAGTAGGTAATGTGTTTATTGATCCTGAAGGTGAAGTATTTCCAACAAGAAACCATTGGTTTGTTATTGGGTTATAACATATCAAATCACCGTCTATTAGATTTGTTGATGAATTTGTTCTACCTCCAAATGTAGTAGTTTCTCCATAATTTAAGTTTACAACTTTTTTAATTTCATAAGGTGTAACTGAGTTAACTATTGGAGTTGATGCATCAAAAGTAGTTGATTTATGTGATAGTACAGTCCAATTATAACCAGAATTTGGATTGGTATTAAACATAATTTGTTGCCCACCTGATACGTATGGAGTTCTATTAATAGAATTTATTGAATCATAGAATGTTCCACTCATCCCAGGAGCTATCAAATAAATTGAATTTTGGGCTATTTTGTTTAGAATATCATTATCGGTTACTGCAGAAACAGTTCCTTTGAGATTTGCTTTCATCCAAGGTGATCCTGATGCTGCTCCATTGTAGATAATAACATCATCTACATATAGATAATTAAAATTTTTATCTGACCCTGTGATTGGAAAATTTAGTATTGCTTTATAAAAATCTCCTGTATTTGTGCTTGTTATAATAGATTCTTTATCCACTAATCCTTTATATCCATTTTCTCTATTTGAAGCTCTGTTTATCTGCCCGAAAACTTTAACACTAGTACCATCATTTACTGATAGAGTATAAGAATCATATGAATATGCTCCTGATACAGAGTATGTTGGTGTTACTACCAATTGGTATGTTGTACCATTAAAAATAAATGATTTATTATTAGTGATGATATTTTTAGTCAAATCAGTTTCAAACCTATAAAGATCAAAGAAATAGTTAGTACCATCAATTTTTATATCACAAGTTTCTGTTTTACCATTAACAACAACATCTTCATTATAGATATATTTTATGTTGTTACCTGATGATAGTTGACCATATATTGTTCTACTAGGAATTGGTAATACATTAGGAGCAACAATGTCTAATATTGAAGCTTGTTCTATATTGGTTTTAACAAAGTTAGTATATTCAGTAACATCTCCATAAGCATCTTTTGTTTTGATTATTACTGGTAACAATATAAAGTTATTGTTAGTATCAGGGTAATATATACTATCTTTTGATATTGCAAATGCATATTGGGATGTATAGTTAGAAGATAGAATTCCAGATATTCCTGACATTATGCTGTTTATTTTTGCTTCTCTGAAAGTAGGAGCAAAATCTATCATTGAACTTGCGTATGCTGTTAATGCAATATCAACATTTGATTTTATTGTTTGAAGTTCTATCTGGCTTGCATTTGATTTTATCTCAATAGTTGGTGAGATTTCAATATAAATGTAAGAAGGTTTGATGAAACTTAAATATGTAGATAGAATTCTATATCTATTGAGAGTGTTTAAAATATCAATCTCATCTGTTGTATTGATGTATATAGAATTGGAGTTAAAGAAATCCGCATTCATATTTTGTAGAATTGGTATTGCTGTTAGGAAAATATTTCCTAGTTTTGTTTTATCATTAGGGTAAAGTTTATCTCCACCAATTGAATTTGCTTTTAGTACATACGGGTATGATGATAAAATTGTATTAAAGTCATTTTGGGTTACTGCCCTTCCAACTGTTGCAAATGTTTTAGGGGCACGTTCTTTAATAATATCAATAGTTTCTATTGGAGTTCCACCATAAGACACACTTACATTATTTGACAATGTAGCGAAATTACTCACATTATAAGATGGGAATCCAATTGAAAATTGAAGATTATTATAAATGGCAGATACTAATTTTGAACCATTTGCAATATCAGCATTTGTTTCTAAGTATTGAACATCTACAATTTCATCATTGCCTGGGATATTAGTGATTGTTCCATCACCGAATACAACTTTAACATATCCAATATTATAAATATCTTCTTCAACAAAATAAGAATTCATATTTAGCATATTGAATGATGCTTTTACTTCATCCCAGGAAGTACCATCAGTTTCATTATTCTTTCTTACTGAAAGTTGAAAATGATTTTCTTCGATCTTACTGGAAGGAATTGTGAATGATTGAAAAATATTTCCATTCCCTAGATAAGTATAAGTCTTTAGAACTCCTTCATAAAGGACTATAGTTGATGATAAATTATGTGAATCTATTGATTGAAGAATAATATCATTATAATTTACATATGAATATCCAGTATCAGAAATGAAAGTTGTATATGCTGGTATTTTTATTGTATGATTTGTTAGATCATTTGTAGCATCTGTATATACAATAGTTCCTGTAATTTTAGATGCTATAGATCGTTGTGGTCTATAACCCATTGTTTTGGTGATTGATAATGCATTTTCTCTTATTGTAGTTGTATCTAGGAACAAATTGTTTGTAGTGTTTGATACTTGATACGCCATTAACATTGTCACATATGCCATTGTATCAATAATTAATCCAATGTTAGATGCAGTAAAGTCAAACTGTCCTGAGAAATTTGAATTAGTTTGTAAATATTTAACAATTTGCCCTCTAACATCTTCAAATTTTACTGGATTTAATGCGAAATTCATATTGTTGTTCCTTATCTTAATTTGTTTAAATCCAAAACTAGGGTCTGTGGATTGTTAGAAGTTTTCATATTGAAAACTAATATAAGCTGAATAGATTCTGAGTCGGGAGATTCAGATATATTTATATTCAACTTATCTACTCTATCTTCAAATTTTCTAATTGAATTTGTAATTTCTGTTGTAATAGAAACAATTGAAACAGGATCAAGAAGTGAAAAACAAAACTCTGATAATCTACATCCAAACGTAGGGAACATCACTCTTTCCCCTGGTTCAGTCATTATGATATTTTTAACAGCTTCAAGAACGGCTTGTTCATTAAGTAATTGAGATATATCTCGTTTACCAACAAAGTCTTTGCCTATCTTGGATATGTCGTTATAATATATAATTGGTGATGTTATTGCCATTCACTATATCCTCTTATGATATTTTATATTATTTATAGTATTAAAAATAACATAAAAAACGGATATGATCATAAGACCATATCCGTCAAGTTACTTCAGTGAATTAGTTTGTTATACTAGATTTTTGAAGAAATCTACTTCTTCTGATGTGGTAGAAGGTTCAGCACTTTTAGATGAATTAGAGCTACCAAAATCAAATGGAATATCATCTTCTACTGGTAACATATTTGTTGAGATATCATCTAGTGGTTCATCATCTACTAGAGTATTGCGATGTTCTTCCTCAACTGGTTTAGTGGCTGCAGTTAATCCGAGCAGAACACCAAGTTTAGTTACTACTTCTTCATTTTTTGGGAATTTATCTTCTGCCATAAATTCAGAAAGATCATAAACTTTTCCCATGATCGCTTCAATTAAAGCTTCTTTACCCACAGGGCCTTGTTTTCCAAAAGATGATTTATCATAGTTTGGGTAATCACCTTGTTTAACTTGGATTAAGGTGAAGTTTGCACCTTCATAAAGGTCACAAGGAACATATTCATCATATTCCCCAAGTGCTTTGATTTCGTCAGATGGGAACATTTTGTCCTTGATCTTATCATAAATCTTCTGCCCGTACTCATAAAGGAATACTTTACCTTCATCTTCTGGTTTAGCAGGATTCTTGATTACAAGGATGTTAGATTTGAAAACTAGCTTGCGTTTACGCTTGCTTGCGATTGCTTTGTCAGAGTCAAAAGCGGAATTCCAATACTCTTGATTCTTTTTACAGATTGGACATTCTTTGTCATAACCGAATGTATTTAGACAGTTGTTAATCCAGTACTTCTTAACACCATTAACCATATAGTCGAAGTTATGAGTATAGTATTTTGCAAATGGAGTTCCTGAAGGATCAGGTAGGAAACGGATTACTGCGGTTGCATTGCCTTTGTCATCTACAGTTGGTTTCCAGAGTCTTTCGTCTTTCTGGTAACCCTTTTTTGCGTCTGCGGTTTTGATATCTTCTTTTACTTTGTCCCAGCTGAATTGAAATTTACCTGCCATAATAGTACTTCTCCTTTTAATTACACCGTTTAGGTGTTTTATATACCGCTCCTTTTGGGAGGGTTGATTTGTTCTACACTAGTATTTATCTAGAAAAATACTAGTATTCTTAAAATAAGTCTTCTAGATTATTTTGTTTATAGTGTGGTGAATCTTTTGCAAAATGCTTTTTGTCCTTAAATTCTTGAGCAATTTTTGCATAAAGGATAGGATTGATAATGTCTAGGAGGTCTTCAATATCGGGGATTTCATGCTTTTGCTGAAACTCAAGTATTGCGTCTATGTATGATCCTCTTAAAACTTTTAATTCTTCAATCTGAAGTGATGCGTTATCTATCATGGTTCTTGTTGCAACGCAATACTTCTTAGTTCATCAGTTGCTAATGCTAGGGCTAAGAATCCTAATTCAGGATCAAGATTTACTGCTGTTATAATAGACTTCTTAATTCCATTTACTACCTTTACATCTGCTTCTGGCATATTAGCCAAAAGACCATTCAATTCAGTACTCATCTAATCTTCCTTTCAAATATCCCATTTATTGTTTCTAAAAACTTTTCATTTTCTTCTATTGGAATTTGTATTCCGCCAACTCTTTCATGTCCACCCGCTGTGTTTATTGTAATTCCTACTTTTTTCATTATAGCAAAAACTTCTTGTAAAGTCAAATTAAATTCAGAATCGTAAATCCTGATAGAATACCCAATATTTTCAGTAGACAATTCTTTCATAATCACATAAAAGTTCTTTCCTGGCACTGCCAACGTGATATGATTGATGTGTTTACATTTAGGATTCAATACATATAAAATTTTGTATTCTTCATTCTCTTGGGCATAATTTGCCATTGTATCTGCTTCATACTCTTTACGTTCCTTATGGATTGCAAGAATAGTGTTTCTGTCCTCGTTAGATAGCTTATAACCGTTCTTAAAGGTATTGAAGAACTTCTCATAGCGATATTCCCAAAACAGGTCATTTATGGCATATGCTTCGTTAAACCGTGGGTTGTCAGTCCTCCACATATCATAGAGATCACCAAGGTAACAAAACTCACGGCAATTCTCTTGCGCTTCAGTCCAACGCTTTCCAATATACTCGTTAGTTGCTAAACATGCTGACTTGGTTTCATCATGGATAAAGAAACATCTGAATCCTGGGGTTTCCTTGATATATGCTTTTACATCGAATTCGTAACTGTGATGATCAATCCAGATAATTGCATTGTAATTTGTATATGTTTTTATAATATTAATCTGTTCTTTGGTAAGATTAAGGTCAAGAATCCATAACACATCGAAGGTATCTCGTTTTATCTTTAGTAAAGTTTTATCAATACTATGATACCCTACTGCATAGTATTGAAATTTATTTTCTTTGTCTTCTACTATATTGTAGATATTCACCAATGATGCAATGCCATCATAATCCATATGAGTGATTACTAAGTGTTTTAATGGTGATAATTTATTTTTCATTATTTTCCTTATGATATAATGATCAATTTTTCTGCTGCTCTAGTAATTGACGTATACAACCATCGGTTATGCATTTCTTTATCAAATCCTAGTCTTTCTTCATACACAATCACGTTGTTATACTGCGATCCTTGGGACTTGTGACAAGTGATGCAATAACCAAAATCAAATTGATCTATCATCTTGTTGTATTTGTCAGATTTTGTTCCTTTGAAGATATTATAATCAACTATCAAGTCATCATAGTTATCACCTTCATCTGACATAAAATCCATTCTGAATTTTGATTCATCAAATGACATACAAGTTCCAGTCATTCCATTGACTAAGCCATTCTGACTATTGTTTTTTAAACAAATCAATTTATCATTTACTTGAGGATATTCTGAAATAAATCCATAATAGTCCCTCATTTGTTTGTTTATATTTTTTCTGGAAATATTTTTACCACATATGATCTGATCTGCAATTTTTAGAGCATCAATCCCTATCTTAGATGCTGTAGTTTTGAATACAGTTGATCCATATTTACCATATTCGATAAACTTTCCTTTTCTAGCTTGATTTGCTATCCAAATTATTGGATTATCTAAGGCTTGGCGGTGAATAGTTTCCAATCTAAAATTTGGGTTAAACATTAAATTTGTAACATCATCTCCAACTGGAGGAAGTTGCCCATGATCCCCAACATAAAGAATGGGGATACTATAAGATTCTAAATCACCTTGAATTACCTTCCCAATCATAGATGATTCATCACATATGATCAGTCTTACATCAGCCCCTAAATTTGATTTCCTTACAAATTTTACCTTTTTCATTTCATCTGTTCTAGGCTCATAAATTAGAGAATGTATCGTTGTTGCTAACATTCCCTTTGATTTCATTACAAGTGCTGCTTTGCCTGTAAAAGCACAATATCTGATTTGATAATCTTTTATTTCTAGATCATTTGTGATATGTTTTATGATAGTGGTTTTGCCTGTTCCAGCAAGCCCTGCTAATATGAAAGGTGTTTTTTTATGTGAACTTGTAAACCATTTTTTAATGAGATTTACAGCATGATGTTGTTCTGGTGTTAATGTAATGTCTGCCATTCTACTCCCTAGATCTGAAGAATGCTTCAGGATACTTTTTATAAATTTCACTTGTAATATGACTTGAGTATGCAAATTTTACTATATTTTTATATATATCAAAAATGATATCTTTTTCTTGTTGAGTCATATGTAATCACCTGTTTAATAATTTATCTAAAAATTTTTGTGGAAGTAAATTCATCCAACACACAGCACTCAATAAAAAAGTAAGTGGTGTGCTTGTTTTTAGTATACTTCCAACAGGCTCAGTCCAACCATATAAAAACAGTGAAGTGAACAATACCAATAAAAGTTGTCTATATATAAGTTTCATTCTGATTTCTCCAAAAGTGATTTTGTTATAACAAGAGTCCATTCACCTTTATTGTTTTTATCAAGATGGATGAACTCTTTTTGAACATCAACTGTTGCTAGTCTTACCTTGTTTTCTAGAATCTGATCTATTACTTCCCTTGGTGTTTTCATCTTTCTCCTAATCTAATATAAACTTTACCTTGAAATGGAGGATCAGTAAAACTCTTTTTTCTCACATCAATAATATTAGTATGATATTCTAGATCAAGAGTTTCCCATTCAGCATATACTTCATATCCTCTTACTCTGTTTACCAGAACTTCTATTTCTGCTCCTGGGTATTGCTTTAAGAATTCTATAAGTTGTTCTGAAGTTGTCATGACATTCTCCTTTCGATAGTAGATAATGAATTATACCATCGAAAGGAGGGTTATGTCAACTTTTAATCATATGAAAACAAATCTTCAAGTGTTTGAATTCTTTCAATATTCCAGTTGATTGCATTTAGAATTTTTTCTAATGGCGCAACGAAGGTCTTTTGAAATTGTAGGTTATAATCAATCTGAAATGTATCTAACATTTCATTTGGGAGTTTACCTATGAATCCGATAACATGTGATCTTACGTGATTAGGTTGCTTAATATAACAATGTCTTATTTTATCACCATCAACAATTGGTACATATTTGTTGTTCAACTTCATTCTTCTGAGGTATGCATTAAATGAGAATGCTGCACGAACACCAATAGGCAACCCCTTTGAGTCAATAGTATAATCACTAAAAGTAACCGACACAGGGGATGAAATTCTTTCTATTGGAAGAGTTTTGAATTCATTCCTAAAGTCATCAACAAAGTCAATTAGATTATCATTTGATTTTGTGGTGAATATGATATCAACTGCTTCCCTTAATTTTTCACGTATTAACTTTGGAGTAGAAGAACGAACTATTTCAATTCCCCTAATCTTCCTCTTAGGATGATCCAGTAAGAAAGTTCCTTCATCCCATACCTTGTTCATGATATACCGTTTCTTGGCAGTAAATATAGTAACATCAGCAATACATTCTGCTTCAACTCCAATGGTCAGTTCTCTCATATTCATGTTTACTTTCAACCCTTGGAAGAATTCATCGATTGCTGGCTGAATGCACTTTTCATGATACTGAAGAATAAAGTCAAGTTTACGTTTTGTGTCTACTTCTTTACCTTTGAAACATTTATCAATGACTGATTCTAGAGAAATGAAGTTGGAGTCTGTATCGGCATAGACTACAGGGATACCCAACTTGTGTTCTATAGTATTGATCATTCCTTTACAAGCTACTTGACCGTTTGATGTGATTGCTTCACCAATCCTAATATCAAAATATCTACTATAATTGTTAGCTAATGCACCATATCCAGAGTTAAGAAGAATCTTGATTGTATACTGGTACAAGTCAGCAATTTTAGATTCACGAACACGCCCTGCTTTATCATGTTCTTTTTTCTCTCTCTTATATGATTTACGCAGCTGGAACAGTTCTGTGAATATCGCAGGAATAATACCTTCTTTAGAAATGTCAAAGAAATGACCATTTGATGTGAAGGATACTTTATGCTTTCTTAGGATTGCTCCTATATCTTTTGTCTTTTCCAGATCAGCGCAAATATCAATTCCTGTGTACTTATGTTGTATGTCTAACAATTCTTGGGGAAGAGTATCTTGTGGAATTGCTGTTTCAGGAGATAGATTATAAGACCTGATCTGATTAGGGTATGAACTCACAATATCGATGACTTCAAGCCAGTAATGTAACCCTACTTTTGGTATACCAACAAATCCACCAACAAAGTCTTGTTTACTATGATTTGTATTTGGAGGGCAAAGCATTTTCCTTGATAAGAGATTGTTATAGATGAGACAGTCCCAAGGAGCTAGAGTACCAAATATTTTATCAGGTCTGCACTTTGCTTTATGCATGATAGACATTGCTACATTGATATAATCTAGTTTGTAATCAAGGTCTGCTACTAGTCCAGTATCTTTGATGTTGTATTGAATGAATAATTGTGGGTTCTTCAGATAGAGATCGTTCAGGTTATCATATTCTTCATGATAATCAATTTTGTCATCCCCAAGTTCAACCATTGCGATGTTGGATAGAGAGTATTCTTCTCTTGTTTCTTGGGTATATTTCTTATACAGTTCAATATAATCCCAAATGATATGCCCTTGGAGAGCATAATGTATCTGTTCGTTGCCGTACTTATCAATTTCTTTAATAGGTGTAATGACTTTATCTATTGAAAGACGTTTTACTTCTTCAGAACCAAAGAGATTTTGAAGACGATTTACTAGGTACGGAATATCGAAACCATTGATGTTCCACCCTGTGATAATCTGTGGGTCTTCTTTGTTCCAAAAATCAAGAAACTTGTATAGTAAGTCTTTTTCGTTCGTACATACTATGAAGTTTTCTTTGCTATTTTGAGGAACATAATCTATATAAGCAAACGTTGTGAATGTTCCAGTACAAATCTCGTTTATGGTAATTGCATTGATAGGATGTTTTGCTTCAGTTGCTTTAGGGAAACCAGCACCTTCAGAAACAAAAACTTCTATATCTATGTTGAATATTTTCATTCCTGCTCTATCTAGATGTATATCTCCCCTATATTTGGTTGCTACAAACATATCAACTACGTCAATATCACCAAATATTTCCATTCCTTTGTTTTCTTTTTTCCATTTACGCATTTCCATAATTGAATCAAAGATTTTTACTTTTACTTTCTTCCCATGCATATCAGTCCAAGTAGTAACATCATTTTCTCCTACATGATACCCTAGGAACGGTTTGAAGTTTACTTTTTCTTTCTTAACAATACCACACTGACTATATATATGGGTTATTGTGTTTGGGCTACTTAGATAAGCATTTATCAGCATTTTGGGCATTCGTACTCCTTGGGTCTAACATCATTCTTACCCTAGTAAACTAGATAGACTTTTAAATTTTTAAAATAGGGGATATAAAGACCTTACCATATAGCAAGGTCTTTTGTCAAATGTAATTACATAAAGGTGTGATTTGGTTCTGGTTTGGATACTTCAAGAGGAATTGGTTTTTGATTGAATTTCTTCTCAGTCCATAGTTCTATAACTGGTTTCAGGATGAAAAGTAAAGCGGTAACAATCCCTACAACAAGTGCAGGGATTGTTAGAATAAGTTTAATGGAAATACTTTGTAATTTTTCATTCATTATTTCTAACCTTTAACGTGATAGAGTTGCGTTATTAGCTTGTTGCTTCACCGCAGCTGGAAGAATTTTCCATTTATTGCCAGTAGGATCAGATGGATCAGGAATTATATCGTCTCCTGGCTGAAGTTGTTTAGCTGCTTGAAATTTAGCTAGGGCAGCGGCTTTCTTTACTGCTAATTGTTGATCTTGAACTGTATCTTCTTGGAGTTTTTGTAAAGCTTTATTGAAGTCCATAAAAGTATATCCTTTGTGAGTTTATCTTTATTTATGAAAAAGGATAGGCGAATTGTATCTCACCTATCCTTTTATACAGTTCAATACTGAATTACTTGGTTACTGCTACTGGAGCAACAACTTTCTTTGCCTTTGCTGCTTTCTTAGCTTTCTTCACTGCTTTTGCTTTCACTTTCTTAGCTGAAGACATTTGAGCCTGGGCAACCTTTGGTGTTGCAGTTGCAAGGGTTGTAGTTGAAGTTGCTTTAGCGAATGCAGAGGTTGCGAAAAGTGATGATACGATTAGTACGATTGCTGATAGTTTCATTTGGGTGATACTCCTTTTTAGTTTGTTTCTATTGATAAAGCAGTATCTGTGCCAACTGCAAGTGGTTGATTTCATATTAGTTTATATATAAAATATACAAGTTTGCTTTATATAAAGCATTATCATAACTCTATATGAGTTATACGACTCCTATAAATAGTTTAAAATATAGGAGTCATATATGAATTATGAAAGAGTATAATGCGCTTATCGAAAAACGTAACAACCAAATTTTAATAAGATCAAAGAAAGTATGTACTGAAAATCATCATATTATTCCACGATGTATGGGTGGGAATGATTTATCTGATAATATGGTATTGTTAACAGCTAGAGAGCATTTCTTTGCTCATGTGTTGCTATGTAAAAGATACCCTAAACAATATGGTTTGCTTAAAACAGTGAATATGATGGCTAATATGAAAAGATACTCTGTTAGAGAGTATAATAGCAAAAAATATGCTTGGATAAAGGAATTAGTAAATAAAAGTAAATATAACACACCAGAAACAATATCGCTATTCAAAGCTGATGTGATTGATGTTATGAACTCTCATGGGGTATACTTAATTACTGATGTACAAACAAAACCAGAATTAATAAAACCAAAAATAAATGTAACTTTTATTGATGATGTTATAGATGTTATGAAAAATCACGGTATAATATTTGGAGTATGATCTCCTGGGTATTTAAGAATTAGTTGTTGTCTATTCTGGTCCCATATTTCATTCACAGGGCCCTCGGACTCATGGATGATAGGGATAGTCTCAGTTACATAGATAGACCGTCCAGAAGCCAAATTTCGAAGGCAAAATGATAGATCGTAGAAATGGAAGCTTTCGAAATCCTCGTCAAACTGTTCACATTCATCAGGGTCAAACGCAATGAACACTCCATCGATTGCCGCTACAGACTGAAGACGTTCACATTTCTTTATTGGAGTGGTAAAATCAGACTTCCAGTTTTTCTTACCATCAGTGTGCCAAACCTTTCCCCATAAATCTTTCTGGTTAAATTGCCCTGATTGATCAAGCCACCAAACGCCATGATTATAAAGATGATCAGTCCCTGCCACACCAATGATATTGGCATCAGATTCATTAAACAGGTTAAGTAAATTCTTTCCCCAACCTACATTTTTGAAATGGATATCATGGTGAATGAACAGAAATATATCATGTTCATCAAATGGGTATCCTTCCCAAAATTTATTGTATGTCTTAGTAAGGGACACTGATCCATTATTAGGGATAGGACATATTTCAAAGTCACATCCTATACTCTTTTTCACTTCTTTTTTAAAAAACTTTTGGAATCCAACGTCCCTATTGGTTGCATATGCTACTATGATTCTATTCTTCATGGGATTCCCCACAACAACATCTATTAAACCAATCATCATGAATTTCATTTTTGCCATATTTGATGGAAGACATGTACATAGATGCCTCATACATAATATCTTTGATTGATGGTCTAAATTCATCAGCATAATCATTATGATGTTTTTTAGTCACTTCATGTGAGGGCAACCAAGTCCATAAATCAAATGCAGCATCATTTTCATCTGCAAATTCTTTACCTAGATTGATGATATCATATCTGGTCATTTCCCTAAAAGTGCCTCGATATCACCAAGTTCTTTCTCAGTTCTAAGGTCTTCAGAGATTAATCCATCAAGTTTTTTGGAGATAGCATTAAACTCAGCTTGTTTTGTGTTCCATTTGATAATATCAACACGATGCTTCAGGTCTGCAATCCAATCTTCAATTGCATATCCACCGTAGTTGTATTCAGATTCCACATCAAGCAGTTTACAGGCATTCTCATACACAAGTTTGTTGCCAAGTACTAATGCAAGGGAGTTAACAGCAACCTTGATATCATTGATAGTCTGAATGTTGATGTGATCTCTATCATTGAACTTCAGAAGACCATTGGTTACTAGACTACCAGATGGTTTTGTTCCTAGTTCCTTTCTCTTTGTTTCTAGTACTTCCAACATTGCTTTTACTTTTTCATCATGTTTAGACATTTGTTTATTTCTCCTTAATATGTTGACATTATGTATAGAGTAGTATCGTTATTTTTGTTCTTGAATGTATATTTATCACCGATTAGTGAAGCTAGTTGTTCTTCTGATATAACAGTTTTTACCCCATCTGTTGTATATGAAGGTGTGATATAGGATAACTTATCACAGTCAATAGTATAGATATAATGATCCTTGTTATGTTCAAGGATAATGGTAGGGGCTTTCATATATGAATTGAAACTAACATTGAATCTATCATTACCAAGTCGAAATGATCTATTGAATTGTCTAGTATGGTTTAAATCAAGACTTTCTTTCACATTGAAAGTTTCTTTTACAACTTCAAACTCATTACCAACATTTGGGCATTTAGTTTTGAATGTATCATACTTTTCTGCATACAATGGGCTAACATCAGGGGATTCTATTCTACCAATTTTAGTGAATCCATCCTGAATCCAGTATTCATCTTTGTCGATGTATACGAATACATGTTTCTTTTTGGTGATCAAGAAGTAATTAATTTTGGTTTTCCTAGTAGATGTGTCATGACCATAGCCATAGTAGTTACCACTATATCTTGGTTGCCAATTCCCATAGATATCACTGTATTCATATGAACTATTATAAGTTGTCCAATCATGTCTACCAAGATACATAACACGATCATTATCTTTGTTGAGATAGATCATACCTTCTTTTATGTCATTCTTGGTGATCTTCTTGGTTTGAAGAGTGGTGAAAGCTGCTGAGTCTTTATACTCTTGGCATGTAGTAGGCAGAAGAACAAGTTCAGCACCATCCCAAGCATACACAAACTCACCTTCTAGACCTTTACCTTTTATCGAAGAGGTTTCCTGAAGGATAAATAGAAGATTAGGGACAGAGATTTCAAATTCAAATCCCCTTGGATCGAACACCCTTACATAGGTATTTCTTGGGTTCCAGCTGTAGTTATTTCCGCCAACTTTCTTGTTGAGGACAAACCCTGACATTGCTTCATTATCATAGGTTTCAGGATTGATCTTTTTGTCCCTCCACCCTTCCCAAGATTTCTCTTTTCTGAGAACACCTTTTGCGTCTGTGTAGATGATATAAGCAAGTTTCTTTGTGTAGGTATCACTTCTTTCATTGAACCCAACCGTGATAGTCTTGGGTACATTCATTTTATCTAGTGCCAATTTTAAATTTTCCTTTTAATTTGTGTAACTTCGATAAGATTATTTTTTATCAATATTTACTTTAGCCCATTTATACCCTTGTACAGTTATATTCTTGCACTTCTCACCGTTGTATTCAAACTGTTGATCTGGAAATGAAATACCAAATCCAACTATTTCACTTGTTTCATCTTCATATTTCATGATAAGAGTAGCAATATCGTTTATCAGTTTATTTTTCATAATTTTAACTTCTTCAGAGTTTTCATAAACTCTTTGGTTCTTCTAATGACAGTAGTGTATATAGGTTCTCTGTCTTCTGTAAGGTCACCTTCTTCATCTTTAGTATAATCACCATCATAATCTTGATTGTCCCACATCAGAATATTTAGAAATTCAACCCTGATATAAGGTTCTGCAATGATAACCGTAAATGGTAAATTTTCTTCATCATTAGTACAATCAAAATATATATCATTCAATTTTGTTACACAGTTTACAGCTTCCAACACTTGGTTATTAAAATACATTATTTAAGCATTCCTTTTACCCTTTCAAGGTGTTCTGGAGACATATGGTTTCCAGTTGTATTAACATGTATGAAAATTTTAATCTTCTGTTCTAATGTAGCATTTTTGATTTCAGCCCTAGGAAAGACAACATTTTCAAATAAATTCCTATCTTTCGGAGATAGTTCAGTATATAGAAATCCTTCATATTTGAACTTATCCTCAAAAAAGTCAGTTATTGCCTTAATCCTCTGTTTACCATCCAGAACTTCATATCCTGGAACACCATATCCCATTCCATACCCATTGTGACAGAGGATGTAAGTACCGATAGACCTGTTATTGAAAATGGAGTCTATGAGGGCAACATTGTCCTCTAGAGTCCAAACGAAGTCTCGTTGATAGGAGGGGTTCATATCGATACCAAAGCTGTAGTAACACCCTAGCATGGAGTCTAGAGACATTTGGGAATAATTGAGTCTGATATCCTGATTTTTTGATAGGTCAGACTTCATATGTCTTGATTCTAATGGAAGAACCGAAGTCCAATCAACAAACTGGAATGATTCTTGTTGCCCTATGGATTTGCCATATGAGAAGTACTCTCCCCAAAGTTTGATTTCATAAATCCTACCCTGTTCATATACACCAACAATAACAGCATTTGGATGTGTGCCATATGTGATTATATCCCCTACTTTGAAAGTCCTAGAAGCAGGAGGAGAAGGAATAAAATTCTCAAGAAGGAGTTTCTTTGCAGTATTCTCCTTTTCAAGAATCAGTTCTTCATCAGTTAGGATTTTTGGTTCTTTTACTTTTTTAGCCATTATTCCCTCGTTTTAATACTGTGAATTCGTTGTTGAATGAATCGATGTAATTACACTCAACATCACCAAAGAATTTATCTTTAGATGATGTTGATGGATTCATTACATTTAGTTGTGAGCCGTATCTACATGCTCCACAACCAAAGGTATAGTTCGCAGGGCAAAGTAATGGCACTATTTTGAAGTCTTTCACTGGCATTTTCATATCTAAAATTCCTTTTATTTGTCGGTATGTAAAACCATTGATTTACCAGTAGTAGGGCAACAGATTTTAATTTCATCAATACATTTTTCATAATCAATTCTGAGTGCATACAATTCAGAAGGTTCAATATAATGAGTTCCACCACAAGATTCACAATCTTCGATTAAGATATTCACATTCATATAAAACTCCTTTGTTAGTATTTCATTCCAATATTTAGACTTATATTTTTACCTATTTGCGCAGATTCAATAGTTATTACACTTGCTTGCCATATATTAACTAATGGAATTCCTATAAAACTTAATCCACTTTTGCGTAATCCATAACTTATTAATGTGTGGGTAATAGCAACAGTACCAAAGTATGTATTTATACGTCCTCTTGATGCATTTTTACCTATTATAGGATTTATTTCATTTGTAGTAAATGGGTTGCCTACAAATGATCTTTCACCTTTAGAATCAGTTACTATATGAGAAAAATCAATACATTTTTGATTTGCAATCCATAAAGTTTGACTTCTATCAATAGCTAATGCCCCTGTAGTTATTATCTGAAGGATAGTATCAGTTGTGTTCCATTCTGTTTTTGCTTCTTGCCCCCTGGCTGTGATAGGAGCAAGAAGCATTACCAATATAAAAAATATATATCTCATTTGGTAAACTTCGGACGGTTAACGATGGTCTGATTGGTAGTTCCACCTTTGTGATCTTTGTAGACTTCATGGGCTTTGACCATTGCAACCATTTTCACTTCTTCCCCTTGGACAAACTCTTCAGCAGAAGTGGTTTTCCAGATCACTACGTTGCCAGTTACATCAGTGAATTTGTAGATGTAGGTGACTCCGTAGAAACCTTCGAAGGTGAAAAAATTCACGAAGGTCAGATCGAAGGTGCAACGCTTGCCAACTTCACCAATGAACTCAGAAGGAGTCTGCGCTTTTTTCTGCTGTGCGAGGATAGTAGCCCTCTCCCTTCTGTAGTAGGGGATCATGGAAACTGCGTAACCAACAAACAAACCAGTGGTGTACTCAGCTTGGGCAATTTTCACCAGATTGAACATGTAGTCGTTGTTGGTGTTAGCTTCTTTGACGAAAGCAATGATCTTCCTAGCTTCGTCAAGTTCTGCTTCAGTGGGTTCATAGGGAGCAACGTTGTTATAACGATCACCGTTCAGGAGGTACATTGCCTCACCAGCAGTCGAGCAGACTTCATCTTCCATTGCCCTTTTCTTGGTGATGTAACCGATTTCGTTGACAGAGTGAATGGCACAACCAAGCACCAGTTCCAGTGCATAGACAGGGTTAACACGCCCACCAGTTTCCCTACCTTCAGAAAGGATATCACTAATCGTCTGAGTGAATGTAGCAGACCAGAGGATAGATTCAATCTTTTCGGTGCAAAGGAAATCTTTGAGGCAGCTGCGCCCAACTTCTACGAACAGGGTTTCATTCTTGGCAACTGGCATGATAAACTCCTTTGTGTTTTAATTTGCTCAACTCGTAAAACAACTATAACAAAGGATGTATTTCTAGTCAATTTAAAAATGAATTTATTTACCCTCTTTTCATCATCTGGACATATTTACAAATAAATTGATCTTGCGGGGTTGCAACTACAATGAGAGAGTTTAACATTTCCCATCCTTCTCCTTCATTTAAAGTTGCGTTGATTTCATCAGCAAGTTTAGCTGCCATGCTATTTTGAAGTATTTTTACTTCCATTAATTTCTCCTTAGTAATTAAAGTCGAATTGATCCCAATTTTTATATCCCTTTTTTACAGAATCAACAGGGACAAGGAATGAAATTACTGAATATCCTTTCATATAACTTGATGTATGAACTTTGCTTATGATGATATCCTGATCTTTTAAAGTAGGGTAATCTCTCTTAGCTTCGGCAACAAGTTCAGAGTAATTGGAAAATGTTTCCCCGTATCCTCCAAATATGAAAGCTCTAGAGAAACTATTATGATCCTCGTGATCATTCAGTTTCCAAGAAATTATACGCTTGTCCATTTAGAGATACCTCAGTTTTTCGTCTTCGGAGAGTTCTTTCAGTTCCTTCTCCAGAATGAAGGTTTCGTTCCTGCGGCGATTGTGACCGCAATGGTCACATGCATCACCAGTTTCCCTGAATTCTTTGGGCATTTCCTTCTCAGGTACGGTATCGATCATCAAGCCCATATCGGGATCGTGATGTTTGACTGCTACCAAACTCCAACCGTTCAGTTTAGGAGTCTCACCTTCGATGATGATCTTGGTGTAGTGGTAGGTTTCGTCTTGGAGCCGCCCTGCTTCAGCATTTTTCTTTAAAACTTCGATCTTGGTTTCATCAGTCACGGTGACCGTGATGCGAGGGCAAAGGAGTTTGTCTGCTTTCTTGTTCAGTTTCGTGATCTTGGCAACTACCAGTTCGATGTTGTCAGTGAGGACGAATTCTTCAGCTTTCATGGTTCAATCTCCTTTGTGGTTTGATTTATGATTCATCTTAACCTAAGACCATTTAACTGTCAATTTATTTTTTCATCTTCCTCGTGGGCCATTGGTTGAAGAGTTTCCCAAGTTTGGAAATGTTCACGATCATCTGAGTTTTCCACTTCTCTATGGAACCGTCTTCTTTGGTCACGGTGAGAATCGAAAAACTCCACACATGATTCCCAAACAGAGTTGCGTCAGTTACCTTACCAATCTTGATAACTAGTTTTGCAACGAATTCATCATACTGGATTGCTGCGTCTTCTTTGGCGATTTTGATAAACCTTGCAACTAAGTCATCAGAAATTCTAATAATTTCAGGATCATTATTTCTACGGCAACCGGAAACATGTTTCACGATTTGAAGGTACATTCTGCGCTTGCCTATTGCGATATGGTATTCGTTAACACTAATGTTGCTTTAGGGGCAGGGGCAACTACACCAAGATCAAAATTTGCAGCTGTAAGCTTGGTAGTCATGATGTTAACCATATTAATAGCTTCTTGTTCTGCTCTTTCGATTGCTGCTTCTTTCAAGGGCATTACTGCTAATTCGATTTTGTTATTGGAGGATTTGGAGATTTCGGCTACTGCTGCTTTGGCTACTGCGGTCTTGGAGATTTTAGGAGTGATGGTAGCTTCTTTTGCTTTGTTCCTGAAAGCAATCAGTTCGTTGATTTCAGCCACTTCCGCAGAGAATAGAACTTTGAGAGAATCGGCATGTTTGGTGCGAAACTGATGAAGACCGTAAGGCACAGAGTAGTACAGTTCATTGGCAACATCTTCTTTCATTTTACCTTCGTTCCTCAAATCAAGGATGGTGGTAGTGATGTTTTTGCGGAGATCATCATAGGAGCGGTTGATCATATCAAGGCAGTATTTCTGGTCAGCTTTGGTGCTGAAACCTGCGTTGAAGATATTCTGTGCTTTCTCTAAACGAGTCATATGATCTCCTTTGTCATTTGATTATGATTCATCTTAACCCAAGAATATTTTACTGTCAATATAAAAATCACATAAATAGAGATATGAAAATTCTAAACTTCAAACAATTTATAAATGAACATTACCTAAATCTGTTCACACCTGAAGAGAAAGCACCCTATGCTGATCAAGTTTGGGACTTGCTCCAGGCAACATATGCATATGCTGGAGGAATCAAAGGTTCTGGTTTCAAATCAAAAGAGGATATGATACAAAATATCCCATTCTGGAAGCTAACAACCAAAGATGGTAAAGTTACCACATGTAGAATGTATAAAGACAAAGAAGGACGTAAAGGTGTAGCTGCTGGTACTGATGGAACAAGAGACTCTGTGAAAGCATATAGAGAGATAACAAAAGAAGACCTTAAACGTGCATTTATAGAGCTATCAGGTAAAGCACTCAACTCACTTCAGAAACAGCTTGGTGATGACTTCTACAAATATGATATCCCTGTGAAAATAGCTCAACAAAAGCTTCCAGATGATGAGCTAATTCCAATTGATGACTATTTCTACCAACGTGACATTGGAGGGGAAATGGTAACAAAGGTTATGGTAGGGAATCCCAACGCAAAGAAGATTACTGTTCCACGTTAAGGAGTCCACACTCTGTAAGTGTTCAGGGTATTATCCATGTAAGGCAGCACATGTTTCATATTACTCATCCTATGCCCTCCTTTTGAGAACGTGAGAAAATGAAACCGGTTTATGTATCTTTTGATAGTTTTGTTGTTATCAACAACATCATCATCCATGTTTACAATAACCTGTCCAAGCACACAAGGGTCAATCTTTATTTCAGGAACTTCCCCTGTTCTGGAGTAGTAGTCCAATGAAGGATTCAGAAGGATCACCTTGTTGATCATCTGACCTTCAGTGATATTCGTCAGGTTTAAAGCCCAATACCCTCCCAACGAAATCCCAATAGCCACATACTCTTCTCCTTCAGGGAGATTCGCAGTGAATTCCTCAAAGTAATCACATATCTGACTATGTGTTCTCTCCTTGGGCTTGTAATCAGGAATGATCACATCATACTGATTAACGAAATAATCCCTGATTGCTTTAGCAGAGCTTGACGTTTCTGGTGCAGATTCCAACCCATGTAGAAATATGATTTTCATCTTGCTCTCCTAATTTTTACTATAAGTTCTTCTACACACAAATGACACAATCTGGTGAGTATACCATTCAGATTTATTTCAGTTACATCTTCATCATAATAACGTTTGTCACAAGAATTACATTTCTTATTTTTAATCAGTTTGACTTCCATAAAATCCTCCTTTGCTCATAGTGGAGATTCAACTATAACAAAGGAGGATTTAATTGTCAATTTATTTTATTACCAAATAATTACGAACACTTAGTAAAAGCGCATTCGGGATTTGAACATACAACACACCCACCTTCATATCTCAGATCAGCATTACAAGTAGGGCATTTCTCTTTGGAAGCTACGTTCTTACAGTACTTTCCAATGGCACGAATAATAGCCTTATTGAAGTCTACAATGGTCCCATCTGATTTTTGAAGGACTTCTTTAAGATATTCAATACCACCACCATGTCTTAATCCCCAGGACATAATACGTGTGATATACTCACGAAGACCGTTTAGATAAGCTTCCTGAATGTTTTCTACAAGAACCTCTCCCTCACTATGGAATTGGTAAACAGATTTTCCATCTTTCTTTGTCTTAACCAATTCCCCTTCTGTGATATCAGTTGAGAAATCCTTACCATCAATCTTACCAGCAAAAATCTCATAAGGATCACCATCAAGTAATCCAACAAAGATGATCCATTTTTCTGGCTTATCAGTCACCCTATTGAGAATACTAACTCTGTAAACGTGGGCTGGAAGTCTCTTAGGACGTTTAGGCGCATTGGTTTTGACAATTATTTCCTTATCATCCTTAACACTATGGTTAAGAATACCATCACGGCAACCATCACGGTAAACGGTTACACCAATAACTCCTAGGGCATGAGCTTTGAGATACACTTCAGAAATTTCTTCCCTAGTTGCATCAGCAGGAAGATTGATTGTCTTGGAAACAGAAAGACTTGTATTAACTGCAGCAACTGCAAGTGAATCAAGATGTTCCATTGGAGTTAGATCACCAGCTACAACAAATACTTTACGCATTTCTTCAGGAATCTCTTGTACATTCTGACAAGAACCTTTATCATTTGCAACTTGAGATAAAATATTTGTTTTTGTTTCAATATCATAATTCATAGTCAAATAGTTATCAAAAATTGGATCAGTGATATATACTACTTCATATTGTTTATCCATCTTTTCAATACTACGGGAGTATGTTAGTGCATAAACTGGTTCAATCCCCCCTGTAGTCATATCAGCAATATAAGCAATACTTCCATTGGGTGCAATTGAAGTGTAACATGAGTTAGCAGCACCATAACTATTAATATCACTTGCTAAGGTCTTCAACCATTCACAATATTCAATAGAATCAGGATCAGTTAGATCAGTATCATATGTAAAAAATCTTTCATTTGCTTTCATGAATAGATCATAGTTAAATGCAGGATATCTAGAGCGATTTTCAGCTGCGATATTCACGGATTCTCTCATACTTTGCATTGTAAGAGTATGAAATAGTTTGGCTTTTAACTTTAGTGCTTTTGGTGAGTTATATGGAATCTCAAGAAGATAAAGCATATGAGCATATCCCATTGCACCTAGTCCTATAGGGCGAACTTTCAATGTAACATCTTTAATCTTTTTAATTGGGAAATCATTTACGTCAATTACATTGTTAAGGAATCTAGTTGCCCTCTTTATTGCTTTGATATATTCATCCCAATCAAAATATACTTTACCATTATACTTACTGGTTTTGACAAACTTGGTTAAGTTCACACTACCTAGGTTACATGATGCATAAGGAATATTAGTAAACTCAGCGCAAGGGTTAGATAGAACATAGTTGTTTAGATTTGTGACAGTGCATTGTCTAGTAGCTATATCAACATTGAATATCCCAGGTTCTGCACATAACCAAGCATACTCAATAATTTCATCCCAAAGTTTTTTGACTGTTATAGATTTACCATTATCTTGAAGAGGAAATCCTTTACCATTCATATCATAAACAATATGTGGAGCATCAGGAGTATTTTTTAAAGTATCATAGAATTCATCAGTTACACGAATGGAAATGTTGAGTCTTTCCATTGCACCTTTGGTATTTTTAAGACGAATAACAGAAAGAATATCAGGATGATTAATATCAAACTGACCCATACCTGCACCCTTTCTAGCTCCTCCTTGTGATACTCCATCAAGTAGAACATTAAACATTCTCATGAATGGGATAGGCCCACTAGATTCTCTGTTAATTGATGCGATATTCTCTTTTGATGCCCTTAGTTTGGAAAAGACATACCCAACTCCACCAGCAGCTTTTGTTACTAGTGCTGCCTCTTTTAGGGAGTCCATGATCCCTTCCATAGAGTCTTCGATATCCATTGTGAAACAAGATGATAAGGTTCCTTGACGTTGCCCTTGGGTATTTCCGTTCATCAGAGTTGGTGTAGACGGAATGAAAGATTTGTTCTTGATATCTTCATATATTGGAGGGTAGATAGCGGATACTCTCTTTGCAATATCATCCCATGATGTTTCTGTTGGTAAAAAGTATCGCTCTTGCAACAATTTTAAAATTTGTTTATCCATAATTGTGGTGTATCCTTTTCTGCTTACTGCATAGACTTTTCGAAGATGAATTTGTGTTGTGCTGGAATGTTACCAAACACATATGCTGCGAGTTGTTGAATGAGGAAATGTGCTCTTTTGCCGCTTCTTAGATATAATAAATTACATAGTGATCTAGCATTTAGGGTCATCATTAGATCACATAGATAGTTTTCAGGGACTATTTGTTTTACTTCGTCTTTGGTGACAGTACCATCTACAATTTCTTGCCTAAGATATTCTAAGGATTGAATTGATATATTATCTAGTTTTGTGTTCCCTGAAAGGTAAAGGTATTTAGCAGCCCTTTCAACGTCATAAAAAACAGTATCAAATTTAGGATCATCTTCATCCCATTCATTAATAACAAATGGTGTTTCATATTTTAGTTCAGATAAAGTAAACCTAGTACTCTTAACTGAATAAGATGCTATCCTATGTCTTACAAGTTCTTGGAGAATAAATCTTGGAAGACCATTTATTTTAAAACTGTATGTCAGATGCTCTAAAGTTGACCCATGACCATCTTCAACTACTTTCATAATAAGTTCTTTATCTTTTATTCCTAAGATGAAGTCACCTTCAATTGTTTGACTATCTGATCTTCCCATAGAGTCATAACAAGTTCTAATAGCTTCTATCAGAACTGGCATTGGTGTGTAGTGTTTCAATTCAACATTCATTAATTATTTTCCTTTATAGTTTATAAATTCTTCAGCTAGATCATGATCAATACTTCTACTGATTCCTTTTTGAAATAGATTCAAAAATCTATCTGTAAGGTTATCACCCTTTTTCAACAGCATCAACATTTCGTATGATGCTTCTTTTCTACCAATTCTTCCTTTTGCGTTTTTGTAACCATATTCTTCACCTTTGAAGAATCCATATTGTTTCAGCCCTTCCCCCCATTTGATCAAGAATTCGTCTTTTGCTTTAAAATCCACGGTAGGTGTATTAGCCATTGGTGTATTATAACAAGGCTCAAAATTAGTTATAGAGAATTCATATCTAAGGTTCTTTGTATTCCTGACAAGTTCTTCATCAAGAAGATTGTAAGATGTTGTAGTGAATTCTTTCCTGATATCTGATAAAATCTTTAACCAACGAACCCATTCATCATAGTTATCCCCAGGCAAACCAAAAATCAAATACATATGAATGTATGTCATGTGATTTGAAAGAGTCCTGATTGTATCAATTAGTTTTTGTTCAGCCATTGGTTTAGCTATAGATTTTCTAGTAGCTTCATCAAAGGATTCAATCCCTAGTTTAATATTGTTCTGGAGATATTTAGTGTATGGTAAAAGTCTATGTGCATCTTTAACACAAGAATCACAGTTTAGGATTGTGATGTGATGGAAGATGCAATATTCTATTAGTTCAGGGAGTTTGGAGTATCCAGCGAAGTTTGCTGACAGGAAGTTGACACGTTTGATCCCAACTTTCATTAGTTGATGAAGTTGAGCTTTTACTAGTTCAAAATCTTTTTCTCTATACTGTTTGACGTTGAATGTATATTCACAAAATTTACATTTTGATTTACATCCCCTAGTCAATTCGATAACTGCTTTTCCATTTTTTATTATAGGCTCAGAAACGATAGAAGTCAAATTTAAATCAAGATCGAATTCCCCGAAGTAAACATGATCAACAATATCAGTTAAAGCCTTGCCATTACCGATTGCTGGGCCTCCAACTGTGATTATATGTTCTCCATTACGTTTGTCTTTGAGAGGTTCTATGCCGTTTCTTCGAAGGAATGGAACTATGTTTAGCATATGGGGAGGATAGATGATGTTGATGCCGATATTCTTTGGTACTATATCTAGCTTTTCATGCCATTGAACTACCTTTGCTCCAGTTTGCTTTGCAACTAGTTCTAGACCAAGATTTACTGACCCTGCGCTTTCGCTATCTTTTGGTAGGGTATCTACCAATACATCATATTCATTCATTCATTTTCCTTTAGTAAGAATCAGTCTTTCCACATATTGTACATGTATAATGATCTTTATGGGAGTCATGCCCTACGCAGTTCCAATCATGGTCACAAATATTCTGAAGTGCATTGATGGCACCTTGAACTTTGTTACTTTCGTTTAATAGTTCTGCTTTCTTTGTGTTAAGTGAAGTAATCAACTTTTTGATACTATCGTTGTTATCCATTACACTAGTTCCTTATTTAGTTCTTTCACAAATTTCATGAACTTCTTGATTTCTTTTTCATTTAGATTATATTCAAGTTCAACTACGGTTTCATTATCATCTTCATCATTTTCATATGTAGATATATAAATTTTCTCTGCTTTAGGGTAGATATGAATATCGTATATATAGTTAAAATATCTTTCTTCATATTTCCATATAATTTTATTGCTATCTAAAGTAAAGTTTTTAAGAGAGTTTAAGAAAGCTATATCATCAGGATATTTGTAGTCTAAACAAAAATCACTCGCTTTCTTATTGGAGTATACCCCCACATTTATATCCCATGTACCTTTGTAGGTTAGATATGAAAGCTCAATACCATTAGTTTCGTTGCCTAGTTTCAATTTACAATATTTTTCATTCATTTATATATCCTCAATAGTTATAGTTTCGTCCCAATAGGGAGGGTCTTTATAAAAGCAATCTGAGAAATACAAGAACTCTTTGGAAACATTCCTCATTTCGGCAAATTTCATTCTATTTGATTCTGATGTTTCAACCTTTATTAGTTTCATCAATCCCCTAATCTCAGGAGGAATATAGTACCAGTACACGCCAATAACAGCTGCATCAATATTACATCCAGACTGAACAAATTGCATCCAATCAATGTTTCTTGCAATCTCATAGATTATACTGTTATATATACCAGTTTGATCGGGATTTTTGATACAACCTCTTAGTTGTTCTTTGAGAACATTCTTCCTACTATTTGATAGATTTATCAATTCCCAAATGTAGTAATCCATATTCACCCTACCAATAGTATTTCTATCAAGGTAAGTTGATTTACCAGAACATGACTTCCCAAAATATACAGTTGTCAGTTGGTTAGTCAATCTCGCATATACTTCAGGGTTGACATAATCGTATATATACTCACCATTAGCAGCAAGTTCCCTGATAGCTGATGAAGAAATTCTACAAAGGTCTGAATGTGTAGGAATAAGGATTGTATCAATACCTGTGAGGTTACGGTTCCAGTATAGCAAATCCTCTTCTTGTTCTATAGATTTCCCTGGACGAATACCACGAACTAAAAGATCAAATCCAAGTTCCCTGATGACTTTTGCGGTTAGCCCTGTGTATGTGATTACATTTGGAGTTACTGGTACTAAAGAGTATTTGATCTTGTCTAAATTCTTGATAGGTTTATCTTTGTTCTGGCCCACACCAATCCATACATTTTTTTTGCTAAAACATTTACATGCTGTATCAAAAACATATTGATGTGCTAAATGAAAAGGATTGAAACTCCCTGCATAAAGAACTTTCATTAGTTATTTCCTTAAGTTAAATAAAAAGTTGCACCATAACATAGTTAGTGTTATGGTGCAACTTTTATGATATTTAATTATTAGTTAGTGAGTCCAGATTGCGTCAATAACTCCAAGTTTCAACGCAGTTTCGGTGTTCATATATGAGTCAGTTCTATGGTTGAAAATCAAGTCAAGTTGTTTTCTTTTAATCTTTGTTTTTTCTATAACGTAGTCTTCCACAATACCTTGGCACTGTTCCCAATGTCGGGCATATTCGATGATCTTACTGAATTCACCGTTGATTCCAGCTGCACCTTGATGATACATGAGGGTAGCTCTTTTCTGAGCAAATCTCATATGTCCAGCAAGTAAAATCAGGAATCCTGCGGAATATGCTTTACCTAGGGCAATTGTCCATACAGGAGTAGTAGAAGCTTCAATTGTAGAAACTAGACTGAAACACTCATCAAGAATACCACCAGCAGAGTTGATATAGATTTTGATAGGAGCGGCAATATAAGAAGGATTTTCTGCTTTCATTGCGGCATCATATTCATTGAAAGCAAATATTTGCATAACTGCTTTTTCAATAAGGTCTTCATCTATTACACAGTTAAGGAGAATTTTCTTTTCGGGCAGAAAGGCAAGCCACATTCTTTCTTTGAATGTTTGTCCAAGAACTTCTCCTTGTTGATCTTCACATTCGTCACATGATTTAATAGGTCGCACTCCAAGTTTCATAGCATTCATCAAATCTCCCTCACATTTTCATCTTTAGCTGCCATTTCAGATACACAGTCATCCATTCGGGCAACTTCGTCTTTCGATTTGTCCATAGAGTTCTGTGTCATTTCATATCCTAACCCGCTGGCGTTATTTCCTCCATCCCTACCAAACCATCCTTCTCCTTTTAGTCTAAAATTCAATGGTGTAACAACTTGGTGCGCCACTTCACCACACTCACATTTGAGTTGTCCCTTTATATCATCATGCTCTTGCATTGTCAATTTTAATTCCCATGTTTTATTACATTTACTACATCCATATTCATACAAAGGCATTATTTTTTCCCCATTAACTGAAATTTAATTCTTGCTATACCAGCTTCTTTTATAAAAGTGTTATTTTCTATGAGTTTAGGGAGATCAGATTTTTTAAACCCATCACAAACTGCTTCATTGAAATCTTTATACTTGAAATTACTAGGGAATATGAAACATTCATGTCCTTCCTGTAAATATCGTAACGTTCTTTCCCTACCTACCCTATCGTTATCGGTTATCATTACTTTATGTTGAATCATATCTGATATAGCAGGGCTTAATGTAGTACCTAACATTGCAATTGCGTTTTCTACCATGAGAGAGTCGATAATAGATTCAAAGCAATATACAGGTTTATCAAAATTTACATTAAATATATTATAAATTTTCATTGCTTCATTTTTAGATATTGTATGAAACAATTTCTTTTCAGTATGTCTTCCTTGAAGACCATAAAGTGTTTCTTGATCTTCCAATAAAAATGGGAAAACTACCATTCCTGACATTATATGTGTTGGATGAATATTATAATAGAACTTATCAATATGTTCTGAAATATGTCTTTTCTTGCAAAAATCTACAGATGCTCTGTATTTGTTTGCTGGTTTGAAATATTTTTGATTTAGGTTGAATTTGTATTTCAGTTCTACACAAGTATTTATTTTGGATTTTTTTGGTTCTTTGATGATCAAAGTTCCGTTTTTAAGCCCTTCCATCTTATCATTCAATTCTTCTTTTACATACTCTTCATATATAAAAGGGAAAAATTCTTTCAAAAACATTCTGAGATTAGTATTATATCCACAATGCTGACAAAACACCGTGATATACTCTTTATTCTCTGTCAGAAAATACATTCTAGTTTTCCAAGGAGAACTACCTTCTCTACATTTAATACAACTACACATATACCCAGGCTGAACACGTTTCAATTTTGGTAACCCTAATCTGTGTATATATTGGAGTTCTTTATATTTCTGCATTATAACCCTAGGATTTATATTTCTTTGTTAGTTTATCTAATATAATGATTATATTTTATTACCAAAACTCAACAGGCAACCAGACATTATCTGGAATACTATGTTGTTTAAACATAGGAGCAATGTCTTCAACTGTATATCCTGCTAATCCACAACCGATTTTAGTCACATAAAATTTCAGTTCAGGGGTTCTCCTAGTGAAGGAGATAAAATCATTGACATAATTCTGGATGGTTGAAAGAGGTAGAACCTCTAGCTGCATACCTTTGGTAGGGATGGCGTAAGAACGTCCTTGTATGCCTATTCCTTGCCCCTTGATTGCCCCAAATCTTTGTTTGGCTAGAAGTGCTGCTCCTGCGCCGTGAATCCCTGCGGTGTTAGAACCGAATACGAAAACTTCATCTGGTTTCATATGATCTATTAATTCTGGTGTATTTCTCATTTCTTTATATCCTTATTTTAGTTTTACATCCAGGGCAAGTTATTCCTGGGTAATCATATGTTTCATTGTGATAATCAACATCGGAGAAATATTGAATATCACATTTTTGATATTCAATATGACCCTCACAATTTATACAATCAGTTGTATATGACATAGGTGCTGCTGGTTTAGGTGTAAAAATTATCATACACTATATGGGCAGAATTCGTCAGTGGATACAATATAAGCTGAACATGGTTTAGTTTTACTTTTGTTAAGGGTGATACATTTTTCCACAAGATCACAATAAAGGCAGCATTGGTTGCCACCTTTTCGAAGACAATCAGGGCGAATAATTGACGAACAAAAATAATTTCCATTTGTGAATGTTATTGTTTCATTGATTTTAGACATTTGGTATCCTTTGATTCTAATAGTGATTAATTGAAAAATTCTTCTAGAGTGTACCTAGAGAATTCCTCATTCTTTTTACTGTCTATGAAAAATTGATTGGTAGGTGTTTTGACTTCAGATTCGGCCAGCTTGAAAGAACCAACATCTTCGGAGATTTTAGCCATGCCATACTTCATAAACAGTTTCATTAGGTTACTTGGATTATAATTGAAACTTTGGGTTTCATATTCTTCCAATATGTTAGATTCAATATACGATGGAATCATAGAAAAGTCAATTAAATTCTTATTGAACTCATATTTTTCTCGCATAGTAGGATCAGTTGCTAATAAATTATCTAAATCTTTCAATATCTTAACAGCAGTTTTCTCACCTAATCTTGATCTAATTGCTGGAATATTATCAGATTTATCACCAATCATAAGGTGAATCTTCATAAAATAGTCGATATCCTGAGTAGGCTTAAAGGCATTCTTCAATGGATCAAAAATATAAACATTATCGTCTTGAAGTTGAATGAAGTCTTTGTCTGGAGAAAGAATAAAGATAGTTTCTTTATTTTTAAATTTTTTGGTTAATACTGCAATAACATCATCAGCTTCAGCCCCTGAAGCTTTAACAACATAAAAATCACTAGCTAATTTAAACGCAGTTCCTATGATATTGATTGTCTCTTGAATAGTATCCCAGGGAATAGTATCATCCTTTACTCTACGTCCCTTATACGTCTCATTCACTAGTTCAGGAAACTTAACTTTATTAGTTTCGTAATATTCCTTTCTCCATGTTTTAGAATCTAAACATATAACAAATTTATTCTGTTTGGATGCCCCTAGCATTTTAGAGAATCGCAGAATCTGCATGGTGATCAAGTGGGCAAAGAAATTAGGATTTTCAATGATCTGATCTTTGTTTGGATGCACAATACGATGTGCGAAATATGATAAATCGAATAAAATCATTTAGTTACCTTTAGGTGAAAGGCTAGGGATATTCTCCCTAGCCTTTGTAATAGATTAAGCTCCTGCTTGCTTTTGCGCTTCACGGTCTGCATCATCAAAGAATCCACCAGCACACTTTGCCTCTACAGAGCATGAACGATACATTGTCATTTTATCTGACATAGAAGAGTATACCCTAGAATTACCATTAGCATTTGCAGCAAAGGTCATACTATTGCAAGCTTGAAACCCATACTGCATACCAGCTTGGATAGCATCTTGATTAGCAGCAAGGAATACAAAGTCCCATGAGTAAGTTTCAGTTTGATGTTTGATCATTTCACTGATTCTTTCTTTGGTGTATTCTTTACTCATGTTTTCTTCACCATCAGTCAAGATAACAAAGATAACCTTCTCAGGACGATCTTCTTCCGCCATTGCAGCAAGACGTTGACCAGTTGCATCAATTGTTCTACCAATAGCATCAAGTAGAGCAGTCATTCCCCTTGGGGTAAAAGTTTTAGTTGAGAGTGGTTGAACGTCCTTTACGTTTACCGCATCATATACAATTTCATATAGACTATCGAATTTGGCTAAGGTAAAATTAGCTTCCCCATCTGCTTCTTGTTGTGATTTTAGGAATTCATTGAATCCACTAATGGTAGAACTTTCTATAAGTCTCATAGAAGTACTTTGATCCAAAATAAAATTGATATCTGTTAGATTTACTTTCATTCATTTCTCCTTTTTATACTCCTAGATACTCAAATATATCTAGGTAGCGTTGTTCTAAATTTTCATAATTCTCTTCATATGTGAAGTTTCTTTTAACATCAAAATAAGCATTTTCCGCCATTTGAAGTCTAAGAGATTCATTTTCAACGAGAGTATTGAGATACTCTTTCCAATCTGTTTTATCTTTTTGTACTAAAAACCCATTTACACCATGATTTACAGTATTTGCATAAGGATAAACAGAATGTCCGACAACTGCAGTTTTAGTTGCGCCATATTCAAGAAATTTCAAATTACTCTTACATGTATTGAACATATTGTTATCCGCAACCATGATACCAATATCCCAATTCTGCTCTCTGAAAGTTCTATGAAATTGTGTTGTTTCTATCCACGGTAATGCAGTTGCAAATGATCCAAATCCATTGGGCATATAACCCATACAATATATTTCAACTTTATCTTTTGGTAAAGACCTTAGTGCATTAGCAATATGATGATTAAAATCACCAGCATGAGTATAACTTCCAGCCCAGCCAATCTTAATTTTATCATTCTTAGGTTTATTTCCTTGAATGAATATTTCATCTTGAATAAGATGATTTGGTAAAATAAAAGTTTCTTTTTTGAAACGTTCTACCAATAATTCCCGTAAAGGAACTGTTGAAGTTGTTAAACAACTTGCTAAATTAAATACAGCATCAACCTTTTTTAATATTTTAGTAGGGTAATGCACATGTGCTAGATTGGATGCAGGGATATGCCAAAGGGTATCATCAAGATCAATGATCACATGTTTGCCTTGCTTCTGCATTTCAGGAATATATGTTAAGAAAAATTCATGTAATGGACGTTGTAACCAGACAATATCTGCTTCATATATTCTAGGATCACTACTAGGAAATCCTGAAGAGTATTCACACCATTCAAAACTATCTTTCAAGAATCGATAAGGGTATTCAGCCCTCATCAATCCACATCCTGTTGAATCTGAACTAGTGATCATTATTTTTTTATGACCATATTTTGCTGCTAATCTTGGTAGAATCATGCATTCTCCAACAGAAGTTTTGAATCATTATCATTCTGAATGATACAGTAACAACTCTGACATACATCCATATGACTCACCAAACCATTTCCTTCGTCAATAGTCACAGGGTAAAGAGTTTCACCCTCTGGTAGGAACTTACCGCATTTCTTGCATAGAGTTAAGATCATAGATTTCCTTTCTTAGCCAAAATCGAATTCATCAAATAGATTTGATTCTTCTTTTTCAACTTTTTTGTCTTTTATTTGTTTTAATTTATCCTTCAAATGAATCGGAATCTCTTGATCAGCTGCATCAAGATTTATTAATCTCATATGATTGTAATCAATTCCGATTGTGTAATATGATTCGTTGTTAGAACCGAATCTAGTTTTTGCCACTTTTAGTAGATATTTATTCTGTTCTTTCAATTCAGGTGTTTGTGCTATAGTACCAGACCAATCTGCTGTCTGAGATATACCATAACCTAATCCAACATCCTCGTTTCCAGCGTCAACACCCTTGGTTTTAGCCCCTCTATTGAACTGAGCCGCTGTTAGTATTACTATGCCGTATTCTTTGGCTATAGCCCTTATTTCCTCGGCTACACACATAACATATGTATGTGTCCCTGTTTGTGATGCTGGAAGTCGAAATGAAGCAAAAAGAGTTAAATGGTCAAGAATCAGAACATCTGGTAGATATCCTTTTTTAGTTTTGATTTCATTCAAAAGGTTTCTTAGATGTTTTGCATTTGCAGCACCAGCAGGGTATTCTTTAATAATCAGATTACCATGTGTCTTTTGAAAAGCCTCTGTTATTTTGTTTTTATATAATGTTTTATCAAGAGTGTTTGAAAGATTATTTATATCAATTGACAGCATATTACAGTCAACTCTTTTACCAATCTCTTCAAATCCCATTTCAGCTGAAACAAATAAAACGTTTTTGCCTGATCTAATTAAACTTGACGCAATGTGGCATAACCAAACAGTTTTACCTACGTTTGTATTAGCCAATAAAATGAATAGTGATTTTCTAACCAATCCACCACCCATTGCAGTATTCATCAATTCAATATCTAATGGAATTTTCATTTCATCTTCTAGATATGAATTCATCCTAGCTTTAACATCTTCAGGAGAAAAATAATCATGCCCTATCTTCACTTCAAACTCAATTGCTAAGGCAGATTTAATTACATCTTCAATTTCACCATTTGATTTTTTGGGGTCTTGGATTATATCGACAGCTGCTAATACTGATAGTTCTAATGCCCTTTGTTGAACATAACTTTCAGTTTCTTTTATCAGTAGTTTTTCATCAGTTACTCGCTCTACTTTTTTCAAACTATCAAGATAATTATATATATCATCAGAATCTGATTCTGAAATATTGTTATCCATTTCAACCAGAAGCTTCAAATCAGATATTTTAGGGATTTTGTTATACTTTAGATTGTATTCTTTAATTTTGGTGAAGAGTTTAGAGTGGTGTGTTTCTCCAAAATATCTTTCATCTAAGTGAGGAAATACAACAGTAAAAAAATCATTTGATGCTATCAGCGAAACAAAAATGTTATCTATTAACAACCTGAACCTTCCTCTTCATCTAATAACCCTAACCTAAATAATCTAATTCTTTCTAATCCTTCTTCTTTACTCTGAAGATTGGGCCAAAACATTCCATCAGGGATAGCATAACCAGTAAGCATTCCAACAGGAACTGGTACAACAAACCAATCATCTTTAGTACAATGTTTGATTGCTTCTTGTTCAGTTTCAAAAATACCTTCCATCATCCAACAACCAACTTGATCACCATCAATTGATTTACCGTCAAATGATTGCCCTACTGCGTACATCTTTTTTACATTAAGATCGTTCCACCATTCCATAATTAGTCCTCTTTGTCTGTTGAGTTCTCCTTGAGTACAAGGTCAATCCCTTGCTGCTGTAGGTTTAGCTTTTCTTCTGCATCATTTGCTACATCTTCAACACTAAGAGATTTGATCCTAGCTGAAGTAAGAATCTTGTCCATAGTCTTAACAGTCGCAGGAGAATGTTCATTCTGTGCTTCGATAATACCCTTGAGAGTTTCTTTAATTGTATCATTCTCTGAGATATTTTCTTTGGTTAATTTATCCAGAGAATTGAGAATTTTAGTTACTGCTTCAGCAGCAGACCTTGGTGCTTCTTCAAGGAAATAACGGTTGAACAGGTCTTGAAACTTCTGAAGTTTCTTTGGTTTCTTGATGTAATGAATGTTTGGTGCAGTTTCTGAAGTGAACGAGATATTTATCCCATAGGTGATGCGTAGGAATTCAGCAAACTTTTCAAAGTTCCCTGATAGTTTCATGGCGTTTATTTGGTTACCGAAAGAGTTATAGAATGCCATGATCTTTTCAGTATCATTGGTTGCATATAGTTTGGGGATTTTTTCCATTCCCTTTGTGGTAGATTCAAATCCAACCTTCAACATTTTTAGAAGTGAGGAAAGTTCTTTTTTTAAATCTTGATTATCTGCTTTAAGTTCTATTAGTTCCTCTAGGGACTTCATTAGTTTGTTCAATTCATTTCTCCTTTAGTTTAATTATTTCTATAGTTTATCCGTAATATAAAAGGTTCCATCCTATTTTAGATAAATACTAATAAAACTATAGAGGTAACTTATTATGTATCATATTGTATATCTAACTACAAACATTGTCAATTTAAAAATGTATATCGGTGTTCATTCTACTTATAATCTAAACGATGGTTATATTGGTTCTGGTAAACTATTATCATTAGCTGTTAAAAAATATGGTAAAGATAAGTTCACATACCAAATACTTCATTATTGTCTTGATGTTGATCATGCATATGAGTTGGAAACTCAAATTGTAGATCAATGGTTTGTTGATCGTAAAGATACATATAATATGTGTATTGGTGGTAGTGGAGGTAATAGAATAAATTTCAATGATCCTGAAACATATTCTATTTGGTTAGCCAAAAATAATGCTTATGTTAGAGTAAATTCTCCAGAAACTAGAAAACTTATATCACAAAGTAAAAAAGCATTATATAAAGACCCGACAAAAAATCCAAACTATGGTAAAAAAGCATCTGATGAAAAACGTAAGAGACAATCAGATGGAATAAAAGAATTTTATAAAAGTGATGAGAGTAGAAAACAAATGTCAATCAATTTAAGGAGAGCTCGGCAAAAAGATTACAAAATCATAACAGCAGATGATATAGTGATTCATTTTACAAATTTCTCTAACATACAAGAATGGTGTAAAGAAAATGGGTATGCTTGGCAAACCTTTAGTAAATCTTTAACATTGAACCGAAAGATAATGAGTGGAAAATGTAAAAATTGGCAACTAATTATTGGTTAGCTTTAGTATAATACCAAGCCAACACAACCCAAGTGATGTTAGCTATAACCATGAAGATTCCACCAAGGAAAGAAGACCATTGTTGTAAATTACTATAAAAGAAAATGTTAAAAAGACCCCAGGCAGAGAAGAATCCTTGGATAGGCCAATAAACACCTTTGATTTCTTTCTCTATTAAAAGCTTTTTGACATTAAACCAACAAAGCAATCCACCACACAACTCAAAACTACCGTTAATTAAATCTGGAATATTCATAAATCTCCGTAAATAAAAATCTCCTTCATGAAAGGATAATCTACCCTATCATGAAGGAGATCGGTTTGTCAAATTTTAATCAAAATTTTTATCTGGTACGAGGAACAACAATACTCAAGTCCTTGATTTTCTTATCAAGAGTTCGAATATTCTTTTCAAGAACTTCGATTTTTTCTTCTCTATTATCAAATGAATTTTGAAAATTGTGCATTCCTAACCCAAGGTCTTTGATATGATCAGCCTGTCTTGCTTTCCATTCTTCAATTTCATTCTGCCATGTTTCTAGCCCTAGTTTAAGTTCTGCCATACCAGCAATAAGAATATTGACCTCTTCAACTGTTTGCTCATTGATATAAGACTGCCTATTTTTGAATGGTAACCAGCAAATTCGGTATACTTGTGGTTTATACCACTTCTTTCTAACTTTTTCAACATAAGCTACTGTATGAAATTTACCATTTATGATTCTGATTTCACTTAGTTTAACATTATCTTGTTCAATTGAAATCAAAGATGCTTCATACTCTTGACGATATTCAACACCATGTTCTGTAAATACTGTAATACTACTCATTTTACTCTCCTATTCTACTTCACGATAATTTATGACACTATAAGGAGAAATTTCAATAACTTTACACTTCCAGTTACGTCCATTCGATTCAGTTCTATTCTTAATTTTAACTGTTTCTCCTAATGTTTTCCATACAATAGCATCATTGTTCAAATCATCATGAACAAGTTGCAATCCTGCAACTGGTATTCCATCAACAGTAATAAGTTTAACTCCAAAAAATTTTATATCAGATACAATTTCAAATCTTGTAAACATTTAATATCCCTTTATTTTAAGAATTGGTTATAACTACCATACAAAAATGACATATGAATAACCTGATCTAACCCAATGACAACGAAAAAATAGTGTACCTCTTTAGCTTCCCAAAGACGTTTGGTATATTTGGAGGTAACGAAGTCAACGCACCAATGCGCAATACCATTTAGAAGCGCAAATTTCCATCCAAATAGGAGCAATGGCAAAGTGTAGGTCACCACATGGATCGAAAGCCATTTGACGCTTGTGGACTTGTTTTGAGCCATTTGGGAGGATTGTAGTACGAAGTCAGCTATGAAATGTACCCATAGGATCAACAGAAACGTATCGACATTAAGGAACATAAATCTCTTCGCCCTCGTAGTCTTCAAACCTTGCTTTCATTTTGGCAAGTGCTTCGGCAGGGACAGAATGAACATTACCAAAATCAGCAATACAACGGATCACCCTTACATCGTAGTTGTACTGTGATGCGATTTCGATGTAGTTCTGAAGTTCCCACTTCTGAGTGAAGGTATTAGATACCGCAACATCTGATCCATTAATCATTGCAGTCCGTACCATATCAGCACACCAACGATGTGCTTTAGATACTCTTCCAGCGTCCCAATCATACACACCATCGTGCATGAAGAACATGTCAGCTTCCACATGGAACAGACCGAAAGACTTTGCTACGGTTGACTTACCAGACCCAGGCAACCCTCTTACTATAATCAGTTTAGACATTTTATTTCTCCCATTTGAGTTTAGGTGTCATTTCCATTCCCCAATAGTTATTATAGTTTTGAATATAGAATCGTTTAGCTTGGAACATACTTCTATCTTCTAGCTTAGTAAATTCAAAAGGTGATTCAACATTATCATTAACCTCTACAAGAAGTTTACTTTTGTGATCAAAAATTAAAACCTGCACAGGTATATTTGTCGTAGGATATTCTTTGTTAAAAGACCATACAATTGCAATAGTTCCTATAATAATTCCTATCAGCATAAGAATTGCACCTAAATCATCTTCATTATACTTTTTTATTAATACTATCCCACAAACAAATAATATTATTGTAAGCAAAAACGAAATAGTAATGGTATCCATTTAAAATCTCCTTTATAACCAAACTAATGTTTGGTCTATATCTATTCCCCAAGCATTCTTGTACTTCCTGATGAAAAATCTTTTTGCAGTCAGAGCAGACCTATCTTCAATTGATTTGAAAGTGAAATTCCTTGAAGGAGTCACTACAATTATCTCTGTTGGTGTTTCTATTACTTTATGATCAAGCAATTCATGGTCTATGTGTGAAGAATCATCAATAAATGATACCATTACCATGAACATAGTTCCAATGACGCACACCATAAATAGTTCAAAACAACTTGTATACCTTATTGAAGCAACAGTACTAGCAGCAAAAACAAAGATCAATAAAAATACAGTAAGAGGTTCCAATTTTGCTTCCTTTTGATTTAGATTTAACTTCAGCAGGAGTTGGACAGCTTCATGGGGATAGTCACATAACTTCCCTCCACCGTTCCTACTCTGACCCTACTGCTATCAGGAGTCTAAGGTTGACCTCTACCCTGTTTTTTGCGGTAGCTACTCCGCTTCGATCATGGGGTGTCATCCCCACTAGCTAGGTAGCAAGCCTAGCATGGCTTTTAATAATCTCTGTCAACTTCACCAATATGCCCACACAAAGGGCATTGAAATGTATCAGGAATACCTGTGTAATTTTGATATTTAGGTGCTGTGTATGGGTTAAAGTACTTTTTACATGATCCACAATAACATCTATGCGGATCACGTTCACTGGAATTAGGTCTGAAGTATATTTTACCGGACATAGAAAGTAGACCCTTCGGCTTTGATAGTGATTGTCGTATCGATATTGATGTGGCGATATGCTTTTTTCTGCATATCGAACACAGTCACTATGTTTTCAGGCATTGCTGGTTTGGGCCTTGAAGGATTCGGATTGAGGTATGCCTTCACACCCATACGGCAATCCATCAGTCTAGCTTGCCCATCCTTCTTGGTGAAGAGGACACTAAAAGTGTGACCTTTGGGTATGATAGAAAGTAGAGTATGGATATCTCCTGGGGTGATTACCTGTTCTCTTGACGATTTCTTTGCCTTTTTCATACAGAATCTCCTTTAGTTGAGATAACCCTTAGCCGAGTAATACACCAAACATCCAATTCCATACAGAAACGAAAATCTGGCACAGTAGATTGAAACTTTGCATGTTGGTCTAAAGTAGTAGGAAATAGCTGCATTAAACACAGCAACACCCAAATTAATAAAAACTAATATAAAACATAATTCTTTATACATAACATATCCTTTTATCATATAAGTTGGATGTTGTCAATTTAATAAACTATGAGGTAATTAGGACGGTTTCTTCCAACCTTTTCACAGGCATCTTAAACCATATCCTAATTACCTCATATAAAATTGTTGATTACGCTACTGCGAAGACCCGTTTCTCAGCAACGATCTTGGTGACCGTAGTGCAGTTGATCGTGCGGTAACCTTTGCTCTTGACATCGTAGACGGTTACCAGATGCGAAGGATTCGGTGCTTTGACCCTCGAAGGATTCGGGTTGAGGTATTTCACCACACCAGTGCGGCAATTCATCTTGCGAGTTTCGCCGTTTGCCTTAACGAAGGTTGCGGTGAACATGTGACCATTCGGAATGGTCTTGATGATGGAGGAAACGTCTGCGGAAGTGATGGTCTTGGTTGCTTTGCTCATGGTAAATCTCCTCTGTGGGTTAAGTTGTTTCGCCTCAGTTCGTAAATCAACTATAGCAAAAGATCATTTTTATGTCAATTTTTATTTTAAAACATTCGTAATTCATTTGGGTATGCCTCAAGCTCCCAATCACACCTATGAGGTTTTACATATATATACATACCATCTATCCTAGTAACCACACCTTTTACAGGGTGAACTCTATTCTTCAATTCTGTAATATATCGACTTTGAATTATTTTAACTGTATCTCCGACTTTCATTAATTCTCCTCGACTTCATAAAACTCAAAATCATATTGATCAATATATCCAGTTTCCCAATCTCTTGATTCATTAATTACACGAATAGAATATAAAGCCCCATGTTCTATCTCAGGCAAAAGTACACAATCGGATTGAAGCATTTCATTCATCTGATCATAATACCAACTACAATACTTACATCCAGGGCAAGACTTTCTCTTCAGGAACTTAACACCTTGTTTACGATGTACATTTATCCCTTGAGAATAGAAGTTATTATAGCCCCTGAAGTACAATCCTTTACAGTTATCTGGTTCTGGTTTCGGATCATCTAGAGTGAATTTAAGTATTAAGTCTTCCATCTATTCCCCTGTCAATGCATGATGTGTATGTTCTGCGGTCATAGTATATGAGTACTGTTTGCAGTTCATCATAAAATCACCAAACATATAGCACCAACCATTTTGTTTGATACCATCGACAGTAACACCAAAATAATCACATCCTTCACATCTGAACCGCATTATTTTTTCTAACTTATCCATGTAATATTCCTTTAGTATGATGCAAAATAGAAACCTGCGCTATTCACAGATTCTATCCTGATCTTCTCTTCTTTTGCCCCATGATGAAGTTTCTTTATCGCTATGATTTCGCCACTCTTAGGAAGATTACGTTTCCTACAAACCTTCACACATTCCAATGAGTGTGTTCCAATCTTTACATATATATTCATTATAGAATACTCCTTTAAAATGGAATGAGATCATCATCAGTGAGGGTTGCTATATACGCTTCATGCTTACGTTGTTCGAAAGCTTTGAGTGCTTTCCCGATAGGGGTGTTCATGAGAGATATAAGAACCTCTTCTTCTTTTTTGATATCCTCTTTGATACTTTGGATAGTGAGATATTGTCCTGGCCCTGCATCACCAAACATGGCGCATTCAGAGTGATATTGAGCTTCAAACTCAGAAAGACTTTCGTAACCTTGATTGATACTTTCACGAAGAACCGCAACTTTATGAGCGAAATTTAAGACTGACATATTCCCTCCTTGGGATGTTATTTTCTGGATAGAAACAATTCACCTTTCTGCGTTTCCCATACATATACGTCATGGAGGGTCTTCTCTCCCCCAAGTGGGCCAAGCAGAAGGACGTAACCTAACCAACCTTTTTCGTAACGAAAGAAATGATGAAGGACAATTATACCATCAGATTCCTGTTTGACAACTTTGGTTTGTGAATCAGGTCTTTCTTTGATATGGGAGTAAAAACGATCAGATTGCTTCTTAGAGTAAAGGTTGACTTCAGTATCATCAACCAGAGTCTTGATAGTACTTACCTCGGTTGCTTTCCTCATGAAAAATCCTCCTTTGATTTGAGCTACGAAACAACTCTATCAAAGGAGGATTTATTTGTCAATTTAAAAATTTAATTTATCTTACCCACCATTCTTCAACCATCGAAATCAAAAGTTCTTCGATTTCTTTGTACCTAGGCTTGCTAGGCAGATCAGAACTTTCAGCAAGGGTAGCTAATTCGCTTTCTAGCTGTTCAGAGTAAGAAACGATATCTTCCTTCGCCCATTTACCACTGCGTATATCTAAGAGCATCTGACGGTCTTTTAAAGGGTATTCTAGCTTCCCTGTCAACAACAGTTCTTTACCCTCCAACATCAGTCTGACAAGGTGCATACCGAATTTGGTATCGTAACCGTATTTGGTGTAAAGTTCTTCACGGTTACCAACCTTGCTTAAACGATCCCGCACTTTCATCCAAGTTTTGTAAATACTGTCTTTGATGGAAATACTTAGATCACCAATTGTTACATTATGATGGTCATACTTGAAACAACTTGGTGCAGTATCCCTGAATTCGGTAAGAAGACGTTTGTGCTTCCTGCCATTATGGAAATCTTCAACAAGAAGACCACCATCAACAATACCACATTGTTCGTGTAACCAATCATAAGCATCTTTAAGACCATCATAGTTATCAACTTTGATAATCATCTTATGTTTCTGGCTGAATGCATATCCAAGGTACTTGTCTTTTAATCCCTTATGAGGGAACAGCTGTGCATTCTTCAGTATTAGATCACCAAAGCTATTGGTAAACACAACTTGATTAGCAGGGGTGAACAACTGATCCAGAATGTTAGGGTTATTTTCCATAGCTAGGCGCATGAATTTACGAAGTTCATAGTATTTGGAGTCGATAGCATCCTTATCATTTCTACCGCTTTCTAATTTGGAAACAATTGATAGATCAACTTCTTCTACTTTATCTAGCCCTAAGTAGTATCTCTTTGGTGCAATAAAGATTCCGCTAAAATCCTGATCTGATTCAGGAGTGCTGGCCCCATATACTTGCGAACCCGTAGTAATCATTAGAATTCTATTTTGTTCTACTAGTTCTTTCATTGTTATACTCCGTTATAACATTACACATTTTATAAATTCTATATCAGATTTATAATTTATGATAGGATATTTATCATGGTGACCCTGTGACTATATGTTATTTACTCCCATCCTCAGTCCATCTTTTATCACATAAAGAACAATGAAAATCTGTCCAGTATGTGTTCTTTGAATCATGCATCATACCAAGTGCTTCCCCGATGACCCAATCTTCCCTAGGATCATCGGGGAATTGTTCACGATATCTGGCAATACGTTCTTTCACATGCTCACGTTGAATGCCTATCATCTGGAAAGCTCCTTGTACTTTTGAGCATACTGGTTCTCAACAAAAGTCACAACATGATCTCCACCTTTCTTCAGGATTTCCTTGGGAACTTCTATCACAGTTTCTTTGAAAGTCCTTTCCAGACGATCAAGGATCACTAGCTTTTCGGGAGTCAGTTCATGATCAGTGTTTGCAGCTAGTATGATATCAGCAGCATGTTTCCTGATCTTCTTGTAGAACCTTACCAGTTTCACAGGGGTCTTGATCTTCTCCAACAGATGAAAGTACATGTGTTGCCTTGCGAAAGTCACTATCAATTCTTCCTGTTTCTTGGTGAAACGGTGTTGCTTGACAAACTGTTTATTGATCAGGTAAGACATGACTTCATGCCCATAGTGGTGAGGAAGGATCGACTTCTTAGTAACACCTTTACCAGTATCGTGGAACAGTCCTGCGAGGGCAACATCGAAGCTGTAACCATGTTTTTTAGCGTAGTCGAATGCATCCATTGCGTGTTCAAATGCAGTCTTGCCATTATGGAACTGATTAGGTCCTGCGGTTACTTTGGTCATGACATACAGAGGTTTGAAATGAATCTGAAGTGCATCCATTTCTTTCAAGAGTTTGAAGAATCTGGAAGGTTTCTCACTTCTTTTGTAGTTTTTTTCCAGTTCAGCTATTACCCTCTCAGAAGGGATTGCTTTCAGCAGATGTTTGGCAGCTTTCATCTGGTTGAATGTATCAAATTCGATAACCATACCAAATTCATTTGCGAAACGAACACCCCTGAGAATCCTCAGAGAATCGTCTATAAAGGCATTCTTGTTGATGGTACGGATCAGCCCAAGCTTCAGGTCTTTCTGACCGTTGTGTGGGTCGACCAGTTCACCAGTAACAACATTACGTGCCATACTGTTGATGGTGAAGTCTCTGCGCCCAAGGTCTTCTTCAATCGTCACACCAGCAACGAAGTTGAAATCCTGATATGAATCACCAGTAGAAGTTTCCACCCTTGCAAGGGCTACTTCGTGTTTTTCTCCAGTGAAATCAGGAAGAAGGTAAACCGGAAAGTTGTTACCCACTTTCTCAACATCAGGAAAGATAGCTTCAAATTCGGCAACTGACGTTTCGGCAACAACGAAATCAAGGTCTTTTGCTTCAAGCCCAAGAAATTCGTTGCGAATGCTTCCCCCAACTGCGTAAGTTTTATGTGCGAGGCTTTTAAACATGAAATCTCCTTTGTGTTCAATTGATAAATCAACTGTACCACAAAGGAGATTTGTTTGTCAATTTATTTTGCTTTAATTATTACCTTTTTTCCAATTTCTGAAAGAGTAATTGGGTGAATAGTAAAAAAATATATAATTACTGAAATCAACCCTAGTAATCCAAATCCTAGAGTAATACCAAAATCAGACAGCAGCAAATCTTTCTTTTCAACTCTGGTTTGCCAATGGATGAAAGTATATGCTCCTACAACAAACCATCCTACAATCAGCAGCAATATCATGGTTGAATTCATTCTTTCCTCTTTTTGGCTTTGAATATTACCATACCTTCAAATTTATAGTAACAGGTATATCCAACAGCATATAAGAATGCAATAAAACCGCAGCAAGATACCGCAAACATTAAAGGCAATGTCTCAATGCCAATATCTCTACTACATGCCCTTGTTTCCATATACCAAAAAGTTACAGCACCAATAACAAACCATACTATTAGCGCAGCAATAACAACAAACGTCATACTAATCATTTAGCCCTCAATAACCTTCAGTAGTAAATTTCCGTTCAGTCTGAACTCCTTCTCCAGTTCAACATAATTGTGGATCAACCCATTCTTCTTCAAAGTGAATAGGATGCTGGAGAATGGTGACTTGAATTCCTTTATAACAGTAAGAGCAAATTCTTTCTGATCTTCGATTAGATGACACTTATGCCAAACACAGCTAAGATCATTGAAAAGATCGTTGATGACCATTTCCAGTTCATAAACTCTTTCCTTGATCCTGGGATAGATAGCAATTGCTTCGTCCTGTTCGTTAGCCAAGATCAACGGAACCAAATTCTTGTCAGACGAAATATTGCCATTGTTACCCAAACGAGAATAAGCAAGGTAAGTAGAAGATTTCACCTTCATTCTCAGATTGTTACGGTCACGAAGAACCAGACCTTCAGCAGTCCCATCAGTCTCTTCTAGGGTCTGGATATAAGCACGAACAGCTGCTTCATCTTTCAGGTTTATAAGCGCAGGACGTTCCAATCCCTTTGCATTTGCACACCAAGTGATCCCTCCATCCACAAATTCTTCATTATTAACATTAATGATAATAGTCAAAAGAAAAAGTTTGGGTTCAGGGTAAAGCCGCACTACCTGATTGAATTCAGTGCAAAGCTCAAACACATAAGAACATGCGGTATCAAAACATTCACCGTAAGGAAGTTCTGGAAGCAAGGAAAGTACTAGTTCATCCCAACGAGGAAGGTTCTCACCGATAGGCATATCAGCCCAAGAACCTCTAGTTTTTACAGTCCAAGCTTTAGCATAAGGATTCCAGAAGTAGGTGATGATAGAACCATCTTCCTTGGTTCTCATGGTCATTTTATCATCCCACACGAAGTCATTGGTGATCTCCAGAGCTTCGCCCATGTTGAAGAAACGAGGCATACACCCTGCTACGATTTCGAAGGTATTGGTATCCAGAACTAGTCCACGGCATTCACGCACAATCAGTTCCATCTTAGGAGATTCAATCTGATCATAATTAAGTATTGCCATAGGGTATTCAATATGACGATTAACCTTGATACCATACTCTGCAGTAAGCATTTCAAAGGTATGAGCAGCTTTTAAGTATTTCTGAACTTCTAACATGTAAATCCTCCTTGGGTATTAAATGAGGTTAAAAAGTTTTGCGGCAACTCCCCAGCATCCAACTCCTAGGACAAATGGTATAATTTTGAAAATTATACTTGACCCAAAATTTTTAGTTTCCATACAAAAAGCCAGGAACATCAGGTACGCACCAGTAAAGAAGGTGATGTAATTGGTGTATTCGGTAATCATTTTGAATCTCCTTTGAGTTTGGTTAATTTATCTTGGGCATACTTCAATGCTTGTTCAGCAGCTTGAATCTGATATTTAGCCCTTTGTTCTTGATGTACCAATTCTTTCTTCTGTTTATTGGTTTGAAGTCTAAGAAGTTCATCCCTAACATTCATAGAAGACCCTTCAACTGTAGATACAACAAACTCTACAATTTCATCAGTATCTTTGTATGTCTTTTCGATATACTTACCGTTACTGGAAACAAACTGTGTCAGGTGTGACATGATAGCTGCTCTAGTACTCCAAGTCTTTCCATTTTTATACCATCTAGGGGAAGTTGTCCCTGTGGAGTAAAGACCATCTTTATTTCTGATCTTGTAGCATTTCACTTCAGGCATTACACTACCTCAATATTGGATATTTTAAATTTTACAATCTTTGCATTTGGATACCTAAGTGACATTTCATACACATCTTTGGTTCCACCAAAAATGGTATTTTTAGTTCCTACTTTTTTAGGATATTTCTGAAATTGAAGTGATTTAAAAACAACTCCAGCATCTTCTATGTTTATAAAAGTTGTTATAGACCAGATATTACCAACCCTCTATAAATGGTACTATCCATATACCATTTGAGATTACCATCATTCCCTGTATAAGCAATTCCATATACGATCTGTGACGATTCATTCAGTTCTTCAAAAGATTTGATCGCCATTACAGAATCTCCTTCAGATCAAGATCATTGACAGGTCTACCGATATCTTCGATGTAACGTCCATCTGCCATGTAACGGCAAAAGTCAGAACCAGTGAAGGGGAAATTGGATTCAGGATGGGTAAGAGTAACAGTGATTTCATCGTTGAAACAATTGATGTATTTCTTACCTTCTTGAAGTAACATATGATCTCCTTCGTGATTTCGTTAGCTACAAAACGACTATAACCCAAAGATCATTTTACGTCAATTTATTTCTTATTTCTTTGATAAGTTCTTTGTGAGTTTTGGTTAATTTACGTTTCTTTTCCAAATGATCTAGGATCGACTTGGTATCATCAATGGTTTTCTGCGTAGGGTGATCAGAAACATTATGGAGTCTATCGGCAAGTTTGATAATCAGAGCATATGAGGAGATTCCAACCATCTTAGTCTTCAGATAGTCACATTTGCCCATTATTGTAATTGCATCGTTATCAGAGGTCAACTCAAGCACCAGAGACGCAACCAGAGGGCTAAATTCGGTTGCTAGTTCCACGAAATTAGTATCTGTATCCTCTAGTGTATCATGGAGTAAACATGCCGCTAGAATCTCATTTAGATGCTTTGACTTCTTGAAACTAGCGACAATATAACTTACTGCAAGAGGGTGACCTACATAAGGAGAGTTATCAAATTTCCTAAACTGCCCTTCGTGTTTTTCGGATGCAAACTGGATAGCTTTCAGGACTAAGTTTTTCATAATAACCCTCCATAGTAATCAGCCCACAAATCCGCATAGTACTCATATTCTTCTCTCTGACAGTATTCACAAGCAACCGCAACATTTCTCCAGTAATCATGATATGCGGTGTTTCTATGATATATTTCAGCATCTTTTCTACCGCAGATAGGACAAATGAAAACTTTTGTTTCTACTGTATGAACTATCTCAATCATTTATACAAAGAACCACATAAATGTAGATTTGATGATTGATAGTGTAATTTCATGGTAAACAAACCATTTACCAATAACAAACGGACAAAAAATATAATCCACAATAGACCAGAAAATACTATTATGAATATGGTAACCTACAATAGCAGTTAAAAGAGCAAACAACATATACAAATATCTAATCATCTTATCTCCCTCCCGATTCTTTCGGGTTCATTTTCATTGGTTTAAAAATCCAGATTCTCCACTTTTTCTTTCCAACAACCCAATCAGACATTCCATTGGGGATTTCTTTCCCTTCCCAACCGTTCTTCCTTGCATCAGTTCTAGATTTGAACATCCCAGGAATCAACATCACTACATCAACCATTGATGATTCAGCAGAGAGAATCACAGGTTTGTTTTGCCCTAACAACCAATGTGCAAGTTCTTCTTGATCAGAAATGAATTCATTTTCAACCAAGATGTCTATTTCAAATATACTACTCATATGAAAACTCCTTTGGGTTTGATTTGATTCAACCTTAACACAAAGGAGATTACAAGTCAATTTTTAAATGAAAAAAGTGTAGACGTATGCAAATACCCAACAGATGCCTAACATTGCATAAAATCAAACCGCAAAGGAAATCGTATGTTTTAAATCTTGATTTTCATCTTCTAATTTGTATTTAAGTAGGCCAGCTGCAATGGAAGTGAATAGAACTACACCAGTTGACAGAGGGTAATGGGTTGTTGGATAGACAAGCATCATCCAGATTGATTGAACGGTAGGGACAACAATTTTCAATGTACCTATCATAAAAAGTGGGATTAATAGAATTGTTACAAGTGTTTCTTCATTTTTAGTCATTTACTTTATCCTTAGCCTTTATTAAATTTTCACATGTTGGTGAATTGGGTGTTGTATTTCTATAATTCTGCATACAATAAGCTGTAAGTTGATACAGGCATTCATTTTGATTGCAAGGTGTAGTGAACAATGCCATGTAATTTCCTCTTGTGATATATACTAAATCTTTACTCCAGACCATGATTATTTTCCTTTTCCGAAAATATCATTAAAGATATCACCAAATGGCTTATCTTTATCATATGATGAATGCGGTCTTTTAATGCTATTCTTCTCACGCTTCATAGAAATAAATTCATAGTGACATTCATTACAAATAACACCAAATTCCTTTCTTAGATTGCTACCAGCAAGGATAACACCCATATATTTACCACAGCTACAATAAACATCCATTTTAGTTATTCCTTTAGCCTATATGATAATATATCATTTATTTTTCTTTGAGGGACTCCATATGTGCTTTGTAAATCTTAATCCAGTTCCTGATCTGACGAATCCTATTTTTCATAATATCAGGATCACAATTATGGTATATATTACTGTACATATTACGCATATCAGAAAACTCATGACAAGTCATTCCAAGAATCACAATCCAAGGGCAACCTAGAAGTTTACATGCAATATCATAATCTTCATCAGGATTAGCGTCAGGACATTCATTGATATAGTGATCTCTATTATGTGCAGCATTAATAGGATTACAAAGAAGACACTGCATACCTTTAGAGTCTTCATATGAAGATTTAGAAATACCAAGCTCAATTGCTTTCTGGTATCTTTTAATCAATTCTTCCATTGACTTGATAAAAATATCCCCATCTTTGAACAGTTTAGCATTCTTCACTCTTGATCTCCCTTGTTAAGTTTTTGTTTAGCTTCGACAATCGGAATCCACTTGTAGTATGTGCCAGTAGTATCAATTTTAGTGATTTCCATATATCCTTGGGACACATAGAACCCAAGAGGATGTTTAACGACTTCCAGATATTCCTCGTTATTACACTCTGGAAATCTACTCTTATCCAGTTTGGTGAAATACCGTTTTACAATGGAATTGTTAGTCATTTTTATCACCTTCATAAGGATGAAGCTTCCTTGCTTTGTTTTCGATCCTTCTCAATGCATACCTGATCTCTTGAAGATCGGTCTTGACAGAGAGAGGATTGATGTTATCCCATCCTGGGAAGTTAGTAGCTTCAGGATCAGCAATCCTGACTTCTTTGCAACCTGTAGCCTGAAGATACCGAATGATGTTTTCGGTCACAGAGGTAACGTTACCGAATTTCTCCTGCATCTTGATTAGTTTTGCCTCTGCCTTACGCATGACCTTAGTAGCAGATTCCAGATCGTGAAGGCTAAAAGCACCATGTTTGAATGCTCTCAGTTCCCCTGCGTAGGGAGTGGAGAACCTGCTACTGATCCTGAAAGAGGATTGCAGATCATAGTCAGTTCTGAAGGTTCCACCAGCAGCATTCCTGATTTCGGTTTCAATATTGTAGGTATCGTAGGTGAAACCGTCCTTGTAGTCAGAAGAGGAAACAACGGCATAGGTTTCGCAGTAAGGCAGTTCTTTCGACATGGGGAATCTCCTATGTTGTTTAGTGATCAACTATAGGTACACTTTACATCAAGACGATTTAACTGTCAATTAAAAAGAACTACAAAATTGAATGAGTTGATGCACAGTCCAAAACATGAATGATTCCGTACATTACACCAACCATGAGCAAGGCAAACAAGATAAATGATAACCAATTTTCAAGTGGTGTCTCTGGTCTACAGCTACTTGGTTTGAAAATTTGTATTGACATTTTATTTACCTGTTGTAAACATGAAGATTAACCCTGTAATAACTGCACCCGCAATATACCCTATTAAGAAATTGTTCACTTAGCCTCTTGCTCCCATATCAGGGTCATGAATCCAGTTCCCATCATCACCTTCAGGTTCGATTAGATCACAATATCTAGCAGGGATAGAATAAGTTCTTCCTTTTATATCTTCTAACAGAACCAGCCCAGCAGTAGTCAATCGTATGATTTCACATTCCTCTTCATCATCATATAGATTTTTCAACACAGAACCATTCCCCATAACTATGTGACTATTGACAGTAACTTTTCTGCCAATGTTAGGTAATACTCTATCTAGTTTCATATGTTATCCTTAGTAAGCCCTGTATTAACTAATCCACAAAATCCATTAATAGGTGAAGTATAATTAAATTCCCACATTATACAATCAGATGCAATACAATTACTATATTCATATATAGCATATCCCCATCCTGAATTTGTACCATATCTATAATGTGGGCATTTCTATGTTTTAGCTTCCTCTTCTGTTAGCATCATTTTATCCTTTCATTTGAACTATATAAGAAATTGTACTCTGTTCTTCTTCGTATACAATGTACTCATTATTTCTTAGATCGATTCCACCCTCAGCAAATAGGGAGTCATAATTTCCCCTTGCCCTCAATTTATTACGATCCAGAGAAGAACACCAGCTTTCATGACGCTTGATATGAAGTTGGTTTCCAAGGTGTACATCGAAAAGTGCCATGTAAGCCTCTGACGCATTGCCCCTTGCCCAATAAGACCCTCTAGCTGACGTATAACCCCACGATTTCTGAGCCTTGTCTGCGAAGTACGTTCCGTATCCAAACATTTTACCAGAGATCACGGCATTAGTAGGACGTAGAACCAACCCTGTCTGAAGGATCGGTAACCAGTTCTCATTTCTGGAACCATGCCAGAACAGTTCGCATTTCTTGTTAGCAGCTGCACCAAGGTACTTGTCGAACTTTGCTTGGGTCTTCTTGTTCCTGACTTTGAATGCCCTGATGTAGTTATCACGAAGATTAGCAAGCTTAGATTTTACAATCTGCTCATCTTTAACATCGATGCTGCAGATTTCCAATCCCATTGCATCAAGCAAGGTCAGTTTGTCATCCTTGTTTTCAGCAACCAGTTCAACTTGCTTGACCTGTTGACTCATTGCATCCAGCAAGTCCTGTTCTTCAGAAACGATCTTCTCTACGATTGAGTATTTGAAAGTTTCGGATTCACTGTAAAGATGATCTTGAACTTTCTTCATCTTCCTAGGAATTGTTGAAAAGATTTCAAGAAGAACTTGATTCAGTTCCCTATTGTTTTTAACACCAGAGAGTGCATTCAGAAGGGACTGAGCTTCCCTGATCTGTTTTTCAGTTACGGAATCAGCAGTTACAAGGTAGTTTTCCTTGACCTGACCTGTGGTGTAGGATTCTAACTTTCTGATCAGATCAGAAACGAATTTGTCAGAGATATCATGGAAGGATACCGTAGCAGATGAAACTGCTTCAGTGAACAGATGGGTTACATCCTTATATCCTTTTTTGGTCTTGGAGTTGAGAAGTTTTGTCCAGTTAGATGAAGGATATGATGCAGTCTGACATGTTGCACCGACCCTACCATACTCAACATGAATTGTCGAACCATCATCGTTCATGTTGTAGAATTTATTATGATTATCGTCAGAAACGAAGATGAGCTTTGCAGAACGAACGGTAGACATGTGCAATCTCCATAGAAGTATAATTTAAGATGATCCTACAGGATAATCATTTGTTTGTCAATTTATTATCAATCTTTTTTCGATCTTTCCCTGCGGAGTATACAGCATAGCAAGCCGAAGTTTTGAGATATCTATGAATTCCTTCTAATGGAGTTTCTAAATATCCCATAGTAAAAGCATAATCCAGTGATGTACCATGTCTGAGTACAACTTTCTCCACATCTTCATTAGACATATGAAAGAAAGAATTATATACCCTTTGCTGATCTATGTCTTTGAATTTACTTTTCAAGGGTACATCCACATGCACACTTATATTGCCTTTCGTTTTCAGGGTCATAGTTCCAGATATGGGTTTCCCCTGTCTTGAGGCAACGGTTGTTGATAGCAGAGTCTATGTCATCTTTTCTGTAATGCTTGGTAGGGATAGGTCTGGTTTTCATATTACTTGCCTCCAGAGGTAGAATTCACTGGTATCGATATTTGCTTTCGCCATCCAAACCCCTTGGGTAGCAGTTGCCCAAGGTGATCCACCATTACCAGCATTACCATCAGCCCTATCAAAAGCTTCAGTAACTGCCGTAATTGCTGCAGGGAGATCAACCGAATTGATGTTTCTTTCGGATACTAGCGTCACTAGAGTAACAGTAACAGCGTTCCTCATTTGCTCATAACTAGTACCAAACTTAACAGACGTTTTCATATAATCTCCTTTATTGTTTAGTTATTACCAGTTAGTAGGGCGATAGAAACCCCAGGTATATTGTGCAGCTTTTTCAAGCCGGTTGATTGCAAGGTTGTCATTTCCTTGGGCCTGAAATTTGATAGCATCAGCAACACATAGTTCTTTGCTACTGTTCATAACACATGAAGAAATTTTTAGGATTTCTATTTTTTCAACAATCGACATACTGAAATCTCCTTTGTGATTGATTATGTTTAACCTTAACATGAGTCCATTTTCAAGTCAATTTTTATTTTGACTAAAAATACAAAAAGGACTTTACATATTTGTAAAGTCCTTTTGTTTAGGTTATATACCTTATATTATTGTACTTTTAGCGATTTGATAAATTCAATCAATTTATTAACAACTATTTTTCTTTCATCCCAGGGGATTCCAGCCCCTCCTTCCAAGTCCAAAACCTTTTTAAGAGTTTCTATCACTTCTAATGCTCTACGTTGTTTAGATGCCTTTCTAGCTATAGCCTGATCTTTTTTAGCAGCAGCTAGGCGTAATTTATTCATTTCATTTGCATATTCTTTACTTTCAATATCTAATTCTTGAATTCGTTCTGCCATTAAACTTCTCCTTCTAGTTCTTCTTCCTCTTCAACTGAAAGTCCTTCAGTTGAAGATTGATATTGGAATTTAGTTTCCATGTATTTAGCCAATCCATTTTTTAGAAAATCTTCCCAAAAAGCAGGAGTCATTTTAGCTTTTGTAATTAGATCATCTTTTTTATGAGCGAGTTGTGGTATTTTGATAGGATCAATTTTATAAGAGTTTTTCTCTTTTATAAAAATTGCTTCATCCTCATAACACCATTCAAATAATCCTGAATATGGAGTCAATCCACTTTCAAAGTCGATATTAAATTGAATCTTAGTTTTCTCTTTTGCAGTTCTACATTTTACATTGGTACTAGTGATTCTAGCAGCAACTGTATCTTCTTTATTATCTTTAGCTGTTCCCTTTACCTGGGCCTTTGTGAAGCTACTAATAATGGATGAATTATAAAGACTCCCTTCTCCACCAGAGATAATATTACCACCAAATCCCATAATTTGTGAATATACATGGTTAATTACAATGATAGGCACATTCTTAATACCAGCTTTAAGTGTAACAGTTCGGAATAATGCACGTAATTCTGTTTGTTTGGTAAAGTCTCTAGCATCATTACCAGAAGTTTTATCTCCTAGTTCTTTAGTAGTACTAATATTACCAATTGAGTCAACTCCAATAATTACTTTATCATTTGGTGTGATTTCATCAAGGATATTAATCATTTGAGTGTTAAGTTCTGCTACAGTGGGACAAGGAACAAAAAGCATATTCTCGGTATTAATTCCTCTACTCTTTAAATCTTCTTTAGAGTTGTTAGCCATTTCAGTTTCGAAAAGAACAAAGAAGTATCCAAGTGCCTGGGCATTCTTTACTGTCTCTAACATCAAGAATGTTTTACCAACAGAGTTTAGTCCTGCTAGTTGCCAAACTCTACCAGATGGGCATCCCCTAAACGGACTACCAGCAATTTGTGCATTAAATAGATAGTTTCCTGTGTTAATCCAATCCCTAATAGGGTACTTATCTGGTTGATCGTCTCCCATAAGCTGCGCATATTCTGATCCTGTAACGTGCATTAACCTTTGACCAAAAGACATTGCTTTCTTTTTTTCTTTTTCCTCCTGGGAGTTATCTTTTAGAGTTTTCTTCTCCATTTTGGTAAGCTTAATTCCATTTTCTAATTTAAACTTTAGTTCTTGTAGTTCTTTTTCTGTTACTTTTGCCATACTTTGTTGTCTCCTAAATACTTGCATGAAAACTTGTGAAATTTGCGGCAAAGCTGCACATCATCGACACCACATACAATCTAGGTCACAGGGCGGAAATAACAACCCTAGTAATATAGCCTTGCTTTGTGCTTCTGATCATATGGAAGTTCACCTTGGGAATATCATCATTGAAGGAAGGTTTTTGACTGATGATGGTTATCTATTAATATATCACAAAAAAGGTGAATTGTCAATTACTGGCAATTTACCAGAATGTTTTACATATTGAAAAATTGTTTAAAAGTTTGATAAGTTTTTGATTCTTCAATCTTCAGTCTTTTTCTCAATCTACGGATAAGATACTGAAGAAATCTAGGCTCATCTTTTTTACAACCTTCATATAATAAAGTATTAGATATTTCATCACACATTTCTTTTATTGTATGAATAGATACCCCTGTTTCTTTTGAAATTTTTTCTAATATGTTCTTCATTTAATTCCAAATAATCTTATCTTTTAGACTATCACATACTTTACAAATTCCAGCAGGGGTCATATATTCATTTGTAAATATTCTATTACACATTGGACATTTAGTTTTGCCTGTTGATTTTAAAACATCTTTATGTTTAGATTCTAAAGCTTCTTTTCCAAAGACTAAAGATTTACTTTCTATGTCATAATGAGAATCTTCCATCATAGAAAATTCAGTAATATCCAAAACTAACATAATAATTCTAACATCAGTAGCAACATCTTTTCCTGTTTGTCCCACTTTAAATGACAAAAAGAAATGTGAATTTTCTATATCATAACTTAAAATAAAAGTTGGTGTGCTTAACGCATATATTGTATCTGATTTCGTGATTATAGTGTTATAATTTTTACCATAATGCTCAATTACTAATTTTTGAATATCAGTTATTAGATTATAGTTCAATAATTTTACATCAAGTTCTGTCATGATTGTTCCTCTGTTATTTTTGAAAATCCTTTTTCTAATGTTACTTTATAGCTATAATCAAAAAACTCTTGATTCATATCTGTAAGGTGATTTATAGTGATGATACATTTGTTATTCTTATCCCTATAATCTGATAGAACTTGCATAACACTTTCAGTCCCTTGTTGATCTAAGGAAGTTAATACTTCATCCATAATCAGAAGATTGGTATCAGATTTTTTATTCTTCATCTGCGCAAACTTTATAAACGCAAACATAACTGCTAAGTCAATACGTTTCTTTTGCCCTTGGCTAAATGATTCGTAAGTATAATCCTCTTTATACTTAGTAAGAACTACTTCATTAAACTCAACATCAAAGTTGAAAACAATGTCTGTTTGAAATTTTGTCAGGTATGTATTAAGTATTTTGTTTATTGTTGGAAGATACTTTTTGATGATAAATGTCTTGATTCCATCATCAGAACACAATCCTCTAAGTAAAGATAAATGTGTTTTTGTGTTAAATTTTGTATTGAAAGCTGATTTCAATACAATCAATTTTGAGTTGTATTCTTTCAATTTTGATTCATCGATTTCAATTACAGACTCAGAACTTTTATTGATTGCCGTCATAAGTTCAATAATTCTTCTTTTGTTTTTAGCTAGATTCTCTGTAACAAATCTTTCATTTGATAGAATCTCATTGATCTTATTTAAATCAGTATCAAGGTTTTTTAACTCTTCCTGTCTAACTTCTGAAATTTTATTATACCCTTCTAAAAACTTATATGCTTCTTCCAATTCAGAATCATTCATAAGTTCTTTGATCTTGGGGCATTCCCCACAAGTATTTGTCAGAAACTTGACTTTCTTCCCATTCATTTCTATCAGTGCCTCTGCTGTTGCTTTGGCAGCTAATGATTTGTTTATAAATCCTTTGAGGGTAGAAATCTCCTGAAGTTTTGCCGTTTTCTGATCTTTTTTCTTTGCTATAATTCCCAATCCTATAACGTATTTAGCATTTGTTGCTTCCAGTTCTTTGATTTCATCTTTGTATAATTGGATGTTTTGATTAGTTTCAGATTCTATTCTACGCTTCAAATTAGTCAATTTCTCTAGGTTAGATTGTTCTTGAATGATTAAAAGATTTGTGTTTTCGATATCTTTATTGATTGCTTTTATCTCTAGTTCAGTAGCATCAATCTTTGTTTTAAGATTCTTTCCAATGATTGAAAATACTTCAATATCAAAAAGATTCTCAATTACCTTACGTTTATCTGCTTTCTTCAATGTCATGAATGACATGTTCTTTGTGAGGGACTTGACAGTAACTTGATTATAAATGTTTTCGTCAAACTGAAGGATATCTTCTTCTAGGATATCTTGGTATCCTCTGACAGTAGATGATACAGGGACTAATTGATCATTCTTGTATATCCTGAAGAAATCAGGTTTAATTCCTCTTTCAATCCTAAAGAAATCATCTTGTTTCATGAATGTGAGATATACTTCAAGATTCTTCTTGTTCTTTGAATTGATCAACTGACTTTTATTGATATCTCTATATGGTTTGCCAAAGAGGACAAAGGTTAAGGCATCTAGATGTGGAGTTGACTTCCCTGATCCATTCACGCCAAAGTATCGATTGATACCTTCCTTGAATTCTATAGTAGTGAAATTATTTCCATAACTAAGAACATTTTTAAATTTTAGTTTTTGAAACTCAATCATTAAATCAATCCTAACTTTTTTCTAGCCCATTTCATATCTTCTAGGGTTGGAACACTCATTGTTGAAATTGCTATTTTATAGAATACAAATGCATTTGTTGCCTTTTCTTCATCAGCATCAAAATACCTTGCTGCCATTTCTTTGAATGCTTCATACTCCCATTCATCCCTTCTAGATGTCATTCTTATTCTCCTATAGACAAAACTTCATTGTATGCAGTCTTATACTCAGTTTTACTTAATTCTATTAACAAATCCTTATCGATTCCAGGCTCAAAGGTCATACCTTCAAGACAGCTGATAATCAATTGTAAAGTTGATTCTCCTTCTTCAAACTTAGCATCAAATTCAGTTGAATCAAAATCTTCTACAGTATCCTGAAGACTCACAATGTCAATTTTATAATCATCACATGATACAGCAAGTAAACTTGTGTGGTATAACTCAAGTTTCATTTGATCATCAACCTTTCTAGTAAACAACCTACAGTAATTGTTACTAGCAACTTCTAATGATTTTTCTTTTGACATAGGGATAGGTTCATCATCATAATCTAACCCTAGAACTTCTATGTTGCCCTCGTCATAGTAAATCTTAATGAACTGTGGTGTTGTCTGGTTCTGGATGTATTCATAATTGAAATTGTTATCAAGGACTAAGAATCCCTTTGGTTCATTAAAATCATTCCAAGAGAGCTGAAATGGACTCCCAACCATATGAAAGTTGTCTTGGATATGGTGAATGTGATAATGCCCCGAGAGAACCAATTTATACTTAGCAAGGTCTTTCGGATTTAGACCATCCTTAGATGTGATTCCTTTCATCATTGGGAATCCAACTACGTCAAAATGCCCCAGGAGAATATCAACTCTTTCAGTTAGGTTTGGATTCTTATTGTCAAGTATCCAAGGGTTGAACCCAATTGTATATGGTGCATAGGTTACCCTAGTTGGATTGACATAAGCATGAACATTAGTAAAGAACTTTGTAGTTTCTGAAAGTGAATTTTGGTCTAAAGTAGATTTATAATAAGTATCATGGTTACCAACTAAAGTATGAAGTTCTACATCATTATCATCAAACCATTGAAAAAATCTTCGTTTTAGTTCGTTTTGAATATACCAATCAATTTTATTTCTATCGTGATAAAAATCTCCACAACATACAACAAACTTTATATCGTGTTTTAGTATGTATGGAAAGAATTGCTGTTCAAAGAACAGCATTTGTTGCTCAAACACTTTCAAATCATGACCCTTATTTCCAAAATGTGGGTCAGTGAATACAGCTATTATCGGTTTCATTAAAATTACTCCAACTTTTAAAATTGGTTAAAATTATTTGGATCAATATATTTCATCATTTTTGTTATTTTCATTCGTGTTCCTCTTCATCATGGAGATTGATATTGTTGTAATTGTAGATTGAACTACGACTAACAGTTTCATTGCGGATTGCTGCCTGGGCCTTTTCTTTTTCAAGAACAAACAGAAAGGATTTTCTTACGATTTCTGATGCATATGCAAAAGCATTAGGGGAGAAGTTGATGTTGTAGTTATGGATACCCTTAACCAGATTTATAATAGCTTCAGATTTCATCTCATCTAAGTAAGTATATGAGCGCCAGCAAGATTGTAACCCAAAGTGGTCTACGATCTTCATCAGGCATTCAGCAACGTACCTAGGCATTTCTGTCCAATTAATCCTCTTGCCATTATCTTTATTTGATACAATCCATGTTGTAAGTTCGGCAGCAAACAATTTATTATCAACATAATGGGGGGAATCTTTTTGACGAAAAACTCTTTTCTTCTTTTCTGGCACTTCTGTTTCATTTATTTCCATTCGTTCTCCTACAAACTAAGATAATTCATTGTATCATAACAAAAAGGTCTTTGTCAAATTTTAATGAAATGACAAAGACCTTTTTGTTTTATTCATAACTTAAGAGATTAATCCTGAAGCATTGCAACAATATTATCCCCAAAGATATAACGGATACGATCCCTCACGTCAGGAGTAAATGATTTCTTACTACCGCTTTTGACCTTGAAAAATTCAAAAATCAAATCAGAGTTATCAACTGCATTGGGATTGGTAAAGTTGGTTGTGGTCATGTTCCTAAGTGCAATTGCTTTACCAACCTTGGGAACTGGTTGATCCCCAGGAAGCTTAACAGCAATCCCATAAGTCCCATCTACTCTAGAGTATGCAACAGTAACTACCACAGACTCAGGAGTAGGCGCATTGGTTTTAGCTTTAGGTTTGTCACAAGCTTGAATAAATTCTACTTCTTTTGCTTCAATTAGTTTTTTCATTTTAGACATTGGTTAATCTCCTTTATAGTTTGTTACATGCGCCAACGATAAGAAAGAATGCTATAATGGCCCATCCACTAGCATCTTTACCTCTAATATCCATATCTATACACCTTCCTGTTAGATAAAGTCCACTAAGCAAGAGTATTAGACCTCCTATCATATTATCATTCATAATTTATCCTTTGATTCTCATTCTTAATTCCTTTATTAATTTTAATATAGACAAAATATTAGTAAATATTTACTTAACTTGTTGATCTATAAGATCAAAGATTGACGTTAAGATTGACAGTGATATTGTATTTCCTTGCCCTATATTACAAGTTCCATCTTTATGTACTATAACAAACGTGTAAAAACCTTCATAATACATATGAAAATGTAGGTTTCGTTTGATTAGAATTACAAACAACTCCAAACATTCAATATCAGTTGGTACAAAACCAGGACTTATCCATTTATGAAAGCTAGGAACTAGAATTGAATCATCCCAACCTATCCATTTTGCAATATCTATATTATCTTTCATATTCTCCTCAATCTGAACTGTTGATGGTGTGGATTGCACCACACACAGAGCATTCATATTCGGTTACACACCGTCCAACCTCTCTTTTGAATACCCATGTATGCCTCCCATCGACTTCTAGGGCTACAGGGCATTCTCCTTCGTTGTATGCCCTACTATTGTTGGTTCCATAGTTCTTATTCATCTAATATCCCCTTTCTCTATACGATTAAGAGTGTTGTAATTTCGATCATGATCCCTAGTTGCGGATCGGTTCCAAAGGATAGCAACCTCAACATCATCTGTATATCCTTTGGGTTCCCAAACGGTAGGAGAATCCCCAAATAAATCAAGGTCTTTCTCTAAGAGAAGAAATAGTCTACTCATATCAAACCCAACCTCTTTCCATGTACTCTGAGGAATTCAACATGTTCTTCAGGGGTGTACTCCAATACAATACATTCATTCTCTTCAGCAAAATCAATCACATTTTCATAATCAACATTGGAGAAGTAACAATCAGCAAACTGTTCAGAAGTTCCAGTAAAGAAATATTCCTCTTTACCATTTTCAATCCAAATCAGTTTGAACATCAACCCTGCTTCATTAAGCTCATTAAATCGCTTCTCATCTATGTGAGTCATTAGAGGTTCCTTTTATTTTGTATAAATACTATTAAATGAGTTAGGTGAATGCTGAGAACATATCACCAATAGTCAGGAAACTACTGTCCTCATTCAAATCATATTAGTTATGGGAGACTGCCAATGTATCACATCGTTTATCTTACCACCAATATTATCAATAACAAAATATATGTTGGTGTTCATTCATCTAACATTAAAAATGACAGTTATCTAGGATCAGGTAAACTTTTAAAAAGAGCTATCAAAAAATATGGAACCAAAAATTTCAAACGTATAACTTTACATTATTGTTTAGAGGAATCACATATGCTTGAGATTGAAGCTCAAATTGTGGATCAATGGTTTATTGATCGCAATGATACTTATAACATAACTTTAGGCGGAAGTAAACCACCTTCTCAAAAAGGTAAACACATATCAGATAAACATAAAGCCCAAATTACTCTCAAATTGGGAGGGTGCAAAGGTAGACAATGGACTGATGATGAACGTATTAATCATAAGTTAATAATGACCTCTATTATGCAAGATGACATGGTTCGTGAAAAATGCTCTCTAGCTAAGAGAGGTAAAGAAGGAAATAAACATACAAGTGAATCAAAAGCTAAGTTATCATATGCTCAAAGAAATTTATCACCGGAACAGCTTCAAAGAAAGAGTGAAACTAAACTAGGCAACAAGAACGGTATGCATGGTAAAAAGATGTACAACAATGGAACCATCAATTTAACATGCATACCAGATCAACAACCAGAGGGGTTTATACTTGGTAGATTATTCACCACCAAAACTACTGCTTCTTTGGCATTGGAACAAGAATGAGGTCTTTCTTTGCCCTAGTAACAGCTACATAGCAAAGGTTGATTTCGGTTTCTTTTTCCCAATCCATCCTTGCCCATTTGGAGGTGCCAGATTGGAGCCAAAACACCCTGTCAAATTCCCGCCCCTTACTTTTGTGGATGGTTGAGAGGATGACACATTTACCATCGATATTATCAGAGAAGATTGCATCAATCTCATCACAGGTTCTGGTGACAGGATCAGAAGTTTTAGGATCAAGCTTCTCTACCCTTGTAATGATAACTTTAAGGCAGTTAACCTTGTCTTCAATTGCAACTGCCTGAGACTCTTTTTCTTTGATGCGAAGTTTTGCAGACTCACGATCACGGTACTCATTCAGACGATCAATGAGAACCGAAAAGGTTTTGGATTTATACCTACGAAGAAGGGTTTTCATGGAAGAACCAATTTCCCTTCCTTCAACCTTTGCAGGGATACCATCAGCGATAAAGGAATATACCATTTCGATCAAAGGAGCATTGAAGCGGCAAAGAATAGCATCCCCAGGCTTTGCACTCTTGGTGATTTCACCAACCAAGGTAGTTACTGTTCCTTCAGGGGCAGATTCGTGTGCAGTGATATGGGATACATACTTCTGTGCTTCCTTTACTACTGCTTTCGGGCAACGGTAGGTAACAGTTAAAGGTAGTTCAATTGCATTGACTGCGTTTTTGATCTGATCCATAGAATCTGAGTCGCAACCAGTGAAACCATAGATCATCTGTTTTCTATCACCTACTGCGATTAAGCGTCCACCCCTCTTCAGCATCAGCAGTGCTAATGCCCTGCGGCTTGCGTTGGTATCCTGAGCCTCGTCAATCAAGACCCAATCGTACTCAGTTACTTTCACCTTGTGAACCAAGGGGCAATAGATCATGTCATCGAAATCGATGATCTTGGTATCCAAAGCTACAGAAAGCCCAAGAATCTTTTTGGCGATATCGACAACTTCTTCATCCCTTCCAAGGCAATCGATGTTAAAATGTTCAACCAGATCATACCAGACAGAATCATCAGCAGCAGAGCATACTGCACCAATAGCTGCCTGTTTAGCGTAGGAAACGAGGTTGAGTACCGGAGTCTCAAGTTTGAAGAAGTTAGGATCGGCGTAGTTTTCACGATAGATGTTGCGGCATTTATTAGCATCAATCTGGCAGCTACGTGCAATCTTTTTCCAAGCATTCAACCCAGCTGCATGAAAGGTAGAGGCATTCAGACCCGCTTTCTCCCCTGCTCTCTCTTTAATCTCTTCAGCAATCTTCTTGTTGTATGCACCGAAAAAGATCGTACCTTCCATCAGCTTCAGAGCTTCTACCAGAGTGGTAGTTTTGCCAGAACCTGCAACCGCTTCCAGAACACAGGAACCCTTGCCAGTAAGAATCCAGTTGAAGAGGGCTTGCTGTTGGGGAGAAGGTTTGAAGGTTGATTTCGACATGTTTAGCTCCTTTGTGTTTTGATTTGTGCTCAACTTGTAATTCAATATACCTCACCCTGATTTAATTGTCAATTTATTTTCAAATCTTTTTCAAAATAATTTGATGATCTGAAAATCTGTAATGATAATGTCCCTGTTTGTAGCTCTGGCAGTATAATATACAGGTATCACCCAATCCGATATCTTTAGTGGATCGTAATTCATAGAAGAAGTATTAACCACACTCACACATCAGCTTCCTGATATCCTGAATGATTGGTTAGTTTGATGTAGGGATATGGATGCTCTATCATTTCATTGTGGTTCTTAGAACCACAGTATGGACATTTTCTTATTTTAATCTTCTCCTTTATTGTTAATTACCAGTAAGATATTTCAGCAACAAGGTCTTCTACCATAGGATTAGTTCCTCTTACAATCATTCCGTTTTCACGGTATATCTTACCATTCTTGTCATAAAATAATCTACCTAAGAATGCAGTGTCATTGTACATATGAATATATACTTCTTTACCATTTCTTGCTCTGTAAAAAGTATGTACCTGTAATTTCAGTTCCTGGTTCATAATCTTCTCCTTTGTGATTTAGTTGTTAACGCAGGAAAATGTAAAGTACACCTAAAACAAGGGCAACCCAACGAAGTTTGGCCCGATTCGCCCTCACTATGTTACAAAGATCACGTTTGCTGTTACTCTTGACCCACTCACTGATCACAGACTGAACTGACATTTTAAACTCCTTTGCTATATATTTTTTTATAATGTAACTCTTGTTCTTCAGCAAATGGTGTTGCATGTACAATTGCATCTTCTTTATTGGTAAATACCAGTCCACGGTATTTACCAAATTTACCATGTGTAGGAGAATTTATATCCTTCGCATATTCGTAAGGATCAGATGTTTGACCAATGATCGTAGTTTCTTTTTTGATGATAGGTTCAGTTGGAACCCATTCGTTCAGATATGTGGTAATTTTAACAACAACAGGTTTGTATTCATTTGAGGATTTTTTAGCAGATGCTTTGAATTCGATATTTAATATTTTCATCTGGATTTCCCCCTTTGATGGTCACTACGGATTTGAATATACCACAGCTTTGATTTTATTGTCAATATAAAAATGGGAGAGCAAAATTTAATTACTCTCCCATTTCAAAATTCATATGATTTCAGTTAGATATCATACTTGATGGTTTTAACATCCCAACCTTCATCTGAGTAAAATTGACTACGCTCCTTATAATGTTCCATAGAGTAATTTATGAACTTTATTTTGTTTACCCTGTCTTGAAATGAACAATCATCAACAATATCAAATAGTTTTGCATATTTCTTGCTGGAATGTAGTCTCAAAGACCTCCCAATTGATTGAAGAACTTTTGTTTTACTCTTATAAGATGATGCAAAAATGATAGAATGAAGATTTGGGATATTGATCCCTGTTGACATGAGGGCATAGGTTGCCAACATTACTACATTATTTTTTTCTCCCATAAGTTTTCTAGCTTTCTCACGATCCTCAACACTAACATCACCATCAATATATATGATAGTTTTGTCTTTTAATTCATTATCGAATAGTTCAAATATACCATAACCGTGGGCTTCTTTCTTTGTAAATAATATTAGACAATTTTCTTTTAGATTTTGAACCATTTTAAGAATGAATCTATTCCTACTTTCATGATTATGAATCTTATCATTTTGCGCATTATAGTCTTTAGAACATTCGTTATATAAAGCTAATTTGAATTCTCTATCATATTTTAAAATTACATTGTATATTTTTAGTGGTGTGATGTGTCCTTCTTCTTCAAGTTTTTTATAAGTAGTGAAAGTTTGGATTGGGCCAAAGCTTCCCACTATTGAATACCAATCGGCAACAGATGCTTCAGGGTATGTTCCTGAGAATCCGAAACGATATTGAGCATTGATACATACCTTACTAAGATCAGATATGGATTTAGCTTTAGCATTGTGTGCCTCATCTACTAGGATGCAGTCGAAACTCTCGTATGGGTTCTTCTTTCGTACCTTGGTTGAGATCAGAGATTGCCAACATGCTATGGTGACAGGGGCATCAAAGAATTTTTCCTGATCGCCGTATACCCTATGACAGAATCTTTCAGCTTGCCAACCATATGAAATGAAGTCACCAAACATCTGTTCCACTAATTGTGTCGCAGGGCATATAATAACGGTTTTAAGCTTCATATAAACCATGAAGCGTACCACTACATATATAATCAAAGATTTACCGCTATTATGTGTTATCATTCCACCATTAGTAATATAATGATGATCTTCTACTTCCATACCATAAAAATTATCATACCCTTTATATTCCACATCAAAATTACTTCTATACTGATCTCTTACTCTTACTATATTTTTTGCTTTTTTTCTTTCTATCCTGACTGGTATTTTATATACATCTCCCATTATTAAAACTTTATAGTAATCTCTATTATATTTTTTATTATGTTTTGTATTAGTAGAACATACAAATCCTAATGATATTGCTAATCTTTGAATGTCATCTCTTAACTGTTTGGATTTAAATGTTAATTCATAACCAGAACCATTAGCCAAATGACCATCACTATCTATCAATCCTGATAAAACTTCTAGTCTAAAGTCAATAGATGAATTAAAAATACACTCTGGTATGAACCTATCTACGTATTTTATATGTTTATCTTTATTACTAGAAAAACATATACCTAGTATATCAAATTCTCTAAAAATTATATTTCTATTGCTACTTACAACTCCTTTAACACCAGAACATCCTAAAATATCATAATGAAGATTATCATCAGTTTTTACTTCACAATTCACCAATGAAGCTTGATAGTATATTTCCTGTACACATTCTTTATCCTTGTTTGTTATCTGACAAGAATGAGTGCTACCATCTCCTAGATATAAACCAATAAAATATGGTGTTAACTTTGTATTTGGATCATCACCAAACTCAATAACATTTTTATTATAAAAAATATTAGATATATGTTTATAATAGTTATCTTTTTTAATATAATCATCAACTGAAATATATTCTATGTAGTCTTTATTTCCTTTTGTTTTACTATATTTTTTATTATAATCTGATCTTTTTATTGGAAGTATATGCTCTTTTGTTACTGTTATTTCAGGTCTATTGTTTTTTGGTTTTATTGAATAAAGATCGTCTTTACCTGAAAATATTTTTAAAACCATTTTAGGAGTACCATCCATACCTATGACATACTCTCCAATTTTAATATCTTCAATATTTTTCCAAATACCAGTAGACATCATAACAGTATCTCCTGCTTTATGACAGGAGGTAGCAGCATGGACGTTCAGGTTCTTTTTACAGACACATTGATATGCTGCTTCCAGTTGGTAATCCCTGAGGGGGAATGGAATCCCAAGGGAATCCACAAACTTTTTAAAATCTTCTCTGGTTACTTCATTGAATCGTTTGTAGTTACACTGGATTGTATAATTCCCTAGCCTAGAGAATTCGTAAAGTTTTTCCACTAGGCCAATAGGTAACTCATTGGTAGCAGCTGAAAAGAATCGAATCTTGCCATCCCACAATTTATTTTTATACATAGGGGAGAATTTATAGTTGAGGGCAAAAGATGAGAAAAATTGACTTAGCTCCCCTGTAATGATATGATTACATTCTATTGTAACTGTTGCATGGTCTTTTCTGTGTATTATTATGTCTTTAGGTCTTTCCATGATTCGTTCCTTAATTTATTTTGAATTAAACTTGACAAAACCCCAAAAGCGGGTGTATAATGAAAAACGCCCCTCTGGAGCAGGGTAAGATTTATCCTGGATGTATTTGAGTCCTCTGGATCATATCCATATTTATCTGAGAAATTGAGCTAAATATGGATATCATGAAATCAAAAAATAATGGAGGGTAAAAATATGAATGATGATAAACTTTTTTGGTTTGTCATGATAGTTATCGTTATTATTGCATGTATGGATTAAATATACATGTATGTATAATCAAATCATCAAGTTAAAATATTTTGTGTATAAGTAGTTGAAAATACATATATAATAAATTGGCATATAAAATGCTACATCCTTGGTATAGAAGTTAAATGAAGTTTAAAAGGATGGTAGCAAAATGAAAATCAATTTTTATGTAATCGGAATTATTGCAACCTTAGCACTTATGGTTATGTTTGCTGTTGAATATCAGGGTAATGAGAATCTAATCACTTATGGTGCATTTGGTATCTTAAGTTTGATTATCGCAACACAACTTATTCCAGCAGTTATCCTTGCGGGAGCAATAGTAAAAGGAATTTTTGCACCAGCTGATAAGAAAATAGAAGTAAAAAGATAAAGGAGATATATGGCAGAAAAGATTGATAGTAAAGCAAAACTTGAGATTATATATGAAAGATATAATATGTTGAAAGCGGAATCAAAGGCAGATTGTTTTTGGGATAAACAAAAACTTGATTCAGCTTTCAACATAACCATGAGTCTTTCAAAATGGATCAATATCAAATGTGAATGGGATACGCTATTGCGAGGATATGAAGCAAAGAGAATTAAACATTATAGAGAATTATATGAATTTTATGATATAGAATCTCCTAGGAAATTGACTACTAAAACTGAATATGATCTATTCATTACTAGTGATCCTGGGTATGTGGATATATATAATTTAACCTGTACAGTTCAGGAAGTAGTTAACTATATAAAATCAGTTATTGCCGCACTAACTGAAAAGAAATGGGAAGTTAAAACTTATATAGAATATCTAAAATTCATTAATGGGCGTTAAGTCAATCTAAAATTGTTAAGAGAACTTATTAGATTAGAGATTTGTGATTTACTTTTTGAAGTTGATCCCAAATCTCTAATATCAATTCCTCCAGAGTAATCCATCATAAAAAGATTCCTAAAATATACAGAATACAATTTCTTACTTGTGGGTTCAATAAAATATGATTTAGGAACATTAGCAATCCCAGGCTTCGTCATACATCTTTCTAGTCTATCTAATCTATTTACTAATACCATTATATCATTATCTATCAAAAAATCATTATAAACAATTAATGGTGAAATTATAGTATTAAAAGTATCACTTCCAAGTACCTCTATTAAGGCATCATTTTTCATTGCAATGATACTTTTTACAATCTTATCAGTTAAGCCACCTAAATTTATAGTTATATCAGTTTCAAGTAGATATTGTATATCTTGGAGTATATTGAATAGTTCTTCGGGAAGTGAATTCATATAATCAGTACATTGTGCTGCTAGTATATCACCTACAATACCAATTTCTTTATCCATTTTGGATACCACTGGATTTGGTATAAGTTTCTTTATTGCATTTAAAGCACTCAATCCTTTGATAATAGTCCCATACACTTCATCATTTAACATTAATATAGCAGAAGATATAGCATTCTGAAGGATAACACTACCAATACTTAATGTATTTAATATTACAACATCTGCTTGATACTCAGAATAAGCTATAGAAAATATTATATTAATATCAGAAGAGCTTTTTGGTATAATGTTAATATTTGACTTAAAAATATCTGTATTCATTCTTTATCCTAGTTGAATTGAGGGTGCTGATAATACTACACTACTTGCTGATTCTAATTTACAAATTCCAGTACTTGATACATTAATACTTCCATTAGAACTAATATTTGTATCCCCTGATGACATTATATGTGCGTTGCCTCCGCACACAATGTTTATATTACCAACTACAGTTAATGTTAATGATCCTGATATAGTTTCTTTGTGATTACCATTTATAGTTTCTATTAAATTCCCTGAAGTTTTTTCAGTTTTGTTGCCTCCAACACTTTCATTGTAGTCATTTGAAATCTTTCCATTATATGAACTCTTGTAATCGTTGGATACATCACCATATACAACAGAGTTTTGTACTCCATTGGTATTAAAGTTAGAATCACCATTAATGTTTGATTGTAAGTTTTTTCGTATTTCAATTTTAGATTCCCCTACCACAATTTCAACTTTGTCTTTACTGGTAATTATATTCCAATTACCATCAGTAATCTCCTGTTTATCACCAGTTGTCTTTGTTTGATAATCGCCATTATTTAACATTGAATTATATGTACCACTAGGATGAAGATTTATATATCTTACATTCCCAGGAGTATCATCTGTAATAGTAACAAATCCTGCTTTACTTTCTTTTACTTGAATTTTTCCATATTGTGCTTTGTTATCTGTTGGAGCAGGTTCAGAAACTTTAGTACTATTTTTTGAAGGTATCAAAGAAGAAACAAATCCCAATAGTTTAGCTAATGGATTTGTTACAAATGATACTGTAGTTTGTGTATCTGATTTTAGATTTGGTGTGATTATTTTATCTGAAGGTGTTCCTGAAAGAACAGAATTATCTGTTTTATATGAACCATCAGTGTTAGTTTTGTTTACCTGAATATACTTAGATGTTGATGATTGCCCAGGTATTCTATCATAAAATGTATCTGCCATTATTTAATACTCCTACACCATCCTAACCAACAGCAATGCCCAGGATTACCCTGAATAAAAGTAACATAAAGAAAATCATTTACATCAGGAATTTCACCTGAGTTACTTTTGGATGCGGCTATATGATTTGACCATACAGAATTTTTAATATCTTCATTCTCCATATTGTGAACACCGATTACCCTTACCCTAACACGCTCTAGTGCTTTAGGATCATTATTATCTATCACTTGGGCAATAAAAATTCCATCTAGTGAAGTTTCTGTATTTAAACCAAGTTCATGCCCTTGCATTAATATTTCCTTATTTTAATGGTATGAGGTCTAGAGGTGAATCTTTATAACCATCAGATACCAAAGTGATGTATTGATTATAATCATTATATAAAGAGAATGTATGTTTTATTTCTCTTATAAGATATAATCCTTTTAACTGTTTGTTTCCTGATTTATCCCCTGAATTAACACCAACAGAAGGATATGATAATTGAGCTAACCATCCAACTCTTCTATTTGTTTCACCTAGGGATTCAATATTGATCTTAATAGCATCTGTCATTAACATTGAATATTTATTACTTTCAATACCTTCAATTAAATCAGTAAGTTTTGTATCATCTGATGCTATCGATTCGGCAGTTTCAGGAAAAAGAGAAGTAAATTTTGTGGTTATATATTTTTTATCTTTATATTTTGATGTTATAGGAAATTTTGCCCCTAATCTAGTTTGTTTATCATCACTCATTGTGTTTTTAGATGATATGACTTTAGAAGTATCATAATTAAAAGCATAATACTTGGTTGTTGGTATACCAGTATTGATCATACGAATTGTGTCATATGAATTTTCAATAGACATACTTTTAACTCTACCACTATATCTCATATTTCCTGGGTTAACTTGGAATCCATAAGGATCAACATACTTACCTAACGTACCTTTTAACATATAATCTAATGTAGTTACATTTACCTTTCCAGTTTTTAAATCAGTCCAACAAAGATACCCTCCAACTTTAGAATTGTTGATTGCGTATCCTAGTAGATGTTTTATTGTATGATATGGAGTCCATAGAGGGCTTACAAAGTTCTCCAATTTAGTTTTGGTAGGTTCTATATACCCTATAGTTGCACCACAGGATACAAGCAAATCTTGGACGATTTCTGATACAAATTTATTCTCATATGGTTTAGACATTAATACAGTTAGACCATCAATCAACCAGGGGGAACAAAATCCTAATCTTAAAAAGTCATATGTGTTTAGTGCTAATTGTCTTGACCCTTCATTTGTGAATATTTTAAATTTTAGATTTAACTCATTAGTTTCATCACCATCAACTCCAATAGTGATAATGATATCATCATCAGCAAAAATATTTCCTACTTCCTGTAAAGCTTGATAGTCTTTGATATCAATAAATCCTGTTATCCCAGGTTGAGTTATTGACTCGTATATTTCTATATTTGTAATAAAGGAAGTTTCAATCTTATATCCTTTGATTGTAACTTTTCTAATTTTGACTATTTCAACTGTTTTATTATTGCTCATTGGTTACCTAGAATAGCTTGACGATAATCCCAAATGATATCACTAACAACATCATTTTTTGGAAGTATAATATTTCTTTTTAATTCATTGTTTGCTGATACTAAATCAAGATAAGTATTATAACTATATTTTCTTTCGTTGTTAAACATATTTGTTGCAACTTGTACTACTTCTGAATGTGATAACGGCCAATCATTAAATGGTTCTTTAATGTTATTGAATAATGCTATTATCCACCAATAATCAGTTGATCCATATGTATTATAAGATACAGTCTCAATAAATTCATCATCAGCTATCTGATAGTTAAGAATAAGGTCAACATTCTTTTGATAGTCAAATACTATATCCAATTTTGTGAACATATTACTAATAGTTGTAACAACTGGTTGTAAGTTACTAAATGTATATACAGACCCTGATAAAGTTATTGATTGTAAATACGCTGTTAAATCAATCTCCATATCAGGGAACTGATCAAAATAAGAAAAATCTGCCATGATATGATCCTATTACTGTAAAAAGAATTTTTGTATACCTTGAAAAGTTAAACTTAACTTAACCTGGGTAGGATTTTTATCTGCATACACTGATGCACCTTCAGTCCCTGATATATAAGATACTGAGCAATGAGTTAATGCCATATTTTCATATTTGCTATCTATATTATATGCTACACCATTAATACCAACAAATTGTATATCCCATATTGCTGGAAATTTTAATAAAACATTCTCAAGTGAACCATCTACTTTAGGTGCTTGTAATTTCTTAAATGTTTGACATATAGATACAATAGCATCACCTTCTTCTTTATCAAAAGGAATCATATTAAAGTTCAAAGAAAAACTTAAAGGACTTATATACTGAAATATTGCAACATCTGTTGGAAATGGCAATCTACCTGCAGTTGCTTTTGCTGTAGCAAGTACTTTAGCACCAGCACCGGTAGCATCAAGAGCAGCAGCTGCATTTGCTGTTGCCCATGCTCCCCAATTCCCACTTGATCTCATTGTTTCTTCTAATCCCCAGGAAGCTTCAGCAGATTCAGTAAATTCCCCAGGCATATATAGAGCAATAATATCCCCTGTTGCTGTTTTAGGATTTATCTTACTTAAAATAGTAGTATCAGGAGTTGGGAATGCATATGTAAATGCTTGCAAATGTACCCAAGGCATATTATTAGCAAATTTTGATGGAAATTGAAGTATACCCATAATTATATCTTAATAAGATTTTGCTAATCTAGTAGCATAACTTATTTGATCTCCTGTAAAAATATTAGGTGTTGGTGATGGAGGAGTGGGTGTTGACCCTCCTAGAACGGTATTATTTATAGCTGCCTGAGTTCCTTTAGCTGCATTAGCATTAGCAAAAGCATCAGTTGCAGTCTCTTTGTTTGTAAGATTACTACCTTCTGATCCATTAGTAGCATTACCTTTAATATTTTTAATTGATCCTTCTTGTACATTTTTTGGTTTAACTTTAGCTTCATAATCTGCTATCTGCATTAAGTCAGATTTTTCATCAACACCATGTCTACGTGCAACTCCTGCTTGAACACTAGGGCTAGATGATTTAAACTTACTACCAACAGTAGATGCTTTGTAATCCTGAACTATATCAATAACTTCTTTAGTTGATAGTTTGGATGGGTCTTTCCCTGATGCTTTGATAGCTTCTTCAATAATGTTAGAATCAGGACCATATTGAGTTCCAGTAGAGAAAGCCATTTCTTGTAATGCTTTACTATTAGTATCTAAACCTAATTTTTTTAACTTATCCATCTGTGGCGCAGCATGAGTTTGTGCTATATAATCGTGTTGAGCTTTGCCAAATCCAGGATCATTCTTAGCTAAATCTTTCCATTTAGAATCAAATTCAGTTGATCCTGGCTGAAGTCCATTAAATTCTTTAGCATATGGTGATTGTTTTAAAAATGAATTTAGAGTTCCTGATTTTGATGATAATTGAAAAGTTCCATATGACTTACCTCCAAAATCTCCTGACCCTGATGATATAGTTCCTGCTCCTCTTCCACCTGATTCATATTTTTCCGCAACAGAACCTACACCATTCTTTAGTTTTGATACATCAAATTCTGCTGGTTTATGTGGAAATATATTTTTAATTCCACTACCAATAGAATTCATTGTTGATGAAAACATTCCACCTAATTTTTGAAGTGGTGATTTGCTTGGATCACTCCAAATGGAATTCATCTTCTCCATTAGAGTTTTATTTTCATCAGCCTTTGTTAATAAATCAGCAGTTGTTTTTGATTTATCTTCAGTGATAATAACAGATAATTTAGCAGCACCTTCCGCCAAAGTATCTATACCTCTTCCAGCCCAGGATAAAGGATTCCATTTTGATCTTGAATCAGTACCACTATCAATATCTTCTTTAGATTTAACAAATCCTAATTTTCTAGCATAATCATTTGATGTTGATTTACCTGTTTTAACCGCTTTAATAGCATCAGTAACTCCAAAATAAGCGGCTGATCCAGCAGCACCAATACCTGCTCCTCTAAGTAATCCTCGCCCTGCCATACTAACACTTTTTAATAATAATGGTTTTGCTACATTTGCTACACTAGTAATTAACGGTGCCAATATTGGTGTTAAAAATTCAGCTTCAAGAAGTGTAGTTAAAAGACCAGTCTCGCCTTTTGTATTTTTAGTGATAGCAGAACCAAAAACATTTGATGTAGCTTTTACATCTAACTTTTCGTTTTTATCTTTATTAGCAAGACCTACCTTAATAGCTGATTCTTCTTGTGAATGTCTCATATCATTAAGAATACTATTTGTCTTCTCAATGCTAGTAACTACAGGGTCTTTTCCTTTTGGTATAATCTTTATAGTTTCTGGTCCTGCTTCTCCAGCTATATCATGATTTCCTATTCTAGTAGGCCCAATTGTTTGAAATGTTCCTCCATGTTTATGACCACGAAGTGCTGGACGTAATTCTTTTCTGATCCCTGGATGTGATTTCTCAAGAGATTGAATTAAAGCTTCTTCAAATGAATTTGTTTTACTAGCAGTCCTTGAAGGATCACGTTTGTGATTTAACTGTTCCCTTAAAATGTTAGAATTTATTCTTTTTATCTGTTCAGAAAAATCATTTTTCTTTTGAAGATGCTCATTTGATTTACCTTTTAGATATGCAGCCCCCATCATAGCAGCAGGGCTTCCTGCTAAAATTCCTAGTCCTCCTAATAAACCAGCACCGAGTAAAGATGCTTTCCCTGATTTACTATTGTTATTAAAATTTTTCCATCCTTCTTTAATACCTTTAATTCCTCTTGGTATTAACAAAGGAATAGAGCTTTTTGTTAATGCTGCTAATCCACCCAAAGCTCCTTTTTTTAGTAAATCTTTTCTTCTTGATACAGAGTCAATATTTTGAATATCAGTTAGTCTAATATAATTATCATTTATCTTAACACCATTTTGTGATTTTAAAAATCCTGATACTTTATTGATAATATCATCTGATATTTTAAATTTATTTTTAATATCCCTTATTGAATTTACATTATCAATTCTCTTTTGTTTTATATCAGCTAGTTCAGCTTTCAATCTTATTTTTCTTCTTTTAGCTTTAGTAGCAGATAGCTCAAGATTTATTCTTTTATATTCTTGATTTAGATATTTTGAGTTATTAACAATATCTTTAGTTGATGTTACTTCAGAAGATTTATATCTTTTGTACTCAGAAACTATCAGGTCCATATTTTTCTTTGTGTCTTTGATTGTTTCTAAATCAGATGCCATGAGAATAGATATAGCAGACCTAGCATATACACCAGCAACACTGTGTTTAATGTTATCAACGTCTTTAGACATTCTTCTTATGAATATCTTGACTAATTGCTTATATTTTTCTGCCGGTGTTTTAATAGCCATTGTTATCCTCTTGCTGCTGCTTTTTTAGCTTCTATTCTATCTTTTATATCTTTGATACATAATGAATGGAATATATCCATCTCAAAGGGATACATTTTATAAATTTCATCTATATCATATCCACCCTCTTTCTTCATTGTATGAATCATTGTGTAGATAGTAGATATGCTTTGATCAAAGATTATAAAACTAAAAAACTTAGAAAATCTCCGAAATTGATATCAATTTCTTCTTTACATTTTACACATTTAACTTTTCTTTCTAGGCTACAAGATGAAAGTCTTTGTTCATAACCATCAGTTATAATTTTCATATCATTTGATTTTAGTTGACCAATAAATACCTCAACTTCATCAGGGGTAAATTCTGTATGAGTTGTTCCCTTATATGTGATCGAATCAATAGAATTGATGATTAATTTGAAAGCAAATTTTGATTCACTATCAGCTGTTTTATAAAGTTCCTCAACTCTTACCCAATCTAAATCTTTAAATGTTACCGTCATTTTATCATTTACAACTAAAGGAGTAACATCAAAGAATTTAACAACTTGTTCTTTGGTTATATTCACTTCATCAAAGAATTTGTTGCCACATTTAGGGCAAGTATAATTATATTCTATAGTATCACCCTTTGATAATTTTCTAGCTTCAATTGCAACTTTGATTAAATCATTTTCTGATAAAGTTTTAAATTTATTCTTATCATCTACACATTCTCTTAGAAGATTTATGATATGTGTAATTTTTGTATTTTCTGAGTTTTCATCAACTTCAAGTGCAAATAGAAGGTCTTTTTCTTCTTTAACAAACCATCCACAAACTCCAATTGATTTGGTAGAAGGTAATTTAGTTTTGATGAAAGAGTTTTCTGAACTGATATCTGGTAGCATTTTATTTTCCTTTATTGGTTAGTTTCCCATTCCTGGGGTTTCTGAATCATGATATGGTGTAGAATCCATTATAGATGTTAAGTAGTGATACATATATTTAAACTTAACTGTAGTCTTTAATAATTCTCCAGCCTGGGCGAAATTATAACTGATGCTTGATATATCATATGGAAATACGTTAACAAATCGGTCTGCATATCTAGCGGTTCCGTTGAAGTCAACAGGGAAGATTACAAACTCAGAAGGAATAGGCATATAATCGCTCATATACCCTCTTGTAACGCCATTATCACTCACATCAATAGCCAACTGCATCCATGAGTAAAAAAACCTCCTGAGAAGCAAATCTGGCGTTTCTAGGAAGGTAATACTAAGTTCTGTATCACCCCTCTTAGTAAAATAGAATCTCCTGGCACCATTTAATTCTAATTCTGATGGTTCAATGTTGAAACTTGGCAATTCAACCGACATTACCTGAAGCTCAAGCCAACCATTTTTTCTTAGATTTCCTTTAGGTGCATTTAGTAAACACACAAATCTATCTGTAAATGGAAGACCCTGATTATCACCAATGGATGAATTCTCTTTTATCCAATCTGCATTTAACCAATGTAGATATGAAGTTGTATCACTCATCACTGATCCCCTATATTTTTATAAATTTCCTGATAACTATAGTTAAACTCAACAGTAAATTCTTCAGCTGTATTTTCTGTATCCTGGCTTAACTCAATTTCAGATACATGCTTGGGCCAAGCATTCATAAGCTTAACCGCATATACTGGTTTTAAACTATAGTCATAATGGTAAATCATAACCATCCCATCCAATGCCAATTTAGGGATTGATCCTATATTATATTCCCAATTATGTAATCCCAATCTCATCCAACGATTGAACATAGTTCTAAGACTAAAATCGGAATCATTATAGAATGTTATTGAAGCATCTCCGTGTTCAACTTCACCTGTAGGTATATATAATTTCTGCCCTGCTCTTTGATACATATAATCTTTAACAGTCATACTAGGGATTTTAGTTGATTTAGCCAATACCATCAAGTTTCCATTAGTCATATCCCAATCTGATTTGAGTGGTTCAGGGGGAACAATCATAATCTTAAATTGATTTGGTCTAGCAAGATCACTGAACTGTTGTTTCAAATAATTGACATGAAACATTGTAGATGAATCTATTGGATTTGGTTCATCCTGAAGATTATATGGAAATACCCCATTATCCTCAGAGTCATTCAAAACATTTGTCAATGGATTAAATGTTGATTTATGTGGAACTATCAATGATCGTCTAGCCATTAGGTAGCCTCATATGGTACTACATGAGAATATGAAAAAGTTACTGTAAATTTTTCAATAGAATCGTTTTCAGACATGTTCAAATCTATTGCTGATAAACTAGTAGGAAACACATTATAGTATATATATGAAGCTAATATATCATTCATGGTTCTTCCTAGTTGATTAATAACAATTTGTGAATCTACTATCATATCATATGCAGAATTTCTTGAGTTATCGTCATTGATATATTGAATATATTCCATCCATGAATCGAAGAATGATCTTCCTTCCCAACCATATGAATTTATAAATCCAATAGTAAGATTTTCTTTAGCATAGTCTCCTGGGAGTTTTAATTCCATTCCATGAAATTTAATTGGAATTTCACCTTGTGTCCTAGAAGGAATTTGTGCTGATTCTGCAAGCCAAGATAACATCTTGAATTGACCATCAGTATATGAGTCAAACGCAGATGGAGGAGTAATTTGAACCTCAAATCTATTTGGTCTAGCCAAGTCTGAAACATTCTTTCTAAACTCTGATAGTGATAGTCCAGTTGTAATCATAATTAGCTTTTCTTTTGTGGTGTAATAGAAATTATATTTATTCTAAAAATTAAACATTCATCTAGTATAATGCAAGTATCATCAAAATCTGATATCTTGCCTGTTAACATTGTATTCTTTCCTGACAAAAAAACATTAACCTCAGTTCTTTTAGTTTTGTATTTTGTTAGATATTCAGTGTATGCCATTTTACTTCTCCAGTTGTAGTATTTTATTTAGCTAGTTTCCTAGCCATTTGTGCTGTGATACCTGAATATGGTTTTGCAGTTCCATTGATCAGTAAACATTTATTATCAGATGTAATTATAACAATTTCATTAGCTTTACTTTTATTCAAAGCATCAGATAGAGTTTTATAATTGATATCTACTTCTAAAAATTCTATTGCCATTTCGTTTCTCCTGTTAGTTTTTATATTTATTTATGACACAAAAAATGCACCAGATTTTGGTCTGGTGCATTTTGTATTTTATGATTGTTATAGTGCGTACTATACGAACTAATCATAACATCTACATGGATTTTTATCAGAAACCATTTTACCGCAACGTCTACATTTCCAAGTTTTTGAAGATACTGGTTGAGTTTTTGATTTGGGAATAGAGGCATCTTTAGGTATAATTTTATATTTAACACCTTTTTCATCTAGAACTTTAAGATAGTTCTTATGAACACCCTGTTTCAGTTTCCCATTAACTTCAATATCAAAAGTTTCATATGCTTCTGATAGTTTTTCAATTGTGTTTAGAATATTTGTCATGATCATCCCTTTGAAATAAAATTTTTGTTATGTTTTTATCCATCATATACACAGTATCACAATCAGGGCATTCTTCTATTACTAAATGAGTGAACCCAGGAGACATTCTAACTGAAGTTTTCTTATATCCACATGTTGGGCATCTCATTTGATACACATCCATACAGGAGTTGATCCTTCTAATCTCTTTACACTTGAGAATACTTCTTCAAGTTTACTCTGTAATAGAGCAACACACTCTTTATAAGTAAGACCCTTATACATACCTTTAAGAGGGCTAGAAGGAAGATTACCAATGAATCTACCACCTGGACGAAGAACCTTATATATAGGTCTTAAAGTATCATTCATAAGCATATCTTCTGACCCTTGGACGTTTAGTACATTAGAAGCAAATACTAGAGTGTATTTCTTATTCAACGCAGTAGGATCATGAAACTCTGATTGTGAAAAGTCATATGCTGTAACATTATATCCTTCTTCTCTAAGAGCCAATGTATGTGCAGCTGCTTTTCCTGCACCAAAGTCTAGGATTACATCTTTATTCTTATTTGCATATTGTCTTACCATCCTAGGAACAATAGCTTTGGCTCCAACTGCACCTGTATTTCTTGAAGTTGCTTGGGCAATTGCTTGTTCATCTGGAGTTGCCATTTCACTTAATAGATATTTTTCAAACTTACTCATAGTCTTTACAATCTCCTTGGTCATCTATATATTTACATGTCTTGTTTTTCTTGATAGAACAGGTTTCTGTATCTTTACGAAAATATTTACAATCGTTAGAAGATTCATTAATAGTATTTATCTTTTTATCTTCGGTAATATGTGGATTAGATGGATCAAAGTTTCCATTATTACCAATAGCAGATTTCACTTGGATAGGTTCAAATGTGATGTAAATAGTCCTAGGTATCTCAGGAGTTCCGCCTGTTATAATAATTCCATCATATCCTCTTGATTCACACTTTCTTTGAATATCTTCCCAATTACTATCAAACCATTGAGTTGGGAATTTACCACCTTTTCTGATATAAGGATTTTCTATTTTAAGAAACACAGGGAGAACTTGTTCATTTCCACCTTTCCAGATTCTTGATTGTTCTGCATAGTGATTTGCTTCACCTGGGCGACTTGTAAAGAATGATCCTTTCATTCCACTATATCTAGAACCAAAAGTTTTCTGATTATCATCTGACATAAAAGCAGTAAACTCTTTAGCAGTCCCATGATATACAACCAATGGATTGCCCTGATCATCTACAACTTTAGAACTACCAAACCATTTTGTGAATTTTGGGTTGTCAGTAGGTGATGTTATAGCCTCAGTTATGAATTGTGTAAATGATTTTAGTTTCATTCATCATCCTTTAGAAATTTATCAACAACATGCTGTTGCCAGAAACTATTCTTACCAATCTTACATTTATATTTCTCCTGGCCGATATCAGCATCCGTCAACCCATACCATTTTGCACTTCTAGCTTTGTTCTTCTCAACATCAAACCCTTTATAGTCAGGGCCTACCCATTGCCATTTATGGTGATAAACTGTGTTTCCATCAGTAACAACTTTAACACCGTCAGAATTAGGCTTAACAGTAACATATTCATCAATGATTGGTTCATGATTAGTATCGAAATCATCTACCCTGAAGAATGTGATTGACTTTGATTTAGGATCGAACTTCAATGTGTCGTAGTGAAATCCTTTAGGGAGTTTTGATTTGGCATTGGCTAAGAAATCTTGTGGAAGTTCATTCTCATATTGTTTGTGAAGGTACACACAACCACCAATCACTTTACCCACTGGAAACCCCATACCACCCCTTCTAAGCCCTAGTTTTTTGAGTTGAGTATCTACATCAGCATCTTCAGTTATAAACTGTTTAAAGGATAACATTGGAGTCCTTAGTCTATATAGATTATTTGATATGTAATAGATTCAAGAACCACAGTTTCAGTCCCAGGCTTTGCGAAATGTTTATTTTTTGGCAGGAAAGTAATGAGACTTATTCGATTTCTAAATGAGTCCCATGCTGCAATAACCCCTTGGGCAAGTCTCTTAGAATAGAAAAGGAATTCACCAACAGCCGGTAGATCAGTTAACTTCTTTCTAATATTAGCTAATAAAGTATTCAAATCATCAGGGGTAATGACTGAGCGTTCTTTCACCCTATCAGAAAAGTGATTAGAGAATCTAAATTCAACATCTCCAATATGTGTTGACATTTCTGTTAGATATTGATTGAATGACATGTATCTCATAATTCACCTTTGTATTTTTCAGCTTTCTTGAATATTAATACAGGGTAAGCATTCACTGTCTTCCAGAGAGTTTCCCCATAAAGTTTTGTATCTTCAGTTCTTCCATGTGCTAGTTCTAATCCACCTGTCCAGCAGTCATGAGGTAATCCTTTTGCAACTGCGTATTGATGCCTACGTTCCAGCCTTCCATATCCTGCGTTATATGATACAAGAACACCTTTCCATATCTCTGCATCACCTTTCAGAAGATGCCCTACCATATTGAAATTTGATCGGTCTTCTAGGACAAGAAAAGTCAATTGATATGTTGGATTATACTTATCATTCTTCCAGTGCCATGACTTCAGTGGTTTTAGATCAACAGCATTTTTGAAGTTATTGAACCTAGGAGTAACTGTTATCTGTGTCAACCCATAACCATCTTCTCTCTTAGTATGAAGATGTGCTTTGGGATTCCAATCAGACTCCTGTTCAACCTGACCAGCTGCTATATACTTACAATCTACATTAGGCCAATATTGATTGAAAATTGATTTTAGAATAACTATGTAAGGTTTGGATCGTACTAACATATCATCCCCAGGAACAGAAAATGGGATTAGTAATAGTAAGATCAATATTACTAAAATTTTCATACTTACTTTGATATACAGAAAATTATTGTTGATAACATAATTAATAATCCGAATAGTGCAATTCCAGCCCCTATACCAGATTCACAAGCTTTGTCAAAAAGTTCTTTTAGATCAACATCTGGAAATATACCAGTATCTTTATTTAGACCAATGATATTCAACCAAAGAAGCATAATTGCTGAAATAATACCAAATCTAAATAGAGTCACTTGGAGTGTTTCAATATCAGGAACGAAGAACAACCCAAGACCACAACTAGCAAGCAATACACCATACTTTTTGAAAAATGTTAATAGATTCATTATAAATTCCTTTTATTATTTTATAGTTATTTATATGAAACGAAAAGAGGGTAACCAATTGAATGATTACCCTCTTTGTATCTATTGATGGTGTAAATATTTTTTTATTTTTTCTAATTTATACTCCACACGTTCATCTATAATATTATTATTAATATCTTCTATTTCGGTCATCATTAATACAGCCGTTATTACATCACCAATTTCAAAAGCAAGTAATTTCCTATTTGTAGGTCCACCCTCAGGGTGTGAGCTTTTGTATCCATGACGAAGTATTTTACCAATTATTTGAATAACTTCCCCACACTCTTCTGATAGAATTGCTAAACGTTCAGCTTCAGCTGGTGTTAGTTTATTATAATGATAATCCATATATTTGTTTCATCCTCTCAAGGGAGAATTCTTCAGCATCGAACCTTCCTTTTTTCCAGTGATTAAGGAGCATACAGCCCCTCCAGTAGGCATTAAGCCCGCCGTGTGCGTAGGAGTCAGTATGTTCGAAGAAAGCCCCACACATCATAACCTGAACGATATCATCAGACCCATGACGATAGAAGTTAACATATTCTTTTCTATGTGAGTGGGCAAATACTAAACTGTTCTGTGTCATTTCTGATGCTCTATGAATTGCAAACTTTCCAGACAGTGCTTGGTTTGCTGCATTCATAGGTGAGTGGGTAAACTGTGTTCCTTCAATGGTGTAGTATTCACGATACTGCACAATAACATCAACGCCATAACCTTTCAGGTTTAAATCTTTGTTAAGGTCAAGATGATCTTTCAGTTCTGGTTTACTTTCAACATAACGATCTAGCCTTGTCTCATGATTACCGTGGAGGTAGATGATAGTAGGACTATAAGTTTGTTTAACATTTTTTAATGTAAGTTCCAGAGCTTGTTGCCCTGCTTCGATATCCATTTGATATCTACGTCCTTCCATTACACCAGCTTTATTCAAGTCCCAATTAGACAGACTTTCCAAGGTAACGAAGTCACCCATGAAGATGATATAATCAGGCTTTCTATCCAGAATTAGTTTATTTAGTATGACAAATCTGGAGTTATCTTGATCAGGAGATACGTGGGCATCAGGTATGACAAGAGTGGTAGGATAGAATTGAACTATGTCTGATTTTTTAATCCAGATATCATCAAGCTGAACACTTAGTTTGCTTTGGTTATAATACTCTTTTGCTGCACTAAAGCTTCCGAATACTCTTATAAATGGTCCTTCAGACAGACCAGATTTTCTTAGTACTCTTCTTGTTGGTAAGGTTCCGTTTATCTTTTCGTGTGCTTCTAAAATGTTAAGTAGTTCTGTTTTTGAGTAAGAAATCAATATTTTTCTCCTAGCACAGAGAGGGCAATAGACAATCCATTGCCCTCTCTGTTTGATTCAATTTTTACTTAGACAACAATGTATAATTTACCATTGCTACGAATATCAGCTATGGTATTAATGTTTACCATACGGTAACCACCCTTTCCATTTGCAGCATTTACATCATAAACATTGATGAAGTTATTATCCGTTAGAACTTTTGGAACCCTAGGATTCTTAAGACCTTTTGAAATTGATTTGTTACAGTTAATTCTACGGATAGTTCCATCTGCTTTTCTAAAAGTACACCCCCAAAATGCAGTAAATGGAATTTCATTGATGATGGTTTTTACGTTTTCTTTTTTAATTCTTTCAATTTTAATTTGTTTCATTCATTCTCCAGTTGTTCATATGACCATTTTAATTTTTTACTTATTTCACCAAAATCATGATGTGATTTATAGATGAGGTATTCAGTCGAAGATTCTACGCCCATAGCTTTTACACGCCATTTCATTGCATCTTTAAAATGAGCGCAGGTAACATAATTGGTGAGATTATCATGTATATATTCACATGCTGAACCATACTCATACCCTGGTAACAGCATTCCATCAGGAATATCAATTATCGTTGATATTTTTACTTGCATTTAAGTAAATCCTTTTCAATAATGTTAATTAAAAGATAACACAAAAACCTTTCAAAGTCAACTTTAAATCTCCTTTGTATGGTGTATGTTATGCTTCACTAAAGTTGTATTCTATTACTTTCCTCTCTACAACCTTGACTACGATGTAATTTTTCATAACTTCTTCTGTGATCAATTCTCTCTTGAATAGTTTTTCCTTCGATTCTTCTTTCCATGCATAAACCAGAGTATGTGTATTATATGGAATCCATACCCCATCCCTATAAAAATCTTGAAGATATTCATTGGAATTTTTATCCTTCAGGGCATAGTAAACTTTTTCATCATAGGAGAATTTAGTCTGATATGGTTCCATTTATCTCTCCTTCGGGAATGAATAAGTAGTATAGAATCGGTACAGTTCATCGAAGTTGTTCAGGTAGTGTTGAAGTATACCATATATTTCACTCATGTTGCCAGTTGTTGCATGTGCGAATGACCGCATACCCAATATGTAAGCATGAAGTTCGTTTTTGGAAAGTATTCCTTCTTTGAAGTTTTCAACTATACACCGTTCAACATCAGCCATTTGTTGTTTAGTCATGTCAAGCTCCGTTATAGTTTAGTTGAATTCCAGTGAGGTCACATCTATACAGTATTGTTTATATACCAGATAGAGGTAACCATGAAGATGAACGTAGTACATTAGGAGTGGTCTTCAATGGTGAACCCAAGGGACTTGAGGAATTTTTCTTGCTCAAGAGCTTGCTTGTATGTAAAGTTCTTCTTGGACATACAATCAGCACCGTCAGTGAAGTAGAACTGTTTGGCGGATTTTTCGGATTCTTTGGAAGTGTCAAACTTGAGGTACACGGTCATTTTGAAATCTCCTTTGTGGGTTGGTTTAGATTATGATTAACCTTACCACAGAGGAGATTTAATGTCAATTTATTTTCTTTTTTTAAATGCAGCTGTTAAGATGTTTTGTCTATCATCACCTGGGATACGAATTAAATCCTCTAAATTATTATCACAAATATAATCGAATCCATTCATATTCATGAATATAGTTAATGACATATCATCAAAGTAATGTAGATGTTCATTGGGTCTATAATGTCTATGATTTAAAAGCCAATTATCTGCTTTCTCTGTTGTATCAAAAAAATTCCAATGACTCATAGGGCATGAAATAATTACATACTCACATTTTAAATCTTTAACAAATGAAAGGTCTTCTATATGTTCCAATGAATCCCAAAAGGTAACAACTTCAGCTTTACAAGAATCAATTGAAGTTATTTTAGTAACTCCTTTAGGTGTAGGATATTCTGAAATATCATATCCAAAACAAAGATCAATCTTCTTGGCGCATTGAAATAAAAAATCTCCGTTTCCATATCCAATATCAAGTATAGATTTTGGATATCTACCCAAGACTCCAGCAACAAACCCTAACCTCAATAGAGATAGATTATTATCATACATAGGCGCATTATATTTTCCATTGTATTCAACTCCGTATATTTTTGATTGTGCTTCGTAGTCAATCACAGTTTGTTGAATGTGTCCATCTTCGGTTAAGTGGTGATTTGGTATCAATGTATATACTTCCTTCCTATGTCAATAAATTCATAGTTAAAATTATTATTGTATGCTATTGCAAATACAGGTATATTAGATAATGTTGCGAATAATTTATCACAACTACCTAAAAGTATTGTCTCAATTAAAACATCTTCTCCTATCCTAGGATTATGTTGAAACTGAAAATGTACACTTCTATCAGTATGACTTCTCAAAGAATCATAGCTACAAATTTTATCACCAAAAGTATTCTTTAAAATATCAACTGTAAACTGTTCATCAGTCATAAGAAAACATTTATCATATTTAGTCAAATTGTCTTCTATGATTCTTTTATAAGTGTCAAGTGATCTCATTTCACTTGCTGTTTGTCCATGTCCTATTGTATACATATCAGTCCCACGTTTCTGAATACCAAATATATTTCCTTTGAAGTTAGTGATTTTAAAATCATCAATCTTTTCTTGAATGTGTTTCTTGACTATAAATCTATGCTGTATAATAGGAACTAATTCACGTAAAATATTTGCTCCTTCTTCTGTATAATAGTTACTTGAAGTGACAAGATATTCAATTCCACATTCTCCAGGATTCCTTACAGTATGAATCTGGTTATAGTGTTGTATTGGTGTTTGATCAAAATATAAATCAAACATATTATGTTGATGGTATAATGATCCAGTTACACTAACATATATTTCATCTTCCGGTTTGAGATGTTTCTTTTCGAAATAATATACATCAGACATAAGAGAGAAAAATCCTCTATGTTGATTTTCTATATTCAATTTGAATGTCATAAAAGTTCCCTAGTTATAATATCAAAATTCTGTGGAGATTGTACTCTAAAAAAGTTTGGTAGTCTATATGAATTAAATTTATCTAGTGTAAATACTTTTTCAAAATTGCTCCATTTATTGATAGACATAACAAAAGGTGAGGTAAATATAGAAACTAGATATTTACAATTTATTGCCAATGCAGCAATATCAACTAGACTATATTTCAAATCTCTAGTACAAGGATAATCACCCAATTTTTGTGTGGTAATTATTGAATATTTACTTGATAGTTGATTTGCCAAATTCAACATTTCATGATCTCCGCAATCAAATTGTCCTGAATGTGCAATGGAGTTTACTAGTAAAATGTCATACCCACCACTCATGAGATCATTTCTTAGTTTTATTTCTTCATATTCAAATACTACATCTGTACAAGGATTTGGTACTCCTATTCGTGAACAGTAGTAATCAAAAAATCTGATATACATTTCGTTATAATTAAAGAACTCAGGGTCATTATAAAAAAATCCATCAGTTGCTATCCAACTATTTTGTGCAAATATAGGGCAACTATCAATTCCATACAAATTGATCTTATTTTCATATCCTATGATCTGTTGCCTTAGTTCTGGAATATACTGATCAAGTACATAATGATTATATATTCCTCCATTTACATCACATAATTTTCTAAGAAGATGCAAATGGTATGTGTTATCTCCTAGGTGAAATTTATTATAACTATTATATATCATGACTGTGCCAACCTATTAATATGGTCTTTATAGTTTTTTTGAATCCCACCATTATAAACAGATTGTGTCTGATGAGAATCAAGATATTCATGCTGAAGAACTCCAGATATAAATCTATAATTGATCCTATTTTCAATACAATACATTGTTAATGCACGTTCAACTATATGACCAATAGTGTCATAGTTTAGTATAGCTCCACAACGCAACATAAACCATTCTATAAAATCTATAACAACTTCAGTTTTCCAAATTGAATTTGAGCTTCCCATCCATTGTTCTTTACCCCCATTATCTATATAGATTTCTCTATCAGATGAAAAATTTTCTTTATTATCTATAATAGGAAGAAGGTACTCATAGAATAGGAAGTCTTTTGCTACAGGGATAAATGAGAACACATCTTTTTCTTTTGAATGTTTAATAGAATCTAGTACTATTGAACTAAATCTAGGATGTAATACAACATCATATTCAAGAAACATAGAGTAATCTGATTTTAATAGTTTATTCATATGGAGAGCATACCACCCTGTGAAGGTGACAAGTTTGGGATATTCTTCAATATTGTATTCTAGTTGTCTAGCTACAATAACATTCTTTTTATTTTTTATTTCATATACTGGATTATTACCAAGAAAAACATAGTAGTATTCATTAAATATTTTAGAAAGTTTTCTAGTTCTTTCATAGGCTAATACAATATTTTGATCATGTACAAAAACATATGGAATTATTTTCATTCGTTATTATTTCCTTATTTAAACAATTTCTTTAGTAAAGTTTCTACTTTCACTCTGGTTGTATCATGTAATTGCATCTTGTCTTTATTAGTTTCATACCATTTATCAGCTTCACGTTTCCCTGTGATAGCAATTCCAGCACCTACCCAATCACAAACCATTTCTTTAATATATTTATCGGGCATAGATAGGGGAATTTTGGAACCGTCATCATATCTTAAAACCCAATATTGCCAATGGTGTTTGTTTTTATGAATATGATTTAGCCAAGCATAGTCGAAAGATTCTTTCACACCTTCTTTTGAAATAGACCAACAATCAAATTCATATTTGATCCCTGCCCCGAATTCTGAATATGCTCTATACTCACCGTAGAAAAAATTCTTATATGCATTCCATTCAAAAGGTAAGAATTTTGATAGATCGTGGGTTAGTCCTCGCCAGTACATCCCTAGTTTAAAACATTCCTTTGCTACATGATACTTGTGTTTGAAAATATACTTCATATATTTTATATTGTTCATTTACTCAATGTCTTCCTTATAGTATCTATTTTTGAAAGTTCTTGTGGTATGATTTTTCGTATTGAATCGAATAATTGCTTCAATCCAGTTTCATGTTTTTGAAGATAGTATTTTCCTAAGTGAGTATAAAAGAATTTGAGGAATTCTTCATCACCATATACAGTGAGAGCATTCAATGCTCTCATTTCTGCTTCATTTAATCCTAATGTTGTTTCAAACTCAATATTTAGATTGTTAATTATCTTTGCCATTATGTTCCTTTATTAGTTTATTCCAATGTTTATAAATACTCAATAGATACAACGATATTTATAGGAGTATTTTATATGAATGATGAAACTGAAGTAGAAGCGCATGTTATGAAACGAACACTAACAGAGATTGTAGTTGTTCCTGGGCATGAAGAAAGAAAAGCATCCAGAGAATTTCAACGATCTATTGCTAGACTGAAAAAAGATGGTCATTATAAATGTTGGGTTGATGGTAGTACAGAAGACCTTCAGGTACACCACTTTGGTGCAGAGTGGTGTTTGGCAGATGATGTTGATTTTGATAAGCTGAAAGAATTCTGTGAAACATTTGATCCATATGGTTATGGAAAGTTACTAACAAACACACCAATAACAAGTGTAGATGATATCAGAAATTGTCTGGTTCTATCACAAAAATATCATACAGGGGGAATGACTGATGGTGTTGCTAATGGTATTCATAATATAACTTTTCCTGCTTGGATATCACAAAAATTATCCAAGCAGGGAGAAAGTCCCATCCCTGATGATACTAAAGATATGTCCGATGATTTAGCAAGAGAACTTGTAGAAGAGAAATCAGAACTTGTACCCAAGTAATATGAATACTGTATCAGCTGTTGGTTTTTGAAAGCCAACAGCTGATTTCCAAAATTCATCCCCGATGCCAACTCCCCATGATCCTGCCTTTGCTGTTTTGAATAAATCTAAATACAACATTACATTAAGTACTGTTTCTGAATTGCCATTCACTAAACTTGATTGAGGGCCAATAAGTAATCCTAAAGAATTCACATTCGCATTTTTATCTGCTTTAAATGTATAATTGGTTCCAAAATTAATACCCGCACTGAATAGTTTATATTTTCCATTAGGATAAAATGCTCCTAGGGAACCAACTATAGCAGGAGAGAATCCTTCAGTTGTTATTACATCTGTAGGAGAAGTTGTGATTTGATTTGGGATTGTATCACCCAACGCTGATTGTACTATGAATAATATAAAACATAGTATAACTAATAATTTAATTTTCATTTTCTAATGGTTCCCAATGTGATATACATTCTACTAGTCTATTTTCGGGTGCTTCTGTAAACCAGAAGTCTCCCTTTCTATATGCTGAATATGGTTTGGTGTGGAATATATCCCACACATAGACAGGAATACCCTGCGGAGGTAACTTATCATATACGCTATACTTCATTTAATGTCCAACGGGAGGTTTCTTCCTAGGTTTAACTAGTTGAAATGCTAATTTAATGTTTACCACCAAATCTTTAAAAGAGTTTATCATATCTTTAACTTTCATATAATTTCCTTTTTAGTCTCATTAGCTGTGAACAGAATTCCCTTTCAGTTAAAACTGTTTCAGCTTCTTTGCTACGCCCTATTGAATGTGTAAAGACTGCATCTTTACCTGCGGCTCTTAATGCATTCCTAATCCAGCAGATTGCTCAAACATAGCATCATAAGCAGCTGTAATTAGCTTCTGGTAGGCATCAGACTTTCTAGGTATACCTACCCCTTTCCACCAGAGAGTTTGACTCTCTTGCCAGTTTTTCTTAGCTCCTGCTTTCTTTGCACCAAATCCAATGTAGGTACAAATCTCTGCTTGCATTTCAGGAGATTTAAACTTCCATGACTGAAGTAGACCCTCCATAGATTTACATAACACATTATCAAATACAAATGTGTTTGCGGTAAAGTTGGATAACGCTCCAGCAGGGTAACTTGCTTTTGATCCTACATCCATTGTCCTTCCCTCCCTCGTTTGACCATTACAAAAGATTCGCCCCAAGAGAAACGAATCATTTCCCTCTCACAATACTTACAAGTTAATACTTGCATATTCTCTTTTGGATATGTAGGATGCATCCATGTATGTTCATTATAACAGAAGATTCTTTCTCTTTGTTTATTAGTCCACGAATCAACTTCTTTAGATGCTGCTTCTACTTGACGCTGTAACCATCCAGGCTCAAATACTAACTCTTCCATTAATTTATTCCTTTTTAGAATTAGCATATTGTGATGTTCCAATACACTCAACTATTTTATCTTCATCTGTTTCCCAAATTTCAGCAACTATTCTACGTTCTTTGCCTATTTTACAAGGACCGCTTGGATAAAAACAAAATCCATCTTTATCCGCATATGTACATACAACTAGTAACGCTTTTATACCACAACTTGTATATATATCATCCATGACTAAAATTATCCTTTTATTTGTATTTATAAGGATAATTAATCTTTATAATCTCGGTACTTATAAACTTTACGCATTCTAAATTCTTTGATACCATAACCAAATACAAGATTCCAGCTTGCTTCAGGGATAACTTTAACTGAAGTCATATTCTTTGTATAGTACATTCTTATACCTTGCAAACCAATACGGTATTCAGGTTGTTGGAGTAATTTATATGTCAGTCTTACACGTTCAATTCTTTTATGAATTTTTTCAGTGTTTGACATTATATTTCTAACATCATCAAAAAATTTACGTCTAACCCTATAAGGAATCCAGTGAAAGTTAACTGCTAAGATATTTGTAGGTCTAATGTCTAATATGAATATGATTGGAACTTTATCATATACATGAATTTTCCCTTCAAGTGTAGCTTTATATCTAAAATGGTATAGTTTATTGTAGTCTAATATCATTGGATGTTATTTAGAAGTGATTTAATGATAGGTTTATTGAAATTTGGGTTATTTTCACATTGATGTAAAAAGTCAATAATAGCTTCCTTCTCAGTTTTACCATATCCTGAGAAGGAAGCTAGACTCTCTATAAAAGCTATGTACTCACATTCAAATGGATCATACACAATTTTCACTTTCATCAATTCCTCGTTATTACTGAATTGCGTTTTTTATTGCAGCAGTAGGGATAAGTTTCAAAACTTTATGTTCTTTGATTACGATTGGTAATCCTGTCCTAGGATTGCTTCCATTACGTTCTTGTTTAGTTTCTACACGTATAGTTCCAATCTCAGCAAGCTTCAATTCGCCCTCGGTTACCAAGGTTACCGCAAAAGAATGTACAACCGAATGTACAACAGCTTTCGCTAGTTTTTTAGTAATATTGAACTGCTTTGCAATATCTTCAATCGTTGATTTCATAATGATTTCCTTTAGTTAGTTAATTACAAATTTAAGGTTATTTTCATTGTACCTTAAAATGAATTGAAAGTCAATTTATATTCTTCAACCCCATTACTTGGGTAAAGAGCATTTCAAATCTTTCTTCTGCCAATTCTTCAATTCTATCAGTGACAAGATGAATCTTCCATTCACGTTCAGCTTTTTGTACCCTGATCATATCAGTTCTATTGGTTGAAACCATAATCAATGGTAATAAAATTAATTGTAGATACCCTGATGATATATAACCAATTACCGTCATTGTTTCGGGGAATATAACAGGGATAGTTGATAATAGCATAAAAAAGTAAAAACAAGACATTGTACCAACTTTTGATACCAAGAAGTCAGCAATTTTACCTGATATAGAATTATCAGTAGGGATTTTTTCTTTTATAAGAAATCTTCTAATTTCTTTTAATTTTTTTGAATCTGTATTATTTTCAACATACATCTCAAATTCTTCACATTCATGGCATTCCACGATGTCTTTAACACATGTATCACAATTCATATATGAACCTCCAAACAAATTTATTAGTTTGTTAGTTCATTAGTTCGTTTAATCTTCGATAATCCTTTTTTATGTTTAGGATTGTCACGTTTATCCTTTATAGTACCTTTGAAGGTTCTACCAAGGGGAATGGAAGGTAAACGCTCACCACCATCTGCGTTGCCTTTCATTTTAGCTAACTTCTTGAATACATCACTTTTTTTGTTTAAATTCATATTATCCTCTTTTGTAATTCCTACACACTTCTATTTATAAAAAAACATTTTACTACGGGTATTTATATTTGTCAATTAAAAAGGGAGTTAGATTTCTCTAACTCCCTCTCATTTGTATTGATAATTATCTTATCAAGTTGTTATTGGATTACCAAGTTACTCCAAGGGTATAACCACCACCGAAGGAAGAGGAACCGAAGTTAACTGCAAAAGTTCTGTAGTAGTTCTGAGTTCCATATAGAGTTCCAGCAATTGCATCACGAGTCATGAAACCAATCTTAGGCTGGAAAGTAACAGGGTCAATAACTTTCTGCATTTGTAGTGGAATATATGGGCAGTAGATGATACCGTTGTCGTATCCTGCGCCTTTGTATCCAAGTGTGATGTAGTCAGTGTATGCAAATGTATCCATGTATACAGTGAAACGAGCATCTAGAGTGCCAACTTTAGCAACACCAATGGTTGGTTTTACAGTTCCTGGCACAGCTGCGTAAAGGAAACCAGAAAGAGTTTCAAGTGCAGCACATACGTTAGAAGATGCAATAATGAAGTTAGCGGAACCTCTACGAGTAGTTAGAGCTACTTGATTTGCTTCACGAAGAAGACGATTGTAGAGGGTACGGATTTTTTCAGCTTCCCAACGACCGTCAGCTGTTCCGTTAGCAACGTTCACAGAACCGTAGTTCCATGCTGGTGTTACAGTTGCTTTTGCGTTAATTAGGTCAACTAATTCACGGTCAAGTTCTGCACCAATTTCATATTCCATGATGTTGATAAGTTCTTTCTCAGCATCTAGTCCATGAATGTTCTTTAAGTCTTGCGCCATTTCAAGGGTGTACTCAGCTTTCAAACGTCTGGTCTGAACTTGTACTTGAGCACGTTCAATCTTTAGCTGCATATTCTTGATTGAAGCACCAAGTGTTTCACCAACTGCTGTGGTCATTGGACCGGTCCAGTTTTTGAAGATTAGAGAGTATCCAACTTCGTTTGCGAAACCAGCAACAACAGTAGTATTAATACCTGCTCCGATTGCGGAAACACCTGGAGTAACTGCTAGTTGTGCGCCAGAAGCAGATGCAAAAGTTACTAAGCAACGTCCTGCTTCAGTGTAGTTAACAGTACCAGTAGCAGAAGGTGCGCCAGAAGTGAACACAACTGAACCAGATACGGTTGGAGTTTGAGTAATGTCGGCAAAAAGAACACCAACAGTCATGAATACAGCAGGGGCACCGGTCAAGTCACGGTTAAAGGTTCCACGGTCAACTGCGTTGATACCTGCGCCATCACCATATAGGTAACGTAGTGCATATACATAACCAGTAGGTTGTTTAAGAGGTTGTACACCTACGATCTCATTTGCTAGTAGGTTAGGGAAGATACGGCGAACTGCTGGAACCAAAATTGGTGTATACTGAGCAACGTCAGCTTGTGCAGTAGCTGTTTCATTTAGATACCCTTCTTGGTTCTCAAGAAGTTGTGCCATGTTTTCTCTGGATTGAACAGCAGGTGCTTTATCTGTGTCAATTAGTTCAGTCCATTTTTCAAGTAATACTGAATCGGCCATTTTAATTTTTTCTCCTTTATAAATTTTTATTGTTAAATGTTGTTAAGGTAACTACTCATCATAGATGATTTTTGTTTTACTGGTTCTGTAGTTTCAGTTTTTTCTACAAGTTTCTCAGGAGCTTCTTCTGATACTTTTTCTCCTAAAATTTTGTTTACTAGAACTTCAAGTTTTTCAGAGAATAGTTCTTCATCAAATTCTAGTTTCTTTGCCATTTCGACTAGTTTATCACGTTGAACATCAGTTTCTAATTTAATAGAAGCTTCGCTGATCATAGTTGCTTTCTTAACAGTTTCAGTTTCTTTACGAGATTCAATTAACTGGTTAACTAGTTTAGTGTTCTCACTCTGAAGTTCCGCAATTTCATCTTCAGAAGAAACAGATTCGTCAGATAAAGAAACATTAAATGCTTCTACCATTTGTTGAAAATTTCTTAGAACTTTTTCAGCAAGGCGAACTTTGGTGAAGTCTTCAACAATCTGCTCATTTTCTTTAATGTACTCTTTAGTGAAATACTCAAGATAAGCATCTGTTTGAGCAACTAGGTCTTCTTTAAATTCAGCAATCTCAGCCTTGTTAGCTTCTACAAGTTCTTTTTCTTTAGCTTCAATAGCTTCATTGATAGCTGCTTCAAAAAGAGTTGCAATTTGTAGCTTTACTTCTTCTGTCAAGATTTCTGATTGAATTCCCTCAAATAGCTCTTGAAGTGAATCTTTTGCATCTGCCATTGTTTATTTTCCTTTTCCTTTATAAGATTTTATACAAATTTATTGACCTAAAATTTTAATCAAAATTATAACTTACTAGTATTTATAGAAAAAAGTATATCCTTAAAAGAATATACCTTTAACTATTTAATATCATTAATTATTTTTTTAGATTTATCTCTTAGATATTTTAGTTAAAGTATCTTGAAATAACTTCATAAATGCCGCTTGCCTATCTTGAATTGAAAAAGGATTAACTATTACTATCTCATCCATTTCTTCTTTTACTGCTTTAATTTCCTGTTCAGTAAGAACTCCATTTTCAAGAATCCATTCTTTCCCTTCAGTAATAGATTGCATAAAACATCCAGGGCCACTAGGATTAAATACAGTATCAATACAAATCATATTATAATCATTCTGTACTATACCATTTTTAAGAGAACCTGTTCCCCTAGTACTAACACCAACCTTAACACCAGATTCAATAAGGTTCTTTAGAACATTACCTAAAGGCATTTTTTCAAGAACTTTAGCTTTACCAATAGCAACATTACCATCCATCTTTAGTTCTGTTACAAGATGAGAGATACGTTCCATATTAATTGAAGAAGAAGTAGGATGCTCACATTCACCAACAGACCTTCTATCTTTGATAATATCTTGGTATTTGTTAACTTGACCTTCAATTACAGGGCGTGGATAAATCCTCTTATTTCCATTCATAGCTTCCGCCACAACCATTGGCCCTGTGATGTAGATACTTCTAGTAGGAGCTTTACCTTCTTCTAGGCTTTCCTCTTCGATGATGTGTGTTTCAATTGAAGAAAAATCTACTTCTTCAATTAATATGTTTGATTCCATGTTGTTGCTCCTTATATTTTAAAAAGATGATAATGGTATTCTTTTCCAACTATTAGTCCCTATACAAACATAAAGATAAGAACTATCAAATATAATAGTACCTATACTACCAGTAGCAGATGATGCTATTGTAGTTAATGTAGTATTTACATTCTCTAATTTTGTTATATTTCCAGCTGCCATTTTATTATACCTCTTTAGAAAAAGCAGTCTTTTCTATATATTCAGTAAATCCTGCAAGATGAGTTTTCATCTTTTGTTCTACTTCTTTGTTAATAATTTTCTCAACTGCTTTATATTCTTTCTTTGCTACCTGGGTCAAAAAACTTGCATCTAACATAATTTGGTTTCCTTTTTAAAGTTTAGCCCTCAACGTGGATACTTCCACAAAATGGGCAAGTGACATAGTTTTTAGCGTTCCATGAAGAACCGCATGATTTACAAAGATATACTCCCATAGCTTTATTCCTTTATTTATTAATTTTCATAAAGACTATCTAAATATTCACAAATGAAGTATGCGTCAGATAGATCAAACTTACCCTTACTCCCTCCATAAGTTTCAAATTCAGTCTTATATGGTTCAGGGACTTTCAACCAAGTTTGATACTTAATATCTGAAAGTCTAATGAGTTCTTCATTTTCAAGTGCTAATGCTTTCTTATCTACTTTAGAAAGTGTTTCCATTTCTTTCTTTAGTAACTTAACTTGTAATACAATTTCCTTTAACTTTTTTCTTTCATCTTTATTAAAGAGTGGACTACGCCATGTAAGCACAGGGATAATCTCAACTAGAATACTAGGGTAGTCAGTGAATAACATTTCTCTAACACACCAGAAGTTACCTGCTATAATATCCTTTGAACTAGACACAGAACCAAAGGATAATCCTTCTAACCCTATTAATGTAGGTTTACATTCTTGAATGAATAATGAAATATGAGTTTTAATATAAACAAGTAAACTCTCATCGTTATATTCTTTTGGAGGGTTTATAAGTTTATATTTTATAGTGTCTCCATTTCTATAAACCATGCCAGTACTTCTAAGGCTTAAGTCAATACTTAGCATGGGCTTCTGTATCCCAAAACATCTGAAACAGAGAATCTAGAAATCTTAACTTCATTACTTTGATTTCCACCTAAACACCTTATGATACCATTAGAGATATCAGGGTGATCACAGAAAGTAACATGCCCTTGTAATGGGTCTGAGCCTCGTTTTAAGACCACAATACATCCAAGGATAGGCTTATCTATAGAAACACCCCAATTAAGGAAAGAACGAGCATTTGCTTCGTGTGTTCCTGGGTATCCAGCAGTGTCAGTTACAAAGTTTGCAAAAGCAGCACACCAAGCAACTTCATCTGAAGTTGCTTTTAATGTTGTATGTTTGTCATATTCAATAATACGAGGATTAGAATTAGGCCCAGGTACTGCGGATACTCCTAATTCCTTAAAAGCAATTGAATGTAATTTGTTACATGCATCTATTCTTTCCATTTATTAGTTTCCTTTTTATTTTACTCTTTGTTGAAATCTACTACTTGCTGCAGTTGGTGTTGGTGCTTCTTGTGTTTCGGTCCCAGGTTCAGGCGGAATTGGTTGATTGTTTGGTTGTGCAGGGCCTCCAACTTCGGTATATCCTGGGATATCTTCTCCTCCACCTCCTGATCCACCTTCACCAGCTGCAGGATCATTACCTAATGCGTCAGGTTGATTTGCGCCAGAAGCCATTCTTTGTTCAGCAATCTCAGCAATTTCTTCTGTTGATAGTCTAAGGATATTTTTTTGAATCCATTCAACAGAAAGAATACCTGTATCAATCAATCCTAGGGCAGCATTTGCACCATTCACTTTTACTTCATTGATCTGAGCTTTCTTGATCATAGAAATTTCATTTGAAGAAGCATAATTAAATTTAAGCTTTTCCTGAATTTTATTCCAATCATCAAGGGACATTACTTGTCTGGAAATTAAATCTTTCTTTAATAAATCTACAAACAGATTGTTAAACTTTCTTCTTAGTTTCTGAATGTATTTAAAGAATTTCATTTCCTCCTTTTCAATGTCAATTGTTGGGTTAATTGTTATTCTATCTTCTTTGTTTCTTCTACTATTAGGGACACATAGAGAAGAATATACTTTGTTAAGGAAATATTCAATATCATCAAATCCACCAAAATTAGAAGTTGATCCAGCTAGGGTTTCAACTGAAGTTCCTTTCCCTGTGGTAGAGTTAGTAGGAAACCAAAAGTCTTCTAATACAGAAATTGATTTTGAAGCATTATCCAACGTTCCAGTATCAGTATTGTAAACTTTTTTCTGACGATACTTATTGATCAACCCTTTCATATATTCTTCAGCTTTTGTTTTAGGAAGATTTCCTGTATCAATTTTGAAAATTCTTTTTTCAGTTGATCTTGTGATTCTATAAATGATCAAAGTATCTTCTAGTAGATATAACTGATTGATAGATTTCATTGCTTTTTGAATTGGACTATAATAGCATTTCTTATCAGGAGAAAGTATCCCTGAATTGATTTGTGTTATCTGTTCATCATAATATGTTATCTCAGCATTCTCTAAATCTTTGATAGGATTATATGTTTGATGTTTGTTTATGAACCATCTAATAGTTGAATCACTTTCATTTTTATATTTAACTAAATCATAAGGAGGAAGTAGAATTAGTTTCTGAATACCATCTTTTGGTTTTCTATTATTATAAACAACTTCGAAACTAAGAACAGAATCTATATACCATTGACGAAATAGTTCTTCACCCTTTTCGTTGAAATCTAATAGATATATAATTTTATCCCAGGACTCTCTGATCTTTGATTTAATATTTTCTGTTAGTTCAATATCATCCATATTTAAATCAACTACTGGATCGATTTCATCAAATACTATAGCTTCAGAAGATATTTCATTTAGTGCTTCGTCAACTTCAGGTAGAATTGCAGAGTCCCTCCATTTGCGGATCATGTCGGTTGTATTAACAGGCATTGAGTTTGATCCACCCAAAGCAAAACTATTTGTATACATTGAAAATGGGTCATATGTTATATATGGGTTTTCTGTGTCTACTTCTTTTGTGATTTGTGAAGAGTTCTTATGTCTATCTTTGAAAGCTTCCCTATCAGAATAGAAGGTTCTATTCAATTCTTCCCAAAGATTACTAATACCTTCTCTTAAATTCATAAGTTATATCCTTATACTTCTTTTTCTTTATTTATGATTTAGTTTCTTCAACTAGTGAATCCACATTATCTTTTAGATATTGAGTTAATCCAATAAATCCAGCTTCTTCTGACTGTTCATCAAATCCTCTAAATTTAACCCTAGCGGGGAATACATCAATTACTTTGCCCTCTAATTCTTCAAATACAATTGCCCAACCAAATGTGTGTAACATTCTGTTAGTCCACCAAAGTAGTTTGCTATTTTTAAATTCTTCCCACTTCTTTCGTTCTATCATTCGTTTATCTCCTATTGTCTCTAAGGATGTGTCTAGTTGGAGTATGCTTACTACGTTGTAAATACCTAGCTTTGTATAAAGAGGCAGATACAACAGGAAGCATATCCCAATGATCTTGATTTATAATTCTTATATTGGTACAATGTGACATATAGTATTTTCTGATAGCACACAATGCAAAATGAAGCGGAGGTTGATATTTGATAGTCCTATACCACATATGGAATAAACTTTCATTGATACATTTTCTTTTCATTTCAACAATCACTTGGATAAACTGTCTACGTAATGCCCCAGGAATCCAGTGCAAATTTACACCCAAACAAATTTGCCCCCTAATCTCTAATGGCAGCATCAATGGGTACTGATCATAGATATGAATCTCTCCAATTGTAACTGGTGTATATCTATAATAGTATATATTATTATATAGGAACATTGTTTAACCTTTTAGAAAGAATGGGCATTCCCTTTCTGTGATTACAACGAAATCAATATTTTTACCTTGGGTCTTTTTTTCTTCTATTATTTTACGTGTAGTTTCCCACTTGGCTTGATTTACTAAAAACGTTCTAAGTTGATATATATAACTGTTAGTTTTTCTTTTAGGTTCTTTGGGTAATTGTGTCTGCTGCCAAGGTTTTATTTCGATCCATAGTTCTTTTGTTTGCCCTGAAGGAGTTTTAGCAACAATTGTAAAATCCATATAGTATCTGTGTTTCTTGTTATCGATAGGAGAAACATAACTAATGATAGTTGATTCAGATTTCCACGATATAATAATATCATTTACATCTAACCATTTGAAAATAAACGATGCTTCCCAAGAGCTTCTAGTTGTTATCGGTCTAGTTCCATTATATTTTTGTGGATTCTTTAATAATGGATATATATCTGTTATTTGATGATATCTAGAGTTATTCATTTGATATTCCTAGTGTATCATTTAGTCTTAAAAATTTACTAGGATGTATAGTTATATGTTTAGTCAGAACTTGAATTGATTTACAATCTTTATTACAAATTTTACATTCCATTTCTTATTTCCTTTCATTAGTATCATAACTCACTGTAGCTTTACCAAATATAAAACCAGAAGATTTATATCTAGCAATTCCAGTTTCAAATTTTATCCAAGAGAAGTAGTTGTTTTCAATACCAACACGATAATTTTTATCACTATTAGGAAAGAGAGAATCTTCTTTTGTGCGTTCAGCATTTACATATATACGATACATCCCAAAGGTTTGCCCTATATTAAGTTGAATATCTGGTTCATATCTAGGGTTATCATATGTACTTCCCATAGCACCATCTACTTCTGTAGATATAGTCATATCAAATGCATAACAGTTTACGCTTGATAATATCATAACGATTAAAAACAAAATTAATTTTTTCATTTATATTCCTTTAGCTAAAGATATAGTAACTATAACCTAGGGTTAATGCGAATGTGAGTTCTTCTTCTGCTGAAGATTGTGAGGTCATTTGTATTCCCCCTATACTTTTAAAGAAACAGTTATAGAAAGTAATCTTATGTTGTATGTTATTTTTATTTGTAGTTAGTAACAAGGTTGAATCGAATACAGGGTAAGTTACATTTATGTTCCCTGTTAATGGATCAGCAGATTTTACTATGTAGTTATATACTTCTGAGTATGCCATTAAGTCTTCATCACATAGACAAGTAACAACTAAATCTTCATATGTCAATGAATCTCCATTTCTTAAATCCCTTATAACAGGGCGGGATATAACTAATTCACCTAATGTTAGTCCAGGGATATTAACATCGACTGTAGCAAGTTCTATATTTGTTTGATCTTTAAGATTTAAGTTAAAACTACTTACTTTAAATAAATTTGTAGCTGACATTTATATTCCCTTTACTGGTGTACAATCATCACAGTTAGTTATCAATTTAAGTTTATTATTATTCATTAATCTTCTTTCTTTTGGAAATTCAAATCTATTAGCATAAGCATTAATGAAATGGAGAATCAACAAAGGTAACGCCCAAGTCTCTAAAGAATTCATAATTGTCACTACAAAATTAGTATTCCATTGATTGTATGAGCAAACGAACCTAGAAAAATGTTCAATGAGTGTTACAGTCCAAAATGCAGACAAATAACAATGATATTTTTTATATCTAAGAATTCCTATTGTTATAATATATAAGCAAATGACTGAAATGATCAAATGATTCTGCCAATCTGACATACATGTTTCATAAGACGAAATTGTAGGCAGATTTGATAAGAAGAATATTTTCCATTGAATTGATGAATATACAAAGAATCCTAACATAGTAACAGGGATATACCATAGAATTTTTTTTAGAATACCTGGATAATAATCATATACATTAAGAGTATAATACCCAAAACAACCAAAGAATAGCAAATTCCAAAAGTGTTCTAGTGGTGGTGATAGTAGGTGAAGAATCCAATCATCATATAAACCTATTTGCCATCCCCACTCAAATCCGAGCATTGTAATTACTCTTATTAATAAAATGACAGCACCTATAAATGCAACGATGTGTTTTTTATCAAATACAATTTTGGTTCTCATTTGTAGAATGGTTAAGAGAAATACAGCAAAAAATAGCATAATACTAAGTTTTATTCCTAGATTATCTAATATTGGATTTCCATTGATACATGAAAATGCACTCCAGGCACCTTTAACAATTTTACCTAGGATAGTTGGTACATCCCCTTGGATATAATTATTGATTGTTTCGTTTATCACTTTAATCCTCCCTTACTCATTATTTAATCGCCCCACTTTTCAAGAACCAAATGAAAATGCTTACAATGACGGTTGCAATATTGGTTATGAAGGATGCTACTACTAGGATTGTTAGGGTCTTTTTGTTTTCGTCAGCTTTTTGTAGATTTGTCAATAAAGGTGTCCATTTATTGAGATCAAGAATCAATGCAGAAATATGATCCTCTTGTTCGTCCAGACGAACTACAAGTCTTTTGTCTAGCCTATCAATAGCATCTTTACTTCTATCTTCTGATTCTTTAATTCGTTCCCTGGCATCAGTTAACAAAGCCTTTACTGATCCTATGTCAGAGAATTCATCACTCATACAGTCACCTTCCTAATGAAATATTTTACAATAGTATTTATAAAAAAGAGTTGCCCTATTTTTAACTATAGAGCAACTCTTGATAACATCAAATTTATATTTTATTGTTAGGACGGAGCCATTGAAACTTCAAAGTAGTCAAACTTTAAAGTAACTGTAACTTCTTCTACTTGGTCAGAACTATCCATTGATAGTTCAATAGCGGATACATTAGTAGGGTATGCACCAATTAGTTTGTATGTAGCAAGAATATCATTCTGAGTTCTACCTAGTTGTTGCATGGTAACAACATCTGATTTGTATTTCCCAGGTTGACTTCTCTCGTTGGTTTGCATTTCAGCCATTGATTCCATCCAACCTTCGAAAAACTCACGTAGATCGAATTCGTAGTTATTATGGAAAGTAAATGTAATGTCTTCGAATGTAGGATCACCAGCAATATTATAATCCATTCCTTGCCATTTCAATTGTACATTTCCAATTGTACGTCCAGGTAGAGAAGTACTTTTAACAAGGAATTCATGATTTTGTTGCCAATTAGTCATTACTACACCATTATCATTTCCTCCTGTTGTGATATCATTGCTTGGATCACCAATGGATACCCAAAAACGATTTGGTCTTGCAAAGTCTGTTACATTAGCCCTGAATTGTGATAAGCTTAAATCTGGCATTGTTTTGTTACTCCTTTATTTAATGAAATCTTCAATTTTCTTTAACTTGTCATCAGAAAGTTTTGTTAGAGCTTTCTGTATATTATTTATACGATCTTGAGATGTAGTCTTTTCAGGAGAATTTTTTAATGCTGAATAAGAGATACTCCAAGTCCCATCTTGGTTCCTTTCTTTCCTACCAAAAACAACATCAGGGTGTGCTTTAACAAACTTTGCTTGATCTTGCCCCAAAATGAACCCTGTAGCCCCTGTTAAGGTTCCTTGCCTAGGGATACTATCACTTACCTTCTTAACTACCGCTCTAGCCTTATCTGCGCCTTTTGTGATAGTTTCCTTAGCAGCACCCAATCCCCTAGCAATTTTACTGAAAGCAGTTTCGCTATGATCTTTATCATTTCTAGTGTAAGAATAATCAACATAGAATCTACCTACTTTATCTTTCATAACAGCAGACGCTTTAGGGCTAAACTTTTTGTCCCTCTCTAGATATCCAGATATTTTCTGCTCTAATTCTTCAGGAGTATCACCGTAAATCTTTTTAGTATATCTATCTGCCCTAAGTAATCCTTCATTTATCATACTTGTCCCTCGTTTTTAAAACTGTAATATATCTTTCAAGATCATCTAAAGACTTATCTGATAATGTAGCCAAAGCTTTTTCAATATTACTTCTACGATCTTTTGTTTTATTGATAACTACTTTTTCTTCTTTAGAATTTTCTTTCGCCCAAGCATCTATTTTATTTTGTAACATCTTTTTGTCATTAGGAGCAAGTGAAGAGACTGATTTATCATAGAAAACTACATGGGCAACTTTATCAGTACCCTCTGTTCCATAGTTATAAACAATTCCCATTCTATCAATATAATCTTTTTCAAACTTTTCAATCATTGAGTCTAATTCTTCATCAGAAGATGCATGAATCTTACCATGTTTCAAAGTATAATCACTAGGGTAGAATTTACTAGTATCATCATACTCTTTTTCAGTGCTAGGATTATATGAACGATCTTTTATAGGTATATCAGTTAACTCATTTAATTTCATTTTTGTACCTGTTCTTGATCTTCAGGATTAGAAGTTTCTGCTTCAGGTTCTTCTGCCGGTGTATTGCCAATATTGTCCTCAAGGTCTTTATTTAAATCATTCAATTGCCAACCACCATTTTGTTCAAATTCGAACCCTGCCACAATCTTAACAGTTTCAGAGTTAACAGAAAGTACTGGTTGTGTTCTTTCAATTCTATCTAGTATTTGTTTATTACCTGATTTATCATAATTAGAGAAATCTACATTATCATCTGCATTTGAATCTTTGGAAATGATTACACCCATAAAAGATGTTTCAGAGTTATCATCAGTATACCCATGAATCTTTTCTCCTATACTAGCTAAGAATGATAATTGATCAGGGATATCATGATAATCTGCTTTAGTATAAAATCTAGGATGCCCTTGATTCTCTGTTGTTAGAATTCCTGCTATCTTTTGTTTTAAATCAGATAGTCTTGTTAACTGTGCAACTTCTGATTTTAGTAAAAATATAATTCTGTATAGAGGTCTTCCATCTTTACAAGAATATTTTTCAATAAAGTTTCCGAAATCAGCTTTAGTTTTATTCCAATTACCCTGGAAGGTATTTTCAATGAAAGCATTGATTGCATTCTTATCATCTTCTTCTGTTAGAAATCGTTTGAATGATTTAAGCTTCATTTGTATAATCCTTAATTGCTTTTTGATATTCTTTATTATCAGGATAAAGTTCCGATAACATTTGTCTAAATGATTTTAATTTCATACTTATTTTATCCTCTCTGCAATATCAAAAAAGTTTGATCCATCTTTTTCTAGTTCTTGACTACGTTTCTTATCAAACTTCCAAATTTCATCTGGTTGTAATGCTCCGCCGTGAGCAACATGCGCTCCTGCATCAATGAGTTCATGTTTCTGTGCATCAGTCATTCGCTTCATTAATGTCTTTCCTGCTTTGGCCCAATAACTATATTCTCCATCCATAATTCTTCTAATACTACTAGCTGCAATATATTGATCTGCTAATCTATTCAACCAAGGAAATTTTCTATCATAAATCATTTCACCAACACTATCTTCATCAGGTTGAACATCGGTCATTTGATTCCCATATATTACAGCGAGGAAACCATATTGACCAAAACTACCAATAGCTATATCAGACATTTTTTGTCCTATCATTGCTGCACCAAGACAATATATGATTGCATATCTCAAATCAGGTGTACAATATACTTTACCAGCTACAGGTGTTAGGTTACCTTTCTTTCCTGCTAGGTCTGGTGGTTGTAATCCAGTATCTTTAATACTCTGAAGTGACTTCTCTGAAGGAAATCCATGATAGTATTTCTTACCATGATCTTCAGCCCTAGCTGCTGCCATTTCTATTAAATGTTGTCTAAATGATTTTAATTTCATAATTACCAATTTAGTGAGGGTGATTGTTTCTTTCTATATTCTAAGGAAAGATTACCATTACTATCTACATAAGCATGAGCAGTTTGTGCAGCAGCACCCCAAGAATATAGACTAGAAGTATTACTATCAAATCCATAGTCTATTACATACATTTTGTTGTTCCAAACACCCCAATTGGCAGGGCGAACTAGATCAGCAATACCTAACCCTAATTCTTCACATAGATTAAGGAAATCTTCAAATCTTTCCATTTGTTCTTCAGTATCGAATACACCTTTATTATCTAGATTCCTAAGAATTTGAATATCGTGTGCATATTTTACATAGTCTAATGTATTACCAAACATCTTATACCAAAATTGTTTGAATTGTTTTTGTGAAGGAGGGGGAGCTAGTGGCATTTGAATCCAGTTTGATAATTCTTCATTATCAAATGTAATACCTTTATTCCATTGACTTGTATCTAGTATAGGTAATAGGAAAGGATTATCACCGACATTTTTATGGTGTTGAATTTCAGATGCATTTTGTGTAACACCTTTTGAATTTATAGCTAATTTGAATACGGTAGTTACTTTACCAGAAGCAGGAAGACCATATTTTTTTAGAATGTTAGGGTTGAATTGTGAAGCTTCTACCTCTACTTTGAATGCAATTCTTGAAGAACCTTTTCCGATTTGTGTTCCTAGTTCTTTAAATATTTTTCCAGTGCCTGCAAATGTATACTTTCCAGGCTTAGGATCAAGAGATTTAGGATCAGTTCCAATTGGTAAAGGCATTTCATTTAAAAATTGAGTGAATGATAATAGTTTCATGTTAGGATACCTTCGCAGATTTAATAATATAATCGCCATTAGTAACTTTAGAAATTTCAACAGTTAAAGTATTAACTGGATTAAATTCGTTTGTCCTGGCTAATTTAAAAGACATAGTAGGGGAGATGACAACACCTTTACCTTTGAATATATCACCATCAGGACCAATAATATCATATCCAAACTGAGATAGAATCTTTGGCAACCCTTCTCCATTAGGATCAAACAAACCTTCAAATGCCCCTGTGTTGTCATATTCTTCAGCCGCACCAGATGTGTATCTATCTAACTTCTGATTGATTTCAGTTAAAGATTGTCCTTCTTTTAAAAATGTTTTGAATGACATTATCATATTTTGATCCTAATTATAAGTTTTTATATTATTTATGAAAAACAAACACCCTCATATATAAAGGGTGTTTGTTTTCCTTTTTTGTCTATATAGAGAGAAAGAGGAATTTTTATTGTCCTGTTAATGCTCTATCTTCCACCCAATCTGTATTAAGAACATTAGCTGATCCTGTTGTTATCCTCGTCCATCCTTTTAATACATACTTAGCGCCAGATAATCCAGCAAATCCACCAGACCATGAAAGAATAGTTAATGCTGCTTTATTTCTGACATAATCTCCTGAATTATATGTTCCAGTTGTTGGCATTGCTGATGCTTCATATCCTGTTATAGTACCATATTCTATCCAGCTGCTATTTCCATCCGTATAAAATGATCTCTGGCCTCCAGGAAGCACTACTCCTGAATATGAAGATGCTGGTATAGAATTTAATGTACCTGAAATATCTTTATAGTATACTGTATCTGATGTTGTAAAATATAAGTTAACATTATTAGTAAAACTTTTATTACTAATAATATATTTTTTACCAGCATTATTTGAGTTACCAGTTGGTAATGATAGTGTAGCAACACCAGCATTATTACATTCTATAAACGTTTCACCATAAGTTCCTGCTTGATATGATGTATTACTATTCCATAGATAATGTCTAGACGGAAGTTCAACTGAATTCTCAAACCAAGATGTATTAGATGCCCTAAATGTTCTTGCTGTTTGAGGGGCTAAAGTAAATGCATAAGAAGCAGAATAATTAGTTCTTATTTGCCCTAACATTACATATATATTACTTCCATATATTGTTACATTTTGTGGCACTAATGTTTGATTTATTAATTGTATGTCTTGCCCTGATATAGTTGGAGCAGGGACTGTTATATTTCTACTCCCTGTAACACTACCATTATATAATATCAAAACATTTTCAGAATTTGTTCCGAATGTATAATCTGCATCAGGCATACTATAACTTACATACGGTGTTGGTGTTTGTGCCACTGCTGGAATTTTAGGTATTTGTAAATTAGGTGTTTGTGATATTGCAAATTCATATATATGATAAATTGAATTTGGAGTATCTGTACCGTAATTAGTAAATATTAATCTTGCCATAACCCCTAAAGCACTTGATGGTGAAATAAATGGGATTGACATTGAATATGGTGATGTTGATACTGGTAATTCTAATTGAGTAAGACCAGAAGCAGCATAAGTTTGTGATATAAAATCATACCCTGGGTATGATCCACTGGCACTAGATACCCCTATCTTGATAGGGGAGTTTGAATGTGTATATCCATTATCATTTTTATAAGTAATGTTTATATAATATTGTGTATTTGGTGTAAGAATGCTTGTATTTTGATCCATTTCCATATTTACTGCAGAAACACCTTGAACAACTTTACAAGAAGCAATAGTACCTTGTAAAAGTAAATCTGTAGTATCTCTAATTATTTGACCTGATGTATTTCCACTTTCAATCCAGTTAGAAAATATATCTGATCCACTAGTACCAGAGGTTGCAAAAGTAGAGTTTGACAATACATTATTACTTGATGGATTTAAAATATTACCAGTTGCTACCTTTGCGCCAAATACAGAAGATGGGATACTTGGAATAGTAGAACCTTTAATATCTATAATTGGGTTTGAAGTTAAGTTATCAATAACAACAGGATTTGATGTTGCACCAAAATCCATCAATGTTCCATTAATGTGAGTATCCATAGACTGCTTTATGTTTATAATACCACCAGACTTGGTGACATAGTTTACTAGAACTAGATTATCTAGTTTGGTGTTCAATGTACCAATAATTTCAATTAATGATGGGCCTGTATCTAATTCAGGATGATTATACACACCCTCAATATAAGGACTAATGAATGTATCATTATCATATCTTCCAGCTGGAATTAATGGAATTGTTGTAGCTATACTTAAATCACCTTCTAAATGTAATCCAGCAAGAGTATTACCACATGCCTGGAATGATATGAAAGTATTACCTTGACCTTTCTTTTTTATCATACCATTACCAGTGTTAAAATTAAATATAGGTCTAATCCAAACTGATTGATCTGAGAAAGAAGCCCCATTATAATCTACCAAAGCTCCTGTAACACAGTTTCTAGCCTCTACATCAACATAGGTACTGTTAATAACTTGAGTGAGATGAAATCCAGTAGTACAATATTGGCAATATACTTCTTGTATTAATATATGCCCATTATTATTAGCAACTACCCCTGTGTTTCCGTTGGTAATGATGAGCTTTAGCAATCCACCCCAATTATTTCCATATCCATCTGTTAAGAAGTTTATTACATTATTTGAACTGTTAGTCATGTTTAAATAAGTTCCACGTAACCCTTCCCCTGTTAAATAGACAAATGCAGGGATATTAATTGTGGATGATATATTCCATGTTCCCATCGGAATTCTAACGACTCCACCACCATAAGTTGCAACAATGTAATTAATTGCATTTGTTATAGCAGTACTATTGTCAGAATTTGTAGTTGCTGCACCAAAAGCCCTAATATCTACAAAAGGGCTTTTGGTAATAATATCATTTAAATATAGTGTTCCTGGGTATGTCATACCAGATACAACAACACTTTCAATTGTGCTAATCATACTTGATACAACTGGATCAGTTATATTAAGAGGTCCAATTTTTGTTTTATCACCTTCTGCCATAATATTTCCTTTAATATTTTATTTTAGTAACTAGGATACCATTTTTGTATTGACCCATCATAAGTCATCTCTAGAACTTTACCCACAACAGCTGTAGATGCTAGTGCAATATTACCTGATGTTCCTGTAGTAAATACTCCATCAGGGATAATTCTAATTGAACCTATAAATCCAGTAAAAGGAACACTTATAGTATTAATTTGTGTAGTTCCTGTAACATGGAAGAATTGACCTGTTGGTGTAATAGTTCCAGCTGAACTTACAGCAGCACCAGATAATGATGTAGTATAACCATTAAACACTGTATTACCATTATCACTCATTTTAAATAGTATAGTATTACCACTATTTCTTAATGTAAATGTGCCATTAGTTGGTAAGAATATTCTAGCATCACTAGGAGAGAATAACATTCTAGAAAGTCCTGCCCCTGATCCTGAGTAAGAATCAAGAATTTGGAATGTTCCGTCAGAAATTCTTCCTATTCTATATTGTGTTGCTCCTGTATGATCAAGCCAAGAAATATAACTATTTTGATCCGCAGTTACTCCTGCTTGGTAAGTTTGATGTACAGTAGAAGCATCAACTCCACCATTACATGCTATAGAAGAGAAATAATATTGGTCAAATCCATTATCAAGTAATTTATTATTTGTAGCACTAGTATCCTGGGACAATAACAACACACTGCCAGTTCCATGTGTTATTTTAGAACCTTTAACAATATTTCCAGTTGATCCAGCCCCTGAAAAGTTTACAGTACCAATGTCTATAGTTGATCCTGATGTGGAAAATGTACAACAATCAAAAATATTATTGGTTGTGATATTTAAACCACTACCAACTGTTACTGCATAGTATGCGTTAGATACAAATGATTCTCCAATAAATCTATTATTACTTCCCCATACTTGTAATGCAGAAGAAGCAGTAGTAACGTCTCCTTGCCATAGATTACCCATGAATAAACAATTTTGAATATTTTTAAAATTACATCTATTATTGGCTAAACTTTCAACTATATTACCAATTGATTGACAATTTGAAATTGGTTGGGTCACATATATATTTGGAGTCCAACTCATAGGGGCACAAGATTGGGATGCAGTAAAATCACCAAACCTATTATTATTAAAACTACTATTAATCCACCCTGTATTTTCAATACCAATTCCAGCAGCTTTCCTAATTGTATTTCTTGATACATCAGTCTTGCTCCCATAACCATCTAAACTAATAAAAAATCCAAATGGGTTCCCTGAAGTAGCTAATGTACCTAAATTATAAGCATAGTTATCGGTAACTGCTATATCTCTAGCAGCTTCATATTGATCAGAACTAGTAGCTCTATTCATAATGGTCATCGCAATACAACCAATATTGACAAATTCATTATGTCTAATTCTTAGATTCTTAACAACATGACCATTATCGCCACTTGTAGTTCTGGTGTAAGCACAGAAACCAGAAGTAAATGCGTTAGGAACAGAAAATTTACAATTGGTAATATCTAGTCCATCAATATTATTTTGAAGAGAATATAATACCGCATATCCTGGGTCTAAAGTTGCATTTACATAAGTATTATTAAAAAATATACCATCAATAACACTATCTTTTACTTCAAGAAGTTGCATCAAGTAATAATTGAATGCTCCTGTGATTTGAGTTGCACCTTTAACACCTATTAATTTTGACCCTGATAGTGACACTGTTAACTTACTAGTAATTTTATATGTTAATGGTTGGAATAAAACTGTTTTTCCGATAGCTGCATTTAATGCAGCTTGTAGTGCAGCTGTATCATCAGTAACACCATCACCTACAGCACCATAAGCTCTTACATCAATATATGGCCCTGATGTTATAAAATCTTTTACAGATAAAGTTTTTGTAGCTTGGTTAAATGTTAAAGTACTATCTTGAGTAACACTTCCATTTGTAGTTGTTACTTTTTTAATAGAGAAATAACTAACAGAACAAAGTGCAGAACTTCCTTGTTGAATTGCGAATTGCATCCCATCATTTACAGCAGAACAAGTTATAGTTGTTATATGTGTACCAGTAGTATTCCAATAAGGACCATATTGATTGTTTGAACCACCAACAATTCCAACTGCTACCGCACCACCTGATGTTGTGATGTTACTAATTGTTAAAGTTATTTGATATGTTGTTCCTCCAACAGAACGTGGGTTAATAGCATACATGGAAGAAGCACCACCATTAGAAGATGCTATACCACCTGAAATAGACCAGTTAGGTGATCCACCAACATTACCCCAAAAACTTGTACTAGTAAAATTAGTGTCTAGTAACAATTCAGGACCAATTGTTACTACTGGTGCAGGAGTAAATAATAATCCACTGGTTCCCCAAGTATTAATTAAATCTAATGGAGCAACATTAGTAATATTTGTTAATAGAGAACCATCACCACTAAATTTAGGTGCTGCTAACACACCATTATTATAATTTAGTAATGGATTTTGAATTATTGATCCTGCAGTCACTGAAACAGTTTTAATAGAAAAATATGTTATTGATAAATTAGAAGGTGCCCCAGGCTGTAAACAAATTGTTCCTGCTCTAGTAGCAACAAATGTATCTGTGAATGTTCCAGCACCATAATGGTATGTTCCTGACTGATTTCCTAAAGGATCACCATTATTACTAAAACATACTGCACCTGATACATAATTTGCCACGGTAAATGTTATTTGATATGTGGTACCAACTATAGCCAATGGGTAAGTATTATTATATAATGCTGCCACCCCTGATGAGTTATTTACATCAGCCCTACCATTACCAATAACAACCCAAGGAGAGTTTGCAGACCATACACCACCATTACTAATTGATGAAGATGCAAAGTTGGGATCACTATTTAATTCTGAACTAACAATACTGGATGCAGGGTTAGTATAAAGAATTCCTCCACTTGCCACCCATGATTGATATTGGTCAAAAGGAGAAGCGTTAGTTAATGGCACAATATTAGTTGTATAATTCATATTTTTATAATCTAACATAGAATTAAATCTATTAATCAATATAGGAGATAGATTCACTGTTAGATTATTATTAATAGTATTATATGTAGTTGTGCCATCCCAAGCCACAATTGATCCAATTTCTGCATAAGTTCCTAATGAAAGTGATACAGATTTTGTATCATCAGTCCAAATATAACTTGAAGATACTCCATTACTATCGGTTGCAGTTACTTGATATAATCCTATAGTTGAATCATATTTATAATCTCTTAATTTCTTTCCTACTGCCCAGGATATAAATCTTTGAATTGCATATCCAGTAGGAGTAATTTGTGCTGGTGTAGTTCTATTAACAGGAGCAATAGCAGAAGCAGTATAATCCATACCATATAGATAGCATCTATCTAGTCCTGCAACCCAATTTGAGATGAACATACGCAATGCATATGCAGCTTGCATAGCATCTGGCATTGGAGTTATCCCACTACTACTCTCAGTTACAAAAGTAGAGCCATTATTATATGATAACCATGTTGATTCAGTATTCCACAATGGTAAATTACCAATACCATGTTTATACATTACTGCTCTGAATTGTTGAGCTAAATCAATCATTGATTCTGGTTGAAGAGGGCTTACATATAAGTGACATCCTACAATATCGACATACTGCGAAGCTAATGCCAAGTAAGAATCCATATAAGAAACACCACTTCCACCATAACAACATGCACTAATAACTTGAATATTAGGGTCAATTGTTTTTAATGTATCATGAGCTAGCTGTGTAAGTGTTGCTAATTGTGATACAGTCCCTGTGAAGAATGTATATGAGTTAGCTTCATTCCATATTTCATAATGAGTAATTATTCCTTTATATCTAGTTGCAACAGCAGAGACATAATTTGTCCAATATTCAGGGTGATTTGAATCAGGAGGAATATTAGAATATCCTGATCCATTTGTATTATCAGTAACTCCACCATTAATATTCATTGTTAAATTTGGACTAACAGTGAAAGATGTTGAGTTAACCCTAGTAGTTACAGTATATGAAGTTGGATCAGAAGCTAAAATAATTTTTTGACCTACATAGATAAGATCAGATTTATTAATAGTAATGGAATTAGTTCCACTAGTACCAACAGCAGTTAATCCATTTGCCCAGGATGGTGCTTGCCCTAATGTCATTAGAATTTCCATACCATTAGTTTGGGCAAAATTTACATAAGCATCAAGTCTAGTCCAGTTGAAGGTACCGTTACTTGGGTTTATAGAACACCAGTTAGTTCCAGTATCCCAAAGTCTAAGAGTACCGAATCCTAGGGGTTGATATGGAGTTTGTGGTGTATCCCCTGCGATAGCTTTACAGTAATGAATACCGAAAAAACTTGGGTCTATATATTTTGACTGATCAATAGATACAGAGCTTATAATACTCTGAACAATTGAATCATCTAGGGTCATTGGTGCTATTTTTGTTATTCTACCAATTGGCATAACTTATTCCTTTGATCTCTTTAATTTTAAATAATATGAAATTGCAGATTCTTCATCACAACCCTGAACTTTTTGAATGAACCTGATGAGTTCAGGGTATTCCATTGTACGATATGCTTTTGATATATCAGGGTCTATCTGATCTGAATCTTCTAAAGTTTCTTGTAATATGGTAATAAATCTACTCATATTTATACGTCCTTAGCAATAGTCTTACCACATTTAGAACAAATCAAATTCTCTTGTGATACACCAACTCTTTTTCTTTCTACGATACCTTTATCTTCAAGATATTCTTCATACTCATTTAATCCTTCTTTTATATTAGAAGGAATGTTAAAATTACACCCACATGCTAATTCAATCATTTGGGTCTTTTTACCTTCTTGAAGTTTTACTAATGTATTATCAAAATCCATTATGATTCTCCTTTAAACATTTATCTTTATTTATTAAAACAAAAAAGACCCTAGCTCAGTTAAGAACTAGGGTCTTTTATTTCTTTGTTATTTTTAAAGTTATACTACATTCCAGATATCCGCATTAAATTCTTTCATTTTATCTATTGCAGCTTGTTTGCTTCTTCATATGTATCAAATCTTTTTATTATATTTACGTTTCTTTCATAACACTCATAAAATCTAGTGTAATCGCATCCACATGATGCTTCATAGTAAGACATAGCAAATGCTATAAATGTCTTACTCATTTGTTACCTCAATTCTAATATGAGTATTTTCTTTAAGGTCACAATGAGGGCAACCCTTCTTATGACAATGCTCATGAGCATTACAACCACACGAACAATATTCTTCATCTTCAGAAATATGTATCATTCCACCCTCTCTTTAATCATCCTATGAAACCCACTATCACTCGCTATGTTGGTCATTTTGTTAATATTGAGATATTCATTCATTTCAACCAACAAGGCATAACAGAGTTTATATTCTGATACAATTTTATGTACCGCATCTTCCTTTGCAGATATCCAAAGTTTTGATTGGGCATGGGAATTTGCTAGATCACGTATCTTTATACCATCCTGCCAACCACATTCTTTATTAAAACAGAATTCATTCACAAGTTAATCCTTCACATGCTTGAAGATACCATTTTCATCAGGTGCATTCCAAGTCCTGTTCTTGTTGATTTCCAGCTTCTCAAAACAAGCATCAAGAAGGTGTTCAGTGGTATTCCCTGTGGCAAGGCGATAAGCATCAATCAGTAGCTGAAGACAATCCGCCCATTCATGTTCATCTATTGGATCAGCAATGACTTCATCAAGTTCTTCTCTCAAATGATTTAAAAGACTTTCAACAGTCCTTGGGCCGAAAGTAGTATCAGCCCATTCCCCTAGTTCATTTTGTAATTTTTGAAATTTACTCATTATTTTCCTTTATAAGTTTTCTAATCGTTATTCCTAACAACAAAGGCCAAAATAATATTAAACAAAATGATAATGATAAAACATGACCCAGCCACATCCAAAATGAATCGCAATCTCTTTTAGGGAGTATCCCTAGGGTGAACAACACACCAATAACCCAAATTATATCATTTGACATATTAGTATTTCACCACAATATACTTATCTCTGTAGCTGCAATGAGAGCAAATACAAATCATATCTCTATTTTGGGTTTTCATTGTACCACCGGCATACTGCCACTGCAACAATTCTATGTTATGTGGATTACCAACACCAATCACCTTTCTGTAAAGTGTGAAGTATTTCCATTTATGTGATGTAGGATAGAATTCTTTAATCTTGATAATACTTCCTACCCTGATTGGGCCATTAATATTATTTGTCATAACCATTCCTTGTCATGTTCATAAGAAGTTTCATTGCATCTGCTTCTAATGTATCACGATAATATTTAAGCAAAGTATCAACATCAGATTTACAATATTGTACAATACTTCCATTTTGTAATAAACATCCATTAGCTTTTAATCGTGCAATTTGTAATGCGGTTTCTACTATGTTTCCTGGGTTGCTCATTTATAATTCCCTTTTATATATTCATCATGTGTAATTATTTTGCCACATTTCACACATCTTAAATCTGATCCTGGGTGACGATAGATGCAGAAGAATTCATGTTTACACTCATCTAGTTCTTTTTTAATATTACACTCAGATATAATCCTCAATACAGAATTCAAACTTCTAATCTCTTGTTGAAGTTCTTCTCTATCAATCATAAGCTCAGAGAACCGCACAAATAAGGAGTTTTCATCTTTGTCTGTATGACATTTTACCAGATATCGTGATATTAGATTCTCGGATTGATTAGCTCTTTCTTCAGTTAGTCTCATTTTTTAATTCCTTGAATGAATTCTTTTATTTGACTTGGTTTAATTCCCATACATGTACCCCCAACCTTTCCAATACCCACGTTCAATATCATTTCAAGACATACCAGTGACAACCGATTCATCAGTGACATGCTTTACACCAACAGGAGAATATATAATAACGGTTGATCTTAGTATCTTGTACTGCCATATCATATTGTCTAAATGGATTCTCCTGAATCCCTTTCTCATTGGGTATTGATTTATTTGCACAACTCACCTTTCCTTGAAGCGTAATAACAGTCGCCCCACCAATAACCATCAGATACAGGTTTACCTTCATACACAAAATTGTTACTTATGATTTTGATTCTTTTTAATCTACACTCCCAAAATGGAAGATACTCAACCTGATATGAGATACCAGCAGGAAGAAAATGTTTCAGTTCATCAAACAGTGGGACATATTTTCTAGCTACTTTTATGGTTAGCTTTCCAACTTCCTCAATTATAACTGCACGTTTAACTGTGTGAGAAACCACAGCAGTAATATCTTCCATTGTAGTTAGTCTTGACATGTTATTAACTCCATCCAGAATACTGTATTGCAATGATCCCCTTCCAATATTGTATACCATCCAAGTCTAGTACAATCATCTACCCAAGTGTATGCTTCATCACCTACTTGAATCTTATCACCATCAATTAGGTCACGGTAAACTTTAACATCACTCACAGCATTTCTCTCAATTGTGCCTCTGTAACGATCTTAACGCCGTCTTTAGCCAGTTTTTCTGCTTTGGTGTACTTGCTACTGCTTCCCCAACTGTCAGGGGCGCAAACGAGGAATTTGAGCGTTTTAGAGACACTTGAAGCGATAGTTCCACCAGCTGCAACGATCATCTTCTCCAGTTCTTTTTTCCCATCAGGGAACGATCCTGTAAGGACAAAAGATGCACCAGTGAGTTTCCCTGTTGCAACAGCTGCTTTAGGTTTCGGATTGTATCTACTATCATTCAGAACCATCTTGACAACGTAAAGGTTCTTGTTCCAATCATCCTTGATTTTATCGATCACCTTCTGCCCAATACCTTCAGGGTAACCATTCATTTCGAAAAAGAGTTCATTTGCTGCTCTCAACACTTTGGTAGCAATAATGAGACTACCTTCACCGTAGAAGTCGATGATCTTATTAATGTTGGTAGAACCAGCACCATCGAAAGAGAGGCAAGCAAACAATTCTTCCATCGACTTGCTGAAAACATTCTTTTTCAGTTCGTCTTCAAAATTGGTAGCAGACTTGGAAGTAGGATCAGGTCTGAAAGTAAAAAGATTAGTAAAGTTAGTGATTCCCCAATTGGTTAAAGATTTCTCAGTTGCATTCTCCACCCCACATTTAACGATGAATGATGCAACTTCTTTAACCTGTTTGGTTTCACAATCAGGGTTGACGCAAGCAAGGTCAACAGACTTCCATATAAGCTTAGAACCACAGGATGGGCATTCAACTGGCATTCCCAATTCTTTCATTTTTAATTCGATATGCACCGTATATCCTCCGATGATTGATTTATAAATTATCTTACCATACGATGATTTCAATGTCAATTTGTTTTACACAAATACTATTGGAATCACATCACCAGATGAAAGGAATATTTATGATAATATATAAAGCTACTAATATAATTAACAATAAAATTTATATTGGACAAAGTAAAAATACATTACATATGAGAAAAAACAGCACACAAATATGCTGCCTTGACAACTCAATCAAAATCATATTTTCATAAAGCAATACGAAAATATGGTTGGGATTCCTTTATATGGGAAGTTGAATGCTATTGTTCTTCTAAAGAAGAACTTGATGAAAAAGAAATTGAATTTATAGTTGAATATGATTGCCACGTTAGTTCTGGTAAAGGATATAATTTAACTAAAGGTGGTGATTTTCATCCAATGTCTGACCCCAATATAAAAAGAAGACATGACGAAAGTTTAAAAACAGCAATGAAATCTTTCTGTGGTGACAACAATGTCATGAAAAGACCAGAAGTGAAACAGAAACACCAAGATGCAATTGAACTATTAGCTAAAAATCCAGAGTGGATCAAAGCTAAGAGCATAGGTGACCAAAAGCAAAAATCAACATACGAAATAACATTTCCTGACGGACATATTGAAATCATAATAGGATTAAATAAATTTTGTAAAGACCATAAGTTACAACAATCAAAAATGAGTAGTGTTGCATCTGGTGATAGAAACCATCATAAAAGATTTAAATGTAAGTTTATAGCTAGAGGAATTGCTAAGTGTTGATTATATTTACTATTTTTGGAATTACTTCTCCACTCAAAATAACTGACACTTTAGTTCCATTCTTAATTCCGTTATCAAGAATATACTTTGCATTGTTACCAGTAACTCTTTGAACAGTTGATCCACCAAATTCAATCGGTTTAAGAAGAATCGTGGGTTTAAGTAGACCCCCTTTTGAAATATTCCACTCAATACCAATAACAGTAGTCCATATACCTTCAGAATTGATCTTGAATGCTACTTTTCCTTCAGGGAAGAATACATTCTCCCTCTTATAGTGCGGAGAAGAGATCACGATACCATCGATATCGTAAGGTGCTTTTTTCTTTCTATCCAAATAGAATTCTTTCAGGATTTCATGGATAACATACAGGTCAACAGGATTATCATAGATTGCCCTAGGGGGAGTGATAAACCCTTCTTTGTGAAGAAACCTGAACTGTTCATAGATGTTCATTTCACCAGAGAGAACCTCATAGCAGATTGCTTTCACATGTTTAAGCTTATCAGGTTCGATGATATCTTTGTTCATGATACCAACAGTACCGTTTCTCCGGTTCTTATATCCAAGTTCAATATGTGAATCGTCACAGAGGGTGAACTCTCCCCTGATATCCAGATCATCCAGATATGGAATTGTGGTAGGGAGAATGTACATTGCTTTAGCAGTCCAATCAGTACCAGAATCGCCATCCCCTCTGGAGGAACACATAGTAAGAATTCCTTTCCTCCAAGAGGCATTAAAGGAGCAACCATCGATCTTCAAGGAAGCAAAAATGGATTTGATCTTCATTTTAGCAATCCATTTGTAGAGAAGGTCAGCTTCTTCGTATTTGAATTTGGTGAGGGAACCAAGGACGTAATCCAGTTTGATTGTTCCGTTGGATTCAGTAAGGGTCTGTTTGAAATCTTCAAATTCAATAAAGCCCATTTTGTCTTCCAGTTTAGAAAGCAAAATATCATATTCTGCATCAGACATGATAGGGCTACCTACACGGTAGGCATCATTGGCTTTTTTGATTTGATCTTTCAATACGTTCATTTATGATTCCTTTGTTATGTGGTGTAAAATAACTATACAGGAGAAAAGATTTAAAGTCAAATTAAAAAATTATGGTAAAATAATTCCACCAGCACTAAGTGTTTCCTTCTTTCCCCAAACAATATGCTTCATTGGTTTACGTTCTTTAATGTAAGAGATTAATTCATCTTCAGTTGTGATTGGAGTCTCAGTCTCATTGAAACACCATTCAAGGGCATCGACATGATGTGCATCAGAATTACACAGCTTCACTAGGGAAGCAAACTCAGGAGGACAAGTGAACTGTTTAACATTTGGTGAATCCTCATCGAATGTATATGAGCATTGATGGATATGTTCATACCCATCAATAAAATCCATACACCCTGCTTTAACGAATCTAGGAGGGTTCATAGGATGATTATAATTGATGATACAGTTGTAGTTGTTCTTGAGGGCAACTAGATCATCATAGGTAATCATGCCTTTTGATTTAATTTTAAGAATTTCTAAAATAGCATCCCTGCCAAATATATTGACTTCTTCCATTCTCATGACAGAGCATTCAATACCAAGGATGATAGGAACCCCTAGAGAATCCATCAACCGTTCAGCTTCTTCCACTTGTTTCAAAAATTTTGAAGTGTTGAGGGAGAATTGATATCCTTCAGGGTAGACATGATCTGTTAGTACACATACAGTCATCCCTAGTTTTTTTTGGGCAAACACATGTTCCTCTAGAGTGTTTCTCCCATCAGAGTGTGTGGAATGTGCATGTAGGTTAATATAATTCATTTATTATCTTTTGAACCAAATTTATTTGTAATACCCCATCATATAGGCATCAAAGATGGTTTCCCCATCATACCCTTCAGGGGGCATCAAGTCATTACCAAACTGCTCCTTAAGGGCATTCTGCACCCTCTGAAACGGGTGTCTTACTTCACCGTGGTTATACGCTTTCTGTACAGCTTCCTGATAAGTATACTTGTCCATTTACTACTGTCTCCTTTTAATATAACACATTGGAATGAACAACAAACACCACCAACCAGACCAATCAACACTTCCCATCATCTTCATGATCCAGAAGAGGGCGAAAGGTCCGAATCCTACCCACACTAAAGTCTTTCTCATTTCATTACCACCCAACCGCAGGAATCACACATATGGTATACTTTACCTTCAGGAGAATACTCCACAAGAATATCTCCACAGGACATGGAAGTATGAAGAGAAGGATAAGTGGTGTGGAAGGGATCAGACTCTGCTAACTTATGAACATAAGCAGCAACTTCAGCTGCTTCATCCGTAGGAGTTTCAGTGACGTAGTTCAGGATGTGATAAACTTCATCTAGAGAATTTGCAGTCACACTCCCAACCGAAATAAAATCATCAGAGTTGAGGAATTCTTTTACAGAAATGATGGTAGGGGCAAAGAAACGATTGCTTCTCATGTTGTATACTACGTGGAATTTTTTCATGTTGTAATCTCCTTTGTGGTTTGATTTCGTAATTCGTAAATTCAATTTACCAGAAGATCATTTATATGTCAATTTAATTATGCAGCTTTGCCGAAAAGTTCTTCGATAACCTTTTCCTGATCTCTATCAGGAAACCCTATGGTATCTTCGTCTTTGAAATTAATCGAATACTCTTTCGCAAGTGTATTCAACTTGTTACGAAGAAAATGAAATCCAAACGTGCTATAACCAGAAGCAAGCATATGAGTTTCACCTTTCTCTTTAAGATATTCGAACATCATCTTGATTAGAGTTGTTGCGATACCCTTATTTTTGTAATCAGGGTCTACAGTGATGTAGTCAACCCAATTACAGAATCCAGGATTTCCGCAAGAGTCTTCACCTTTAATTTTGATCTTCAGAACACCTACTATTTTAGTACCTTCATATGCATAGATGAAATGACGGTTAGGCTGACCCCACCCATGACCAAAGATTGTATCTTTGGAGCAGTATTTCATTTTCTTGTTCATGAATTCAGGATCGAAAATACCATTAGTATTCCAATCAGTTTTAACGGTACGGTGAAAATCTTCCTCAAATTTGATATCGTAACAGATCACGTTAAATCTCCTTTGTAGTAGAATATAAATCTAATCTACCAGAAGATCATTTATCTGTCAATTAAAAACTAGACAAAATAGAAATTACACAGGTGATATCCCCTTGGGTACAAAATGCATGAATCATATCAGCAGCTAACATTGAAGTCAAAATGCTCATAAATGAAGACCATTGTAAACCGAAATCACAAAATCTCCGATTGCGTATAGCCCTATCCCGCAGAATACCAAAGAGATTAACCCGCAAAGGACGTAGATGATATCCTGAAACTTATCTTTGTAAGTGTCCCATAGAAACCCACACACTCCTAAAAAAGTGGTAATTGATACCAAAGCACCAAATCCAATAAGCATAGTTATAATAATCATTTATTTCCCCTTACTAAAGTTAATATTGGTCTTTCTATACTATTATTCTTATTTCCTTTACCTTTAATAAAAGTAAATGTTGGTTTAGATGCTTTATATACTTCATAAAAAGGATTTGCCCCTGAAGGAGTTGTGCTGAACACAACCGTATCATCAACTACTTTAGGGGCAATTGAGAATTGTTTCCTAATAGAATCTCCCAAAGATAGATAACCTCTATTAGTATCACAAATATTAGCACAAAAATTTGCAACTTCATTTCTAGTTCTCATCATTTGATTGAACATTAATTCTTTTAACTCATTTTCAGTAATACTCACTTCACCCTCTATAGTTTAATTAGTTTACCATTTCCCATATACTTCGAAAGGAAACCATCTTCAGTCCAGAATTTGATTGCATTGCGCATTGCTGCTTCGATGTTGACCCTGCCAACAGGGTTAGCAGAGTGAATTGCATATCTGATTGCTGGAATTGCTCCAGCCTTTGCATAGTCTTCAATCAGAACAGCAACATGGTATCCAGTACCAGCTTTCGCAGGGCCTAGATCATGATCAAAACTGATGAAGGTAACTTTACCAGTTCTGATGTAATCAGCTGCTTCAGTTGCAGTCTTGCAATGAACATCAAACCAGTTAGGCATAGGACGAATATCATCAAGCCAGATTCTCATGGTAAATCTCCTTTGTATTAGCAGTCTGATTCATGAACAAGAGTAATGGAGGGCATCTTGTAAAACAAGTCTATCACTCCATTATCATAAACAACTTCTATCCTGTCATCATAATCATTAAAGGTAGCAGTTTCAAAAAATTCCAATACTTCATAAAGTTTATACTCCCTACGAAGGGTATTGATGATATCTAGAATAAAATCTGAAGTGAGTTTAGATGGTCTGCGAAATTCAAAGCAATCCGCAATAATCTGTTTGTTATGATCAGATGATAATAATTTAACCCATTCCATTTTATTCTGGTATATACGATATACCTCATCACCCTCTTGGGTGACTCCAGATTTAATTATTTTATAGCTACTCATTAGAAATGTTCCTCCTCACCAACAAGTATCTCCTGGTAATGATTATCAAGGACAACCACTGCTTCAGAAACATAAAGTTGATGAACATAGTTGAAGTTACTATCCTTTTTACCATCTTTATTGGTAGGACGAATTTCAAGTTTCTTCCAGAGATTTTGTAGAACTTCTTCAACCTTCCGCATTGATTACCTCCCCATCATTGTTGTAATAAACTGGTTCATGAAAATCCCCATCATCACAGTTAGGGCAAATAATTCCAACTGTAACTGCATCATAGGGGTCATCTTTTATCCTATCGATGATATCCAACTTTGTGCATTTAGGGCATTGGATAAAAATATATTCATTTAAATCTATCATATGAGATATAGTTTTCCTTTAGGGTGAAGTTTTTTAAACTTTTTAACGGTATCTTCACTTCCTCCTGTTCTATCTTCCGCAACAAGGGCAATCAATATATCTGAATCTCTAGCAATCAGAGTGTTCCTTGCAAAGTTTATCTTGGCAAAATCATATCTCTGAGGATTATTCGGTAATTTACTTTTATCAGGATAGTGAATGATCATTGGAGGAAGTTGCCATGCCCTATTCAAAATTTCAGCAAAGTAATCTCCACCTTTCTTACATCCCCCTGATACAAGAACTACCTTATACTCATCTGAATAAAATGTCAATATTTTTGATAAGAAATCCGCAAGTATTTTCAAATCGTCTTCAGAGTTCCTTCTACGTGAACCCACGATACCAATTCTAAGTTCTTTCATTATACAATGTTATGAATTATACATGAAGACCTAGAAGCTCTACTTTCAATATGTTTATTAATGTATGCTAATGCGTCTTCATATTTTCGTCTAGACACACGCCCATAACAATCCATACAAGTACATTCATCCCAATTCATCCAAAACAAAAACTTTTTGTATTGAGGGACATAAAATTTTACAACACCATTTGTTCTATGTTCTACAATCCTATATTTCATTTATATCTCCATTTCAGATTTTAATGATTTGTCTTTCATAATTTCATCTATCCTAGGTTGACAGGGATGAATGAAATAATATACAGGTTTGGGATTGGGAGGCCAATTCATTAGTATTATCGTGCATCCTCTTCATCAGAAAGTTCCAGAACCATTTCGATATCTTCTATGGTGTACCTTTCGTAATACACCCCACCGAATGCGTGAGCATAGTAAACAGGCTTACCTTCACGGCAAAGGACGCCTATACGAGAATCAGTACCTTTAGGGAGAATGAAAGGATCAACAGCAGGAATCTGAACTTCCAGTACATTGTAAATTCCCATTTTAAATCTCCTTTGTGGTTTGATTTGCTCACCATGTAATTCAATATAACCCTAGATCATTTAATTGTCAATTTATTTGTTATCGCTCCTTGCTATCCTGAAGGAGGGTAAACATACACCTCCGGTGATAAATCTTACCCTGCTCCAGAGGGGCGTTTTTCATTATACACCCACTTTTAGGGTTTTGTCAAGTTTAATTCAAAATAAATTTCAAGGTATTGAAATAAAAGAAAAAGAGGGTTATAATTCAATATAACCCTCTTTTTTGTTCAATTCATTATAAATACTTTGTTTCCACAATCCCAAATTCTTTTATATCCATTGTTGCGCATGTTTTCTGCTTCAGTGATAGATGGATCAAATTTGTTTAATTTATATGTCAGTTTATGTTTTTGAAATTCAATTCTTGAAAATAGATGATCTGGTGTTTTCCAATACCAATAGTTAGGAGTACTATCTTCTAATTCTAGAAATCCAGCTTTACTATACATATCACCGGATGAATATCGTTTATCTGCATATGTTATAATAGAACCGGTATATTCTTTTTTAAAACTAGATAACAGTTTAGAAAATCCTCCTACAATGTTATATCCTAATTTGTTACAATATCTTGTTATCTCCCAATCATAATTTTTGTTGAATCTAGATTTTGATAAAGTTAATAAGCACACAAGATTATCATTATTATATAGTCCTATATTAATACTTGATTGACAATTCCCCTGGAGATGATTATGGATTAAAAAATCAGTTGTATCATTTTTGTTTACCTTTTTAATAACACATTTTCTAGCCCATATAGTTTGGTTCATTCCAAGTTTAGATGTTATCAACGACTTCCATATTTCCTTTTTAATAGGATTTATCCATTCATTTTCAAATATATGTAAAAGATTATACCCTAGTTCTTTACATTCATTAGTTTTATTAAGATGATAGTGTTTATCTGGTCTAATATCTTCAGAGTGCCAGTATATACCATCAAACTCTATTGCTAACTGTTTTTCTTTAATAAGTATATCAATTTCAAAATTTTTTGATAATATTTTTGTATTACTTTCAAACTTAATCAATGTAGATAACCATGATTGTAATTCTGATTCTGATAATGAAATATTATGTGGAAAACATGTATAGCATCTTACAACATTAGTCCAGTACCTAGTTGTATCCAATTTTATTTCTTCTTTACATTTTTTACACTTGAATATAAAATTATCATTATCAACACATATATATCTATCAGAAAATTTAGTAAGCAAATTTTTTAATTTATTGCTTTTTTTTGTTTGTGTTGCTTTTTCTCTATTTTCTTTTTTATTAAAAATAGATTCTACCCCATATGTTTTTAACATAGTTTCTTTGTTTTTGCTCATATTGTTATATTTTTCATCACCATATCTTAACAATTTTGTTTCTTTAGTTTTTTCCATATTGTTATATTGGTAACCATATTTTTTCAATTTTGTTTTTATAGACTTTTGTATTCTATTAATTGATTTTGCACTACATATAGAAGAACATACCTTTCTTATTTTTCTTTTTTCTTTAAAATTTAATATGTTTTTACCACATACATTACATGTTGGGTATTCATTAATATTATTTTGAATGCAAAAATCCTCAGTGTAATAGACGCATCTGTATTTAAAAAAGATGTGGCGTCTAATAACATATCATAATATTTTTCATATCCTTTAGATTCAAACCATTCTTTCCCCCCTCTTACTAAATTTGAAATGATACGTTGTTTACTATCAATTGCATTTTTTGTTATAAATTCTGATAATGTCATTATAATTTCCTTTATATAAGTTTTATTACTGCAGTTATACTTTATATAAAATAAAAGTGGGCTAGATATTTCTAGCCCACTTTATCAAATTATATACTTTATCAAATTATATACTTTATCAA